GCTGTATTCAAAGAAGGTTGGACAGTTCCAGAAGATGCTAATATTAAAAAGGTAAAAGGCGATGAATCGTTAAATTACCATATGATATTCAGTGAAAACCCTAAGATTGGTTTAGATGAACTACTAGGATATGTAGGTAAGGTGATTCAAATCAATTTAGAACGAGAAAAGAAACACGATTTATTACGTGCTAAATTTGATGAATTAAAAGCCCTATTCAAGAAAACAGATTTAGCTAAACTACAAAGACTAAAATTTACCTTTACTGGTGAAGACCTTGTACCAAGTTTAAATGATTTTGATATGGATATTGAAGATGAAATATCACCTTTACCTGTTTATACTGAAGAAGCTTTTGAAGAAGAAGTAATTGAACCAATACCTGTTCCACAAACAGTAGCGTTTTTAGATGAAAATCGTAATCCAATTGAAATGACAGACGAGGAACGAGAATTAGCCGAAGAAGACGCTAGAGCTGAACGCAACAGAAGAATACTAGAAAACAAGAAACGTAACCCAACATCATCACCTACCAAAAAACCAAACAAGGTAGAATTACCCCCTAAACGTAAAGTTGAAATGGCAAACGCAGAACCAGAATACTATACCGATTGTGATTGCGGACCTAATGATGCTTGTGACAAGTGCATAGACTCAAAAGGATATTAAATAAAAAAAGGCCATTTAAGGCCTTTTTTTATTTAATGTGGGTTAGTAGATTACTTTTGGGTAAAAGCTCTTTCTAAGGCTTCCTGTGCAGTGTGTATCAACCATACACCAGCTGTAGAAACCAACCCGTTTAAGAAAACCATAAGATATACGTTTGTAACACCCAATGAACCCATTGGTGTTAAATTTTGATATCCGAAATAAAACAGAATCGCTGAAATAGCAAATCCCATCCAAGTGCCTAAGCACATAAAACAATTAAATAATTTGTGAATACTGTAAGGCCCAGTACCAGACTTAGCTAACATGGCTCTGAAACCTTGAAAAAGGGAACCATAAATCATATTGTTACAAGCTCCGTAACAAATTAGAATAAAAATCAATGTTATCATACTTTTTATTTCAAATATAGACTATTTACTGTTTACTGTCAATAGTAAACAATAACTAAAAAGTATTTACTAAGACATTGTTGATACTTATATTAGTAAAAACATTATATTATGAGCAAAATGGTTAGTCGAGAACAAGAGTTAGCTGAAAAAGAAGTATTGATGGAAAAATACAAAACAGCTTTAAAGAAAACACAATTCGTTAATGAGTTGAAAACTGGGTTGGGTGCTGAAATTAAAAAAAACCCAGGAAAAGCTAAAATAATTAAAAAAACTTGGGGTCAAAAATTGATGATAAGTTTAGGTAAAATATTCACAAAATTTTAATATGAATTACGAAGATTTAATAAGTACAGTAACATCAATTGTAAATGATGATACAATATATAAAAATGGGTTGATGCTAGTCTATGTTTTAGACGGTGAAAACCATAGAAACATGAACGAAGCCATTTTCTACAAAACAAACTCACCTACAACACAATTCGAACCTTCAGATGAATTTGAGGTGCAGATTGGGGATATCGTAGTCAATTTTATAAAAAAGATTGGATAATATTTGTTTATTAAAATTATTTGTTGTACCTTTGACCTATGAATCCAAATGATATAATAGGCTCAATCGGTGTAACTATGATGTTAGCAGCATTCTTGCTTAACATTGTGGATAAATTAGACAACGACCACATTCTATATATTCTACTAAATTTCTTTGGTGGTGTGATGGCTTGTATCGCATCGTGTCTTATCGGTTACACACCATTTATAATTTTAGAGGGTACATGGTCAGTCATCTCTGCATGGGGTATATATGATTATTTTGAAAGAATGAAAGCTAATAAAATTAAAGTTTATTTCAAAGGTGGTGAGGGGATAAAAAAACCTTTAGATTACAATGGTACTGAAATTAAAGTTGGTGATATTTTAACACATTCATTTTTTTACAATGATAGCGATAAATTTTTTTCTGAACATTATCCAAACATGACAGCATCTGAAATTTATGATATAAAACATAAACCAGCAGTGATTGTTAAATGGAATGATAAGGGTTATTTTTATGGTGAAGGTGTTGATGGTGAGAAAAAACAATATATGCATGATTTTAAATTTAAAGAAACTAAAATAGTTAAGTGATGAAAGAAACAAAAATTCTTGATTACGCACCAGCGGAATATGCTATCTTAGATTATATTTGTGGCATCGATGAAGTTGGTAGAGGTTGTGGTGCTGGTCCAGTTGTGACAGCTGCTGTAATATTACCAAAAGGTTTTTCATCACCGTTAATTAGAGATTCTAAGAAGTTATCCGAAAAACAACGAAACGAAGCATATCAACTAATACTAGATAACGCAATCGCTATCTCATGTAATGCTGGCTCGGTAACAGATATCAACGAAATGGGAATTGATAAAGCTACGTTTAAAACAATGTATAAGTGTATAAGTGAACTAACCACTCAACCAGAACATGTATTGGTTGATGGTATTTCATGGCAAAGCTATCCAGAAGAAAAAGACTACACAATTATGATGTCGTTAGTACCGAAAGGTGATGACACATATACATCAATAGCGGCAGCAGCTATTGTTGCTAAGGTTAGGCGTGATGAATACATGACCAAGTTACACGATAAATACCCAGAATACAATTGGGCTGGCAATAAAGGTTATTTAACACCAGACCACATAGCTGCATTGAAAGAAATCGGTCCAAACAAATATCATAGAACAAAATATATTAGAAATTTCGTAAAATAAATCACATGGAAAATAATGTTTTTAGACGATATGTCGTCATCGCACTTTTAAGTATTTTAATTGGTATCCTATTCGTTGGATGTACACCAGAAACACCTGGAAACTACGTGGCTGGTACAACACCAATAACTGATGTGAATAATTGGCAAGCTCAATACAATAACGGTGGTACTTTACCTAGCTGGACCTCTGGTCCTACGAATAACGAATTGGTTGGAACTACATGGGTATTAACTAGAGTAATGAGTGGTTTTGCTAGTACTTATCCAAACGATACGATTCGATTTATTGACAATACAAATTACACACTTAACAATGGTGCCAATAGGCCATACCAACTAAGTAGTGGTGTTGCGTCAACAAATAAAACACTTTCATTGTATTTCTTCCAACCATTTGGTGGTAGTCATTATAGCGGTCAAGTTGGTTACTACTTTGTATCTGATGCCGCTATTGCCAATGTAGAATTTCACAATATTCAGAACACAACAAGCACTGTAAAAGCTTGGTTTACAAGGATTTAAAAAAAACTTTAAAAATAATTACAAAAAAACTTGACACAAGGGAAATTAATTCGTACCTTTGTAGCACTTAAATTAACAATCTTAAATTCAAAATCATGAGTACATTATTAAATGCTATGCAAACAAAAAATTCACTTACCGAAAACGGTATGGTAACTAATTCTTCATCTTTAAACCATTGTGTTGACTTGTTCTTCCAAATTGGTGCTATGAGAGGTCAAGATAAGCAACGTTTAATAAATGCGTTTACGAAAGCATTCGCTGAAAACTCATTGACTGCGATGCGTTTATTATTCTGGGCACGTGACGTTAGAGGTGGTGCTGGTGAGAGACAAATCTTCAAAGATATTATCTCTTATCTTGCAGCTAATCGTACTGAAACATTGGCTAAAAACCTACACCTTATTGCAGAATTTGGTAGATGGGATGACCTTTTAGTTCTAGTGGGAACACCATTAGAGAAACAAGCATTCGGTTTAATCGCTGAAGCTTTAAATGCTAAAAATGGTCTATGTGCTAAATGGATGCCACGTCCAAACGTTTCAAACCGTGAGGATAAAAGAGTAGCAAACGCTTTAAGAAACTATTTAGGTTTATCACCAAAAGAGTACAGAAAATTATTAGTTGAAAACTCTAACACTGTCGAGCAATTGATGTGTTCTAAAGAATGGACTAAAATTGAGTATTCTAAATTGCCTTCAAAAGCAATGAGCGACCTTATGAAAGCATTCTCTAAGAATGACTTAACTAGATTCCAAGAATACTTGGCTAGTGTCGAAAAAGGTGAAACCAAAATTAACGCTGGTGCCGTATACCCATACGACATTGTGAAAAATCTTAAACAAGGTAGTGTTCAAGGTGCTAACGCACAATGGAATGCTTTGCCAAACTATCTTGATGGTAGTGCTGAAAGATTTTTACCAGTGGTTGACGTTTCTGGTTCTATGTCTTGTCCAGCTGGGAGTAATCCTAACTTGACTTGTATGGACGTAGCAATTTCATTGGGGTTATACATTTCCGAAAGAAATGTTGGTCCTTTCCAAGATGCTTTTGTTACTTTCTCTAACAACCCTACGTTGCAAATCCTTAAAGGAAGCTTAAACGAAAGATATAACCAATTAGCGAGAGCTGACTGGGCTATGTCTACGGATGTCGAAGCAGTTTTTAGGTTAATTCTTAAAAAAGCTAAAGACTCTAACGTTTCTGAGAATGAGATGCCTACAATGGTTCTTATCCTTTCCGATATGGAATTCAACTCTGGTACAAGAGGAAACTGGAATTCAACGGCTCAAGAGATGTTCGAAAACATGTATGCGGAAGCTGGGTACACAATGCCTAAAGTCGTATATTGGAACATCCAATCTAGGGGTGATAACAACAAACCAGTTCAATTCGATAAGAATGGTACTGCGTTGGTATCTGGATTCAGCCCAGCTTTACTTACTAACTTGTTAGGTGGTAAAGACATGACTCCATACTCTATGATGATGAGTGTTATCGATTCTGAACGTTACGCTAGCGTAACTTCGTAAATCATTAAGTGCGAGGTGATAACTTGCCTCGCTTCTTAACTACTTATTTGATTAAAGGTGTATTCTGCAACAAAACACAAAAAAACTTAATCAAACTTAAACAACTGTAGGAACCCAATCCTCTAACAATTTTTTTAATGGGAAAGCTTCATAACAGGGTTAGAAGAAAAAAACGCCCCCGCATCTTGTAAATAAGTAAGAAAATCGCCTCTTTTAGAGGCTTTTTTTGTTTTTATACTTTACACATTCAAAAATTTTGTCTATTATTGTTTATAAAAATAAAACTAACAGTATATTTAAAGAATAGAAGAATGAAAAGAATTGTTATAAAAGAAATCGATAGATTAATGAGCTCTATAAACAAAGATAGAGTTGTTTCAGAATACATAATTTATGTCAGATTAGCTGATGGTAAAATGATAGAAGCACACACAGTATTTGGTGAATCAGCAAAATCAGAAATGGTTAATAGATTATTATTTGAACATTTCGAGTGTGATGATTTTCGTAGCTCTAATAAAAACATGATAACAGAAGTGATTGATGAAATAAATTTTTCCGATTACTCCGAACAAATTAACTTAAAATAAATTATGGAACAAGGTTACCCTTTAATCATCGTATTCTATTTAGATGCAGAAATGATGAAAATGAAAGAAATTATTCAGCCATTTGCTGAATCAATCAACAACATGCTAGCACATAAAAATGCAAACGCATTAGCATTCTTTTTACCAACACAAGGTGAAGAAAGAGTAGAATGTATCAACCCAAGTATTATCGCAGAAGCGGATATGGTAAAAATCAATCAAATGGTTGAAGATATCAAAACTAGCTTTGCAATTGGGATGGATATTGAAGTAGAAGATGAAGAAGTTGAACTAGACCCAAAACCTTGTGATTGTGGTAATAATCCAGGTGGTGAATGCAAATGTGATTAATTATGGCACGTAAATTTAAGGTTAACTGGGATTATTTAGGTTGGACTGAAACCCCAGAATCTTTAAGAGAATTCCAATTATTTTCAACACAAGAAAGTTGGAATGACAATTTATTAAGAATCATAGATAATTTAGCAAGAGTAATTAACTATGACGATGAAGGTTTAAATTTGGATACGATAGGTGTTCACCCATCACTCTACGAAAAATTAATAAAAAATTTAACATTACATAGATTTATTAAATCGGTTAAACTATTAGGTAATTACACGATATTTATTGATGAGAAATATCCAATAAATGAAATTCACGTTTATGCTAATAGTTCACCAGAAGAACATAATGGTGTGGTAAGAATACAAAATTTAATTGAACGTAGAATTTTTAAAATAACAAGAGATACCACTGTAAACGAAAACAATATTGGTGAGTATTTGGAAAAAATAGAAAATAGATTTAAAAATGGAAAACACACAGAACATGAGTAACGAAGAAAAAGGTATTATTTACGATGCATGCATTAGAGAAAGCGAATTACTACAAAGAGAAAACTCAAAAATAAAATCTCACCATGTTGGTAACATACCACAACATATGGAAGAAATAATCGCTCGTAACGATAAAAGAATTGCTGAATTAGTTGTATTACTAGAAGGTTTATTCTAAAACAATAAAGGAACAAGTATTAGGGTCTAGTACTTGTTCTTCTTATTTTGGTATATGGCCAACCAGTTTCATCATGAATAAGGTCATACATTCTACTAACAGTAGCTGGAGTTGCTGTACCCATAAATAATAAGCTTTTAATCTTTTGCTTCTTAGCAATCTTTGCAAGGGTATGGTGTAACCTTTGTGCATCTTCTAAGTTTTTACAAATAACCATATCAAATTGGTCCTCATTATAAATAACTAATTTATTATGGACAACTATTATTTGTTTCACCATCTTCTTAGCGTGAACACCAATCATTAATCTTTTAACAACATCGGTAATCGTAGGTCTAACACTTTTAGGTTCTAACCCATATAACCAAAATGTTTCTTCTACTTGATATTCATCTGAATGCAATATGGTCCAATCACCTAGAGGTTGTTCGGTATATAATTTACCATAGTCATCCCTAAGAGTTCTAAAGGTATCACCTTCTTCTGTAACCTTAGATATACATATTGTATATTTAACTAGTTTGATACCCTTAGAATTAATGAATTTTCTAGGGTACATTACATTATTTTGTTCCAATAACGCATGAAAGTTAATAAATGCGGTTTCCCGACTCTTACATCTATGTAATGTCTTCTTATATTCCCCATTAGAAACTAAAATCACTCTAAAAACCATAATAAATTTGTATATTTCAATTAATTTACGTACTTTTGTATAAAAATAAATACTAACTATGAGTAAAAGGGATTATTACGAGGTTTTAGGTGTAACAAAAGGTGCTACTACTGATGAAATTAAGAAATCATACAGAAAATTAGCAAAAGCTCTACACCCAGATGTGAATCCAGAGGATAAAGATGCTGAAGAAAAGTTTAAAGAGGTTTCTGAAGCCTATGAAGTACTATCTGATTCAGATAAAAAAGTAAAATACGATAGATTTGGCCACTCACAAGGTGGTGTCAGTAGTATGCGAGACATGTATGACCAATTCAACCAACATTTTGGACAAAGTTTTAACCAAAACAATAGAGTTGGTAATAATATGAGTCTAATTGTTAAATTAACACTAGAAGAAATCTATACAGGTGTAAAAAAATCATACAAATACAATAGAACGGTAAGTTGTGATGACTGTGATGGTCATGGTGGTACTGATGTTCATGATTGTGGGGTATGTAATGGTAGGGGTATGGTAAATCAAATCTATAATACACCTATGGGTCATATTCAACAAACAATACCATGTCAATCATGTGGTGCTACTGGTAAGAGATACACCAAACCATGTGGTACATGCAAGGGTAGTGGTGTTAAAAGCGTTGCAGAAACGGTTGAAGTTGAAATACCAGCTGGTGTCCCAGAAGGTGTTGTGTTTGTAATGACTGGAAAAGGTCATGGTGTTAAATCTGGAAGAGAAGGTGATTTACATATAAAAATAATGGAACTTCCACATAAGATTTTTACACGTGTTGGTGGTGATTTAAAACTAAACCTTAAATTAAGTTACCCACAAATGGTTCTAGGTGATAAAGTCGAAATAGAGACCATAGAGGGTGGTAAAATAAGAATTAGTATTCCAGAGCATAGTGATGTGGGTGCGAACCTTAAAATACCCTTTAAAGGCGTTAAACCGTATGGTAAAGATTCTAGAGGTGATATGATTATCATATTAGGTTTAGATATACCTAAAAAACTAACCGATGAGGAAAAAGCTGCAATAATCAACCTTAAAGAAGTTATGAATGGATAAAGAATCATTCAAAGACTTTCTAACTGATATAATAAAAAATGTTGAGTTAAAAAGTAAGACAGAAACTAATTGGGACCATCATAAAGCCGAAGACCGTACTACAACTTGGTATTGGGATGATATTAAGCATGACTGGTATTTTAAAGATGATGCTATAAGGAGTAAAATCATTAAAAAACTTAGGCCGATGATTGATGAAGTGATGGAAGAAAATAAGGACTTCATAAAATTTTTCCTTTAAAAAGTTGCAACTACACAAACAAAATAGTATCTTTGTGTAAATTAATAACAATAAAAAAAAACAAAACTATTATGGCAAAGTACGAAGAACCATTTGAAGACACGACAGACTTATACAAGGAATTGATTGAGAAAGCTGGATTATCAAATTACGTAAACATTACGATTTTAACAGACAACAAAGCTAAAGCTCCTTACAAGGTTAACAAAGCTAACGAATTGTTAAAATACAGAACTGGTGATGATATCATCATTGTGTTGAATGAAAAAATATTCGACCAATTAACCAAAGAGCAACAAATCATTCTTGCTGAAGAATCGTTGGCTGGTATTTCATTTGATATGGAAAAAGATAAGATAACGTTCAAAGCTACTGATGTTAACACTTACAAAGGTGTTTTAAGTAAATACGGTTACGATGTATGGAATGTACTTGATGAATCGATTACAACTCTTTATGCGGCTGAAAAGCAAGCTGAAGACGAAGCTAAAAACGCTAAAACACCTAGAAAATAATGACTAGGGATGAAATCGCATCATTTAACCCAAACGCTGTATTGTGGGACGGGTTAGATGAAGCAATTATTGGCTTAGGTAGAAGAACTGATTTTGGTACTCTACAAGTTTATGATACCAATGGTCTAATTGAAGTTAAATTAGATTTCTTTTACGAAGATGAGTTGGAAGACCCATTTAGTGAAGAAAATGATATTATCGATAATTGGGGTCGAGCAACATTTGAAGACTTAGTGGTTTATGATGTTGATAAGATAATCAAAATTCTAATGGTAGACATGGAAGTTGATGAATTATATGGTGATGAAACTATTGAAGAATCCAAATATAGTATGGCTATGGAACATTTTAGTTATAATATTGCTGGTGGTTATGTTGGTGAAAACACACCGATACACTTAATGTTAGAATTAGTAGATTAAAAACAAAAAACAAAAATATGAATTTAACAAATGAATTTAAAGATTACGCTATCAAACATATGGGCGTAACAGGTTTAGACTTCTTTTATTGGGAGCAAATGCAAGATAAGCTTTACGGTGCTCAATCATCTTTGATGACTTACGGAACCAACGCTTCTCTTACACCATATATCCTTGAAGAAAGAGAATTACGTGTAACTCAAATGGATATATTTTCTAGGCTTATGATGGACCGAATTATTTGGTTAGCTGGTCCAGTAAATGATAGAATGAGTACAGTAGTTCAAGCACAATTATTATTCTTGGATAACTTAGAAGTAAATGATATTACACTTCATGTGGATTCTCCTGGTGGGTCAGTTAAATCTGGGTTATCAATTGTAGATGTTATGAACTATATTACTTCAGACATTGTTACTTTAAACACAGGTATGGCTGCAAGTATGGGAAGTATCCTTTTGGGTGCTGGAACCAAAGGTAAACGTTATAGCCTTGCACACAGTAGAGTGATGTTACATCAAGTTTCAACTGGTGCTTCTGGAAATCTACAAGACATTAGAGTATCAATCGCTGAAGGTGAGAAATACAATACAGAATTGTTTAGATTATTAGGTGATTATACTGATAAAGACCCAGCACAAGTTTTGATTGACACCAATAGAGATATGTGGTTAAATGCTAGTGAAGCTAAGGCTTATGGTATAATTGATGATATTATCATTAAAAAACCGATAAAAAACAAAAAATAAATCAAAAAGTACTTGCATTTAGATAAAGAATGTAGTACCTTTGTATAAGAAATATAAAAATGTGGGTTTTTTAATCGGAACCCACATATTTATAAGTTATACGTTCTTAAATTTATGGGGCATCCAAGGTATTGACTGAGTATAGTCGTAATTGGTAAGCATGTAGTGCTAGATTGGAAGCACTTTAATCTGTCTATTAAAACATTGAATTGACAACGATTTTATCGTCTCAGAAAATTTCCTTAACGAAGCTGTAATGGTTTCAACAGGAGAGTTAGCTACAGTCTAAATGAAGCAAATAGTGGTAAACCACTTGATACTAATAATTTAGTGAATGATGGTAATCCATTGGTGTGAAGCTTAAATTACACGGTAAAAAGATGTAGTAAAGATTGCCAGTTAATGAATTGGATAAACATGTAGAAAGCTTTTGAAGAATATTCAACACACGGGTTCGATTCCCGTATGCTCCTCTTTAAACATTCAATTTTGATTCTTCCTAGCTCACCTTTAGGATAGAAATTACAACCCTTAACAAATCGCTTTGTTGAGGGTTTTTTGTTTTCTGTATATTTATATATAAAAACAATATTATGAAAAAATTTTTAAATGATTTATGGTCTTCAAATGGGGCTGTTTCTAGTAAAAGAGTTATTACCATTATGGCTTTCATTATGATGTGTATTGGATTTATTGCTAATTTATTCTTTAAATTAACAATTACAGATTTTATATACGATTCGATGAAGTGGATTGTTATTGGTGGTTTAGGGTTTACAGCTAGTGAACAATTTACACGTAAAAATGGTTCTAGTGGTAGTGTAACAATGGGTAAAAAAGCTGTTCCAATAAAACCAGCAGAAGATACCGACACTGATACTGACACTCCAGACACTCCAGACGCTAATTAATAAAAGGGCCAATTGGCCCTTTTATGTTTCAAACAAGCTTATTTGCTTGGTGTTGGTGGAACTGTAGTTCCCCCTGTTTGTGGTTTTCCGCATCCGCATCCCATGGTGATAGTGTTTTTTATTGTCTGTTATTTTATTATAAATACTTGATTATTTTAAAACTTAACCTTATATTTAATTATGTTTAAAAGAAAATATAATACATCCATATTAGATTGTAAATGGATACCGCTAAAAAGAAATTTAAAGTTAACATTTATTCCTAGGAAAGATGAGTACATTTGGTATGTTGATAAATACTATTTAGTAGTCAATATTATCTATACTCTTAATAAAGAAGAAGAAATTTTAATTATTGTTGAAGAAACACAACAACAACCGACTGTCTAAGGCCCTGTATTTACTGGGTTTTTAAAATTTCTTAAAAATAAATGAAAAAAAACTTGACACGGAGATAAATATTTAGTATCTTTGTGTATATTTATTTGAAAACGTTCTTACATTATCTAGAAAAATGGGTTCTGCAACAAAAACAGACACAGCTATGAAAACCAAAAACGAACAGTGATAGTATCGCTCTTCAATGGTAAATGGAAGTTTAACCAGTATAAAAAATTAAGCAAACGTCAACCACCCCAAAAGGTGCAAGTAGGATGTAGTCGAACAACAGTAGACTCTCGCCAAAGCAAAGCCGAAGACGTAAAAAGGGTTAATCCGCTGGGATGAAAAAAACAAACAACCATTTTGAGATAAACTATATTGAGACAGGACATTTAACTTGGGCAGCTGAAAAGCAGAGTTGTAAGTCTGGACAGTCTTAAAAAAACGGTAAAAGAATCATTGCAGCAATTAACTCTTTATATAGGAAAAAAATTGATTCTGACCAACACATATCAGTCGTCTAAGTTTAGGACGGGACCCATTGGGGGTCCAAATAAAGGTTCAAGTCCTTTCTGGTATACATATTGCGGGGTAGAGCAGTGGTAGCTCGCAAGGCTCATAACCTTGAGGTCGGGGGTTCGATTCCCTTCCCCGCTACAACAAAGAATAGTTACAGCAATTTAAAAAAATCTATTTAACGAAAAAAAAGAAAAACCATGCTATTCTGAAATCATCAAAGCCCTATCAATCGATGGGGTTTTTTTATAATAATTATTAAAAACAAAACCAATGGGAAAAATTCATTTAGAAATCCGTGATGCGGAAGGTGGAACAGATGCGAAGCTGTTGGTGAAAGAGATGCTTGACATCTACACCAAAACGGCAAGACTTAACAATTTAGAATGCAGCGTAGTCGAAGAAAGAAGCGGCTTTGCCCATCTATGTCTTTAGCGGCCCAAAGGTAAAAGAGATATTCCAGAATGAAGTAGGAAATCATCGTTGGCAAAGAGTCCCACCAACTGAAAAGAAGGGACGTGTTCATACCAGTTCAATTACAGTAGCCCTTATGGAAGAAAACGATTATCAAGAGATAGAACTATATCCCAGCGAATATCGTTTAGAAACAACTAGAGGGACTGGGAACGGTGGACAACACAAGAACACAACAGATTCATGCGTAGTGGTCACACACATCACCACAGGGTTAAAAGTAGTTCGTGATGGTAGAAATCAACACAAGAACAAAGAAGATGCCTTAAAAGAGCTTAAAAAGCGTGTGAATGATTTTTATAGAACTGGACACTTAGAAGAAAGCGTAGAAGAGCGAAGAGACCAAATCGGCAAAGGTGATAGAAGCGACAAACGTAGAACATATAGAGTTAAAGATTCTTTGGTTGTAGACCACATAACTAATAAGACAGCTAGTCTTAAAGACATACTCCGAGGTAAAATTGATTTACTCTCATAATTAAAAGTCCCTTTCGGGACTTTTTTTGTTTAGAACTTGCATAATTGAAAAATAAATAGTACATTTGTATTAAAAAATATGAGTGCATTTTTATTTGTGTTCGTTATAATGTTTATGATGAATAATAACAATAGTAATAGAAGAAGATAATGGATTATAAATTTGAAGAATTAACAATCGATAATGTTGAAGACATTGTTTATAATTGGCCCACTCAACATGAAATGGGTTTTACAGGTATTGAGATAAATACATTATTAGGTAACTATTTGATTGATGGTGAGAAATTCTATGATAAACTAGGTATCAATACTGTTGGTGTTGTTAACGGACAATCAGTAACTTATCATTGTGATATATTAAAAGGTTTGCGTTGTGTGTTAGAAGACAGAGACCAAACACTCGAAGAATGGGATTAATAAAAATAACATAAATAAAACAAAAAAATGGAAGAAAAAGAAACACCAAAAACTATTTCAGTATTTGCTACTGAATATTACGAAACATCTTTATTTAGAGAAGCTGTAGAAATTAATGTTGATGATTATGCTGAATTGGAAGGTATGACCAGAGAAGAAGCGATTGATTATATTCAAACGAACGCATGGGAAATGAAATCAACCAATGAAGAAATGTATGAATCATTGGGTGAAGAACTTATGGATATGGATATCCGTAGAGATAAAATAACAAATGAATCTCAAGAAATAAACGCTGAATAATGAAATATACTATTACATTTCATGGTTTAGGTTCTGAGTTAACCATTGGTCATTTAGACCAAGAAGAAAAAGAAATAATTCAAGGGTTGGTTGAAGATTTATCCTTAGAAGAAATCATGAACAATTCGGAAGACTATGGCATTGCACCATGGAACGAAATTGATGATGTTATACATTTAACTGGACCATTTGCTGGATTCCAACTTACAGTTCTTGATGAAAATTCTAATGACGTGTTAGATATCGCTCATGAAGATTTAGATGATGAATACCCAGAAGTTATTGATTATAAGTATTTTGATGATGGAAACACTGATGAAGATTTAGCGGTTTGTTGTGTTACAACTGAAAAAGGTACTTTATTTGAAGCTGAATTTGAAGCGGATGGATTTGATATTAATAAACTTAAAATCGTTATGTATTCTGAAATACGTACAGATTTATATGAGCATGATGATGTTGTTGACTCTGTAAGTTACGATGGTGTTGAATTAGACAATATCGGGGGAGATTCGTTTGGAAAAGGGTTTGACGTTTATGTAAAATTAGAAAATTAATAGTATGTTTAAAAAATTACTTATTATCGGACACATGCGTCATGGGAAAGATAGCTTAGCTGAAATCATCAATGAAGAATATGGGATGTCATTTGTATCATCATCGCAAGCTGCTGCTGATATCTTTCTTTATGATAAATTAAAAGACCAATATGGTTATAAAACTTCAGTCGAATGTTTTGAAGATAGGGTTAACCATAGACAAGAATGGTATGAATCAATTTGTGATTATAACAAAGACGATAGAGCTAAACTAGCCAAAGGTATTCTTGAAATGGCAGATTGTTATGTTGGGATGCGTGATAGAGGTGAAATCCTAGAATGTATCAAACAAGGATTATTTGACCTTATAATCTGGGTAGATGCAAGTGAAAGACTTCCACAAGAACCAGCAACATCATTTAACATTGATAAAAGCTGTGCTGACGTAATCATTGAAAACAATGGTACATTTGAGGAATTCAAAGAGAAAGTTATGCGTTTAGGAAAATTTTTGAAAAAAAATTAGATAAAAACTTGCACAGGTAAAAAAATTGTCATACCTTTGTATAACAATAAGGTTCTATAGTATTAACGTGAATACGCCCGCCTCTAAAACGGAGAAATGTCGGTTCGAGTCCGACTAGAACTACAAAAAGATTTACTTTTTAATAAACATTAATATATTTATATAAAAACAAACAAGATGAATTAGATTAACAATCAAAAATTAAGAGTTGTCACAAGACGTGACTTACCAATCGCTTACCAAGCAGTCCAATCTGGACATGCTGCCATAGACTTCCAACACGAACACGCTGTTGAAGCAAAAGAATGGCAAACAAAATCCAATTATTTAGCATTTCTTACTGTTGCCAATGAGCAAGAATTAATCAAACTAGCATCTAAAGCTATTTTGCTAGGTATCAAGCACACAGTATTCCGTGAACCAGATATTAACAATCAAATTACAGCAATTGCTTTTGAAGCAACTGACGCTGCTCGTAAATTGACCAGTTCATGTCCATTATTAGGAAAGGAGTTAGAATATGCTTAATATCGATAAAAGAACCGAAATCATTTTACATTTTAATAAGATGCACTTGCAAGACCCTACAATTCCAATGTGGGTAATCAAAGCCAAGGGTGAAACCCATTATGTAGACCACGTTGATATGGAAACTGGAATAAGCTTTTCAACAAAAGAAACACCAGACAATCCACACACCAAAGGTTCGTTGAAGTTCAAAGGTAAATTACAAATTATAGATAAGATAGCAAGGATTTATCCTTAACACAAGGTGCGGTAACCAAATGGTAGGTACCATTCCGCAAGAATGGGTATGTAGGTTCGAATCCTTCCCGCACCTCTAATAACAATAACTAAAACAAAGAAATCATGATGTAGATTCTCAGAGCACCGCCTTAAGTTTATTATAACATAGACATGAACATAGACACGATGTCTATGTACTTGGACAACATGTCCAACTATAAAAAATAAAATAAACTTAAAAAAAAACAAAAATGAAAACACAAGAACAAAAATTACAGGATTCAAAAAATTATATTTCAAAATCAGCTCAACACTTATTTGTTGTAAACGATAAAACCATTTTAAAGGTTATACCATTTGAACAAGATGGTTATAAATTTGTGGGAAGGTTAATGATAAACGGTAACCACGTAGAACTTATGACTCGCTCACTTATGAGTGCGATGAAATGGGACTTACAAGATTATCTTTTCCCAAAATACGTCAAAACAAAATCAATCCCATATTTTAAAAAAATGAGAGAATTGGTTGCGATGATTGAAACAGAAATAAACGCTGTGGATAACAAAGCGTTGATTGAGAAAATCAAAGAACAACTTAAAGAAGTTGAGTTAGTAAAAGAATAAAAAGAGGGCCGTAATGGCCTTCTTTTCGTTTAACAGATATTTATAATAAATTAACAATCAATGAACTTAACAATCAAACAAATACTTAGAGAAGGTCTAATCAATGAGATTACAGTTAAAGATGCGTGGACAAAGTTTTACTCTGACGTAAACAAATTTCCAGTACTTAAAGGTGATGAATCTTTATTCCAAAAACTAAATGACATATACCCTAGAAAAGGTGATAATTTTAACAAGGGTTATTTCACATGGTTATATAACTTGATTAGAACCAATCAATTAAAAGAGGAAGATTTCTATAAAGCTAAAGAATACTTAAGACTTTTCGATAAATTCATCAATAGAATACCTAGTGAATCTAGAGATATTAACAGATTCAAAAATCTAAATGATTTATATGATGTTGTTAAAGAATTTGAAGGTGGCGATGAAACAATGCCTACTAGTAAAAATGATGAGATACGTCAAATAAAACAAAATGAAATTGATAAGGTTTTTGAGAATGATAATTGGTTAATAATGATACCTAAAACTGAAAGGGCTTCATGTCTTATTGGTAAAGGAACTCAATGGTGTACAGCTGCCGAACAGTCTAATAACATGTTTGACCATTATAATAGTGATGGTCCTTTGTATGTGTTGGTTAACAAAGACGACAACAAGAAATATCAATTACATTTTGAAAGCAACCAACTTATGGATGAAAATGATAGAGCCGTTGAAGCTTCTTACTTTTTTGACAATGTGTTAGAAGATAGTGACGCTTCAGATTTTTTACAAGGAGCTTATGATAATTTTTGGGATTTCATATTGATAAACAGTGCTGAAGATATAGCTGCTGGTGGGTATAGTGAAATATTTGAAGAAGCGTTAACTAGCGATGCAACACCACAAGTATTAGAAAACGCATTGAACACATTAAGAAATGGTTCTGATGTACGTTCTGTTTATTTAGGATTTGTATATGAAAAAGACCCAGATAAGATTGATGAAGATGAAGTTTTACGTTTATTTGATGCTGATGCTTTTGATTATGCTGATGAAGAAGATATTGAAGCAATATTCAGACACTTAACAGAAATAGGGTATGATTTTGACCAAATTGGTGATGAAAACGTTTCCAAGTTCAACAACGCTAAACAGGCTTTGGCTAAGCATAAGATAGAACTGGATAAAGAATACAAAACTGATAAAGGTAGAAAACTTACGGTTAATAAGATAAATTTTGGGGCTGAAACCCCAAACGAATATAATGTGACTATGGATGGTAAAAGAGGCAACGTTAATTTAGAAACCCTTTTAAACCTTTTACATCAAGGACAATTATTCGAAAGATTAAAAAGACGTAAATAATTTGCGTATTAAAAATAAATTCATTACCTTTGCATTATGAAAAATGAGATTAGACAAATACTAAGAGAAGGGCAGATAATGGAACAGCGAATCAAATTCGATATTCCAATCCCAGAAGATATACAAGGAATCAAAGACGTTTTTAAAACGAACGGTTTTAAGTTGTATGTTGTAGGTGGTGCTGTGCGTGATGCTTTGTTAGGTAAAACTCCTAAAGATTACGACTTAGCAACCGATGCTGTCCCAGACAAAGTAGAAGAAATGATGAAACACGCTGGATTGAAAACTTTACCAACAGGTAAGTCTTTTGGTGTAATCAATGTGTTTACAGACCAAGGCGAATACGAAGTGGCAACATTCCGTGAAGATTTGTCTGGTGGTAGACGACCAGATGCTGTTAGCTTTACGGATATCGCTGGTGATGTTAAAAGACGTGACCTTACAATTAACGCTTTGTTTTACGATATTGATACACATGAAATAGTTGACCTAGTTGGTGGTGTAGATGACCTTAAAAAAGGTATAGTAAGAACTGTAGGTGCTGCTGAAGATAGATTTGGTGAAGACCGTTTGCGTATCCTTAGAGCGATTAGATTTGCTGGAAGGTTCGGAAGTGACTTAGACCCAGATACACACGCTGCGTTGGTTAAAGATGCTAGTCTTGAGGGTATTTCTGGTGAGAGAATTCGTGATGAATTCCTTAAAGGTATTGCTTCGGCAAAATCGGTTAAGAAATTCTTACAAATGATTGATGGTTACAAATTGTTCGACTGGGTTTTCAATGGATTGGCAGTTGATAAGGATTTTGTTGAGAATAACGACCCAATAATCGTAATTGCTACGATATTGAAAAGAAACAACTTAGATTCTTTGAGAAAACAACTAAACAACTTGAAATACTCAGCAGAAGAAGTAAAAGCAATAACATTTTTAATTGCTTTGTTACAATTATCAGTAGATACAGCTGTAACACTTAAAAAAGCTGAGAAGCACGCTGGTGTAACTCCAGAGCAGATTAAAATGTTTGGCAAATTGCGTGGAATTGACTCTAAGTTATTAGACGCATTCTTAAAGTTTCAGTTAACAGTTACGGGACCAGAAGTAATGATGGATACAGACTTAAAACCTGGACCAGAGTTGGGTCAAAGGATTCAACAAATGGAAACTGAAAACTTTAAACAATTATTAAACAAATAAACTTTATTTTTATTTTGCCATGGGTATATTTATTTAAAAATATTAACTATGGCAAAATTTTTAGCAACATTTAACGATTGGTCAGATGACATCGAACTCAACGGTTTCGTAATCATGAACGACAGAGAAGTATTAAATTACGAACAATTAGCATCTAGCATCACATGGCCGTTCACCTATGAATTTAGTGACGGTTCTGAATTAAACTTTACCAGTGGTGAAGACCTTTTATCTAGAGTTGATTTTACTGAAATAACAGCAGACGAAGTAAAAACATTCAAGAAACTATTTGATAGTGAATTTGGGTTTTTTATTACAGAAGATTATTTAGGTGAAGTTATCGGAGAAGAAGATGAATACGATGATGATGAAGAAGACGAGGACGAAGGATATTATACCGATAACAACGAAGATGAAGATTACGATTAATCATTTCCCACAACCAACAGGAAACACTTGCGGACCAACATGTTTATACATGGCTCTAAATTATATGTTAAATCACCCAAATGATTTACCATTTGATGTGGAGATTTCGGATACTGTAGAAGGTATCGCAGAAGCGTGTGGAACCGATTGGATTGTTGGAACACCACCAGATAGAATGGAAAAAGGCATGAAAGCTTTGAGAATGGAGTATATCGAATACATTCATTCCAAACGACCATTTGATTTGTTAAAAAAAGTGATTGATTCTGGTAATATTCCAATAATTAGAACAATCACAAAAGGAATGCCTCACTGGATAATAGCCAATGGTTATAACGGTGATGTTTTCGATATACTTGACCCATGGTTAGGTATAATAAAATATGATATAGAACAACTAAATCATATTTGGATGCCTAGAGATTATCAATTTTTTGAAGTAATAGTAAATGAATATTAGACAAGGAATACCACAAGAAAGAATCAAAGAAGCTTTATCGTTTTCATACCCATTTTTTAGTCATTTGATGGCTGAAGAAGATTTTTATTCTTATATGCGACATGTAAGTGATTGGGAACAATCATTTATGATAGACTATGAAGATAAAATCATTGGAGTTTATGTGTTAGGTAATCATCAAGTAACCGAATTTACCAACGACCCACAATTTGAAAATTTAGTAGGTGTTGAAGGTGTATTATTAGCAATAGATGAATCAATCAGAGGACAGGGTTGGGGGAACAAATTAAAAAACATACCTAAAACTCTTGGTGTTGATTATATCTGGGGACAACAGTTTAAAGGGTTGAATAACTTAGATGATTGGCTAAAAAGAAGAACGCTAGTTGCGACAACTGACCAAGTTTACGTAACAGTAGAAAAATATGATTTTTAATATAAAATTGATATTTATATTAAAAAGAATATGAGAAGATTTGATAAGAAATTAAATATCAATAAGGTTAACTTATTATCCGAACAAAGATATTTGAATTCAAAGGATATGGTGAACGAAAACACATCTGAACTAGAAGAAGATTGGAAAACCAATTTAGCTGCTGGTTTGGCTTCTTTAGGTGGTGGAATCGGTGCCAATGCTCAACAAACAGCTCCAACTCAAACAGCTCCGACAACACAACAAGCTCCAACACCTAAACCAGCGGCCAAAGCTGTAAATCCGTTCAACATGGGTTCATCAACCAAATCCAAGTCTTTATTAACTGTAAACTTCAGCAATTCCTTTGAAAGTGGTAGATTCCATCTAAAAAGTAATTATCAAAAAGAGAATATCAATAAGATTAAAAACTATATAGCTAGCAACCCAGATACCAATTATGTAATCTATATTACAGCTTCAGAATCTAAGGTCCCAAATCAACAAGGATTTGGAGAAGGAGAATTAGCACAAAAACGTGCTGATATACTAAAAGATTTAATTTTAACAAATGTACCCATGGATAATGTTGAAGTTAAGGTTGATGCTGTTGTTGGTGGTCCAGAATGGGGTGAAGATAATAGAGATGATTCAAAATATACTGAACACCAATATGTAACAGTAGAAGTGTTTGATGCTGGAACAACACCATGTGCGTTAGGTTCAATCAAAAATAAAGGTAGAATAGCAACACAGGCTAATGATTTTATTAGCAATAATGTTACAGTAACTGGAAACGGTTCATTTGAGATGACTCCTGGTTCTATTCCAGATAGATTAGAGCTAATCAAAGACGGTAACGTTATTTTTGATACAAGGTACTATGCTGATAAAAACCTTTACGCTAAAGAATGGAACTATACACCATTATATATTGCTAACTTAAGTGAATTATACGTTGCAAACAAAAATTCAAAAGCTTTTGAAAATGTAGACCAAGATGTTAAACACTTTGGTAGCTACGAAGAATTGATTGACTTTATATTACATGATAAAAATCTTAAGGTAGAAAAAGACACTAGAAGAGAAGTTAAAGAAGGTTTAGATAAACTAAAAAAACTATGGGCTGGCGGTCAAACTGATTACTTATTCTATACAATTAAACCACCATCAATAGCTACAGTTGAAGCTGATGTTAAGAATCCTATTCAATTAAAGACATATTCACCATTAGGAAGTACAATGTTTGGTCTTAGAGGTGTAAATTGTAGATAACTGATTATCAAAGATTTATAAATTATTTTAAAAATAATTAAAAAAAAGCTTGACAAATCAAAATAAATGTAGTACCTTTGTATAACTTTTAAAGATAACGACATATTTATAATCAAATAGTAAATGGCGACACATAAGAGAGTAGCACATACTAGAGTTATCGAAACAAGAAAAGGTAACACAAATAGTAGAAAAACAGTTCAAGTAAAAAGAACAACAGTAAAAAGAAAATAAACAAATAAAAAAACAAAAATGAGAACAATTAACATACATATGATATCGATTTCGAATTGGAGACGCAATAGTCACCAAGTGTCGGGTATGTTTAATTGTGAAGGTGGTACGGAAGTATAACCGTAATCACATATAACGAACAAACCCGACTAGTCAAAAGCTAAGTCGGGTTTTTTATTTTACAGCTATGAGAGAATTAGTAAGAAATTTAGGAAAAGAAAAAACTGTTAACTTGATGAAAGATTTCGACCTAATAGTTGACAAGTATAGAAAGATAGCAGATGCCAGCGGATATCATGGAGAATTAAGATTCCAAAAAGAAGGTGGATTTACAGTAGTCTTTGTAGAGATTAAAAAAGAAGAATAAAATAATACGGAGAGGTAAGCCGAGTTGGCCTAGCGGCAGCGGTCTTGAAAACCGAGGGTTTGTAAAAGGATGTGTGGGTTCGAGTCCCACTCTCTCCGCAAATATGGTGGTATTAGCTCAGTTGGTTAGAGCATCGGCTTGTGGTGCCGAGGGTCATCGGTTCGAACCCGATATACCACCCTCTTAAACTTTTTTGTACTTTTCTCTTTCTTAAGATATTTATTTAGAAAGAAAGAGAAATGGCAAGAAAACAAAGAAACATACATTACATATATAAAACAACATGTAATGTAACGGGAAGGTATTATGTAGGGATGCATAGTGCGTATAATCTGGAAGATGGTTATATGGGAAGCGGTAAAAGATTAAGATATTCAATAAGAAAACATGGTATTGAAAACCATACAAAAGAAATACTTGAGTTTTTACCAACAAGGGAAGAGTTAGTTCTTAGAGAGATTGAGATTGTTACTAAAGAGTTGATTTCAGAAGATTTATGTATGAACCTTAGAGAAGGTGGTACTGGTGGGTTTAGCTCGGAACAACAAAAATTGAATGCGATTAAATCAAACGAAAAACAAAAGTTTTTAAGACAAGACCCAGAATGGGTAGAAAAAAAAAGTAATAAATTATCAACAGCGAGAACATTAGAATATTTAGATGGTACTAGAGATAAAAATTGGATTAAAAATTGGGAAGGTGAAACACACAGTGAAGAATCTAAACAAATAATGTCTAAAGTAAAAAAAGGTACTGGAACTGGTGAAACAAATTCACAATTTGGTAGTCGATGGGTAACAAATGGTAGTGAAAATAAAAAGATTAAAAAAGATTATTTAATCCCAGATAATTGGAGATTAGGTCGAGTATAAGAAATACATGGTGACTGTAGTACGTAATGGTAGCGAGTCTGGTTGTGAGCCAGATGACAGGAATGTCCTTGCGGGTTCGAGCCCCGTCTTTCACCCAAATTTGTTATGTGAGTCAAAAGAGTAAACTGGGTACTGACTGCTGTAGAGAAAACGGTAACTCAAGGAGAGTGTAAGGGTTCGAATCCCTTCGTAACAAATAATATACGTCCATGGTGCAACGGTAGCATGACGGTCTCCAAAACCGTTGATAAAGGTTCGAATCCTTTTGGGCGTGCTAAAATATTGGAAATGAAAAAAGAATTTGATATGCTTTGAGGTCTACTAAACAATAGACTGAAAAGTTATGAGTGTAAACGTAAGCAGAGCAAAGTTTAAAAAAGCAACTTGCTCAAAAGATTACAGAAGAATTCTCTTATTGGAGTTGTATCCACCGTATTATGAAGAAGGGTGGACGTGGAATCATGGAAACATTGAAAACCACAAATGGAGAGAATTTAGAACGTGGAAACACACTAGAAAAACACAATGGAAGTCATAGACTTCCAACATAGGCAGCTAGCTCAACTGGTTAGAGCACTTCGCTGATACCGAAGAGGTTACGAGTTCGACTCTCGTGTTGCCTACTAAAATAATGGTCTTGTAGCTCAGTTGGTTAGAGCGGCACACTCATAATGTGAAGGTCCTAGGTTCGAGTCCTAGCTGGACCACAATAACATCAGCCAAATGATGTGTTTTAGATATAGATTTGGCTGGTAATAAATTTTTCTGTAGCTCCAATGGTTAGAGCGACACCCTGTTAAGGTGAGGGTTGCTGGTTCGAATCCAGCCAGAAGAGCTAAATAAATTCCTCAGTAGCTCAGTTGGTTAGAGCATCGCACTGTTAATGCGAGGGTCCTAGGTTCGAGTCCTAGCTGGGGAGCAAAATAAGGGTTGGTAGCTCAGAGGCAGAGCGGCTGTTTGTTAGGCAGCGGGTCGAGATTTCAATATTCTCCCAGCCCTCTAAAAATAAAACAAAATGGAAAAGACAAGTGAAGCTGATATGCAACGTCTTTATGGTTACATGGATAAAAATGGTATAACATATACCGTAAATAGAAATCCAAGTCCAGAAGAAATTGCAAGAATTAAAAAAGCGATTGAAAAGAATAAACAATTGGGGATATGGTAGAGTTGGTTTCTTACGGTGCTCTCATAAGGCATAGACACAGGTTCGAGTCCTGTTATCCCTACCAAATTGGCCACGTAGCTTAACTGGATAAAGCACACGGTTACGACCCGTGAGAGTATAGGTTCGAATCCTATCGTGGTCACTAAATATATGCCTCTATCGTTCAATGGATAGGACATGGCCCTTCTAAGGCCAGTATCGGGGTTCGAGTCCCTGTAGGGGTACAATTGGAGAGGTACCCAAGTGGTTAAGGGGCTTGTTTGCTAAACAAGTAGGGTTCGTAAGGGCCGCATGGGTTCGAACCCCATTCTCTCCGCACTTTTATATAAAACTACATATTTATAGATATGAAATATTTAGTATTATTAATATTAGTTTTAATGGTGTCGTGTAAGACTTCAAAACCAACCAAATCGGTTGAACCATTACCAATGGAAGTATCTAACACTGACAGTATTATGAACGTGTCTGATGTTGAAATGCTAGAAATTAAAAGAACTAGTGCAGATGTAATCACACCTAAAACAACTCCTTCAGAATCATCAAAACCGATTATTAAAAACTCAAAAATACAAATAATCGAGATTAAAAATAATCACACAAAAACTACAACAAATAAAGGTCACGTAGCGTATCATGTTCCAACAATCATGAACGTTAGAGATACCTATCAAGTATCCTTGGTAATATCTAAAACTACAGTAAATATTTATGAAGATTTAGATGGTGTTGTAAAAACAACTACCATTCCCATAACTGAAACTATGGATGTTAAGTTAGTCGACCCATCACCAATAGATGATAAAGCATTCTCAATTGTTCCAGATAATGATGCTGTACAATTGATTGAAGACGGTGATGAGATTACAAAATGGAGTTGGAATGTAACACCATTAAAAAGTGGTAGTGCTAAGTTAAAAATTGTTATTGCGATTATAAAAAATGGTAATAGGAAAGAAACAGTGTATATTGATAATATACAAATCAAATCAAATCCAGCTAAAACAATCCCATTATTCTTAGGTAAATATTGGCAATGGATATTAAGCACGTTGATAATACCATTTGGTGTTTGGTTATACAATAAAAGAAAAGAAAAAGATAAAGAAACAGAATGAAAAATTTAATCAAAAAAAGAGTTACAGAAAGTTTAACACATAACCTTATTGAATCGTTTTTGGAAGAGGAATACCCAACAGCTTTCGATATGGACCATTTCAAAACACTTACAAAATTTGCTGAAAGAGTTAGATACTGTGAAGAAAATCTTAAAAGAATTTCATCTGGTTCAGCTAGAATCGTTTATATGATTGATGATACCAAGGTTTTAAAGTTAGCTAAAAACCAAAAAGGAATTGCACAAAATGAAGTTGAAATACAATGGGGTCAAGATTCTTATTTTGGACCAATACTAGCACACACTTTTATGTATCACCCAGATGATTTATGGGTTGAAATGGAGTTGGCTAGAAAAGTTAGTAAAAAAGACTTTGTTAGAATTAATGGTTGCACTATTGATGAATTGAATGCATATCTAAGAAACTTCAAAGAAATCAATCGAGGTAAAAGACCTATATTTACTATGGACCCAGAAGTAAAAGCTAGACTTGATGAAAATGAGTTTATTGGTTCTATTGCTGAATTCATGGAGAATATTGATGCACTAGCTGGTGACTTTGGTAGACTTAATAGCTATGGTCTTGTACAAAGAAATGGTCAAGATGACATTGTACTTATTGACTTTGGTTTAACCAACGATGTTTATCAAACATATTATTCTTAAATTATTTGGTAATTAGAAATTAAAGTTGTACCTTTGTCAAATGAAAGATAATATAAAACAAATACTTGGGGAAGGTATCGACAAAAACACATTAGGTGTATTGGTTTCTAGACCAACACAAGAACTTATCGTTATGCGTGGAATCCCAGGTTCTGGTAAATCAACAAAAGCAAAAGAACTAGTAGCTGAAGGAAGAATCCATTCAACTGATGATGTTATTGAAGCTAATGGTGATTATGATGCTTTTTTCGAAATGATGAAAGAATCTAAAGATTTCACACCATTATCGAGAGCTCACTCAACAAACCTTAAAAACGCAATCAAATCAATCAGAGAAGGTATATCTCCAGTTATCTTAGATAATACAAACATCAAACAAAACGAATCCAAAGCGTTGGTTAAAGCTGCGTTGGAAATGGGATTAGCTGATAGAAATATCAAGTTTATTGATGTTGGTACTGGTGGGTTAGATGCCAAAGGTTTAGCTGAAAGAAACACACACGGAGTTCCATTAGATAAAATAGAAAAAATGATAGCAAGTCACAAAGGTCAAGGTTCATTAACACTTAAAAGTGTTTTAGAGTCTAAGGATATGTACAAAGAATCAAATGTATTGTATTCTGCTGTTGTTTTGGATAATGGCTCTATAGGGGCGTTGTTGTCTAGAGTTGGTGAATATATCCCAGAAGGTTGGAAAGTATTCGCACACCACATGACAATCGTTTTTGGTAAGGGTGTTCCAAACAAAGAAGACTTGGGTAAAGAAGTAACATTATATGTTGAAGCGATAGGACTTAGTGATATGGCCATGGCTGTTAAGGTAGAAGGTTATCCATCGGCCAACGTAATACCACACATAACGATTGCGATAAATCCAGAAGGTGGTAAGCCAGTGATGTCTAATGATATTACAAAATGGCAAAAGATTAAAAGCTTCGCAGTTAAAGGAATAGTAACCGAAATCAAAAAAACAGCATAATGGAAAATACTTATTTACCAACTGGCTTAGCTATGTTGGACAAATTAATGAAGAATGGAATTCCAGCTGGGAAACTCACCATGCTAGTGGGACAAAATAAACAACCTACAATTCCATTTCTTAGAAGATGTCTATGTACTCAAATAATTGGGCAAGGTGATTGTAGATTAGGTGAGATTGTTCGACAAGTAAGAATGGATAGTTTATAAAACAAAAAAGGTGTGACATAATCACACCTTTTTAATTTATATAAAGTTTTGGTTTAGAAAGTTGAACCAGATACTTTTAACCAACCACCAGCTGTTTTCCAGTAGAAGTTAGTAGCGTCCCATGTTACAGAACCGATTTCACCAATAGCATCAGCTGAACTTGTAGGAACCGCTGCCGCTTTTTTGATTACTAAATCTGAAACATAAATTGTATTAGCTGTATTACCAGTTATGTTGTCACCCAACACAACAGTAGTTGTACTATTAGCTTCTGATTTATTACCATGTACAAAAGACATGTAACCATTTGCAATAGATAGAACACCACCAGCGTGACTAGCAGCACCATAAGCTTTAGTGTAGTTATTTTCAGCATGACTACCAGTACCACTAGCAAGTGTACCGTTACCCTCAGCATGACTTCCATCACCACGAGCTACTGAATAATTACCTTCAGCGTGTGAATACATACCAAAAGCTTCAGTTTGATAACCTTCAGCATGTGAATATGTACCAACAGATTGTGTCCCATTACCTTCAGCGTGACTATAATTACCACCAGCTATTGTTAAAGTACCTTCAGCATGACTCGAGTCACCAATAGCTATTGTAGAATTACCTTCAGCATGTGAACTTTGACCAAATATAGCCACATTACCCCAATCATACGGTACTAAATTACTTAGGTCTGAAATCAAAGCTGGTGAACTTAAAACAGTATCATCTAAATAAACAATAAAGTTTGGTGAACTAAATGAAGATGCCGAATAATTATAACGTTTACCATCAATTATAGCAGTACCACCAAATGGTGAAAATGTAGTTGAATAATCAACATCGTCAGAAATATAAATAGCATTACCAACAGTAGAATCAATACCTAAATAATAATTACCAGATTTAGTTACTTCACCTTCAGCATGTGAATTATCAGCAATGGCTAATGACCCATAACCTTCAGCGTGAGTGGCATTCCCAAGGGCTTGTGCTCCATAACCTTCAGCATGTGTTGAAGTTCTATTAGCTCTTGTATTATAACCTTCAGCGTGTGAATAATCACCACCAGCAATACTATAATAACCTTCAGCGTGAGATGACCAACCAGAAGCTGTTGTTTGCTGACCTTCAGCGTGAGCGTTATACATAGTAGCTTTTGTCATATTACCTTCAGCGTGTGAATATTCACCACTAGCTAAATTATTACTACCCTCAGCGTGACTGGCAGTACCGTTAGCGTATGATGAAATACCTTCAGCGTGTGAATAACTACCTTTAGCTTGAGTATAATAACCTTCAGCATGTGAATAATTACCAATAGCAAATCCACCATAACCTTCAGCATGTGATGTTAAACCACTAGCAACAGTACCATTACCTTCAGCGTGTGAATTATTACCGTAAGCTATACTTCCAGCACCTTCAGCATGACTGGCAGAGCCAATTGCCTTAGAACTATTACCTTCAGCGTGTGAATTTTGACCACTAGAAAAAGGTGTTAAAAGACTAGTTCTAAATTGACTATCAACTACTCTAGTACCACTAAAACCAGTTACAGTTAATCCGAATGTAAAGTTAGGTGCTGAATAAGTATATCCAGTATATTGGTAAGTATAATAAGCATCTGAAATTAGATATCCAGTAGGTGTAAAATCTGCACTAAAATCAACGTTGGTTGGTCCGACTATAAGTGTTTTACCAGTTGCAGTAATTACTGGGAAATATTTATCACCAGCATATGTTCTAAAACCTTCAGCATGACTTGCAACACCAATAGCATTTGTTTGTCTACCTTCAGCATGAGAACCTTGACCCAATGCATAACTACTTTCATTTTGAGCAACAGAATAGTTACCTCTAGCAGTTGTAGTAAAGTTATTAGCGAATGAATAGTTACCAACAGCGTTAGTTGTTGGGTTGTTAGCTTTGATTGATAAAGTCCCACTAGAACCAACAGTAAATACACTAGCACCACCAGCAATACCAGTAAGATTGCTACCATCACCATAGAAAGTTGTTGCTGATAAGCTACCACTAACAGTTAATCCAGTAACGGTATTAAATAAAGCGTTGAAAGTACCACCTGTTGTGTCTGTAATTGTAAAAGTATTTGCATTGTTGTATGTAAAGTTAGCGATTGTTGAATCTGTTAAACCACTAGCAAAACCAGTAACGTTAAATGTACCACCACTATTATTGACAAATTCAACAATACCAGTGTTAAAATCATATGTACCACCAGTTACAGTCATATCTGTAGCCAAGACACCTAAACTTTGAGTAAAGCTAGTTCCATCAGTTTGATTGATTGTAAGGTCATAAGTGCCTTGATTAAATGTCATTGCACTAACATTAGCTTCAGTGAATTTTAATTCCCAAATAGCGTTTCCAGTTGTAGCATCAGTACAAACATAAACATTTCCGTTATCTAATACCCATCTACTACCAACATAAAACCCTTTCGTATCGTCATCAGTGTTACTTGGGTTATAAAATAATTGATACTTAACTTCTCTAATTTGTGTACCACCTTGGTTCATGATGTATAACCTTCCAGCTTCCCATTTCAATTCATAACCAATACTACAAATTTGAGCTAAACCCTTAGCACCACCAGTACCAGCATCTATTGTTCCTTCACTAAGTATTGAACCATTAGCAAAAATAATATCCGCATTAGATTCCATTGTACCACCAGATAATGGTAAATAAGCACCAGTAACCGTACCACCTGTTCCAACTGGAATTCCAGTAAGATGTGAACCATCACCATAGAATGTTGTAGCAGACAAGCTACCGATAACATTTAATCCGTTAAAATCATTAATCGATGTGTTAAAACTGTTACCAGCAGAATCATCAATAGTTAAAAATTTAGTTGTTGGGTCAAAAGACACGTTGGTAATTACAGTATCAGTAGCACCAACAGCAAAACCAGTTACACTAAATGTTCCACCACTATTGTTGGTGAATTGAACAATACCAGTCATCATGTCATAAGTACCACCAGTTACAGTCATATCTGTAGCTAAAATACCAAAGTTTTGAGTAAAGCTAGTTCCATCATTTTGGTCTACAGTTAAATCGTAAGTACCTTGATTAAATGTCATTGCTGTAATTGTTGTACCAGTACTAGTACCAGTACCACCAGTAATAACTAATGATAAAGCATTTGCTAAATTAGCAAATGTTGTTTGTGATGTTGTACCCAAAGTGACAATAGGAAATATTGTTTGTGGGTATAATGTACCCGAAGGTAACTGACTAATTTTTTGGTCTGCCATGATTAAAGATAGATTTTTGAACCATTTTCTTGTAAAAGGTAGAAACCATTTTCCAAAAGAATGTAATTTAGGTTATTGTTATTGTTATTGTTATTATTGTTATTCCCACTACCACTGCTACTACCAGTTGGTAATGTTCCACCACCCAAAGCTGGTCTAGGAGCTGAAAAAATTGACTTTTGAGAGCTTAAATCAGTTTCAAAAGTATAAACTTGTGGACTTAATAGTTTTTTGAACATGGTTTTTGTTTTATTATAAATATAAAAATATAGCTAAAAATTAGGTAAAATTTAAAATAAATCGTACCTTTGCTTAAAATAGTAAAAAGTAAAGGATAAACACATAAAAAAATAAAAAATGATAACAGCACAAGTGGTTTTAATTAACGAAGAAGGATTAGTATTAGGGGTTTCTAGAAAAGATAATCATAAAGATTTCGGATTACCAGGTGGTAAGATGGACCCAGAAGATAATGGAGACCCTATGGTTACCGCAATCAGAGAGTGTAAAGAAGAAACTGGGTTAGATATTTCTAATTTACGTTTGGTATTTGCAACCCATAAAAATGGTAATATGGGATATACATATTTGGCTGATTATTCTGGTGAAATTAACCATAATGAGCCACATGTTGTTGCGTGGAAACCGATGGAAGTCCTTATCAACGGAAGTTTCGGTAGGTATAATCAAATGGTTTCAGAATCATTAACAGATATGGGTATAAATTATCAATTTGGTATCGATGTTGAAGCTTTATCAGAAGAATTAGATATATTGGTTACTGAACACTATAATGGTTTCTTAAAATTTGACTGTGTTAGAAAAAGTAATTGGTCGGGTAGTCGTTATGATATCTATTTTGAAGAAGCATTTGGTGGTGAATTAGAAGAAACATTTGGTGGTGACTCTAAATTAGATAAAAAACTTGAAGCTTTAGGTAATAAATACGGTACTCGTATAGGTTTAGAATCTGGGTACTACGGTAAATAATATTTTATTTGCATATTACAAAAAATTATAGTACCTTTGTATAAAAAACATATGAAAAACATAGACAGACGTTTAGATTTAAGTAGTAAATTTATGCAAATGGGTCAAGCCCTAATGGAAGAGGGTAAAGAAACTCGTGATATTAGTGTATCCCAAATAGGTACTATACTAATCTTTTTATCGGGTATTATATTTGATAATGATGATATAAACAAATTTAGTGAGCTGGTATCCATGTATTCAGCAAAAAAGATACTAGATAACATGGAAGCTAACCATGATGCTGCTTTAATGGATGTAAAAGATGCCGCAGACAATGAAACTTATGAAGGTTTGATTGAAAAAATTGAAAGATTAAGAAAAATAAACAAAAAAAATAACAAAGACGATAAAAAAGACGAATAATATTTGGTAAACCCAATTATTTTTATTACTTTTGTAGTCTAAAACAAATTATTATGTTAGCAATACAAGAATATATCAGAAAAAACGGGATATCAAAAACAATATCAGACTTTAAATTGAAATTTAGAGAGTATGACGGTAAAATACTTTTAAAATATGACCAATTAGTGTCGCCAACACTTATGGCGTTGCCAGAAATGCAAGATTCTCGTGGTCTTATACTTGAAATGGATACATGGAAGGTAATGTCATTGGCTTTTAGAAAGTTTTTTAACTCACAAGAGGGTAACGCTGCTAAGATTGACTGGAATACTGCTAGTGTTCTAGAGAAATTAGATGGTACTCTTATACAAGCATACTGGGATTGGAACAAAAAAACATGGTTTGCTGGTACTACTGGTACAGCAGAGGGTGAAGGAGAGGTAAATAACAAGATGGGTACTACATTTAATGACCTATTCTGGGATACTGTGAATAACAAGTACGGTTTCAACGATTGTTTACTAGATAAAAACCATATATACGTATTCGAGTTAACTACTCCATACAATATAGTGGTTAAACCACACGGTGAATCATCAGCTACTATCCTTACAATCAGAAACAGAGAAACTCTAGAAGAATTATCTGGAAAAGACTTAGAAATGGCTGCTATATCATTGGGACTGCCATTGGTTAAAAAGTTTGATTTGAATGCCAAAGATGTGGGTGCTTTGTTACGTACATTTGAAGGTATGCCATGGTCGGAAGAAGGTTACGTTGTTGTGGATGCTAATTTTAACCGTGTTAAGATAAAAAACCCAGCTTACTTGGCAGTTCACCACTTAAAAGGTAAAACTGCTGAACACAACATACTTACAATCGTTAAAACCAATGAGATAGAAGAATTCGCCTCAACCTTTCCAGAAAGAAAAGAGGAACTTTATAAGTTAAAAGAATCTTACGATGCTTTGGTTGTAAAATTGAATGTATTGTGGGATGAGTTGAAACTACGTAAACCAAAAAACATAATGGCATCTGAAAAAAAGAAATATGCCGAAGCTGTGTTTGAAGTATGTGGTAAACAAGACTTAAAACAATTCACAGGATTGTATTTTGGATTGGCTGAAGGAAAAGTAGAATCGGTTGAAACATTTATGTTTAAATACGATGATAAATTATTATATAAAATGCTTTAATTATGAAAGAAGAAATTACAGCCGAATGGGCTAAAAAAACAGCAGAATCTGTTTTAGGTGAAAAAGTTAATAAACAACTTGAAGTGTGTTTAGATGCAATTGAACGTGCAGTTAAAGGAAATCAAATGGGGTGTAGTGTTGGTATCTATGCTGACGCATTGGTTGTTAAAGAATTAAACAAACGAGGGTTTAGTGTTAAACAACATGACGACCAAAGAGAGGGTAGTTATTTAAACATTAGTTGGTAATGAAAGAAGAAAATAAATATCATGGGTGGGAGAATGGGTGGATGAAATCGATTCAACGTAGTAATTTTGCGTTAACAGATAAAGAAATAGATTCACTAATTGATTGGGGAAATACTATACCTAAGAATAAACCAAACGAAATAAAAGAAGAAATAACAAATGATTATCAATACATTCTAATAGCTAGATAAAATGAGAGGAACGATAGGGTATTTCCCACAATTTGTAACGCTTAACGGACAAACGTGTTTAAGGTTAATTTATGGGAATGGACATTTTTCATACTATCGAGATGGTGGTGCATGGGAAGTCGATTTTGAAAAGTTAAAAGATGGAAGTCTAATTAGTGCTAGTCATATACCTGGATTATCTGGGTGTCATTTAAGGTCGGTTACAGAGTCTAAATGGAGAAAAGATAATGCTCAATATGCACCAGATAATTTTCCAACCTATGGTTGGAACGATTTTAATCAATCAACCAACCCATGTGCTGAAATTGATTTACCGAAAGATGTGAAAGAAAATTACGAATACCTTTTAATACGAAGATAATGAGTATAGAAGAAATGAATGAATTTTTAATCTCCATAGGTGGGTTAGAAAGGATATATAGAGAGGATAGAGGACCAATCGTAGATGCTAGATACTTCGGTGTCGGTAAAGGTTGGTTCCCTATCATCAAATCTATGATTGAGGAACTTATTGAAATAGGTTGGGACAAACGAACAACTCAAGTAAAAGAGAAGTTTGGTGGTCTTAGATTCTATTTGGAAACTTACCCAGAAGGTGCTGCTGAGATTATTAGTAAGTATGAGAAGATGTCATATACTTTATGTGAAACATGTGGTAACCCAGGAGAATTAAGAAAAGGAAGTTGGTTATTCACACTATGTGATGAACATCATGAAGAAAAAGAAGATGAGAATAGATGATAGAACATTTGGTGATTCACCAGCAGCTATTGATATGGCTAGGATAATAAATGAAAAAGGTTTAAATCATAGAAAACCAGCAAGATTATTGCAAAAATTTAATAAAATAGTGGTAGATTTGAATCATGTTGATATAACAACAGCTATTCATGTTATGCGTTTGGTTTATAAAGAATCCTTTGAGAAATGTGAATCATTTGAAGAACCGCTTAATACATTTACTCGAAATATTTTGAGTACAAAGTTTAAAGAATGGCAAGTTAGAAAAAACGCACTAGGACTTAAAAAAAATAGATAATACGACTTATATATGTTTCCAAGTTCGATATGTGACTATTTTAAAAATACATGCGTCTTGAACTTGGAATTTTATTGCTAAAATTTTTTGTGATTCTCCATCGATAAAATATAAATCTCGAATAATCAATACTTGTTGTTCGGTTAATTTAGACTTACTATTACCTTCTCCTTTTCTTTGTTCAGACATTTTACTTTTTGTGTTATCACTAGCTTTTTTACCTAAATTACGTAATCTACTTTTTTGTTTAACTAGATTAGTATGTGTTTTTCCAAACATAGGGTTTTTTTCGCCAGATACATCAGCATGGTTTTTACTAATATTATCTTTATGTTCTTTAGTAAAAACTCTATCTGGGAATTTACAACCTAAACAACCATCACCACCTTTTGTTATATTATAACCAATATTTCTATTTCTAGAATTTAATTCTGAAATCCAATATTTTTCTTTTTCATCCATATCATTTTTATCGATACAATGTTCAAGTATTTCTTTTTTGAAGTTATCTTTACCGTATTTTTTTATTGCATGGTTTAATACAATTCCAGAACCTAAATATTTTTGGTTATTTTTTGAGTCTTGACCTACGTATATTTTACCGTTAATTAAATTTGTTGTTTTATAAATTATCATTTTAAAATTGTTTATGAATCTATTGAAGATGTTATTTAATAATAAATATGTGAAAACTTGTAAAAGTTAAAATTATTTTGTATCTTTGTGTAAAATAAAATATATTTAATATGGAATACACTGATAAATTACTAAGAGATGCCTTATTTGTTGCTGAAAACGCACATAAAAATCAAAGATACGATGAAATTTTTCCGTATATGAAACACATTTATGATGTAATTGATGTTTTAAAACGATTTGATTTTAAAAGTAATAAAATGTTAATTGGAGCTGCACTACACGATGCGATAGAAGATGATGGTATTAGTTATAACGACATCAACAAACACTTTGGTAAAGAAGTTGCTGAAATGGTTTATTGTGTTACTGACGAATTGGGTCGTAATAGAAAAGAGAAAAAAGAAAAGACTCTTCCTAAGACTGCGAGCAACAAAGATGCGATTATTCTTAAGTTAGCGGATAGAATTGCCAACATTGAACATGGTGGTAAGATTGATATGTATGCCAAAGAGTATCAAGAGTTTAAGGGTGCGTTGTTTTTGAATACACCATCTAGTGGTAAAGCAATGTGGGATTTATTAGATATTTTATTGAAAATTAATTTGGTAGAGTCAAATTAATTTTGTACCTTTGTAATCTAGAAATCAAATAAAATATAACTTATGCCACACGAAATAATCGGAGAACTAATAGTAGGTGTGATTGAAGCTGGGGTTGAAACCGCTTCAGAATCTAAAAATGACAAACGTGGTTGTGGTTGCCTTATTGCAACTGTAATCATACTAGGAATTATAGTAGTTGGGTTTTATTATTTAACAACAAAATAAAAATTATGAGTGAAGATTGGAAAAACGATAGAGCAGAAGCTTCTATACACGAATTCGAAATGAAAAACATGGAAAAAGCTAAAGCTGAGTACCAAAAAAAACACCCAAAAATGACAATCAAAAACATCCTTGATGAAATTGCTGCTGTTGGTGGTAAAAATGATAAGATAAAAGTCTTATCAAAATACAAAGATAATGAGTTGTTAAAAAGAGTAATCTATTTGGCTCATTCACCTAGAATCAAATTCTATATCAAACAGATTCCACAATACTCTAATGTTGAAACAACACTAACATTAGCAGAATCGATAGAAGAATTGACTCGTCTTTCTGATAGAACTTATACTGGTGCTTCAGCTACCGATTTCTTATTAAATATCTTATCTTATTTAGATGCTGACGATGCTTATGTTATTGAGCGTATCATAGATAAGAACCTTAAAATCGGAATGGATTCTGGAATCAACAAAGTTATACCCAAATTGATTGAAGAAACTCCATATCAAGGTGCTAAGTCATTCTCTGAGAAAGGTGCTATTAAGTTATTCGAGAAAGGTAAAGCGGTTATGTCACAAGTGAAAGCTGATGGAACATATCGTAACGCCATCATAAGAAGTGGTGAAGTTGAATTGATTTCTAGACAAGGTGAAGTATCTACACTTACTGGTGCCAAATTTTTAGAAGAACTATCTCAATTGGAAGATTGTGTGCTTAATGGCGAGTTAACGATTGATGGTGTTAAAAGAACAATTGCCAATGGTATGGTAAACTCTATCATGGATATCGTTGAGAAAGCTGACGAAAGAGGTGAAGTTGAAACTGCGAAGAAAGTTGCAGCATTTGAAGATAAACATGGGCCGATGGCTGATGCTTTGGATAAGTTAAGATTTACAGTTTGGGATATGATTAGCGTTGATGAGTATTTCGCTTTTAAATCTGACACTGAATACCACGAAAGATACAACACACTTAGAAAAAGACTTGAAGGGCAAAGTCATGACCAAGTTGACCTTATCGAAACAAGATTCATTAGAACTTATGAGGAAGCGATGGAACACTTCATGGATACTCAAAATAGAGGTCTAGAAGGAACTATAATCAAACAAGCTTCTGCTGGTTGGAAGGATGGTAAACCAACATACCAAATCAAGATGAAACTTGAGATGGATATGGATTTAAGAATCATCGGATTCAATTATGGTGCCAAAGGTACCAAGAATGAGAACGTAATATCAGTATTGCAATTGGAAAGTGAGTGTGGTAAATTGAAGACTGCTCCTGGTGGAATGACTGAAGCTATGATGGCTGATGTTACTGCTAGACAAGACGAACTAATGGGTACTGTTGTGCAAATTAGATGTTGTGGTCTTTCAGAAACTGACAAGGGTTGGTCAACACAACATCCATCGATTGTTGAGTTAAGAACTGACAAAGATACATGTGATACACTTGAATCATGTATTGAAATTGAAAATATGGCTAAAACGCTAAAAGCAAAATAATCACTAACAGGATTAACCAAAAATAACAATAACAAAAAACAAAAACAAAAAAAAGATGAAAAAATTAACATTTTTAGTATTAGCTTTAGTAAGCTTAAGTGCATTTGCACAAACAAAATCAGAAACAACTAAGTATTTAGCTGTTGGCTATTCAATCGGAAACCATGTAGATGGTAAATCTTTAGATGAAACTTCTTATCCAAGCTTAGAGTATGGTGTAACACGTAACAACTTATCATTAGGTTTAGTAGTGGGTCGTGGAGCAACACGTGGGATTGCACAAACTGGTGATAATTTAGCTCAGTATTACTACGAGGGTAAAGTAACACAAGCATTTCCATTCACCAAAGAAGTTAGTGGTAATGTAGTTTTAGGTTTAGGTAGTTATTTCATCACAGACAATGCAGTATTCGTTGAATACGGATTTGGGTTGACTAGAACTATTGGTAAAATAACTTATGGTTTAACTTATAGCAACTGGGATAAGGTTGACTATGTAACACCTAGTTTATCGTATAGCTTCTAACCTTGAAGAAATACCTTATAATCTTTTTATCCGCATTCTGTTTAGAAATAGTTACGACTTTTTATATAAACGGAGTTGCGGATAAGAATTTAATGCAAACTTTATTTTTTGCATTTATCAGTCCTTTTATATCTTTACCATTCGTTGTTTTTATCATCGAAGCTAAAACCATGAGAGATAGAGTCAAAATGGCTTGTTTTTCTGGAACTGGATACGCAGTCGGTGTTTACGTTTGTATGTTATACTTAACACGTTAAAAAATATTTATTATGAAAAAAATGATTAAATTCCCGTCAATTGAACAGTTTAGAACTGTCGTGACGAACATAAATAGACATTACAACTACATCGGGTTAGATGAGAATGGTGATGCTATTTATGACCCAAATCTTCCTAAGCCAGTGCTTACGTTTAAAGGTACTGTGAAATTACACGGAACCAATGCTGCTGTATCTTTTAACTATGGTTATGACCAATCACAAAGTGAATACTGGGCACAATCACGTGAGAACATCATTACAATAGAAAAAGACAATGCTGGGTTTGCTTTCTTTGTTGAATCACATAAAGAAGCGTTTAAAAAATTTGCTAACCAGATAAATTCGTTTAATTTATTTGATGCTAGAAATAACATCGTTACGATTTATGGTGAATGGTGTGGTGGTAACATTCAAAAAGGTGTTGGTATTTGTAATTTACCTAAATCATTCTTTATATTTGGTGTTAAGGTTTCACCTATCACCTATAGTGAAGAAGAAGCTAGATTAAAACCAGCGTTCTGGATTCCTTACCATTATTTAAAGTCTCCAGATGATAACATCTACAATATTGATGATTTCCCAACGTTCTCTATCGATATCGATTTTAACATGCCTCAATTGATTCAAAACCAATTATCCGAGTTAACTATCGCAGTTGAAGAAGAATGTCCTGTAGCGAAAGCTTTTGGGTTCTCTGGAATCGGTGAGGGTATTGTTTGGTCAACCAATGTAAACGGTATCGTTCATAGATTTAAGGTTAAGGGTGAAAAGCACTCTAGCTCTAAGGTTAAAACTCTAGCGAGTGTTGATGTTGAGAAATTGGGTTCTATCCAAAAATTTGTTGAGTATGCAGTTACTGAAAGTCGTTTCAATCAATCACTTGAAAATGTATTCCCAAATGACGAACCAATCGATGTTAAAAAGATGGGTGATGTTATTAGATGGGTTGTAACTGACATTACCAAAGAAGAAATGGATACTATGGTAGCCAATAATATTGAACCTAAAGATGTAAACAAATACGTTTCATCAAAGGTAAGAGAAATGTTCTTTAAGTTAGCTTAAAACCAAGAAATAAAGGGGTAAAACCCTTTATTTTTTCTACAAATAACGTATTTTTAATAAAAAAACTATGATACAAAATAAAGTATATAGACTTAAGAAAGCAGCCGAAGTTGCTAAAGACATGCCGCTTCCAGCGGGTCAAGAAATTGAAATTGTAATTGATGTTGTTTATGTTAATGGACATATGGTTCCACCAAACATGCAACGATTATTTTATGATTGGATAACTAATAACGCAACGTTGTTTGACGATGTTACTAAAAAGTGGTAAATTATGTGGGCAAGATTCAAAATAGTTTTTAAAGCATGGTGGGAACGCCACATTTGTAGTGATGGTCCAGATTCTTATTAAAATATTTGTATAATCCAAATAAAATTATTACCTTTGTAAAAATAAATTAAAATGATAACAAAAGAAAACGGTTTAAGATACGCTAAATTAGTACATGTTTCTATTGATAACGGAATGACCGACAATAGTAACAAGGTTTATATCATGGAAGAACTTTCCGATGGTAGAATACAATGTGAATATGGTAGAGTAGGTAAAAATATGACTACAGTATTCAAATCTAGACATGAATGGGATAAAATCCTTAGAGAGAAAACTTCTGATAAAAAAGGTTATACTGATGTAACTGAATTCCTAGCAGAACCAGTTATTGACGATGCAACCAAAGCAGCGACTGCACAAAAAACTGAAGAAATCAAAAACTCAGCTGTTAAAAAGCTTATCGATGAATTAATGTCATTTGCAAACAAATCTATTCAAAGAAATTATAAAGTAACGCAAGATGCTGTATCTGAGCAACAAGTACTTGCCGCCCAAGAAATCATAGATAGAATTAGTGCTATCATGGTTCTAGATGTGGATAAGAAATTGGTTAATGATATGTTACTTAAATTATATACAATTATCCCTAGAAGAATGGATAATGTACGTGATTACCTTGTAAACGAAATTAATGATGCCAAAGCACTTGAAAATGCTCAGAAATTCATTGGTCAAGAACAATCTACACTAGATACAATGGCTGGACAAGTACAACTACTTAAACAACAAAAAGCAATAGCTGAAGCTCCAGAAGAAGAACATGTTGACCAAGTTACTATACTTGACCAAATGGGTCTTAGTGTTGAAGTTGAGGAAGATAAAGAAACACTTGCTTTGGTTACGAAACTTATGGGACCTAACGCACATCAAGTCAAAAGAGTATTCAAGGTGGTTAATAATAAAACCCAAAAAATATTTGATAAGAACTATGAAACTGCTAAGGTTAAGAAAAGAAGACTTTACTGGCATGGTTCTAGAAATGAGAACTGGTTTAACATTTTACAAACTGGGTTACTTATCAGACCTTCTGGTGCAGTTCATACTGGTTCTATGTTTGGAGATGGAATCTATTTTGCCGATAAAGCTCAGAAATCAATCGGTTATTCATCATTGAGAGGTTCTTATTGGACCAAAGGTGGTGATGATAAAGCTTTCTTAGCATTGTTTGATGTACATTTGGGTAATCAAAAGGAAATCCTTCATCATACTTCTAGTTGTTATTCATTATCACACACAGCCTTGAAAAAAGATGATTATGATTCTGTATTTGCCAAAGGTGGTGCTGATTTAAAAAATAACGAATACATCGTGTATAATTCTTCACAATGTACTGTATCTCATTTGGTTGAGATAGGAAATTAAAAACAAATATTATGGTAGAGTGGAAAAAAGCTGTTTCTAATAGAGAATTTAAAGAACTAATTGAAGTTAGTAATGAAGGAAATGTTAGAAGACATACGGATAGTGGGATTGTAAACTACAAGGTTAGCGTGAACTCCAGAGGCTACCCTCAAATAACAATTCGTTGTGTTGATGGTTCTAGATGTACAACAACAGTACATAAATTAATAGGGTTGACATTTTTAGATTATAAAAAAGGGTTAGTTATTAATCATAAGGATGGTAATAGACTAAATAATCGAGTTAAGAACTTAGAATGGGTTACCAGAAAAGAAAATTGTTTACATGGTGCTGGTTTAACGGTACATAGAAGGTCTAGAGATATTACAGATATTGAAGTATTGGAAATTGTCGATTTCTATATGGATAATGATTTCATGTTAGATGTTATTGCGATTAGATATAATCTAAGTCGTGAAACACTACGAACTTTGATAAACAAAAGAGCTAAAAATTTATTGACGGAAAAAGAGTACAACAATTTAAGGGTTAGACATTTTGTGATTAAACAAAACAAACCAGAATGGAATACGTAGAGTACATAGTTTGGTTAAAGAAAACCTATGATATCAGTCCAGATGAAACATATAATAGTATTAATTGTCTTTTAGAACTGGTATCAATAAGGAATGAATTTCTAGGTTTGGGTGGACATATTGAAGGGTCTCCTTTTAGCAATAGAGATTGGCTTCGGAATAAAAAAGAATGGATTAAAAGAAATGGTACAACTGCGTTGACATTTGAAGAATTTAAAGAATATAAAAAAGAAATGGTACAAAAAGAAATAGAATTAAAAACACCTTACGAATGGTGTGTTGAAGCTAACCTAAGAGTGTTAGATATAAACGAATGGCCTTTAGAATGGTATGGTTCAAAAGAAAAACATTTCTTTGAATTTCCGACTATGCCTAAGAATGAATTTTTGGATGCGTTAATCCAATGCAAGGTAAAATACAATTCTTTGCAAAGAAAAACCGACATGTATTTGGAATATAGAATGTATGGTCTAGTACCTTACAATCTTAGTCCAATTCAACAAGGAATTCAATTTGGACATGCAGTTGTTGAATACCAACAAAATACATTAGGTCTTGAGCCAATGCAAAAATTATACAATAAATGGGCAACAAAAGATAAAACTTTTATCATACTTAATGGTGGTACGACTAATAGAAATAAAGAAAGTTTTGGTACTTTAAATAAACATCTTTTAGAAATAACTAAAATTGGTGTTAAAGCTGGTGTTTTTTTTGAACCAGATTTGGGTGACCAATTAACAGCATTTGTTTTCTTGGTTGATGAAAGAGTTTTCAACAGAGAACTATACCCAGAATTCCAAGAAGAAAAATTACCTTATGGAACACGTAAACCATCTAAGAAAGTTGAAACTGAGTTGGAAGAAAGAAACGAAACCAACTATCAAAAGTGGGTTGAAAAAATTGGTGGACCAACCAACTCATTCTTAAAAGGTTATTTAAAGAATCTTAGACTAGCATAACTCTTGATTTTTTGAAAATCTTTCGTATAATTGTATATGGAAGATTTTCAAAGACAAGAAGAAATTGTAAGGTATTTAGATAGATATTATCATGTAAAAGAAGGTGCTTTTTTAACCAAAGACGATACCCAAGAATGGGGTATGAACTTATTAGAATACCTAGTTAAAATATTTTGCCATGAAGTTGATTTAACTCAAGAAGTAATCAAAAAATGGTATTATTCAAAAGGTTATGATGAAAACGCATATAACCTTTCATTTGGTAGTAAAAAATTAAATGCTATATGGTCAGAAGAAAGAATAACTGATTTACAGAGATATGGTGTTATGGATGCCGAAGCTGAGCTCATCAAACTATTAAGTGATGAACTAGCCAAAGAGATTGATGCACAAATATTAAAAGACTTAAAAGGTCAAATTAAACAGAAAGAAGATTTTTTTGAGTTATTAGAATGTGTTGGGGTAGAAACAACTCCAACAATATATAACGCAATGAATTTTTCACCACAAAAAGGATTTATAACCACAAGTTATGAGCGAAGAGAAAATGCAAGAAAGAATAACGTTATATGGAACTATTGGCTTCGAGCCAGAGGATAAAACTAAAAAACATTCTAACCAAGCTAGTTGGAAGAAGATTGCTATGGTGTTTATTGATGGTGATATATGTGAGTACTATGCTTGGTTTTTACAACGTAGGTATAGTATCACACTAAACAAACCACTAAGGGGTGCTCACATTTCTTTCATCAATGATAGTATGAGAGATTTAACACAAAACGGAACTATATCTGAAGAAGCTGCGTTAAAATCTTGGGAAGAATGCAAGAAAAAATGGGATGGTAAACAAATAGAGATAGTATTGGACCTAAACCCTAGAACAGATGACCGTTCATGGTGGTTAAACATACCAAATGATGAAAGAGAGCTGCTGCATGAAATAAGAGCAGAGATAAATTTGGGGAGACCACACTTTGGACTGCATATGTCACTAGGGTATGCTAACGAAAAGAACATTCATCACTCAACTTATATACATGATTGTATAAAAAAAGGATTCATTACAAATTAAAAACATTATTATGGACGTATTAGACTTATTAAAAGGAAAAAAGGTAGAGATAATGACTGATGCTAAGGTAGCTGTGGTGTTAGAAATCAAATCTGTTACTGAAAATAGGAACACAACATACATACAGATAACACCAGACACACCAGAAAATGATTGGTGGGGTCAAAGTGAATCACATACTACCATAACTTACCTAGTGGAGTTTGTAAATGGGTACGTTAAAACTTATTCTTCGATTAATTCAATAAAAATAATTGAATAATTAGGAAAATCAAAATATTATACTTACCTTTGTTAAAAATAAAGAATATGACACAAATAACACACGAATACTTAGAACAAAACGGGCTTATCCTATTTGAATGTATCATTGGGTCACAAGCATACGGAACACAAACTCCAACATCTGATGTTGATAAGAAGTTTGTATATATACTACCACAAGATTACATCTTAGGGACTGGCTACGTTGAACAATTAAACGTAAACAAGGATTATACTGGTTTAATGAATTAATTGTTTTCCTTTGTTTAAATTTCCAATGTGTATAACACCATTTACCTCTCTTGTAGTAGACCATAATGGTTGTAGGTTACTCAAAGCATTTACAACACTAGAAGGTGTTGCTGGGTCAAAAGTAATTACTGGGATTATATGGTCTATGTGCCATTCACCATGGTTATCCCAAGTCATACCTTCGGTGAATAATGATTCTATGTGTTCTTTTAATTCCAGAGCAGAATATCCAAGAAGGTCTATTGTATGACCTTCTTTTTTCTTTCCTAACCTTTTTAATGAGTCTTTTAACATATCACGCCATGCAAATATGTGTGGTGTTTCTTTACGTCTACGTTTACTTCTTTCTTTCTCGTAATCTGGATTCTTAGCTAACCATTTAGCTTGAGCTTCTTTATGTTTATCTGGATTAGCTTCACGCCATTTCTTAACATCTTCACGACCTTTTAATGGGTTAGCTTTTCGGTAGTTTCTACTGTATTCCCGATTCTTCTCAGCGTCATCATGATATCTTTTCTTATTAAATTCTTTTAGACAAACTTTACATTGTGCAGTAGTACTATCTAAACGCTTATAGAAGTCACACAATGCTTTTTCTTCACCACACTTGGTGCAAACCTTACTTTCCATTGTTAAGACTGTTAAAATGCTGTTCTAACAACCAATTGATTAGTTGTGACTTATTCATCCCATCTTTAACAAGTTGGTCATAGTTTTCTGATGATATGGTAATAGATAATTTACCTTTCTTTTCTTCTGTTGTTTTTGCTTTTCTTCCCATAATATTTATTGTTTATATCTATAAATATCTAGAAATATTAAAAAAGTCGTACTAAGGCGAATTTTATTTACTCTTTTTTTCGTTTTCTTTCTTAAAGTGTTCAGTTAAAAGTGAATCGATTAATTTGGATTTATTATAATTACCTTCTTCTAATTGTTTAAGAATCTCTGGTGACAAAGCCACACTAATTTTTTTAATATCAGTCATAATGTTTTATTTTAAATATAGCGAAAATATTTTAAAAAATAAATAGGTTGTATGTTGATAAGAACAAATAAATTTAGTACCTTTGTTAAAAAATATAAAATATGATAAAATTTAAGTTCACAAATGCAGATACTGAAGATTACCAAAAATGGGTGTCTTTTTATCCTAAAAGTAGTAAAGGTAATGGTTTCTATTTAACATATGAAAATAATGGTTATTTCGACCCTAGACCACAAATTAACACTAATTTAACAACGTTACTTTTATTAGTGTTACCATTCATTAGTTTATGGTTAATACCGATATCGTTGATATTATGTTTTTATTCTTGGGGTAATTTATATATTCATTTACCGTATGATACTGGTAGAGGTAATACTTCTGAATCAAAAACATATGGTCTTATGTTTTACCATATTGACAGTGGATTTCCAAACCAATTTTGGGTTAGAGGTTTCCATAAACTATCATTTGATTTTCCATGGGCGTATAACCATTTAAAAACTGAATACTTACTTAAAGATGGTTGGAAAAAAGAAGAAAAAGGTGATGATTTTTGGGATTCAGATAAATGGTCCGATAAAATATTATATGAAGTGCATGATTATGCTTATCAATTAAATTCTGGCGACATTCAAAATATAAAAGCAACGATTCATCAAGTTAAAAGATATTGGAAGAGATGGTTTGGTTTACAAATTAAAACTAGACATGTTATTGAGATAAACTTTAATGAAGAAGTTGGTGAAAGAACTGGTAGTTGGAAGGGTGGTGTTATTGGATGTAATTATACACTTAACCCCAACGAAACACCTTTCGAATGTTTAAAGAGGATGGAAGTAGAACGTAAATTTAAGTAAATTTATCTATCTTACTGGAATTAAAATGTAAAAATGTTTGGTAGTTTAATAAATTATACATACCTTTGTTAAAAATTAAGAATATGACACAGAAAATTACATACGATTACCTTAAAGAGAATGGATTGATTCTTTTTGAATGCATTATTGGTAGTCAAGCCTATGGTACGCAGACACCAACGTCTGATGTGGATAAAAAATTCGTTTACATCTTGCCTATTGATAATATCTTGGGTACTGGATATGTTGAACAGTTGAATATCAATAAAGATTGGACGGGTTGGGAACTTAAAAGGTTCTTAGAACTTATGAGTACAAACAACCCAACTGTTCTTGAGCTCCTTAACAGTCCAGAAGATTGTATCGTCACAAAGAACCCTTTGTTTGACATTATCATTGCTCACAAGGAAGATTTCATCACCAAAGCGTGTAAAGATTCTTTCGGTGGTTACGCTAGACAGCAAATCAAAAAAGCCAAAGGACTTAACAAGAAACAAAACTGGGAACAGGACAAAGTAGTTCGTAAAGACCTATTGGATTTCTGTTATGTACTTGAAGGTGAGAAATCAATTCCATGGAAAATATGGAACTCTGGGAAGTACGATGAAAAATTCATAGGTGCTGTAAACATACCTAACGCTAGGGATACGTATGCTTTATTTTATGACAGTGTTGGTGAAATGTGTCACTCTGATAAATTTTCAGAAGTAGAACGCAACCAAAGAAAGGCTGTTCTAAAAGATGCTGGTAAGCCAATGGGTCTTGGATATAAAGGACTTGTAAACACTGGTCATGAAGATGAAGATGGGGTCATTAACTATGGTATCTCAAATCAACTACGTCTTTCTAGTATTCCTAAAGGTGAAAAAACAATCAGTACAATCGTTTATAACAAAGATGGTTATTCAGAGCACTGTAAAGACTTTAAAGAATACCAAGAATGGTTAGATAAAAGAAATGTAACCAGATACGTTGAAGTTCAAGGTCATGGTCAAAAGATTGATGGTAAGAACATGATGCATTGTATGCGACTTATCAATATGGCTACAGAAATCGGAGAAGGTAAAGGTATCATCGTTAGACGACCAGATGCTGAAGAACTTCTTAAGATTAGACGTGGTGAAGTTGATTTAGATGGGTTGATTGTCATGGCCGATGAAGCCATAGCAAATATGGACGAGGTATTTGATAAATCTGATTTACCAAACAAGGTAAACCCAGGATTAGTAGATGCACTTTTAGTAACAATAAGAAGAGATTTCTATAACTTGCCAATCTCGGCAACTAACATTTAAACTATGAATATATTTGATGCCCCAAAAGATACGATAAGAACAAACTCTGGGCTTTTCGTTAACATTTTTGAACCAGAGATGGATATGATTTGTATTGAAGATATCGCACATGCCTTGGCTTCAATGCCAAGGTTTGGTGGTCATTTGAACCGTCATTATTCTGTTGCTCAACACAGCGTTAATTGTGCTGCTAGAGTATCGCAAGAAAACAAAAAAGCGGCTCTTATGCACGATGCTAGTGAAGCTTATATGCTTGACATGCCAACACCAATCAAATCTAGACTTCCAGACTATAAGTTGTATGAGAATAACTTGATGTTATTGATTGGAGCTAAATATGGTTTTGATTATCCATTGAATGTAGAAGTTAAAAAAGCTGATGCTGACATGTTACACATTGAGTGGGAAAACATGGTTTTGGTTGACAATGAAGAATTTGTTTGTATGACACATGCTGAAGCTAAACAAGCTTTCTTAGATGCGTTTAAAGAAATCTTTAATACTTAATTTAATCGTACAGCGAGTTATTTTCCAATAGGAAATTGATAGTTTCATCAGCTTCTTGGCAATCGCTTATGAATGAGAAAACGAATTCATCGGCAAGCACACGCCATTCATTCTTGGCTTCAGTTTTGGAGCCAGAGTGTTTACGGTGTAACCAACGTTCCACCTTCAAGTAGTTCTTGGATTGATACTTTCTTAAAAGACTTATTTTGTTTGGGTTACCCGTTTGCAGCTGCTTAACCCTAAGTTGTGGGTCATTTTTGGTAATACCAATCTTGTGGCTCTCGTGGCCATCGGTATCAATTTGTAATAAAAGGTAAACATATCCAATCATAGATACAATTATAGACAATTTTTTTTAAATAGTCAAGTTATCTTAACGAAATAGCTTCATTAATTGCTTTTATTAAATTGATTGAATCTTCGGATAAATGATTGTCCTCATTATCGTTGAAATATGCGGTTACGTGGATTGGTTTGTTGGTAAATCTAATAAGTTCAACTTCATGTTCCATTTTAGATAGTTTGCTAAAAGCTTCTGATTTAAAGATAAATTCATCTGGTGATGTTTTGTAAGCAAATACAAAAGAAAGTCGCATATCCTCGTTTACCAGTGTTTGTAATAATCTAGCCAAGTCTTCTCTACTAGAAGTTTCTACGTGACCAATATGATTAGCAATTTCATTAAGAGTTTCATGTGAACCAAAATTAGAAGCTGTTTCGTAGCTTATTGACCAACTTTGAACTGGACTATTGGCTTTGTAAGTATAATTGTTAGGGCCTTGAATATCTATGGGTTGTTTGTTATTGATGAAGTAAGTCAATGGTATCATCGTTCCTCTATAAACTGTTGATGATTCTGGAACTAGAACATCTGGATATTGGCTCATACAATTTTTAAGATTGGTAAGAGCGTTGATGAATTGATTTGTAGTTTCTTCACCATACATATTATCAGTGAAATCTTTAATCAATTCTAAGTAATTGTTTTCAATCGGTGTATTGCGTTCTTTACCACCTAATTCATCACCAAATAATTCTTGACCAAATTTAGAAACACAAGAAGGGTTTTCAACCTCGGACATTAGTGTTTCGTATAGTTTATAAAGTTTCATAATCTTTTTTACTATAAATATCAAAAAAAAACATAAAAAAGCTTGACTATTACAAAAATGTTTCGTACCTTTGTATAACTTTTAGAGATAAGAGTATATTTATAAACAAACAAAAAATATAACAATGAAAAATTTTAACAACGTAGTAGTCCTTTTAGTCTTATGTTTGCTAGTAGCAGACAGGATGGGTTATGCTTGTTAAGTAAGTAATTAAATACTATAACAATGGAACCCATCTAAGAAATTAGGTGGGTTTTTTATTTAATGGCACCGTGGCCGAGTGGTTTAGGTAGGGGTTTGCAAAACCTCGTACACTGGTTCGAATCCAGTCGGTGCCTCTAAAAAAAAAGAAAAGATGGAAAATAATGAAGAAATAGTTGAAATAGGTTCTTTTGTTACTTATGCTTCATCTGGACAAATAAAAACAACAATGTATATGGAAGCAAAAGCGTTTGATAAAAACGAAGTAAAGAAAGACTTGTATAAGTCAAAAAATATGGCTAAATTTAGTCATTATGTAAGTGGTAATTTATATTACAAAGTAGAATTGAGTGTTGGAACATATCAGTTTCCAATTGCAACGGTTGAAGATAGAGAACCAATATTTGATTCTGTTCCTGGAATTCAATTATCAGAAGATTTAGGTACAACAACCTTTGAAGCTGAAATGAAAGGTTCAGACTTAAATAGATGGATTTCAAAAGCCATTGACAAAGGAGAATTTATAAAGGTAGTATAAGCTATCAATTAGGAGTGTAGCTCAGAGGGAGAGCGATTGTGTTACATACAATAGGTCGGGATTTCAAAATTCCCTATTCCTACAAAATAACAAAAATTAAAACTAAAAATTATGACATTTACATGTGCACATTGCGGAGAACATAGCCAAGGAGTTGCGGCTATTCATGATAGAAAGTTTATGCATCATAGATGTGTTGGTGAATATCAAAAAGCTAAAATCATTGAAAAATGGGAAGCTAGTGGTCTTTTGGAAGGATTGACCAACACTGAAGGAAAAATAAACCTTGCTGACTTATATGAAGGGAAAGCTAAACAAATGATATCTTCTGAATAGAAGATAATTTGGCCGAATGGTGGAATGGTAGACACGCTGGACTTAAAATCCAGTGCTCAGTAATGGGCGTGTGGGTTCGAGTCCCACTTCGGCTACTGGCATCTCCCTAGGGAGAAGGCTCTGGTTGTCGGTCTGACCTTATAGACCGAAATTTGCCCGTGTGGTGGAATGGTAGACACACTAGTCTTAGAAACTAGGCTCGAAAGGGGTGCGAGTTCGACTCTCGCCATGGGTACAATATGCATCTTTAACTCAGTTGGTTCAGAGTGCCATCCTTACAAGGTGGAAGTCGTAGGTTCGAATCCTACAAGATGTACTAAAAGATAGTTACTGCAAACAAAACGGTTAAAATTTTGTCTCATACACAAAACTAAGTGGTTCAATCCCACAAAACTATCTTGTATTTGGCCGAGTGGGGGAATTGGTAGACCCGCCAGTCTAAGAAGCTGGTTCCCATTAGGGAGTGTGAGTTCGAGTCTCACCTTGGTCACAAATATATTTGCTATTGTCATTTTTTAATTGTACCTTTGTAAAAAAAATAAACAATGGAGTTTAGCGAAGATGATAAATATAAGATTTGGATTCATTATATGGTAACACAAGTAGCGTTACGAAATGATTTTCATATTTTTACTAATTATAAAGAATATGAAGAGCGTTACGATGATTCATTTAAAAAATATCCTAGTTTGAATGTAGCAACTAGCAAATTATGGTTAGACTTAAAAGTAAGACCTTTTGAAAGTTTCTGTGCTGAAGAAGATGATAGAGTATCTAGTGGCTTAAAAGGTTGGTACTGGAGATTTAAAGATAAAATTTTTAAAGATGAGTAATATAACCAAGATTGTTAACATGAAAGATGAAGCTTTCGATGTTTATATAGGTAGAGGTTCCAAATGGGGTTGTCCTTATACGATAATCAAAGATAGACCAACACTGGCAAAAGAAATAGTGGATTCAAAAGAAGAAGCATTATCTAAGTACAAAGAATATGTATTGGCTAGCCCAGAGTTGATGGAATCCCTAGATGAATTAGAAGGTAAGACACTAGGTTGCTTCTGTAAGCCAGAAAAATGTCATGGTGACGTATTATTAGAACTGCTGACACTTAGGAAGTTACAAAAAATATTAAAAAAAGATTAAAAAAAACTTGACTTGTATTAAAAAAAGTAGTACCTTTGTATAACTTTTAAGAATAAGAGTATATTTATAAACAAACAAAAAGGGGAAACCCACAAAAATAAAAAACTATGAGAACATTAACTAACATATTTGATATCGCATTTTTCGCAGCCGAAGAGGATTACTCTTTCGGAAGGTCAAACACTGTCATAAGTTAACGAGTAGTTAATCTAACAAAATGATAAGTCTGACCTAATAAGTCAGACTTTTTTTATGCAATAAAATAATTGGTTCTGTAGCTCAGTTGGTAGAGCACTAGATTGAAGCTCTAGGTGTCGTGGGTTCGAGCCCCACTGGAACCACAGAATATGGAAAAACATCGGTCCCGTAATGCCATGGCTCGTGCACGAGTGACGGGACACCTATGCTACCATCGTCTAGTCGGTAAGGACGTGCCCCTTTCACGGGTAAAACACGGGTTCGAATCCCGTTGGTAGTACAATTAAAGAACGTGTGCAAATGCGATGGTCGGCACAGTAACTAGGGGAAATAATAGACATCGTTGACTTGAGAGTGGAAAGAAACTCTAAATTGGAACAGAGGTGTTGATGGTAACATCCTTGACTGTCACTTAAGAGATTGCGGGTTCGACTCCCGTGTGTTCCGCAAAAAATGGCCCGTTCGTCTATCGGTAAGGACGCTCGGTTTTCAACCTAGAAAGAGGGGTTCAACTCCCCTACGGGCTACAAATATAAGGTCTATTCGTTCAACGGCTAGGATGCTACCCTGTCACGGTAGAGATGAGAGTTCGATTCTCTCATAGACCGCCCTTGACTTTTTTGTACTTTGTCGTATATTTATAATAAAAGATATACGACAATGACAAGAAAAGAAAAAACAATACATTATTTGTATAAAACAACATGTAATGTAACAGGAAGATATTATGTAGGGATGCATAGTACGAATGACATAAATGATGGTTACTTAGGTAGCGGTAGAAGATTAAGAGCTTCAATGCGTAAGTATGGGATTGAGAATTTCAATAAAGAAATTTTAGAGTTCTTTGAAACAAGAGAATTGTTGGTTGAAGCTGAGATAAAAACTATCACACCAGAAATGATAACAGATAAAAACTGTATGAATTTAATGGGTGGTGGAAGTGGTGGTTTTATCAGCGATGAACAACAAAAACATCGTTCAGTTTGTGCTGGAAAAGCTTTTGCTGACAAATTAAAAAATGATGAAGAATTTGCTAAAATACATAGAGATAAAGCTTCAACACATATGACAAATATGTTGTTAACTGGTAAAATAAAAAGGTTCGATTGGAATGATAGAAATCATTCAGAAGAAACTAAAAAATTGATGTCTGAAAAGAAAAAGGGTACTGGAACTGGTAAGACAAATAGCCAATATGGTACATGTTGGATAACCAAAGATAGTATTAACAAAAAGATTAAAAAAGAAGAACTTGAAAATTACCTATTACAAGGATGGTTTCAAGGTAGAGAATAATAGTTACAGATGAGACTGTTACTAATTCATAGAACTACATATTGTAAGCGTAGAATTAGAAAATTGGGGTCATAGTTTACTGGGCGAAAATAGTTGGCTTGCACCCAGCAGAACGGAGTTCGAATCTCCGTGGCTCCACTAGCGGTATAGTTAAATGGTATAACAATGTTAAAAAAGTTAATCTGATTAAGAAGATTACGTTCAGCATTCAATATAGCCTGTCACGCCATTGTTCTAGGTTCGATTCCTGGTGCCGCTGCAAATCTGGTAACTTCTGGTAATTTTATTTACGGAGAAAGGTTGAAAACACAGGTATTATAAATTCTATCTGGCAACCTCTGGTAATTTTGGGGAATACTTTAACTGGTTAGAAGACCACCTAGACGGGTGGTAGAGTAGGGTTCAAGTCCCTCTTCCTCAACAACAAATATAAATGTTATGAAAAACACACAAAATGGGGGTGACCGCTTGGGAGCCCGTTAACAAGACAAGAACGTATAGAGTTACGTAAAAAGGAAACTGGTAGCAGACATCAAAAAAAGCTAACCAAGTATTCCGATAATTTCAATGAAATGTTCAACTTCTTCCTTAAATCAAATAGGAAAGGCATCCTATCTTTTTGTGGTGCTATCGTAAAGGTTGAATTTGATGTCAACGAAACAGAAGGAAAATTCACATTCAGAAAATTTGACAATGGAGATTTTAGAAATGGAGTCCCAATAGTATCAAGACACCCTAATATAGTAAAAGCTGTTATTGTAGGTAAAAAGTCTTGGGGACTTTGGAGTGACCAATGGTCAGATGGTATTGTTGAAGGAACGTTTACACCTAAAGAAATCTTGGATATATTTGAAGATGAAGGGATTAAGATTCCTAGTTCGCTACTAACAGAGTTTTATAAAAGAATTGCTAAAAAATTTTCAAAAAAACACAACACATTGTTTGGATAATAAAAAACTAATTAGTACCTTTGTATTATGAAAAGAAAGATATTACAATACATGGCCGATTACATCATAGAGAAACTACGTATGGAAATCGGTGGAGACGAGAGAATTTTCCAATTCTATTTAGAAATGGGAATGTGGTTAGACTTCTACGCTGTTGAATGGTTTGATATTTACCTCGACTAAAAAAAACTTTAAAAAAAACTTGCACAGGTCAAAAACATTTCATACCTTTGTAATCTAAAAAATAAACAAAAACAATTTAATTTAAAACTAGAAAATTATGAGTAAATTTGCACAAATGCTATCAGCGGATAGTTCAGCAACATTAGGAAACAGAGCGAAAAATTTAGCAGATGCTGCCGTATTGGAAGTTGAGTCTTTCATCGCAAACCTAAGAAAAGAGAAATTGCAATTGAATAGCAAGTTAAATGACTTGACTGACTTGGCTCCAGAGAACACTTACTCTCTACGTCCAGGTGGTGCTGATTTCAACGCTGCTAAATGGGTGGCTGAATTACACAGAACAAAAATGGATTTAGCTTTGAAAGAAGTTCAACTTGTGGAAGCACAATCAATCTATGATGAATGGTTTGCTGACGAGGCTCCAGCTACCAAAGGTAAGAAATAATGAACATACCAAAGGTTTATTTGGCGAAGTCTAATAGAGCTAACCCAGATGTGGTTACTAGAGTTCGCCAAATCCTTAACCAATTTAATATACAAACAGTTGAATTCAAAGGTGGTCTATATAGTCACAAAGACTTATTGGAATGTGAATACATGGTTGTAGTTCCAGATTTATCAAAAGAAGATGAATACATAATTGGTAAAGGGTTATTTGAGCAAATAGGTGCTTTTAAATATAGAAAAGGTTATGAATCAATTTGTGTTATCAGTGATGAAAACATAAATGTTAGAGATATCAACGAAGTTGAAGCTTTTGATTCTGATGAGAGCTATGTTGAATATGGTGCTATCTATTTTGAATATGGTGAAGGTTGTCCATTGGATAAAGTTCTAGAAGACATGTGTTTAACTAGAATTCCAAACTATGTATATGGCAATACAAATACTGACTCACAATATGAGTATATTTTAGCTAGAAAAAGTTAAAAAAAAAACGATACAAAGGTTGCAACTTTAAAAAAAGATTAGTATCTTTGTAGTATAGAAATATCATAGGTTTGTACTATATCACGGTTACTTAGAGTGAGCAGCAATGTAATCACTTGAGCCTTAAAAACTACGAGATAAAAAGGTACCGTAGCTCAGTTGGTAGAGCACCGCACTGAAGATGCGGGTGTCAGTGGTTCGAATCCACTCGGTACCACCAAGTATTCACTTGACTCCTATAGTATAGTGAAATTTACCAGCCCATAGGAACGGCTTGGGTAAGGGTGTTAGCTAAGGAAGGACTAACAATTATGAGATACCGATGGCCCAAATTCTCATTAAATAGACGGTTGACCGAGTGGCTTAAGGTTGAGCATACATAAAGTCTTGATGTGGTATGTATGATACCTATACAAAGAGATTCACAGGTTCGAATCCTGTACCATCTACAAATAAATAAATTTAACTATGGCAACAGCTGCAAAACGTTCTAGACAGTCTAGAGTAATCGAAATGCTTGAGAAGCAATTAAAAAGTGGTGTGAAAACACAAAAGAAAACAACTGACGTTAAAGTTCCTTTGAATGATTCTGATATCAAAAGAATCAACAAAGAAATTGAAGTTCTAAAAAGTAGAACATAATGAAAAAAATGTTTTTAGTAGCTTTGGTTTTAGGTTTAACTGTTTCATGTAAACCTAAAACTGAACAACCAACAGAAAACGTTGAAACTTATGATGCTGTAATCCTTTCAGATTCTTCTGATTATCGCAATCAAGACGAACCTACAGAAAGTGACGTTAAGGTAGCTGATAAGCGTTATTGGTCAAGTTCTGAAACTAAATTACCAGTCGGTATTGTTGTAAATAAAGATTGTGCTAATTGTCGTTCAGAAAACGAAAAAGCAGATTTAAAAGACAACTACATTACAATCAAAAGGCCTAACGAAACGTTAACGATTAAAAAAGACATTGATGAGGATTTGTTCTTAAATGTTGAAGTCGGAGATATCATACAATAACATACGTAAAAATAAATTCCAATGAGAAGAAACGGAAACAGAACCATCAAGGTTAACAAAGCAGATTTAATTGCTAAGATTCAAGAAAATAAAGCACAACACATTGAAGCTTATACCAAAGCCGTTGTTGCTTACAAGAAAGAAGCACTTAAACAATTAGCAGACATTACCAAAAAAGTTGAAGCTGGAGATATGAAAGTTAGATTAGATTTAACAACACCAGTTGACAACAGCAATAACTATGACAAAATCATTGATATGTTCAATTGGGAAGTCGAAGACATAGTTGAATTAGAGCAATCTGAGTTCAATGAATACGTCCAAGATGAGACCGATTTTGCAAGACATGCGTTGATGTCAAATAGTATGTATTTGGCTGGGTAACAGCTTGATTTACAGCTTATTAAAAGTGTAAAAAAGATTAAAAAAATATTCATTTTTACTTGACTTTTAATGAAAAATGTAGTATCTTTGTAGTATAATAAGTAGAGAATAATACAATAACATAATAACATAATAACATAATAAACAAAAAAACAAAGAAAAAAAAAATGGCTGTAACAAAAACAACACCCGCAAAGAAAGCAAGTGCTAGCACAGAGATTGTCTTAGGACAAGCTGCACAACAAATTACGAAAGCAGTAAGCGAATTAGCTTCTGCCACTAACACAATCAATAAAATGGTTGAGCAAGCTGAAGAATTAACTTTACAAGTTGCTAACAAAGAAGAAGCGATTATATCATTAGATGTAGCTTTTGCTGAAAAAGAGCGTCAATTGAAAGTTGATTTAGATTTAAGTTTCAGAGCTAACACAGACCGTGTTGTTAATGAATACTTAACAAGCGTTGGGAAAACAGTAATTCCAGCTAGTGAATTGAGTTCATTGCGTAAAGAGTTAGACGAGGTTAAGTCTAACACTGATGGATTAATCAAAAAAGAAGTTGCTACGGTAGTTTCTAGCCTTAAATCTCAATACGAGAATGAAATCAAATTGATTCACTCAGAGAATAAAGCTATTGCTGCTGAAAACGCTGCTAAGATTGGTACGTTGGCTAACCAAAACGAGTTCTTAAGTGAACAAGTAACTAAATTGTATTTACAATTAGATGCTGAAAGAGCTGCTGGTATCGAAAGAGCTAAAGCTGGTTCAGTAGGGTCAATTAACGTTTCTGGACAAGGAAAATAATACCCAAAAATATAAGCTAAGTGAGAAATTGCTTAGTTTGTAACTAGACATTGAAAGATTATTTCAGCAACAAAAAATCTATAGCCTGTTAAGCTCGTGATATGGGTTCGAGTCCCATACTGTCCTAAGACACTGGGCGGTTAGCTTAATGGTTAGAGCACGAAAAAGAAAAAAGTTAATCTTGTTGTCTAACTTATTGTGTTGTTCCCTTGAGAAAGGAAAGCTAGAATTGTAATAGATGATGAATAGTCTACACAACGCAGAGGCCTCAGCCTCAAATACGGAGATAGCTTAGTGGTAAAGCACTCCCCCTTGAATTCGTGTGTAAGGTTCGATTCCTTTTCAGTTTGGAAGCATGACGTAGGGAGTTACGTAGGTTCGAATCCTACTCTTTGTACAAATAGGTTTGGTCCAATGTATGTATATCGTCCTTCGATGGTCTATGTAAAGCAGAATCAAATCAATTAATAAGAACATACTTACGTACTTTAAAGGTGGCTCCCTTTCCCACATTTGGGATATGAGAAAAAGAGCTGTGGCTGACCATGGGCATCTAATTGGGTTAAATCTCCAATGATACAGGGGGCGAAGTTAAAGGAACGATTTCTAGAATCAAGGTGAGATTCCCGTAAGTCACTGTTCTTAAAAAAAAATGACATTATCTTTGGTAGTGTCATTTTTTTTATGTACCTTTGTAATGTAAAAAAAAAATAAGTTATGGGTTTAAATTACCAATTAGGTCAATATGTAGGTGAATATATCATAGCGTTGCACTTACCAACGTTAAGTACTGATATGATAAAAACTAGAGTTATCATTGAAGTTTCTCCAGAAGAAACCGCTGAATGGGAAATATTAGAAAAACCACAACAAATATACATTAGTAGCAAAGACCCAGACAGAGAAGCTAAAGAAGAAGCCAGAACTAAACGTTTCTATGAAAACCGTAAATGGTATCATAAGCTAGAAGAAAAATATCTTAAAGAAACTATAGAAGTTCTAGTACCTAGAGTTGTACCTACCAACATGAAACAATTCACTCAAGGAATCGAAGATGCGTTATGGGATTGTGATAGGTCACACTATAAAATTTTAGAAGGGTATTTCCAGCAAACAGAAAGCTTTGCATGGTGTTCTAGAATTATTTTGACAAGACACATAGAAAAAATACCAGAAAAATTTGCATAAGTCAAATATTATTCATACCTTTGTACTCAACAAGTTAAAAAACTAAAAAATAAAACATGGGATTAAAAGATTTATTTATTGTTAGTGAAGAAACACCTAACGATAAACCAGTAGAACAAACTACTCCTAGTCCAGCAGCAACGTCTGTAACTAAGTTTCCAAGTTCAACGCCTCAACCAGAGGAAACTAGTGTATTCAGCAGCTTTGGTTTTCCAAAATCAGAACCAGCAGTTGTTACACCAACATTTACTTCAACACCATCAACTCAAGGTGTTAGCGAAGAACAATTAGCAAAAGCTTTAGCGACATATACCAATGGGTTTGATTCTTTGAATCAACCTGGATATGATTTCTATGAATTCTATCAAGCAGTTATCGGTGCTGGGGTTGACAATCCTCAGATATACACTATGGCATTTGCGATGGGTTCTGGTATGGATAAAACCATAAACAAAAGCAAATTGATTTCACAATCAGATTTTTATCTAAATGAAATCAATAAGGTTTACAATGATTTCGTAGTAAAAGGGAATTCTAAAAGACAAGAGATTGTTGACCAAAAAAACCATGAAAATCAATCACTTATGGGTGAATTGGATTTGATGAAACAACAATTGGAGCAATTACAAATTCAAATCGCTGACCGTCAAAACAAACTATCCGTAATCGATAGCAAATATGGTCCAATGATTAGTGAAGTTGATAACAAATTAACAGCCAACAACATGGCTAAAGATAAGATAGTTAATTCTATCGAATTAGTAAAACAAGGAATTAATAACAATTTAAAATAAAAAAAGATTATGCAAACACAAACACAAACATCGACACAAACTGCATTTAATGCAAATTTGATGAACTTACCTATGATGAAGAATTATAGTGAGAATGAAATTTCAACAAAGGTTGATACCTTTAGAAAAGGAGAGAAAAACATGTTCTGGTTCTTTAAATTAGCGGCACTTATCGGTGTTGGTTATTTAACATGGACATACGTGTTACCACCAGTATTCCAAGCGATTGGTCAATTATTAGCAGTATTCGCTACGGGTGTATTTATTGTTGCTGGAGTTATTATGGCACCAGTAATTGTTAAGGGTATTCGTGTATTCACAAGAGCAATTCACAAAGCACTTATCAAGTATGACCCATTTGCTCAGTTAGAAATTGAAAGACAAAAAATGCTTGTAAACCAACAAACATTTAGAGTAGCAAAACAAAACATTGTGTCATTGAAACAAGAAATGGAAATTGAAGCTGACAGGTCAGAAAAAGAAGCTGAACAAGGTCAAAACAAAATACTATCCTTGCAAGGTAAAGCTGGAACTATTAAACAAGCCATGGATGAAATGGTTAAAGAAAAAGGTGTTGCGGCTAAAGGTGAAGATGCTTATGTTGATTATGCTTCTAGCTTACAAAAGTTGTTGGCTGAATCACAACGTGTAGCAAACCAATTGAACCAATCAAAAGATTTCGTTCAAAAATATGGTTCTCGTGCTAACATTATGAAGAAAATGGGACAAAAGCTTACGCTAGTTGAAACTGCAATGGATATTAAAATCCAAGACTTTGATGCGACTATCATCATGCTTAAAAAAGACTATGACTTTGGTCAAAAATCAAACGCTGCTACGTCTGCCGCTAAATCAGCAATGGGCTTCGCTAAAGGTTGGGAATTTGATTACGCTTTGGATGTTGTTACATCTACGATTGCTGCTGATATCGCAATTACCGCTGGTAACTTGAAAGATATCGAAAGTATCACAAGCAACTATACCTTGGATTCTGATGAATTGTACGCAAACTTGAACGCTGTTGCTGACAAGATTAAAGTTGGTGCTGACATCATTCCAGATGCTAAACAATACTCTAACCCAGAATACAACTTGTCATCAAGTGACAAATTGAAATCTGGTGGGTTCGGAGATATGTTCTAAGAAAAATTTAAAAAAAACTGTTCGAGTAAGAATCATGACTCATTATCTGATTTGGAAGTAGTGGACAATTATATTAGTGGGATGGCCGAGCCTAAACAAGTAAGATGGTAGCTAAAAGAGTTTTAGGTCGATGAGGATAGTTTCTCCGATAGCGAAAAAAAAAATAAAAATAATTCATAATAAATTTGGTAGTGTCGAAAATTATAACTACCTTTGTAGAGTTAAAATTAAATAGTATAAACTAAAAACAAAAATTAAAAATGGGAGCAATCTTCAAACAACCAAAATTAACTACCTTAGCTGAGGGGACAATCTTAGCATTAGGTCTAGCAATCGTATTAGGAATCGTTTATTTCGTATCACCTGGATTACGAGTTGCTGTTTCAAAGCAATTAACTTCATTAAGTATCAATACTGATGAATTGAACAACGTAACGAGTGGTGCCAAGCTACCAACTCCGTCTAATCAGCCATCAACAGCTGTAGCAAACAAAGGTCTTATCCGTATTGCAGAATATGCATGGAATGGTAACGCTGGTATGATTGTGGCTAACGGTGGTCCACGTACAACTCAAGGTTCTCTTATGGAAGCTTCTGGTGTTAACTTAGAAATCGTAAGACAAGACATGGTCGGTGGGTTACGTGATATGCAATTAAAATTCGTTGAGGAATTCTCTAAGGGTGCTCAATATCCAGTATCAGATAAATCAGCGTTTGGTGTAAGTATTATGGGTGACGGTGTGCCGTTCTATATTACGACTACACAAAAAGCTTTGGATGAAAAATTTGGTAAAGGTAAATACCACGTACAAGTAATTGGTGCTTACGGTCTTTCATATGGTGAAGATAAATTAATCGGACCAAAAATCTGGAAAGATAATCCACAATCAATGAAAGGTGCTGTAATATCTTCTGTAATCGGTGATGGTGACTGGGTTGTTGCAATCAACTATGCTTTTGCTAATAAGATTCCAGTGAATCCAGACCCAAGTACTTATGATGCTAATGCGATTAACTTCGTACCATCACAAGACGATGACTACATCAACTCTGTGAAAGAACTTATCAAGTCACAAAAAACAGGTTATACTGTTCCTTTAAAAGTGGTTGAGAATGGTAAATTAACTGGTAAAACAGTTAACCACAAAATTGATGGGGCAACTACATGGACTCCTGGTGATAAAATGGCTTTCGATGCTTTGAGTGGTTTCACCGATGTAGTTTCAACTAAAGAATTTGTTAACCAAATGGCAACAACACTAGTTGTTATTAAAGAATGGGCATTGCAACATGAGAAAGAAGTTGTTAATATATTGAAACAAACATATACTGCTTCTAATCAAATCAAACAATATGATGAGTGGGCTGTTAAAGCATCTGAATGTGTTGCTAAAACATATGACTTTGAAACACCTAAATACTGGTATGATTTATTCAAAGGTCAAAAAGGTACCAAAGATGGTTTAGATTACAATATCGGTGGTTCAAAAGTGTTTAACTATGCTGATGCAATGCAATACTACGGAATCACAGATGGTAACAACAGATACAAAGCGGTTTATAACCAAGTATCGGTTTACTTGACTGACTTGAACCCATGTGGTTTTAATGAAACATGTAAAGATGGTGTTGTACCTTACGAAGATGCGGTTAATTTATACTTCTTGAAATCGGTAACTGATGTTGCTTCTGGTAAAGCTGATAAAATAACTTATACTGACACTAAAACTAAAGTATTGGCTGATGGTCAATGGAACATTAGCTTTGCAACAGGTAGTTCAGAAATCGCTGGTTCTGAAAAAGATTTAGAAGCAATCTACAACTTACTAGTACAAGCTGAACAAACCAAATTGAGAATTGTTGGTCACACAGATAACGTTGGTAACTCTGATTCTAACTTATCATTATCTAAAGGTCGTGCTAATTCAGTAGTAAATTACTTAACTGGTAGAGGTATTTCTAAAGACCGTTTCCAATTGGTTGATGGTAAAGGTGATACTAACCCAGTAGCTAATAACAACACTGCTAGTGGTAAAGCTAAAAACAGACGAGTGGAAATCACTTTGTTAAACTAACAGAAACATAAACTTACAAAAATCCTTAACACATAGTTAGGGATTTTTTTTATGTAAAATATTTGGTTATATAAAATATTAGTTGTACCTTTGTTAGGTAGAAATTATAAAACACTTAAAAATGAAAGAAACTAGATTTTTAGGACATGTAGAAAATAAAGGTTTTTATGCTGATGAGCAACCAAACTATGAATTTTCTTATACTCATAATGAGTTAAAAGCAAAAGCTTACAAAACTATTGATGGTGTTACCGATATCTTAGAAAGATGTGGTGATAAGAATGGCATGAGAACAATTGTAAAAGTTGAACGTCAAATCACAATCATCGAAAGAACACCTTTTAAAGGTTCTACAAGAGCCAAAAAGAAAGAAGTGGATTTGGAAGCACTTAGACAAAAAATGATTAAAGACCGAGAAGCATATAAATTAACACTTAAAAAAGATTAAATGAAAAGATTATTTAAACCGTTTGAGAATCTTAAAGGTTCTAGTAAAACGACAATACTGACATCATGGTTAGTAATTCTATTAACGTTTTGGGGACTTAACAGTTTTGGTGATACTCACCTTTTCCCAACACCACTACAAGTATTGCATGGGTTAAAAGACCTTTGGGCCGATGGGTTGGTCGTTCACATTGCAAGTTCAATTTGGTTATGTAGTCAAGCTGTAATGATTTCCATCGTGATTTCACTTATGTTTGCTTATTCATCTGCAATTCCTTTCTTTAAACCAGTTGGTACATTCATATCTAAGCTTAGATATCTACCTTTGACTGGTATCGCATTTTACATTGCAATTCTTATCAATGATGCTAGAACACTTCAAGTCTGGGTTCTTGTTGTTTTTATGACAACATTCTTAACCACAAGTCTTATGCAAATGATTAAAGATATTCCAGAAGAAGAATTCGACCACGCTAGGACATTAGGTTGCAGCAGATGGGAATGTTTATGGGAAGTTGTAATCAAAGGTCGTATTGACTACGTATTTGAGTTGGTTAGACAAAACTTGGCAATCGTATGGATGATGCTTGTAACCGTTGAATCTATCCTTGTGGCCGCTGGTGGACTTGGATTCCTTATCAAGAACAATGATAAGTTAGGTGATGCTGGTAAAGTAATCGCATTGCAAATCATAATCGTAGTTGTAGGTTTAACCTTAGACTTCATTATCACAAAATTAAGAAAATTAATCTTTAGATATTCAAATTACTAAACTATGAGTTATAAAGCTGAACAAACGTTATTATACGTTAAAGACCTAAGTGCTGGTTACGATGGAAAAACAATCCTTAAAGATGTTTCTTTTGAAGAAAAAGACATCATAAGACAAGGACATGAATCAACTGGGCAAGTAATTGCTTTTATTGGTCGTTCTGGTAGAGGTAAATCTACCTTATTCAAAACACTAACTGGTTTATTGAAGCCATTAAGTGGTCAAATGCTTATTAGTGACTTAACTACCGATGTTGCTGACGATGCAAAGAACTTGTCAGAGGGCGACATAGGGTTTGTAGACCAAAAATACACCCTTTTTAGACACAAAACCATCACACAGATTTGTGAGTATGCTTTGAGAAAATCAACGCTTACAAAGGCTGAAAAAGAGGCTCAGATTAAAGAGTATCTAACTGATTGGGGATTGTTGGAACACAAAGACAAATATTCTTGTGAATTATCTGGTGGTCAAAGACAAAGAACTGCAATCATTGAGCAAATGCTTTCATCTAAACACTTTATGATTTTGGATGAACCGTTCTCTGGGTTGGATGTTGGTAACATCGAAAAAGTGAAAGAATCATTTGTTAGAATTGGTAAAAGCAATGAATACAATACGATTATTTTTTCGACACACGATTTAAGACTTGCTGCTGAATTGGCTGATAGTATTTATATTGTTGGGTTTCCAGAAGGTGAAACATCGTATTCAACGATAGTTAAACACTACGACCTTAAAGCAATGGGGTTGGCGTGGGAACCATATGGTAGTGGACATAGAGAGTTGGTAAAAGACATGAAAGAATTGCTACTTAAATCATAATGATAGTAGTAAGTAGAAGAGCCATTCGATTCTTTGAATGGGTATTGAATAGTGAGGGGATAAGAGGGTTAGCTTTCTTTCCCTTCATATTTATAGGTGATGCAAGTGATATATATCCAGAGCTAATAAATCACGAAAAGATTCATTTAATGCAGCAATTGGAGCTGGGAATCTTACCATTTTATGTGTGGTATTTGATAGCGTTGTATCGAGTTGGATATGTGAATATTTCTTTTGAAAAAGAGGCTTATGCCAACGAAAATAACTTGACTTATCTTAAATCCAGGAGTATCTTTGCATTTAGAAAGTATTTAAAGTAATGGTGGGGTACCAATAAAACCAAAAAATAACATATTTATAAACAAAAACAAAGACAAGATGAAAAAAATGATTTTCGCATTAGCTTTATTAGTAGCAGTATCTTTTACTTCATGTAAAAACGATGCAACAGCTACTGATGCAACTGCTACTGATTCTACAGCTGTTGCTACTGATTCAGTTAAGGTTGACACTACAGCTACTTCTGTTGATACCGCTAAGGTAGCAAAAGATTCTGTAAAGTAATTTAAACTGGTAATGAGTTGATTCGCATTACCTTGTTCTAGAAAATAAGATGTCGTACATTTAATTGAGAGTGTGGGATATGTCCTAAAATAAAACAAAATGGATAGTGAAGAGAATAGTAACGAGAAAAGCGATAGGGACAGCATGTCTGATGATAGCGACTTTTCTAAACCCGTTTGGGTTCGACATTTTAGTTTACAAACTGACACAGTTAACAAACGACTATTGGAGTACAATGCACGTTCTTTATGGGTTGGCATTCCTATCATTTTTATTGTCTTATGTCTTCTTTAAAATAGGAAAACAAGCAATAGGAAACTTATTGATAACGTTAGCGTTATTTTTAAACCCATTGGGTTATGATATCGTAGTATATGGTATCATGCAATTAACAAATGATTACTGGATGACAATGAGCATCATGTATGCTTTGGCTGGAACATTCTTTGGTATTTTTATGTATCTATATAGAATAAACGTAGTTGAATTGTTTAAGTATCATGCGAAAGAAACGCACACAAAAATTACAAATAAAATCAAAAAAAATGACAGATAAATTTGACGACCTTTTTAATGACTTCTTAGGGAAGAACAATAAAAAAAAGATTTTAAGAAAAGATGCTAAGAATAAAGAATTCGATGCTGAAAAAGAAGAACAAATCAAAGGACTTATCAACATGCTTGATAACATCGAACACATCGATAGTATTGATGAGCAATTAGGTGAGCCAGACAAGATAGAGACATTTGAAGAAGATGGTTTCCATTTTGAGAAAAGAGTATGGTATGCTTTTGGTGGTGAATTGGTAAAAGTGGTGATGGTTGACATTCCATATACAACGATAAAACCAGAAAAACCTGTCTTAGAAAAAACATTAGATGAAAAATTAGCTGAAGCTGTAGAGAATGAAGACTACGAAATAGCAGCAAACATAAGGGATGAGATTAAAAAACAAAAAAAAATTAAAAAAAAGTCATAAAAAACTTGACAAATCAAAATAAATGTAGTACCTTTGTGTAACTTTTAAGAATAAGAGTATATTTATAAACAACGAGGTAAAACTCAACAAACAAAAAATTATGAAAACAACAGCAACATATCAAACGAAACAGTATCAACCTAAAGGCGGAACGCCTAACGGGACGACTGGGTATGTCATGTTGAAGGATGTGATTGTAGGATAGAAAAGTACGCAAGTATTAATTTATACAACCCAGTTAGAGAAATCTAGACTGGGTTTTTTTATGTTCAAAAATTAACTAGATGTGGGAAAGTTGGAAATCCGCTACACTTGGACCGTAGAGACCGCAAGTTCGAATCTTGCCATTTAGACTGATAATTAACTAGATATGAAGGCAATTGGAAGCCGACTCGATTTGGAATCGAGAATTGTTTAAAAGCATTATGCGGGTTCGAGTCCCGTTATCTAGACGAGAAGAGACTGTTACTGATTCATAGGGGCCCATACGATGTAAGTGTCTGCGTAGAATTAGAATTATTGTCCTATAATGTAACGGTTAGCATTACTGGTTTTGAGCCAGTCCGTCTAGGTTCGAATCCTAGTAGGACAACAGAGATAAAGAGTGATTTCAGCAAGTAAACAAAAACAAACTTTTAATTTGAACCAAAATATCACTCTGTTCTTAATGGGTCTATTGAGCAATTGGCTGGCTCGCTTGGTTGTAGCCCAAGTTTGAAAGACGTGGGGGTTCGAGTCCCTCTAGGCCCACTGGCGAGTATGTAGTTTTATTGATTTCTGGAAAATGCTAGACAAAAAATCAAAAATGGGGTCTCGCCAAAGTTGGAGAGTTGGGGCGGTCTGTAACACCGTTGCGTAAGCTGAGTAGGTTCGAATCCTATCGGCCCCACTCGTTAGGGTAGATTTTAAATTTTTGACCAGAACTTGGCTTTTCAAGTGGACAATAAAAATTACAATGCTCTGTACGCACAAGAGGTGGTGCACTGGATTTGTAACCCAGAATAGAGTCGGTTCGATACCGTCACAGAGCTCTAATTTAAAATGCCTCAATAGCTCAGTTGGTAGAGCACTTGTTTTGTAAACAAGATGTCGTTGGTTCGAATCCGACTTGAGGCTCAAAAAGTAGGATAGACGTGCAGCAATGTATGGATTACGCCAAATATGGGATAATGACCCATTGATGAAGGGATAAAGATGAGTGGTTCCCTTTAAGTCCTACTGACGTTATTAATGCAGAAGTAGCTCAATTGGTAGAGTGCTAGCCTTCCAAGCTGGATGTTGCGGGTTCGAGCCCCGTCTTCTGCTCAAAGTAAAAATCGTTGCATGTAGCGAAGATAGTCATGCTAACTATCACCCAGTTAAACGATTCTGGGTAAAATTGCGGGAGTAGCTCAGTGGTAGAGCATTTGGTTACCAACCAGAGGGTCGTGGGTTCGAACCCCATCTCCCGCTCAAAATATGCGTCCCATAGCTTAGTAGGAAAAGCGGAGCCCAGTGGGGGCTTATGGATGGAAGGTTCGAATCCTTCTGGGAGGCCAAATAAAAAAAATTGATTTAAAATAAAGATATGAAAACAATAAAGAACATAAAGAGTAAACAGTAACTGCCTTTCAATGCGTTGAAGGGATAGTTACAACTATGGCTTCAAAGCATTGATGGCGATGCACCCCGCTTTTAACGGGGGGAAATGGGTTCGATTCCCGTTGGGGCTACTAGATTAACAAAGCATCTATAGCCAAAATGGAATAAGGCACCATACTTTTAATATGGGCTGTCTGGGTTCGAGCCCCAGTGGATGCACAAGTACTTGATTACTAGAACGATAAAGTAAAAAATGTATAATAAAGCTTATTGGTTTATTATACATTTTTTAGCTTTATTACGATATTAGTTGTTTATATCAAATTAATTTAATACCTTTGTATTATGAAAACAGAACATTATAATAAGTTGGTAGAAGTTGTCGGTAAAGAAAAAGCTGATAAGATTAACGATGCTATGATTGAAGCTGAATTAAGAAGAAAAGATGAAGATATCAAGGAAGCTAATCGTTTGATTAGAATGGTTGCTGTTATGATACCTAAAGAAAACCTTATTGATGGTGCTTATTACAACGGTCATAGATGGAGAGCTGGTCATGTGGCTAAATGGGATGCTACCAAAGGGAAGTTCCTATGTATCAACTTTACAATGGGTGAGTTCTATTTGGAAGACTTGCCATATTTTGCTGATGTAGCTGAAACAAGGTTGGATGGTTTTTTACCATTTGAAATGATTAAAAAAATAGAAATAGAATAACAAAGAAAGAGGATTCATCGCTGGCAACAGAGGAAGTTCACGACATCTCTCCAAGAGGTAGGAGATACCTACGAAGGCCTAAAAGTGGGACTGTCAACGAAGTATCGTTATTACTACCGCAACACGGGGTGCAACACATACAGTCTTAGCAAGGGAACTTGGATTGCGATGATAGACGGGTAGTGGCTTTTTCAAAATATCAAGATATTTATATCTAACGGGTATAAGTTAAGATAAAGTAGAAAATTATGGAGTATTATGTTTATGTTTTAAAAGATGGTGAAACACCATTTTATGTTGGAAAGGGTTCTAAATTACGAATGTATGAACATTACAGACGAGCTAAAAGAACCAAATTAAAATCACCAGTTTTATCTAAAATTAGACAGATGATTAATAAAGATTCTGAAATATTTTATGAAAAAATATTAACAACTGAAAATGAATTAGAAGCGTTAGAATTTGAAAAACTGATGATTAAGAAAATTGGAAGACGTGATATTAAAACTGGACCATTATTAAATTTAACTGATGGTGGTGAAGGTGTTATTAATTATTTGTGGACTGAAGAACACAAGCAAAATTTAAGTTCTTCGATAAAAAAAGCAATTTCAGATGGTCGATTTATACCTAATGGTGGTTTATTCGAAAGAGGTGATGAATATAAAGAATTTATGTCTAAACAAATCACAAATTATTGGGATTCTGAAGATGGTAAAGAACAAAAAATTAAACTATCAAATTTAGTTAAAAGCAAACTAGTTGGTGGTAAAAGAGTATTATCTGAAGAAGCTAGAGAAAAAATGAGAGAAGCAGCAATTAGAACCAATATTATTAAAAACAAAAACAAAAATACTCTATAAAAGATAAATGATGAAATAAAACAGGAACGTGGCTACGCTCACTTTGTTACATGCAGAAATAGTTTAGTTGGTAAAACACCCAATTCCAAGGGAGAAAAAATCGTATGACTACGTGAAGATTCAGAGGTTCGATTCCTCTTTTCTGCTCAAAAACTTGCAATCAGTCGAATTAATTCGTATATTTGTAGAAAAAATAAAATTATGACAAAATTTGAGACCTTAGAAGATTTATTAAAACGAATTTATTTACTATTACCAATAACGATTATTGAAGGTGACGAATTTTCGCCAATTTCTGAATTTAATTTATTTATTAGAATTAATAGAGGTTCGTTATCAATACATTATGTTAAAACTTTATATCATTTAGATGATATAAAACAACTAATTTATTTAGATGACTTAGATATTAATTATGATACAGATGGGTTCGTTATTAATGAAAATTTATTTACAAACGAGTTAGGGTTTTTCATTGAGATGAATTTTAGCTCAACATATGAAATTAAAAAAATTTATGAGTAAATGAAAAAACGAAACAAACATTATTTAAGGGAAAAAGAGATTATACGTCTTAAGCTTAAAGACAAAGAGATTTCAGATGCCATTCGCAATCAAGGGTATATTGAGTTGGAGAAACCCATTCCACATGGGTTTGATGCTGAATGGGTTCTTAGAGAAGATATTCTTAGACGTGCCGATGCCGATGCGTTTAAAGAAGCTTTGGATGCGTGCAAACAAAAAATCTGGTCAAAAAAGAAAGACTTCAAGTTCAGAGATTACAAAACAAAAAAATGGTATATCCAGTATCCTAAATTAAACGAGATTAACAAGGAAAAGTATGAAGCGTTGTCACCAACGGCTAAAAAGTTTTTTGTTGTTTATGATGACTGGCGTAAAAAGTATTGGAAAAGTGGTTTTAGTGATGTTCACTATCGTTGCACCTTATCTTATGAGTTGGTTGTTAAAATCACTCAATCATATATCACACACCGTAGAGAACATGATAACGTTCTTTATCAAATGGATGCTGAGAATGAGAAGATGCTTTACAAGGCGGCCAAAGGGTTTCCATGGGGTGGTTGGAGAAGCGGTCAAAAGTTCTGGCATAGACAAGAGTTAAAGAAAGAGAAAAACGTTGCTAAGAAAGAAGTAAGACAACAATTAAACGAAGAATAATCCATACCTAGTATGGATTTTTTTGTTTCTTTTGGTATATTTATATTAAAAGAAACAAATGATTAAAAAATTATTAAGAGAAGGTATTATAAAAACTAGTTTAAATGAAGGACCAGTTAAATTATTTGAAACCGTTAAAGACTATTTTCAATTTTCGGGTGATTTAGATGAAGACATACATAATTTGAATGAGCTTTATGTTTATTTAAGAGAAGAAGATGATTTTGACCCATTTGCACATGGTCAAGCAGCACCTACCGAAAAAGTAGATAAAAATATTTGTTTATTAACATTTTCAAATGCAAACGCTAAATTAGATTGGCCTTATTTTTCTTTACCAGCTGGTTATACATGTCCATTTGCCACTGTATGTAAGAATTTTGCATCTAAACCTGGACAAAAGTTTAAAGACAACAAATCTTTAAAACAAGCTAGTGATAAAACAGAACACATGTGTTATGCCGCTAGAGCTCAAGCACAATATCCAGAAACAAACAAGAAAGCTTTTAGTAACCTATCATTATTGATGACAGCACAAAAAGATGGTGGAGTTAAAGGTATGGCAGATTTGATTATTGAGTCAATTACGTATGCTGGTTTAGACCGTAGCAATATCTTTAGAATACACGAGGGTGGAGATTTCTTTTCTGACGCTTATTTCAAGGCTTGGATTGAAGTTGCAAATGCTTTCCCAAATATCAAATTTTACACACATACAACATCATTAAAATTTTGGATATCAAATAGAGGTTCTGTACCTAAAAATATGAATTTAATAGCATCAATGGATAAAAATAACGAAGAAACAATCTTACAAAATAATCTAAGATATTCAACTGTAGTTTATAGTATTGAAGATGCTAAGAAATTAAGGTTACCAATCGATTATGATGATTCATTAGCGTGTTGTAGTGATACTAATTTTGCCTTGTTATTGCATGGTGGTCAGCCAGCTGGTACTGACGCTTCAAAAGCTTATATGGCAAATAAAAAAGCTGGAAATTATGATAAGTTAAAAGACTTACATAAAGCTAATAAAGGAAATCGACAAGATTTACTTAAAAACAAATAAAAGTTTTATATGAATATTAAAAAAGAATTAAGGGCGGCTTTATTAAAAGAAGGTAAACACAAAACCCATAAAAACGAATATGGGTGTCTTATGGTTTTCTTGGATGTAGCCAATGAAGATTGGGATAAGTTACAAGACATAATTGATGACGAAGATTTATACATTGATAAAGAAGACCCAAGCTATGGTAGAGAAACTGAGCCGCATGCGACAATATTATTTGGTTTGCATGCAGACGTACCAGATGAAGACATAGAACAAGAAATTGATAAGGTAAAAGTACCTAAGATAGGGTTCAAAGGGATATCAGCATTTAGCAACGAAAAGTTTGATGTTTTAAAGTTTGACGTTGATAGTGATGACATGCATAAAATGAATACAAAGTTTAAGAAATTTCCAAATACAAATAACTTTCCAGATTATCACCCACACGTAACAATTGCTTATTTGAAACCTAAAACGGCTGACAAATACATAAAAAAAATGAAAGGTATGGAAGACATGCCAATCAAAGTTGATAACTTGGTTTATTCAAAACCAAATGGTGAAAAAAAGACATACGAATTAAATTAAAAAAGGGCCCAATGGGCCCATTTTTGTTTTAACCTTGACCTACCGATTTTTTTAAGTAGTTCTTAGAATTTTTCATTTTTGATGATTTCGATTTCGAATGAATTCCAGGTCTCTTCTTGTGAGTCTTTTCAAGTCTGCCAGAAGTTGTTGTTGATGTTGCTTTTGCCATGTTAAATATTTTTCTAATAAATACTTGTTTTCTAATAAAAAAATTAGTATATTTGTAAAAAAATTAACATATATGAAAAATTCAATCTTAATCGATATCGATACGGAAAGAGACCAACCAATACTTATTGGAAAAGGTCAAGAAAATGAACCGCCAACTACTAGAGAAGAGGCGAAAGAAATGATACTAACTGACATATCTTGTATGTGTGAGGCGTTGATAACTTTGATTCACGTAGCAGACCAAAATGAGTACGCACACAAAGAAGATATGGTAAATAAAGCCATTGAGCAGTTAGGACTTTTATTAATCCCTTCAACTACAACTGAAGAATCTACCGACAATAACGAAAAAGCTTAATCGTTATGTGTGGAAGAAATATTAATAACTGATGACCAAAGAAAAAGAGCCAAAGAGCTTTATGAGTTTAATGTATTAAACGGGTCTGTAACTGAAGGAAAAGGAAACGAAGTAGGTGCTTTGGGTGAAATCATTGTTTGGGATAAATACAAAAACAAAACCAAATACGTAGGGTCTTATGATTATGATATGATAATCAAAGGTATAAAGGTTGATGTTAAAACCAAAGCACAAAATTATCCACCAGCACCACATCACACCTATAACATCTTTGCTTTCAATACCAAACAGAAATGTGATTACTATTGTTTTGTTGTTGTTCATAATGATTTAACCAGAGCATGGATAGTCGGGTGGAAAGATAAAGAGAAATTCTTCAAAGAAGCTAAGTTTCGAAAGAAAGGTGAACTAGACGATAACATTCCAAATGGTACATGGACATTCAAAGGTGATTGTTATTGTTTGAATATTGGTGAATTGGAAAATAAAGTCAAAAAAGACTTGGAAGAAACAAAATAATTTAGTACCTTTGTATCAAAATAGATATTATGATTGTTGACAAAACTCAAAAGAACAGATTAACTGCTGTACATTCGTTTACAGTGTTCCCACAAGATTTAAACTATGCCGATACATTATTCGGTGGTAAGGTTATGGCCGAGATGGATATAGCTGGTGTTAAGGTCGTAAGACGTGCTTTATATGGTACAGGTGCTGATGGTGCAGTTACAGCGTGTGTTGATAGAATTGATTTTAAGAAACCCGCTTTCTTAGGTGATTTAATTACAATGATTGCTGAAATTAAAACGCTAGGTAAATCTTCAATACAAACAAAGATTAGTGTTAGTAGAGAAACCACTATGGGTGTAATCGAGGATATATGTGCAGCTAACTTTACATTTGTTGCTATGAAAGATAAGAAATCATTTCCACATGGTTTAAGTTTTGAACTATTAGAATCAAATAATGAGTAATCCAGTTATAAAATTTAATGGTGGTAATCCAGTCTACTTATGCAAAAAATGTAGAACAATTACAAACTACGTTAAGTTAAACGAAGACAGAACTGCTTATATTACATTTGATGGGTCTGAACCAAAATTGTATTGTAATAAGTGTGCTGATTTGATGGCTTCTAAAAAAGTAATAGCAACCATCAAATCATGTGTTACACCAGAACACTTAGAAGGTGCTGTAAAATTCTTATATGCTTATCTTAATGAATATGATAATAATGATAGATACAACGAAATGGTTGGTTTATTAACTGAAAAACGTAAAGAAATTGAAAAATGATTAGAGAAGTAGAATTTGACTTAGATGATTTCACTGAAGATGAAATGATTGAACATTTGGAATCATATGCTCATCATTTGGATATGAAACAAATAAAACGATTAAGAAACGTAATCAAAGACGGTGAAGAAAACCTAGTAGATGATATATTAAAAGAAAATGAAATCTATACACTGGTCACATCGTATTCAACGATAAATGACGAGATTAAGATAAAAATAATTTTAGAGAACTTACACAAGTTTACACTTACACAGATTAGTAAAATTTTTGAGAAATAATGAACGGAACATTTAGAAAAGAAATACATGGTAAAGAACTTTATCTATTCAATGGTAAAGGTGAGCTAATCTTCAAAAGATGGTTAGACCAAAAAAGGTCAGTCGTATTTGACGTAATGACTTATGACAAAGCAACACTAGTGTCCATAACAGAAGAAAGTTTAAAAAAATAAAAACATGATTAATATTATAGTAGCAGCATCAACCAATATGGTTATCGGTAAAGATAATGATTTACCTTGGCATTTGCCAACAGATATGAAACACTTTAAAGATATCACCAAAGGACACGTAGTTGTTATGGGAAGAAAGTGTTGGGAAAGTATCCCAGAAAAATATCGACCACTTCCAAATAGAGATAACTTGGTAGTTACTAGAAATAAAGACTATAAAGCAGAAGGTGCTGAAGTTCACACTGATTACACCAAACTATTAGAGTCATATAAAGAGAGTGATAAAGAACTTTTCGTTATCGGTGGAGCTGATTTATACAAAGAAGCCTTTGTTTATGCTGATAAGTTATTCTTTACTCAAATTTATTCCACAATTGAGGGTGATACTTTTTTAGAAGGTTTGAAGATTGAAGAATGGGATTTGATTGACAGTGATAAGATACTGGAAGAGAATGGTTTAAAGTTTAGATTTGAAGTTTACAGAAAATTAACCAAATAAAAGTTGCATTCAAGGAAAAATTGTAGTACTTTTGTAATATGAAAATAAGTCATGGCAATAGAACGTAAAAAAGCTGAAAGAAAGCCAGTGGTCGCTATAGAACCTAAAAAGAGAGAACGACCAATCGAAGTTAAACCAGAGGTTAAGGTTGTTGAACCAGTAAAAGCTAAGGTAACACCAAAACCTGTTCCAAAGGTTGAGTCTAAAAAAAGGGTAGAACCAAAACCAGTTGTTAAGGTTCCAGCAATTCCGACTATTAAAAAGATAACTGAAGATGAGCCAGTCAACCCAGAGTTGGTTATGGAATCAAAAAGGGTTAGGGCAAAGCCAAGTGATGATAAATACATTAGATTCGCATGTAGTGAATACAAGGATAACTTTAAGGTTATATCAGAAAGAGTACAAAAAAATGAAATTAAGTTCGCTTATTTCGCAATAGATGGTGATGATTTTTACCACTATTATATATTAATCAAAAATTAAAAGCAAAATGTCTTTAAAAGAAAAAATCAATGCTGACTTCTTGACAGCATTCAAAGCAAAAGAAATGGAAAGAAAAAACTTTCTAGGTCTATTGAAAAGTGAAATCCAAAACGAAGAAGGTAGGGGAACTGTAACAACTGATGGAACAGTTTTGATTATCTTACGTAAGATGGAAAAATCCCTTAAACTAACTAACAACCCAGAATCTTTGGTCGAGTTATCATACATGGAACCTTATTTACCAAGTCTTATGACTGAAGAACAAATCAGAACTATTGTTAAATCTTACAAAGATGCTGGTTTAACTAACGCTGGTCAAATGATGGGGTTATTTAGTAGAGATTACAAAGGGTTGGCTGATAACAAATTGGTTTCATCAATAATCTCTGAAGCATAATGTGGGCATTTTTATATATCATATTAGCTCATTGGGTTTCTGATTTTGTTTTACAAACCAGACACATGGCTACGAGAAAAAGTACCAGCAACTATTACTTAACAATGCATGTTGGTGTATATTCATGTGCTACTATGTTATTTTGGAGTTTATTGTTTGCTGTTGTGGTTCCGATTACATTACAAACAGGTTTGATTGCGTTTAGTGTTATTTTTATGTCACATTGGATGACAGATTATTTTACAAGCCGACAAACGAGCAAGTATTACAAATTAGAGAAGTACTACCAATTCTTTAATGTTGTTGGTTTCGACCAAGTATTACACTATGTGCAGTTATTTTTAGTTTACAATTACATTATTTTACATACATAAAACACTATGAACGAAGAACAAATTCACGCAAGCTTAGATAAAATGCTTGACAATCCGAAATCTAAAAATTTCCTTAATCACCTAGTTAGGTCTTACATGCCAATAACCAGTGTTGAGAAGGTTTGGGAAACACCAAAAGGTGATTTCAAATGTGTATTGACCAGAGAACCATTATTTTCTTCAGAAGATATCCTTGAGGGTATTCACACTGAAGAATTCAAAAGTCAATTCATGAGCAATCTAAAGAATATGTTCAGTGAGAATGCTAAAGTAGAATCACCGATTGCTAAGCTTATTGGTGATAGAAAAATGGGTGTTACTGGTAAAGATACCAATACATTCATGTCATACCAATCATTCCAAATCTTTTATGATTGGTTGATTACAAAAGCCCTTAAAGGTGATAAACATATCAACTGGTTGCTAGGGTCAATTAGGAGAGAATCGTTTATCAAACGAGCTGAAAGCATCGATGATGTTGATGTGCAGCAAAAAATAAATAAAATTAATTCAGTTAAAGATAGAACAGCAACTTTCACATTAGGTGATTCAAACTCTGCTCTATTGAAATTGAAAGAACAATTAGAAAAAGAAGAAAAATGAGAATTAAATTAGACCATCAAAAGGTTTTTTTTGCATCGGATTTTCACTTTTGTCATACAAATGTGATTAAATACGACAAACGACCTTTTGAGAGTGTCGAAGAAATGAATGAAACGTTGATTAACAACTGGAATTCAAAAGTTAGCGACAATGATGTCGTATTCTATTTAGGGGATTTATCCTTTGATAGAAATGGTAATGATACACAACGTATCTTAAAGGAATTGAAGGGTAAGATACACTTTATTCTTGGAAATCATGATGACGAGAGAGATATTCGTAAATTGAATCGATTTGAAACAATTAGCGATTATGTTAACCTTAGTATCAATGATAGCGACACCCCTAGAAAAAAACAAGGGATTATGATGATGCACTATCCTATTTTATCATGGGACAAAGCACATCACGGAGACTGGCATTTGCATGGTCATTGTCACCAAAGCTTGGTGATTCAAAACCCAGAATACTACGAAAGAAAAGTATTGGATATGGGTTGTAATGGTTGGGACTATGCTCCAGTTCATTACGATGAAATAAAAACAATAATGGCGACCAAAGGAATTGGTAATGTAGACCATCATGTATAATTAACGAAAACAAACAAATATGAGTGGTAGAAAAAAAGCAGTTAGAGCAACACCTAACGAGATTGAGAAAATTGTTAAAGAATTCCATAGCAACTTTGGGATTAAAAGAATCAACTTTAGTGATTTAGATGGTGAAGAGATTTACATAGGTGAAGATGACGAAGTAAATGTTGGTTTCACTGGGACTGAAGAAGATGATGATGAAGAAGAAGATTACATGGTAAATTCTTATACTGAAGAAATTAGCTTCATTGAATTTGCTATTATAAATTCTTACTTGCATGATGCTTTCAAAGGTAAACAAAAAGAATTGAATGTAAGAGCCTATGGTACTAGCGATAATATCGGTAGAATTGATTTTGGTGGTGGTTTTGAAGTAACTGGTTCGTACTGGTTTAGTACTACAATTGAAAATGATGAAAATGATTACATTTTCCAAACCAAAATGTTCTTAGATGGTCGTAATGAATTGGTTAACCAATTCCACCTTACAGCTAAAAAAGGTATTGACCATAAAGCTTTTGGTGAGTTGGTTAAGAAAATCAAAAACCTTTCATTTAATAACTCTGAATACAAAGGTAAATGTATCAAGGTTAAATTGAGAGAAGGTCGTTTCAAAGGAATCGAAATAATCAACATCAAAGAAGCTAGCAATGAGCTTATCCTTAATGATGTTCAAATGAAATATATTCAACACTTTATTTCTCGTGTAGCCAGAGGTGGAAACGCTAGGTACTTATTGAATGGAGAACCAGGAACAGGTAAAACTGAAAGCATACGTGAGATTGCTAGAAAGTTAATACCTAATGTTACTTTCGTTATTCCAGACTTCGGTAACTCGGAAGATTTAACTAGTATCATGGAAGCATGTGAGATTTTTGAGAACGCAGTTATCGTTATGGATGATATTGACTTGTACTTAGGTTCAAGAGATAATGGAAGTTACACTAGATTGTTGGGTCAGTTCTTATCATTCTTTGATGGTGTTAAGAAACGTAAGATTAGCCTTTTGGCCTCTACCAATGATAAAGGACTTGTTGATAAAGCGGCTGAAAGACCTGGAAGATTTAACTTCACGTTAGATTACAGTTTCTTAGATGAAAACCAAATCATCAAGGTATGTAATATCCACTTACCAGAGAAATGGCAAACAGAAGAAGTTTATGCTGCCTTGAATGGTAAGATAAATGGAAAGAAGGTTAACATTACTGGTGCGTTCATTGCCAACTTGGCTGACAACATCAAAGAAATGTCTGAGGATGATGAAAACTGGAGTATTGAAGATACTGTGAGTCTTATAAATGAATCTTACAAAGGATTCTACTCAAGTCAAGTTGAAAAAGAGAAACAATCAATGGGTTTCAAAGTTTAATAAAAATATTTCCCGATAATTTGTTTTATCGGGATTTTTTTTGTACCTTTGTATTATAAAATTAGAAACATGAAAAAATTAAACGAAGCGGAAGCAATTGGGATTATTATTGGTAGATTTGAAACGCCTTATCTACATGATGGTCATAAAGGGTTACTTAACCATGTAACCAACAAACACTCAAATGTTATTGTATTTCTAGGTATCGCTAGAATCCAGAATACAAAAAGAAATCCTTTGGATTTTCCTACCAGAAAGAAAATGATACAAAATACGTATCCTAATGTTATAGTTCTACCTTTAGAAGATAATAGAAGTGACGAAAAATGGTCAACAAACCTTGATAACACTATCAGAACTATATTTCCAGAGAAACAAGCTATCATTTACGGTAGTCGTGATTCTTTTATCCCTCACTATCATGGTAGACACCATGTAGAAGAATTTACACCAATCGAATCTCACAACGCTACTGAAATCAGAGGTTTAGCAGCACAAACTGTTGAAGAAAGTGAAGATTTTAGAGCTGGTATAATCTATGGTATCTCAAAACAAAGACCAGTAACCTATGCAACCGTTGATGTTGTTGTAGCTAGAGAAGGACAAATCCTTTTGGCTAGAAAACCAGCAGAAACTCTTTTTAGATTTGTTGGTGGTTTTGTTGACCGTGACGATGTAAACTGGGAAATGGCTGCTCGTAGAGAGTTGATGGAAGAAACCAAGTTATCAGCATTGGGTATGACTTATATTTGCAGTCAAGCTGTTGAAGATTGGAGATACGCCAAAGAGGAATCTGGTATCATGACAACATTGTTTATGACATACGAATGGGACCAAATGGGTCGTCCAGAAGCTTCTGACGATATCGCTGAAGTTCGTTGGTTCGACTTAAAAGATTTCTTAAATGTAATAACAGAACCAAGTCAAGGTGATGGGCACATTCCAAAGGTTGACTATGGCTTTAAGGTTGAAGATAAGATTGTTCCAGAACACGTTGAGTTGATGAAAACATTCTTGAAAAAAGTGGTGACTGATAAATTAATCAAATACTAATGAGAGATAAAATCGTAATCTTTTTTGTTTATTGGACAATAGCCTTGGGTGTAATTTCTTACATAGTTCAAAGCTTAGGTTTATGGATATTAGCAACCTTGTTTTTAGTTGCGTTAATTGTTGTGATTCACGACATATTCCAAACAAAACATGCTCTACTTAAAAACTACCCATTAGTTGCAAGACTTAGATGGGTTTTTGAGTCGGAACGTTCAAAGATACAACAATACTTTATTGAGCACGATACCAACGGAACACCATACAATCGTGAGAAACGTTCTGATGTCTATCAAAAAGCCAAAGGTGAAATCAACACAACACCCTTCGGAACGCAATTAGACGTGTATAAGGAAGGTTACGAGTTCTTAGGTCATTCTATGTTCCCTAAAGACATTTCATTGATTGCTGAGCCTCGTGTAACGATTGGTGGTGAAAACTGTCGCCATCCTTATTCGGCTAGTATCTTTAACATTAGTGCAATGAGTTACGGAGCTTTGTCAGATGCTGCTGTTCGAGCATTGAATGGTGGTGCCAAGCTAGGTAACTTCTATCACAATACAGGTGAAGGTGGTGTTAGTCCTTATCATGTAGAGAATGGTGGGGATTTATGTTTCCAAATTGGAACTGGTTACTTTGGTGCTGGCAGAACAGTTGATGGTAGACGTGTATTTTCAACACCTAGATTTTTTGATACTATATTAAATAATAAGAGTATCAAGATGGTAGAGATAAAATTATCACAAGGGGCCAAGCCTGGTCATGGTGGTATTCTCCCAGCATCTAAGAATACTCAAGAAATTGCTGACATACGTGGGGTAGAACCACATGTAGATGTAATGAGTCCCCCATACCATAGTGCATTTACTAACCATAAAGAGTTATTAGAGTTCATAAGTGAGCTTAGAGACCTATCTGATGGGTTACCTATAGGTATAAAACTATGTCTAGGTGATGAAAGTGAGTTCATATCGTTGGTGTATACTATGAAAGAACTAAAAATATACCCAGATTTCATCACAATTGATGGTGGAGAGGGTGGAACAGGTGCTGCACCGATAGTTTTTACCAATAATGTTGGTATGCCACTAGTAGATGCGTTGATTTTTGTTAATAAAACACTTAAACAATACGACTTGAGAGACAAAATTACTCTTATTGCATCTGGAAAAGCTAGCAACTCATTCGATATTATCAAATTATTGGCGTTGGGTGCTGATATTGTTAACGCAGCACGTGCATTTATGCTTAGTTTAGGATGTATTCAAGCTAGAGAGTGTAATATGAACACATGTCCAGTAGGAATTGCTACTCAAAACAAGCATTTAATCAGTGCGTTGAACCCAGAAGAGAAAAAAGTACGTGTTTTTAACTATCATACAGCTGTAATTCATGAAATTCGTGAAGTTTTGGGTGCTATGGGGTTAACTAGCCCAAAAGAATTAAAACCTACTAGTGTTATTGTTAGAAATAACAAGGGTACATTAAGTAATTACTAATGAAAGTAGCTATTATAGGTAGTCGAGGCTTTACTGATTATGAATTAGTAAAGAAAACACTACAACCATTAGGTATAACATTGATAATAAGTGGTGGTGCCGCTGGTGCTGATACGTTGGGTGAGGATTATGCCAAAGAAAATGGTATTGAAACTCTTATATTTAAACCAGATTGGAAAGCCTATGGCAAAATTGCTGGTTTTTTAAGGAATACCCAGATAGTGGAAGCTTCTGAATTAGTAGTAGCTTTTTGGGATATGGAATCTAAGGGTACTAAAGATAGTATCAATAAAGCAAACAAATTAGGTAAAAAAGTTTTAATCGTGAATACGAATGAATAAATAATCGATATAATATTTGGTTATCCAAAAAACTTTTAGTACCTTTGTATCAAATAAGAACAAAAAATTTAACAATATGAGTTTACAAACACAATTAGCTACGAATTTAGCGACAGCCATTCAAAATAAAGACTGGTCTAGTATTGAAGGTATGCAAAAATACCTTACTAAAATCATCACTAAGCCAGATAACTTGGTCTTATGTTCCGATGGTTACAAATATTCACACCACAAATTCTATGGTTCTGAAATGACCAAGATGGTTTCATACATGGAATCAAGAGGTGGTAAATTTTCAGAAACCGTATTCTATGGTTTACAGATTGTACTTAAACAATACTTAGAGGGTATTGCTATTACAAAAGAAGAAGTTGATGAAGCTAACGATATGTTAGGTAATGAATTAGGTATCTTTGGTCGTGATGGTGTATTCGATAGAAGCAAGTTTGATTACATCGTTGACAAATATGATGGGAAATTACCTATCAGCATCAAGGCGGTTCCAGAAGGAACTATCGTTAACACTAAAAATGTGTTATTCGTAATTGAAAGTCTTGACCCAGAATGTGCATGGTTGACCAACTTCTTAGAGTCAATATTGCTTCAAGTTTGGTATCCGATTACCGTTGCTTCACTTTCTAGAGAAGTAAGAAAAATCGTTACTGCCGCATTCGTAAAAGGAACAGCGTATGATGCTGGCCTTATCGACTTCCTTGTTGATTTCGTATTGAATGACTTCGGTTTCCGTGGTGTATCAAGTGTACAATCAGCTAAGATTGGTGGTTCTGCTCACTTGGTGAACTTTAGAGGTTCAGACACCGTAGTAGCATCAAAATTAATCCGTGACCTTTATAACACAGAAACTGTGTATGGTTTATCAATCCCAGCAACAGAGCACTCAATCATGACCCTAAACGGTGAAGAAGGTGAGTTAGCACTTATGATGCGTGTATTGAAAACTTATCCTACTGGATTGGTTGCGTGTGTATCAGATTCATTTAACATTTTCAGAGCATGTTCTGAGTATTGGGGAACTGAGTTGAAAGAATTGGTTTTATCAAGACCAGCAACTCCAGGGAATCAATTGGTTATACGCCCAGATTCTGGTGATGTATTGATGACTTTAAAAGAAATCTTCAACATCTTATTCGATAAATTTGGTTACACAACCAATGAAAAAGGTTACAAGGTATTGCCACCACAAGTACGTGTTATTCAAGGTGATGGTGTAAATTTGGATTCAATCAGAGAAATCTACGCAATGTTAGATGAATTGAAAATCTCTCCAGAGAACTTAGCGTTGGGTATGGGTGGTAAATTGCTACAAGCAGATATCAACAGAGATACGCAAAACTTCGCAACCAAAGCATGTTATGCAATTGTTAATGGTGAAGAAAGAAATATTGTTAAGTCACCAACTGAAATGGATGCTGATGGTAACATTACAAAATCATTCAAAAAATCTAAGCAAGGAAAGCTTAAATTAGTTAAGAATGATGATGGTACATACAGAACCGTTACATCAATGGATGCTGACTTTGATTCAGTAACAGATGAATTGGTTGAAGTATTTAGAAATGGTGAAATCCTTGTTGATTACACATTCGAAGAAATTAGAGAAAGAGCAAAAATAACAATTTAAAAAAAGAAAAACATGTTAACATTATTAGCAAGTGCGACATTCATACTATGGTTTAGTATTATCGCAGCGTTGGTGATTATTATATCACTAGAATTACAATCAGAAGGAACTGCGACAACAGCTTTTAGTTTAGCTATCGCATTATTAATTTGGAACTACGGTGGTATTGCATGGACCTTTATGACCGCCAACATACTCGTAACCGTTTTATTTATCGTAGGGTATTTGATATGTGGGGTTATATGGTCATTCTTAAAATGGAATGAGTTTGTAAAATCAGTATATCGAAAATTTAAAACTGTGGCTAATAAAGTTGATGAATTAAAAGCACCAAACTATATCGTTAATTTGTGTGAAAAATTAAGACTTGTTGGTATTAGTGTTTATAGTAGTGATGTTAAAACTACATCAGATATCGCAAATAAAATCATGCCGAAAGGATTGGATAATAAAGCTTCGATTGTAGCTTGGATTTCATACTGGCCTTTATCATTGTTGGGTACGTTGTTAAATAACCCATTCCGAAGATTATTTGAATACACTTATAGTCTTGTATCTGGTTTGTATGACAAAATTAGTGCAAACCATAAAGCTAACGCACTTAAAAACTTAGAATAATGGGAATGAGAGCTAAATTTGCTGTATTGATTGAAACTAATCAGTACGCTGGAAACTTTGAAAGAGAAATGTGTGCACACCTAACTGGTCACGTTGGTGATTGTGAAGTTGGTGACGAATTAATCGATGAAACTGTTGCAGAATTTTTCGATGATGTTATCGGAAATGAAGCTGATGATAATGGTACGTATAGACCAGTAGCGTTGGGTAACGATATAGATGGTGGTACCAATAAAGGTGTTGTGATTTTCTTTGATGAAGAACCAACACAGGAACACTTGGATATGATAAAAGAAAGACTTGAAACTTTCACATATACCAAAGGGTTAGAAATAAAAAGTGTGGAATTGATTGAATTTCATAGAAGCACGACTAAAAAAACTATTTAAAATGAAAAATACAAACGAAAAAACAACTGATGAATTCGTATTCTTTTGGAATGGAATCTACAGTCAGTGGTATTCGTCTAAATTCAGCATTGCTGGAATCGAATATAATTGCTGTGAGCAATACATGATGGCGATGAAAGCATTGACATTCAACGACCAAGAGAGTCACGATGCTATCATGGCTGCCTCTAGACCAGTTGACCAAAAATCTTTGGGTCGTACAGTTAAAAACTTTAACACAGACAGATGGAATGAAGTGTGTAGAGAATTTGTTTATCAAGGTAACTTGGCTAAATTCACACAAAATCCTAGTCTAAAGGTTGAGTTAATGAAAACTGATGACAAAGAAATTGTTGAGGCTAGTCCATACGACAAGATTTGGGGTATTGGAATGGGTGTTGACCACAGAAACATCGAAGACAAAAGCAAATGGCAAGGCAAAAACTGGTTAGGTGAAGCCATTATGCGAGTAAGAGAAACATTTAACAAAAATTCATAATGGTACAAGTACATAGATATGAAGAATCAGAAGATACTGTAAGGTCGATAAACAGACCTTCAGTTTTCTTAGCTGGACCAACTGTAAGAGGAAATCAACCTCATTTAACATCATGGCGTTTTGAGGCTATTGAAGAATTTAAACGTCAAGGATTTGAAGGTGATTTAATCATCCCAGAATTTACTTCTAAGACTGAATCAGATAAAGACAAGGCTTGGATTCCTATGTGGGAATATAATGGTCTTAAAAAAGCTGATTGTGTCTTATTTTGGATACCAAGAACTAGAGAACTTATTGCTCTAACAACCAATATGGAGTTTGGTTACTGGCAAGGTAGAGAACCACAAAAAATGATTTATGGTAGACCAGACGATGCTTATCGTATGGGTTATTTAGACATCATGTGGGAAGCTGTTGCCAAAGAAAACGAATTATATAACCCAATCATTTATAATACTTTAGTTGACACAATCGCTGCTAGTATTGAAATGGCAAACAAAAAATTTAAACAAAATGATTAGATATATCGATGGTGACCTTGTTAAGGATGCCGAAAACTACGAAGTAATTGGGCACTGTTGTAATTGTTTCAACACTATGGGTGCTGGTATTGCCCCGCAAATCAAACATAAATTCCCAGATGCTTACGCTGCTGACTGCAAGACAGTTCAAGGGGATATTAACAAGCTAGGTACTATTTCATATAGTGAAGCTACAAAACCAATAGTTGTTAACTTGTATGGTCAATATGACTATACTGGAAGACGAAGTGGTCAGATGGATTTAGACTATGATGCTTTGCGTTCTGCGTTGAAGTTGATGAAAGCTAAATTTTCTGGTAAAACATTTGGTTTACCAAAGATTGGTGCTGGGTTAGCTGGTGGTGATTGGGCTACAATTGAAGCAATCATTGACGAAGAACTTCGTGGTGAGTATGTTACGATTGTAAACTATGTACCGTAATACAGTTTACTATAATTTTTAGGTTTCTCTTGCTTTTTAACAAAAGTATTAGTACCTTTGTTAAATAACAATTTTTAAATTTAGCATTAATGAATGACCTTGTTAAAGTAGGCGTTGCCAACGAAGGTGAACAAACGTTCCCACTCAACGTAGTCAAAGAATGGCAACCAACTAACCTAACATATATTGGAAGTGCTGTGTTCTTCAAAGTAGAAGACACATATTTCTCAATGAACATTTTAGATTTTAGAAACATTTTTGAAACATAACTATGAGTATAACTAAATCGATTCTAACGAATCACTTCGAGTACAAAATTACTAGAAACTGGGACCGAACATTTTGGGCCTTTGATATTCATGGTACAATTCTTAAACCTAATTACACTGTTGGTAGTACACCCGATGAATTTTATCCTTTGGCTATAGAAACGTTACAATTTATCAGCAAACGACCAGATATTGTAATGTTCCTTTATACGTGTTCACACCCTAACGAGGTTGATGAGTATTTGGAATTATTCAAAAAGAATGATATTCATTTCAAGTATGTGAATGAGAACCCAGAGGTTCCGACACAAACCAACGGATATGGATGTTATGATAAAAAACCTTACATGAACGTTTTGTTTGAGGACAAAGCTGGATTTGACCCAGAGAATGATTGGGGTTTGGTTTTAAATTTATTAACTGCTAACTATAATGGCAAGGATTAGTGATTTATTAACGTACAACTCAAATAAATTTGATAACATGAAGATTAAAACTACTTCAGATGAAACAGTTTTATTATCTAATAGTGAAGTCAAAGAGATATTAACCAAGTATCTAAACGATGAATTAGATTTCTTCGCAGAAGGTATAACAAAAGAAACAAAATCAGCGTTGACTGAAAGGGTTAACTTCAGACTAAAACAAATTGAAAGTAGCATGATTAGACATGTTGATGATAAAATCAACGGTATCACGGAAAAGATTGTTTCTTTAAGTACTAGTAGAGTTATTGAAGAAGAAGTAAACAGACGGGTTGAAGCTCGTTTGAAAAAAATAAAAGATTCACTATGATGTTAGAATTTAAAACTCCAATACCTGTGATTGTTGAAGAAGATAAAGAAGGTTATGCTATTTATGTTACAAATGGTGGAACATTTGAAAATGATATATGGTGCATTGTTTTATGTGACGGTGGCGATATTAAACATTATAGGTCAGACCAAATCAAGATACATAATAACTTAACATTTGATATAATAAAAAACAAAAAAATATGAAAACAAAAATATTCTTAGCAGCATTTGTGCTGTTGTTATTAACTGGATGTGCCGATGTTGCACATATACAATTCCTTGACCCAAATCAAGAAGTTTATGGATTTTGGGGTGGAGTTTGGCATGGTATGATTATGTTCCCAGCATTCATTTGTAGTCTTTTCTCAGATAACATTGCTATCTACGCTATAAACAATAACGGTTTCTGGTATAACTTCGGTTATGTTGGTGGGTTAGGTATTATAATCAAGGGTATCAAAATCTTTTTTGCTGGTTTAAGAACATTAAACAATAGATAATGAAAAAGAAAATTGTAATTTTTAGTGGTGCTGGTATCAGCAAAGAATCTGGAATCCTCACCTTTAGAGATGTCAAAGATGGCCTATGGAATAACCATAAGGTTGAGGACGTAGCAACTATCGAAGGTTGGAAAAAAGATAGAGCTATGGTATTGGACTTCTACAACGAGAGAAGACGACAATTACCAGATGTTCACCCGAATGCTGCTCACACAGCGTTGGCTTCCTTGGAAGAAGAATATGATGTAACTATCACAACTCAAAACGTTGATGATTTACATGAAAGAGGTGGCTCAACCAATATATTACACTTGCATGGTGAATTAACCAAAGCCAAAGGTTGTTATGGTGGTAGTCGAGGTCCTTTTTCTGATGTTTGCGAATCAATAGACATAGGATACAACGACATCAACATTGGTGATAAAGATGATAAATTTGATTCACAACTTAGACCAGATATTGTATGGTTTGGTGAATATCCAAAACATGTTGACAGAGCATATCAAGCAGTTCGTAATGCCAATATATTATTAATAATTGGTACAAGCTTACAAATTGGTTATACTTTGGATATGTTACAAAATGTGAGAACCGATTGTCAAATAATTTACATCGACCCAGAGCCGATGCATTATTTAGATAATTATGGGCTTAAGGTTGAGTACGTAAAGAAATCAGCAGTTGAAGGTGTAACAGAAGTAGTAAATAGATTATTAACGCATGCAATCGGAGACGATAAAAACGACAAATAAGATGCATTATTTTGTAGAAGGAACAATTAGACACATTGGTGAAGTACAAACATTTGGTGATAAATTTAAAAAAATAGAATTTATCATTGAAACTGATGAAGCTTACCCAGAAAAATTAAAATTAGATTTCATTAACGACAATGTAGATGCCTTGGATACCTTTATGGTAAACGAAGTTGTTACAGTTGCGTTTGTAGTGAAAGGAAGTGAATATCAAGGTAAGCACTATGTAAATCTAAGAGCAATAGCGATTTGTGAAGTTATTGACGAAAGAGCGGCAAAAGAATTTGCTAAAGCGAAAAAAGATAACAAAAGAGTTCAGCAATTGCTTGACTCTGTTAAAGTAAAAAAATAATGAAAAAAATAATAGCAATACTAATTTTAGGTTTGTTTATATCATGTAATAAAACTCAAAATAATGATTATGTTGATTCTCCAACACGATTTGTTATCACTGGAATGCAAGGTGATGATAGTCTACCTCAAATGTCAATCTATACTGTCGAAGTAATTGACGGTAATTACTTTTCAAGTAGAGATGGTAGTAACTTATCATTTAGATTTACAGATTCAATCAACAAATTTAAGTTAGGTGATATTATTAATTTCGAAAGAAAAAATATCATAGAGTAATGAGTATATTAAAATTAGAAATAAAAGAAGAACACGTAAAACTAATCAAGCATTTACGTTGGTCGCTAAACACCGAAAACCAAATTGTTGCTGTCGGTCATGATGGTGTGGAAAATATTCCACCATTTGGTGAGAATAACATATATGAGGCGATTGACCTTATTCTTAATGGTGTTCCAGAAGGTTTCGACCCTTTTAACACCGAAGAAATGCCAGAGTATTCGGATGAACAAAAAGCTGAATGGGATAAATTATACTTGGAATTGCCAATGGCTTTGGATATAATATTGTATCGTGGAAGTTTTGAATTAGGTACTTATAAAACAAAATTCCATGATAGAGAATGGAAAAAAACAAAATAAAATTATGAAAACAGTAAAATTAATCGGAATTTTTATAGCAGTATTACTAGTATTGTTCGTCTTACAAGGTATTTTCTTTGGAATATTTTTATTCGTTAGTGTATTGAAATACTTGGCAACGGCATCTTTGATTGCTGGTGTTATTTATTTATTTAATAGAAAAAGTAATAAAGAATAATAAACATTTGTTTATTCAAAAATTTTTATGTACCTTTGTTAAAAAATATATAACTATGAATGATTCAGTATTAGTGGCGTTAGATGGTAGAGAAGATTTAGCCAATAGTGTTATTGATTTTATCAATAACAATTCAAAGATAAAAGAGAAAGTAAAGCTAGACATAATCAACAGTCAGAAATTTTCTGATGGTGAGTTATGTGTGGATTTTGAATCATCAATTAGAGGCAAGCGAGTTTATATCTTGTCTAGCCCTAATAATTCAGATGAAATCATAAAGTTAAATCTAGCGATAGATGCCGCCAAACGTGCAGCCGCTAGAGAGATTATTCCAATCTTACCTTACTTCCCATACGCTCGTCAAGACAAGAAAGACCAATCACGTGGACCTATCGGTGCCAAGGTTATGGTTGAAATGATTGAGCATCGTGGAGCAACAGGTGTTATCACATTTGATTTACATGCTGACCAAATTCAAGGGTTTTTCAATATCCCAGTTACACACTTAGAAGGTAAAAATGTTTTTGATTCGTACATCGCTTCGATATATGATGAAGATACAATCTTGTGTGGCCCAGATGCTGGTTCTGGTAAACGTGTTAAACGTATGAAAGACCAATTGGCTAACTACCATGACATTTCAATCAATTATGTTATGTTGGATAAAACTCGTAAACAAGCCAACGTTATTGATGATATGGTTATCATTGGTGATGTTAGTGGTAAGAACGTAATCATCTTAGATGATATGGTTGATACTGCTGGAACACTTTGCAAAGCCGCTGAAGTTATTATGGAAGCTGGTGCCAAGAGTGTAAGAGCAATCATCAGTCATGGTATCTGTTCTGGACCAGCTTTGGCTCGTATTGAAAATTCAGTACTAACTGAATTGGTTATTAGTGATTCATTAAGAAAACCAACAGATTACAATGGTATCTTTGGTAATGATAAACTAAATGTTATTAGCATGGCAAAACAAATCGGTTTAGCTGTTAGTGCAATCAATAGTAAAACAAGCTACGAAGGGCTTAAAAAAGAAAGATTTTAATGGCTGACTTTAACTTAAACGAAAAAGAAGTGGAAACACTTGCAAAGCTAGAAGAAAGTGTAAATTTTTTACATGGAAAGCTTGGTAAGGTTTCTTATCTAATTTCTTATACTGGTATCGGTCTTAACGTAAAGGTAAGATTTGAAGACTATGGAATTGAAAAGGATATAACCGATTATGACTCATGGTAATGGAAAAAGGATATGAAATACTAAAAAAAGCTTTTAATACAGAATTGTTAGACCTTTTCAGTCGAGATTTTGAAACAATTGCTTTGCAATGTAAAGACGAAAATGTTTTCAGAACCAAGAATGGTGACGTAAAACAAATCCAGAACTGCCATGGTTATCACCTGTTTATGGAGTTAGCCAAATACATAAAAAATGTATTGGGTTATGATGGTGAAGTTATTAACATGCAGTATTTTATCAAACATCCAGATTACAAGATTACAGCACCACATCAAGATGGTGCTTACTTTGATAACAATGATGATGACATTCTAACCTTCTGGATTCCATTGCATGACGTTGATGTTTCGACTTCAACGATGTTTTATGCTGATTGGGATGGTAAACGAGAAATAATCAATCACGAAAATTGTGGGTCAAATCTAAGAACAAGAACTGGTAAGACTGGTATGTCACAATACACATCAGAAATTCCAATGGAAGACTTTACACCAGTAGAGTTGAAGTATGGTGATTGCGTTGTACATAATCAGTTCTCGGTTCATTATTCAAACGAAAATTCAACAACAAAACCAAGAATAGCAATTACTTGCATTCTTAAACTAAACAAAAAATAAAATGACTTTATCTTTAGGTGATAGAATGAAAGAATTCTACGAAAACAGAACCAAAACTTTTTTGAATAGAAGAACAATTACAATCATTAGACTTGATGGTAAAGGATTTTCTAAATTCACTAAAAACTTAAACAAACCATTCGATGATGGGTTTAGCGATGACATGGATGCAACCGCAATCTTCTTATGTGAGAACATTCAAGGTGCAAAGTTTGCTTACACACAATCTGACGAAATCAGCGTGGTGTTGTGCGATTATGACACACTTGAAACTAGTGCGTGGTTTGATTACAGCGTACAAAAGATGACAAGTATTGCTGCCTCTTTGGCAACTGCTAAGTTCAACCAGTTAAGGCATCTAAGGTCAACGATGCAAGGTATGGAAGGGTTAGCTGAAAGCTTAAACAAATTAGCTTTCTTTGATGCTCGTGTATTCCAAGTACCTACGGTTGATGAAATGGTTAACGCTATGATATTCAGACAGCAAGACTGTACTAGAAATAGTATTAGTATGGCCGCATCTGCTAACTTTTCACACAAACTATTAGAGGGTAAATCTGGTAGTGATAAACAGGAAATGTTGTTTAATGAGAAGGGTATCAATTGGAATGACTATAAAACCAAGTATAAACGTGGGGTAGTTATCAAAAGAGTAGCAGATATTGACTATAGTGGTGAAGCAGCTGCTGTTAGACGTAACTGGGTAGCCTTAGAAACACCTATATTCACTAGTGATAGAGATTTTTTAATAAATCTTATACCTAAATTGTAAATAATTAGGTATGAATGTTGCAAATATACAATTAAATTCGTATTTTTGTATAAAATAACAAGTTTTAAAATAATAAAATGGATTTTAAAGAATTAACTACAGAACAAATTGACTATGCTAGGGGTGTTTATCAAGATAAAACTTTATCATGGGATGATAGAATGAATATTTTGGTTAAATTCTTTGGTAAATCAGAAAGAACAGTAAGAAAATGGTTTAAAGTTTGTCTTTTTAGTTTTATCTAGATATTTATTATAAAATAATATTATGATAGATAAAAATTTAAAATTTATTGAAAAAGCTAAATTAGTTCATGGTGATACATATGATTATTCATTGATTGATTATATTGAAAGTAAGTTTAAAGTAAAAATAATTTGTCCAGCTCATGGTGAGTTTGAACAAAGGGCTAGTGGGCATTTAAGTGGTAATGGATGTTCTAAATGTTCACAAAATAAACAAAAGTTATCTATTAATGAATTTATTAAAAAAAGTAAATTAATTCATGGAGATAAATTTGATTATTCTTTGGTTGATTATGTTAATTATGATACTAAAGTTAAAATAATTTGTCCAACTCATGGTGGGTTTGAACAAACACCATCGAATCATTTAAAAGGTTCTGATTGTGAATTATGTAGTTTTGTAAAAAGAAAAACAAAAACATTAGAATTTATTCAAAAAGCTAAATTAGTTCATGGGGATAAATTTGATTATTCATTAGTTGATTATTTAGGTTTTGATAAAAAGGTAGTGGTTATTTGTCCAATTCATAGTGAATTTAAACAAACACCACAAAATCATTTAAAGGGCCAAAATTGTCCTTTTTGTAAAGAATCTAAAGGTGAAAATAAAATTAGAGATTTATTAAACAAATATTCTATTAAATTCATAGCTCAACATAAATTTGATGACTGTAAAAATAAAAATGTTTTACCATTTGATTTTTATTTACCAGATTATAATACATGTATTGAATTTAACGGTATTCAACATTATAAAGCTATTGAATACTTTGGCGGTGAAAAACGTTTTAAAGAACAAAATAAAACAGATATAATTAAAAAAGAATATTGTAAAAATAATAAAATAAAATTAATTATTATTAAATATAATGAAAAAATAGATAAAATAACGAAAATACTAAAAATCAAAATGAATGAGTAAATTTAAATTTAAAGATTTAACCGATGAAATAATTTCACGTTTTAAATTAGAATATGATAATAGGTTAGAAAATAATTTAACTGTTGAACGATTAGCAATAAAATTAGGTAATGAGTTTAATCTTTCAGAAAGAACTGTAAGAAAATGGTTTAAAAAATTAAATTTCAAAGAAAAGACTGAAATCGAACCAGAACAGTACGTAAAAGCTAAAGCTAAGGTACATGATGGTACTAAAAAACGATTTATCATCACTTGGGCACAGAATAACACACCAGTACATAAGGGTTTCCTTAAGAATATTGAAGCCTATGCTGAATATATCAATGCAGATGTCCATGTAATTGCTGGTAGGTATAAGAATCCGACTAGTATATGGTCAAATGAACAAGAAAATGAAGAGTTTTGGGCTGATGAAGTGGTAAAATACCTAGATGCCAATAGACATGACATACATAAGTACGTTTCTATACTATCAGATATCAAGATACAAGCTACTGCGGTTAACCCTATGACTGGATTACAAGCATTAAGTGGTGTTAATTCATCTATTTTTGGTAGTCCAAAGGTACAAATGGAAATGATACCAGTACTAGAGGGTAACAAACCTAAGATTATGCTTACCACAGGTTCAGTAACCAAGAAAAACTATACTGATTCTAAGTCTGGTAAGACTGGTGAGTTTCACCACACGTTTGGTTTTGTTATTGTTGAAATAAAAGATGATGAAACATTCTTTGTTAGACAGGTAACTGCCGATGATAAAACTGGTAACTTTAGTGATTTATATTATAGAGTTGAAGGTGGAAGTATTAGTGGTTTAAACACTATCGCTGCTGCTGTTCTAGGTGATATTCACTACGGACACCATGACCAAGAAGTTTTGGATTCAACAATGGGATTGTTAGATTCGTTAAAACCAAAACACGTGATTCTTCATGACGTTTTTGATGGAAATTCTATTAGCCACCATGAAATGAAAGACCCTTTTATCCAATATGGTAAAGAGGTTGCTGGAACCAATGACTTAGGTAAAGAGATTGATTTGATGTTAGATGGATTGGATGCATTTGCTAAGTTCGATAACGTTGTGATTGTTAGAAGTAATCATGATGATTTCTTAGACCGTTGGTTAAAGAATGAAGATTGGAAAAAACAACCAACATACAAGAACTCAAGACTTTACATGAAAATGTCTGATATGTTGTTAGAACAATATGGTAATGACCCTTACAATGTAAAAGGTGTTATCCCATGTATCATCAACGAGAAATTCCCTAAGTTCATTACTCTTGGTAGAAGTGCCACATATAGGGTTAAAGATTGGGAGTTAGGACAACATGGCGATATTGGTTCGAATGGAAGTCGTGGTTCATTGTTACAGTTCCGTAAATTAAACACAAAGATTATCGTAGGTCACTACCATAGTCCAGGAAGAAAAGACGGAGCACTGGCAGTTGGAACATCAACCAAATTAAGAGTTGGGTATAATAAAGGGGCCAGCACATGGTTACAATCACATGTGATTATCCATAACGATGGAAGGTCACAACACATAAACTTCATTAACGGAGAGTTTACAACATTTTAAGATGGAAGATAATACGATTGAGATTAATATTGATTTTGATGGGACATGTGTTTCACATAGCTTCCCAGATGTGGGGTCAGATATAGGTTCTGTGCCAGTATTGAAAAGACTGACAGATAAAGGTCATAGACTGATTATCTTCACCATGAGAAGCAACCGACCATTTACAAAGTATGATGGTACGGTTGACCATAATGGTTTGAATGATGTGGTTAAATGGTTCGCAGACAATGACATACCAGTTTATGGTATTCAAACGAATCCGACTCAACACACATGGACTGAAAGCCCTAAAAGCTACGCTCCGTTGATGATTGATGATAGTGCTTTGGGTTGTCCTTTGAAATATGATTTAAGTATCTCAAGGAGACCTTTTGTTGACTGGGGTAAGGTAGAGGAATGGTTAGAAAGTAGAGGTTTAATTTAAAAATAAAAAGAATGTACAAATTATCGATTACTACACTTAAAGCGTTAAAAGCAGCTTTGGTAAACTCAAATGAAGTACTAACTGAATTGAGAGAAACAAATGATTCACCATGGATATATAGTGCAATCAAAAAAAACGAGGAACAAATTAGAATATTAACAGAACAATATTATATCAATGAAACCACAAATTGAATTCTCTGAATTTTTAGAGATAGAATCAAAACTAGAAATACGTATCGGTCATGTAGTTGCTGCTGAGCGTGTAGAAAAAAGTGATAAGCTTTTGAAGTTAAACGTTATATTTGGAATCAATGAACAAGATGAATACACAGTCGTAACCAATTTAGGGTCAATTTTTGAACCAGATGCGTTTGTTGGACTTAACTTTCCTTTTGTTATGAATCTTAAACCATCTAAAATGATGGGTATAACTAGCGAAGCAATGATTATGGTTGCTGATGCTAACGGTTCTACGCAATTAACCAATTACAGTGTTGGTGCAACATTATTATAATGGCAAAGGTAATAGCAGCTGGTTTATTTATCATAAGAAAAGATAAAAAACTGTTGATTTGTCATCCAACAAATCATGCCGAAGATTTTTACAGCATTCCAAAGGGTAAGGTAGAAGAAAATGAGACTTTTTTAGAAGGTGCTTTTAGGGAAACCTATGAAGAAACCAATCTAAATTTAAAAGATAGTAATAAGTTTACTGTTTACCCTTTGCAATCGGTAAACTATACACATAAAAGAAAGATACTATATCCGTTTGTGTGTTTAGAAAACTTTGATTCAAAGATTGAATGGGATGCTGTTGAGTTGAAGTGTAATTCTGATGTGGAAGATGCCCGTGGTAATTTTCCAGAAATGGATGGTTACAAATGGGTAACACTAGAAGAAGCTAGACCTCTTTTGCACAACACACAAGCAGCATGTATCGATAAAATTTTAGAAATAATTGGGTAATCATGCAAATAGATTTACATGGGACTAAACATGAAGATGTAATACGAAAGATTGACATGTTTATATGGGAGTGCATTCAAAACAATACCCCTCAAGGAAAGATAATTACTGGGAATTCTCAGATTATGAAACAAATAGTTACTAGTTGCTTAGCTGAACATGGGTTAACACCTAACAATTTATTGACAAACAACAACACAGGTAGCGTTACCTTTGATTTATAATGTGGTATGTTTATATCTTAGAGTGTGCCGATGGTACATTGTACACTGGGATAACAACAGACATACAGAAACGCATTTTAACACACAATAAAGGTAAAGGTGCAAAATATACCAAGACTAGATTACCAGTTGCTCTAAGAGCCTCATTTGAAGCTGTAGATAGAAGCAACGCATGCAAAGAAGAATACAGAATCAAACAACTTTCTAGGAAAGAAAAATTAGAATTTATAAACAAATTAAACAACAAATAATGGCAGAAGTGAAAAAAGTGTGGAATGAGGATAGCAACAGATTATACCCAGCATATCCATCTAGGGAGTTTGACAATTTAGAGAATGCAATCTATAACGTAGGTATAGATGAGTATGGTCGTTTCTTCTTAACAAAGAGTAGTGATGGGTTTGTTTTTGACTATAAGATTTATGGTTTAGAAACTGAATTGGTTAACAGAGTTGTAAAAACTTACAACGCCACAACCAATGGAAACTTAGGTATTCTATTGAATGGGTTGAAAGGAACTGGTAAAACTGTTAGTTCGAAAATTATCGCCAGTAGATTAAACCAACCAATTATCCTAGTGGATGTCGCAATCAAGGGAATTCATGTGTTTTTAAATGGTATTTCTCAAAATATTACGATATTTATTGATGAGTATGAGAAGGTATTCGGTGAGTCAGCGTCAATGCTAACAATCATGGATGGTGCGATGAATTCAGACCACAGACGAGTATTTTTATTAACTACAAATGAGTTGTATGTTGATAGAAATCTTATCCAAAGACCTGGAAGAATTCGTTATCTTAAGAAATTTGAAGACCTTAAACCAGAAATTGTTGAGGAAATCGTTGACGATGTATTGGTGCACAAACAATTCAAACAAGAATGCGTTCAATTCATCTCTAACTTGGAAACAATTACTGTTGATATTGTGAAAGCAGTTATCAATGAAGTAAACATCCACGAAGAAGGACCATCAGCATTTGAAAGCATTTTCAATGTTAAAAAATTGAAAGGGTCGTACAATATTTCTATCAAAGAAGAAGATGGAACAATGGCTCAATTGGCTAACAGCGTTAAGGTTTATCCTAGACCAACCTATGGTGATAACAATGTGAACTATAGATTTGAAATTGATGGTCAATCAATTGGTATGATTACTAGAGTAATCGACTGGACTACAGTTGAAGTTTCACCATTTGATGGTGAGAAGGGTAAGAAATTAGGTTTCGATAAACCAATTATCTTAAAGGTTTCTGATGCTGATGTTGTTAACTATTCATACGCTTATGATGGGTACGGTAGTTCAATGATTGATAAACCTAGCAAAAGCATTTCTAAGTTTGCTAAAAACATCATGAAAGCTGTTGATGAAGATGATGAAGATGGTAGTGAAAATATCTTTGAAACGAAAGAAAAATCAGTTTCAAGACCAATATCAGTAGGGAGTGTAATGGAATCAGAACCATTTCCATGGGATGATATTAATGATGAAGTAAGTGGTGGATAATAAATAATAATCTAATAGAGTATGTATAGCGAAATAAAACATGTGGGTGAAGGTAAGTTTGAAGCTTTGATGGCTGATGGTTCCGTAAAGGAAGTTGGACCAACACTTCGTGGGATAATTCGTTATACATACTTTGAAGATTATACGCTTCCACCTTTGGATTGGACTGTTAATCGAGAAGTTTTACTGAACGATTACCAAGAAAAGGTACTTCCAGACATCATTGCTGGTAACATAACCCCGAATACTATGAACTATTAAAAAAAATGTTAATTACAAGAAGAATCGATTTAGGAGAATACATTGTTGAGATTGAATATGAAGACGCTACAGGAGCAATTGATGTTAGCGTGTTGGATGAGCTAGAAGGAATTATTGAATATATTTCAATAACCAACGCTGAACCTAACAAGAATATAGATGAAGACAATGAAGGTCTTGCTAATTTGGACATTGGTTTAAATTAAAAGTTTTATGGAAGAATTAGATTTAAAATTAGAGTGTAGAACAATTACTGGTGGTAAAATCATTAAGATGACCGTTAGAAATATGTTCTATGTGGGTTTTATTGGTAAAATTAAAACAATACTAGTTTGGGTTTTTTACAAAAGAGGTATCTCATTTAGAGCTTACCTAGATACACCAGTTACATATAAAGTAGAGATGGATGAGCTTCACTGTTATCATCACATTGATGCTGAAAAAGAATTAGAAGAATTATTAAAAGAGCAAGCAAAATGGGAAAAGCAATAGAAATACAAGCACCTAACTCAATACCCCTAACCCACGATTTAAAAGTCTTCTTAGGTGGTTCAATTGAAATGGGTAAAGCCATAAATTGGCAAAAAACACTTATCGAAGCATTGGCCGATAAACCAATCTTATTCTTAAATCCTCGTAGAGATGATTGGGATTCATCATTGATACAAAACATTAACGATGAGCAGTTTAGAACACAAGTAGAATGGGAATTAGATTCTATGGAACGTGCCGACATCATCGTCATGGTATTTGACCCTAACACTATGTCACCAATTTCTTTATTGGAATTAGGATTGCATTCAAAAAGTGGTAAGTTAGTTGTTATGTGTCCAGAAGGTTTCTGGCGAAAAGGTAATGTTGATATTGTTTGTAATACATATGACATACCAATGGTTGAATCTATAGAAGAATTGATTCAATTTATCTTAGAAGATTTATGTTAACAAAGATTCACAATAGTACGTTTCCAATTTTTTTTCAAAATGATGAACTTAAGTACGTTAATTCAAGAGGTCTTAAAAACTTTGCTGACTTGGATACTAATATTGAAACTCATGTAAGAAAAATCAAAGCCAATAACCCAGATTCTGAAATCGATGTAGTTTTTTATAGCATTGAGAATGTGTTTAATGGTAAGTTAAGTTTAAGTCTGGATGGTACACAATCTTTTTTGATGGCTAGATATGCTTATGTTGATGTTTCAGTAGGGCCCATCTATATCATTGATGCACTTGACCATGTAATGTTAGATTCTATAAGATATTATAAATACAAATTATACAATCCAAATGAATCAGAACGAGATAACCCAGGCGAATTTCAAGGCAAGCATGTTGTATGGTTTCAACCAGTTACCTATAATGAAAACCTTAAACATAAAATAGGTTGGTCAAACAACTTAAGTAGAATTACCGATGAAAATTTCATAAAACAATTAGAATTAGAATTGATTAAAAAAATAGTAAATGAACAAAAAGAAACAGCATAAGCTTAATTCAGAAATCATCGCAAAAGAAGTGCGTGTCGCTGAAGAAGGTGGTGTTATGGCGTTATCAGCAGCCTTACAAATCGCTGAGTCTAGAAACATGGATTTGGTTCTTATCAACGATAAGACAGTTCCAGTAATTTGTAAGATAATGAACTATGAAAAGTTCATATACGAATTAAGCAAAAAGCCTAAGAACAAAGGATTAGATGTAAAAGAAATCAAGCTTGGACCAAACACAACCGATAATGATTTGGAATACCGAATCAAACACATGGTTGAGTTCCTTAAAAAAGGTCACAGGGTTAAGATTAGCCTTCAGTTTAGAGGTCGTCAAATGCAACATATTGATATTGGTCAACAACAAATACTTAAAATGATTGTTGCTGTTGAAGAATTTGGGTCAGCAGAAGCTATGCCTAAGTTAGAAGGTAAAAAAATGTTTGCGGTAATCAAGCCGAAAGTTGTTAAATAACCTTGACACTTATTTTTATTATGACTATAATTGTATATGGAAAAACTCATATACGATTATTTGTCAAAAAATTATTACGTTGATACTAGCGAAGTTGGTAACGATGGAATATACTCATTTTCCGATGATAGGAAATTTAAAACACCACATTGCGGCACCAAGCTAACCAATGAGTTAATCACTGTATTTAACATTGAAGAAGAAGAAGCTAAGCTTTATATACATCTTTGGTCTACCAAAATAAAACCAGATATTGATTTAGAATTCTTCTGGCAAACCCTTGAAAATTTATTTGAAAACGTAGCGTTTCCAATGGTTCGAAGAGTGTTCGCACAAACCATAGCCATGGATTTGGTACCAGTTCAGCCTATGTCAGCACCAGTTGGTCAATTGTTTTATATGGATTTTCAATACAAACAAGAAACTATGTATGAAAAGATAAAAAATAAAATTATTGAAGTTATAGAGAATATTTATTATAGAATATTAGGATTATTCAAAAATAATTAATACCTTTGTAAACGAAATGAAAAATGAAATTTAACATATTAAAAACTAGACGAGGAAAATTAGGTAGCAAGATTCAAATTGAATTAGATAAAACCAAACCAAATCTAGAAACCATTCTTACGTTAGTAGATGACTATGAGAAAAATAACTTGGATTCAATCGAGAAATTGAGAAAGGAAAAGATATATGAAACGAAAAGAATAAACGGTGCTTTAAAACAAACTATTAACGCACATGGACCGATAACAGCAGTACTGATTGGTTCAGCAACAAAAAGAATACACGGGTCACTATTGGCCAATGGAACCACAGACCAACAGGATTATGTGAAAATAAATAAAGGGTCATTCATACTAGGAATGATTTTTATAGTAATCACAATCGGATTGTTGGTCATAAATTAAAAACTATGAAAACAAAATTATCGATATTCGATTTTGACGGAACACTGGTTGATACACCATTACCAGAATTTGGTAAGAAACATTACAAAGAACAGACAGGTAGAGATTGGCCTTTTCCAGGATGGTGGGGTAGACCACTAAGCTTAGATATGAAAATATTTGACATGCCAAGTGTACCAATGGTCATTGATGCTTACAATGTAGAAAAACAAGACCAATCAACTGTTATGGTTATGCTTACTGGTCGTATGGTTCTACTTACTGACCTAGTTAAAGAAATCTTAGATAGCAAAAACCTAGAGTTTGATGAATACCATTTCAACAGAGGTGGTGCAACAGAAGTGGCTAAGATGAAAACAATTGAATCTTTACTACATAAGTACCCACAGGTTACTGAGATTGAACTATGGGATGATAGATTGGAACATATTCCAATATTCAAAGCATTTGGTGATAAGCTAATTTCAAGCGGAAGAATTAAAACTTTCAAGATAAATGTAGTGCCAGCTGATAGGCATTAAGATAGAGGCCCGCTAAATTTAGTGGGTTTTTTTATTGCAATAAACAAATAATTGTAGTATCTTTGTGTATGATAGATGAAACAATAATAACAGCGTTGAAAGCAAGGCATGGGAAATTAAATTTTAACGATTTAGTAACCTTTATTGAAAATAGTGGTATAACTTTTAAAGACAGATGTTTAAATGGTCCTTTGGGTATTGCCACTCTGGATTGTATATATTTGAATATTGAATTGATTGACAAATATAGTGATAAGCTGGTTTTCTTTATAATAGTTCACGAAGTTGCTCATTTTAAAAGGATTACTAAGTTTGGTAGAAGTGAGATATTACGAAAATTGTCTTTTGAAGACTTTACAGAGTTTACTGAACACATTTTCGAGGAAGAAATAATTGCAGATAGATATGCGTGTATGATGTTTTATCACTTTAATCGAGATATTTATCCATGGTGGCAAACACAACAATTAAATCTGAAAGTGAAACAAAAAGAATACGAACCGATGACAAAGTTGTATTATGGTAAGATACAAAATGATGAAAAAAAATATAATGAACTGATTGAACAGTTCATAAAATACTAAAAATTGAATGATTAAAATAGATGATATATTAGAAGGAAAAGTTAGCATGAATGCTAGCGGCTCCGCTTACTTGGTAAGTCAAGATTTACCAAAAGACATTTATCTAAGCAAAAGTAACACCAACAAAGCGTTACACTTAGATACTGTAAAAATAAAAGTTATTACTGGAAATGGTAGAGCTTTAGAAGGTGAAGTTGTTGAAATCGTAGAGAGATTCAGAACCGAATTCGTTGGTGTACTCCAATTGAGTGAAAAGTTTGCTTTCTTTGTACCAGATAGCAGCAAGCTTCCAATTGATTTCTTTGTTCCTTTAAATAAAACAATGAATGCGACTGAAGGTCAAAAGGTTATTGTTAAGTTAACTGAATGGAAAGACAACGCAAAGAACCCTAATGGTGAAGTAATTAGAATTCTAGGTAATTCTGGTGAACATGAAACTGAAATCCATAGCATCCTTGAAGAATATGGTTTACCATACGACTTTGAAGAAGATGTGTTGGCAGAAGCCAGAGCAATATCAACGGAGATTACACAAGCTGAAATTGATAAGCGTAGAGATATGCGTGATGTACTTACATTTACCATCGACCCAGCTGATGCAAAAGATTTTGATGATGCTTTGAGTGTTGAATGGGTAAACGGTGAATTGTTTTTGGGTGTTCACATTGCCGATGTATCACATTACTTACGACCAGATACCGAATTAGACAAAGAAGCGTATGCTAGAGGAACAAGTGTCTACCTAGTAGATAGATGTGTCCCTATGCTTCCAGAGAACTTATCTAACGGACTATGTTCGTTAAGACCTAACGAAGATAAGCTTTGCTTCTCAGCTGTCTTTAAAATGGACCATAATGGACATGTGTTAGAAGAATGGTTTGGTAGAACTGTAATCAACTCTGATTGTAGACTTACTTATGAAGAAGCTCAAACAATAATTGAAACAAAAGGTGGTACTGATAAAGTAGTTAGTAAATTGGAGTACGCTGTTTTACATTTGAATAGAGTAGCACAAAAAATGCGTAAGGTTCGTTTGTCTAAGGGTTCTATATCTTTTGATAAACAAGAAGTTAAGTTCAAGTTAGACGAGAACAACAAACCAACAGGTATCATCTTCAAGGTTGCCAAAGATGCTAACAAGCTTATCGAGGAATATATGTTATTGGCTAACAGACACGTTGCTCAATACATTAACAAAAGAGCACTGCCAAATGTTAACAGAGCTCACGACAAACCTAACGAAACTAAGTTAGATAGTCTTAAAGAGTTCATTAAACAATTCGGTTATGAGATTAGAACAACTAGCCCAGAAGAAACAACAAAAACACTTAACCAGTTGCTAGTTGATTCAAGAGGTACTGCTGAGTCGGATATGATTGATAATCTGGTAGTTAGAACTATGCAGAAAGCAAACTATACAACCAAAAACATTGGTCACTATGGTCTTGGGTTTAAAGACTACTCACACTTTACAAGTCCAATCAGACGTTACCCAGATGTAATCGTTCATAGGTTGTTAGGTTTGTATTTGGATGAGAACAAAACAACTATGCCTAAGTTAGAGAAGCTTGAAACTAGATGTCTTCACTTATCTGAGAGAGAAAAGAAAGCACAAAAAGCTGAAAGAGATTCAATCAAGTACATGCAATGTATTTACATGAGTGATAACATTGGTAAAGTGTTTGAAGGTATCATTAGTTCGGTTACTGAGTATGGTGTGTTTGTTGAAATCCTGGAAAACAAGTGTGAAGGACTTATCAAATTGTCTGATATTGGTGGTGATGTTTATTCGGCTGACATGGCTAATTACTGTGTAAAAGGATACAATACTGGTTCTAAATTAAGACTTGGTGATATGGTTCATGTGGTTGTATCTAGTGTAGATATTGAGAAAAAGAACATTAATTTATCATTAATCAATCTATAATCTTTATTTTATTTTAGTATGAGTTATATTGGTGAAAAGATTTAACCAATGACAGATGAAAAATTAATTACCGAGTTTTTAGAAAAAAACTATACTGTGAAAACTTCAAAGAGTAGTTTTGTTATTACAGAAGTAGATAGCTATAAAGAGATAAGTCCAAGAGATTTTGTATTGGTATACAGAAAAATATTTGGTGAGTTTGTGAGTCCAGATATTGATGGAACTGTTAATTCAATCGAATACTTCCAACGTTGGTTTAACGCTAAGAAAAGAATCTTAACACACGTTCTTACAGATTATTTGGAAAAAGCGTCTGGTTCTGATGGAAGTATGATTATGTTAAATGAAACTCTTAATCATTTTACCAGTGCCAGAAAACAATTGTACCATGAAGAATTTATAACCAACTTCTTTAATGATTTCTATAAAGAAAAATACATTATACCAACCTTGAATGAATTGATTAGTTTATACAAAGAAGGCGATAGTAGTAAATCCTTGATTGAGTCATTACAATCAAGGATTGATTACGAAACCGATTACCAACAAAAATTTGCAACCAATTGGTTGAATGAATGGTATTCAAATACTGTAATTGGTGATAAATTAAACGATTTCTTCTCACAACTTATTGTCACACTAGGTAGCAAGAATTGGGTTGTAACATGGATTGGTCATGGGCCTTTGAGTCAAACAAAAATGCTTTCTAATTTTGCTGGTGAAAGTGATTTTCACACAAAATATATCTTATCTTCTTATGATAAATGGTATGAGGAAGCTGTAATTGAAGCTTCTGAAAGATTAGTAAAAAAAGGTTGGGGATAATTTGTTTATTTAAAATATTAGTAGTACCTTTGTATGAACTTAAAATAAAACAAATGAAATTTTTAGAGAAACTCTACAATCTTTTTTTCTATCCTAACAGATACAAATCGCATCCAGAAGCTGTAATCGTTGCGTGTTACTACAACCCAACAAACAATCCTTATAGGTTATCAGCCTTCAATACCTTCTATGAATCAATCAAACACCTTAACCACAGAATCGTGGAATGTGTTATTGGTGATTCAGAACCACAATTACCTTTGACTGAGTTTATTACAAGAGTATCTACAAATACAACTCTTTGGCATAAAGAAGCTTTGTTAAATGGTGTAATGAAAAACTTACCTAGAGAATTCAAATATGTATTTTGGATTGATGCCGATGTAAAATTCACAAACTTTAATTGGATGGTTGATGCTGTTGAGCAATTGCAACCAAAAAACAATAGAATGGTTCAATTGTTTGAATATTGTGTTCACTTGGACCAAGACCAAACTGAACCAGACTTTGACGTTGAGTTTGAAAGACGAGATGTTGCAACACCATCACTTAGAAATCCTAAGTTGTGGAGAAGCTTTGGTGCCAACTACGCAACAACCGATTACTCTAGTGATTCTAACTATGACCGTCATGGTCACGTAGGATTTGCATGGGGTGCTAGACGAAGTGTTGTAGATGCTATGCCATTATATGACAAAGCTCTTATCGGTGGTGCAGACCATATCATGGCACATGCTGCTGCTGGACAAATCGGTCACTCATGTATTACAAAATCATTTACCGATGATATTGATGCTGTTAACGAATGGTCAGAACAATTCAGACGAGTTGTTGGACAAAGATTAGGTTATGTTAAAGGTGACTTATATCACATTTGGCATGGTGATGTCACTAAGCGTCAATACTTGAAACGTATTCAAGACTTCACACCGATTGCTAAAGGAATCACTGAGAAAGATGCCAATGGTTTATATGTGACTGATAATGATGAGTATGTTAAACAATACATGAACCATAGAGAAGATACTGGTAGTACGAAAAACTATAAGGCAGTTGATATGAGTTACACTGAGTTGTACCCAGAGGTGCAACATAAACACAACATTGTTCCAGATACCAATCAACGTATGGCTTTAAGAGAAGCTGAATTTAAACGTAGAGAAAAACTTGACAACGAACTTAAGGATAAAGCACGTAGAGATTTGAGAAGACAATACCCAACTCAAGATGATTCTTTCATTGAATCAATGGTGATTGGTTACATCACAGATTCAAGCCTTATAGGAACAGCTATAGGTGGTGATGTTTTAGGTGCTGCTTTGGGTGATATGTTAAATAACGATGACCAAGGGTTTAATGAGGGTCAAGACCCAAGATTTACTGATGGATTTGGTGGTGGTGGATTCAGTGGTGGCGGTGCTGGTGGTTCATGGGAAGATAACACTAATAGTGAAAACTTTTCATAATGAATATTACATGTATCAGCGATACGCATTCAAAACACGAACACATCCCTAGTAAGTATTTGACTGGGGGTGATTGTATAATCCATGCGGGTGATGTTTCTGGTAGAGGTACCAAACAAGAGATAGAAGTTTTCTTAGCATGGTATAATGAGTTACCATATAAGTACAAGATTCTTATTGCTGGTAATCACGATTTCTTCTTTGAGCAAGCACCAGAGTATGAGATAGAAGCTATGTTAGCGAAATACCCTAACATCATCTACTTGAATGATAGTGGTGTTGAGATTGAAGGGTTTAAGATTTGGGGAAGTCCAGTTCAGCCATGGTTCTATTCATGGGCATTTAATCGTAAGGGTACTGAAATTTGTGCTCACTGGGATATGATTCCATTGGATACCAATATTCTTATTACACATGGTCCAGCCAAAGGTTATTTGGACTTAACCAAAAGAGGAACATCAACAGGTTGTCCTTATTTGTTAGAAAAAATAACAGAAATGACAAACCTTGCTTTGTTTGTTCACGGACACATACATGAAGCTTATGGTAGAGTTGATTTCCCAGATGGCGGTGTGTTTATGAATGCTAGTGTATTGAACTTAGACTATGTAATGAGCAATTTGCCTTTAGAAATCGAATTAACTAAAACAGAATAATATGAAAGACAGAATTTTAAAACACGTAGCTGAAAGAGATGCTATCATTGAAGAATTAAAAACAATAATGGGTTATTGTGATGAATCACCATTAGAGCTTTTATTAGATAAAAAATGGGAAATTGTTGGTGATGAATTGCACATTCAAATAGAAGATGAAGATTTAGAGGATAACTATTTCTCGTTTCAAATATCTTCTTTGGGTGCTAGTGGTAAAGAATTCTTTATGGGTGAGAAAGATGGTATTTCATATATAATGGCTCATGATGATGAAAGTTGGGAAGACACAGCAATCTTTATCTTAGATAACAAAAATAAAGTAGAATAACAATGAGGGAATTAATAAAAATAATAACGTTTATAATCAAACAAAAAATGGGAAAAAACAAAATTAAAATTGGTGAATCTTATGAGATTCTAAAAACACCAGAAGGATACGCAACGTCTAACTTTAGTGGTACGGAAAGAACTTCTATGAGTAAATTTATAGTTAAGGTTACTGGTGTTGATAACTCACACACAACTTCTTACCGAGTATCTATGACTCATAGAGATGGTAAAGATTATAATGGTGATGGTTGGGTGTATGAGTACGAATTAAAGGCACAATTATCAACTTCGGAAGACTTGAAAAATCAAATCATTGAAAACGAAGAAGAAATTTCTGATTTAAACATCAAGAATAATTTGTTGAAAACAAAACTTGAATTTATGGAAACTCAAGGTATTGAAAATTACTCTGATGAAGACTTCAAAGCTTATTTGGTTCTTAAAGAATTGGGTATTGATGACTTCGCAAAAGCTAAAAATATTGTTAAAATATTAAATAGTTAAATAATGAATAAGTCTGAAGCGATAAGACTTGGGATGATGGTATCAAATCAAGAATTACTTTTAATGTTTAACAACGCTAAATGTAATATTACTGATTGGACCAAAGTTAGCAAGGTTAATAAAGGTATGACAAAAGGTACAGCTTGGAATATCCTAGCTAAAGACTTTGATGTTGAAATAAAATATCATTACATAGCTAAGGTAAATATGCTTAGAGAATTTGGTGATTACTTACCAAACTACGAGAAGCCAGTCAAAAAAACAAAACCAAATATTAACGTGGTTCATCAAGAACCTAAATTTGGTTAACAATGAGTAATAAATATCCAAGTTATAATCCAGATGATACATTCTGGAATGACTATAATAGAAAGACTGACGCAAAACCGCTGTTATGTGCTGGGCGGATTATCAGCACTGAATTAAATTTAAAAACAAAATGACAAAGAAAGAATTATTAGCAATTTTAGAAGAGTTTCCAGAGCATTATGATATAGTGTTTACGCAAGAAACTGAAAAGAACGCTGGAGACGTATCGGATATGTATTTAGATAATGTTACGGTAGCACCAGGACTTGATTATGTAAACCTATATTTCAAGTGGACTTATGTCGGGGAGTAGCCTTGCACATAACTTAGGACCATACGCTAGAAAACCAACTTTATTATTAAAAATAGCGGTACTCTAATTGAGTATGTGTTGGATTCAAATGAAAACTATATAAAACAATAACTATGACAAGCAGAGATTTTGCATTCTGGCTTCAAGGATACTTCGAAGTTTCAGACCCAGTTCAAATTGGGAAGGTGGAAACCGAAATGATTAAAAGACACTTGAATCTTGTATTCAAGCATGAGATTGACCCAAGCATGGGTGGTCCAGAACATCAATTAGAATTAAACCAAACACATTCAGCACCATCGTTTCCGAGTAAAGATAGTGATGGAGTAACATTAAGATGCTAATATGACAGGATTATTAGGAATATTTGGAGTTTTATTAAGTGTATTGGTTTCTATTTGGGCTGCAATGAAATATCTTGTGTCACAAAATACAAGACTTGATAACAATTTGAGCAAGTTGATAATACCATTGGTTAAAGGTGCGAAATATAAGTTTGAGTTGGTTAACGAGATTACTGTTAACAAAAAATACCCATCTACTTATTCGGCTTTTGCTATCGTAAATGGTATTCCAGTTTTGTTTTCTAGAAGTGAGCGTTTGCTTACAGCTGGTTGGCAGTCCAAAGAAATCATATCTGAGCTATATTTTTTAAGATGGCATAGAGATAAGGTAGAGAAATTCATACACTCTATAGTCAACAACGAGGAACATGTCAATGTTATGGCGTTGACACCATGGGGGTCAGATAAGTTAGGGCAGATATATACTAGAGAAGTACCTAAAGTGTATATAGATAACGAACAATATAGTGATATAGAGAATGATGTTGTCAATATGCTAAAAAACGGTGGTAAAACAAGTGCTTTATTACATGGTGTTCCTGGAACTGGTAAGACTAGACTAGTAAAATACTTCTCTCTTAAGTATAATTTACCGATATATTCGATTTATCTTAACCCAGAGTATAATAACTTGGATATATTGGTGATGTTTAACGATGTACCAGAGAATTGTATCGTATTATTTGAAGATTTTGATAACTATTTCGATAAAAGAACATGTTTGATGAAGAATAATGAAGTAAAATTTACGTTTGACGTTATATTAAGTATCTTAGATGGAGTTTACAATGAGTATAACAAGGTTTTGTTCGTTATGTCATGTAATGATATCGAAAAAATCGATGATTCAATCAAGAATAGACCGTCTAGAATGAAGTTCGTTAGGGAAATAACTGGCCCATCCTACGCAAAACGTCTAGAAATACTAGATGGTAACATAGAATTAGCTGAATTAACAGAAGGTATGACTACTGATAAAGTATTCTTTGCCAAGTCTTTAGAAAAAGATTATAAAAAAGAAGAAATTTTAGAAAAAATACTTGCATAATAAAAAAAAAGGTTGTACCTTTGTATTATAATAAAAACAAACAATATGAAAAACTATTACACGATACCGTTAGGTATATTTCTAAGCTTAATCGCTATTATGAATTTGCTACCATTAATAAGCAAAGCAAATACATTACTAAACATTACTGGAATTATCGGATTGGTAACGTTAGTGATTGTTATCATTAAAACAAAAGTATTCACAAATTTCAAACTAAATTTAAAAACAAAAACAAAAACAAAAAAGTAAAATGAAAAAACTATTAGGATTATTATCGTTGGTATTATTAATGAGTGTTACATCGTGTACAACAGCAGACTCAGCAGAAGTTGCATTGGTCGTTGACCAGATTGGGAATGACAAAGGGGTTCCGAATATTGAAATGGCTTCTGGTTTTATCTTTTATTTCCCACCAACACAAGACGTGTTTATGTATCCAACATCAGTTCAACACAAGGTTTGGACATCAGCAGTAGATGAAGATTCACCAACAGATGAACATATTGATGTAACATCAGCAGATGGAGCAACATTCGGATTAGATGTAGCGGTTAACTTACAATTACAGAGAGCAAAAGCATCTGATTTATTCATCAAGTATAGAGTTGGGATGGAAGATTTAATTAATACGAGAGTTAGAACAATTGTTAGAAAAGAATTATTAGACAACGCTACTATGTTTGCATCTGATAGCTTATTACAACATAGAAATGTTTATGAAGCAAATGTAACTAAAACATTATCAGCATCTTTGGAGAAAGAAGGTTTCACCTTGACCAATATTGCTATCTTGAAAATGGCATTGCCACCATCTTATAAACAAGCGATTGAAAGAAAGATTGCGGTATTGCAAGAAACGGCTACGATTAAATCACAAACTGTACAAGCAGAACAAACAGCTTTGAAGAAAGTAGCTTTGGCTAAAGGTAACTATGAAGCGGCTATCTACGATGCTAAAACGAAAGAGATTTTATCACAACCTAAGTTGTTAGAATTATATAGAGCAGAAACTGAAAGAATTTGGGCAGAAAAGGGTAAATCACCATACGGTTCAAACAACGTATTCGGTTCTTCATCAAATATTCTTTTGAATAGAAATTAATTGCAAAAAACTTGCATATCAAATAAAAAGGTAGTACCTTTGTATTATAATTACGCATAGAAAGACAAACAAGTAGATTCTATAAAGCACGTTAAATAACTAGATTTTGTGCAAGCTAGTATAGAAATTGCGTTTACTACAAGAAGTAATATGGTTGTTGAGTATGATTAACTGGTAGGATTAAGTTACTTACTTCGGAATCCCAATCTTGATGGATGTGTAATTACTGGAGAAGCTTTGGATGGAAGTTGGGTTCGAGTCCCAAGGAAGGTCATGGCTGATAGCTTAGCGGCTTGTAGAGGTTCGAATCCTCTCTTCTCCACGCTAATTTAGTCAGTTTATGAACTGGCACTTGCAGTGGGATTCTGCACATGATGATTTTTTTTGTTCGAGGTTAACAGATAGTGGGACCACTAATAATGCCAGTAAGGTCTGGCAAGTGACACAAAGCTTAGCGGCTGAGAGTGTAATCAAAACCAATTAGACTTGGTATGTCTATCCACTATTAGTCAAATACAAATGACGTATGTTAATTAAGAGGTAGCACTGGCAACTATGCCGTAAATAGTAGGGAGTACAAGTTCCTAAAGAGATGAGCAGATGCTTCCATTCTCGTGCATGTACGCTACTCACCGATTTGTATAGGTGACAAGAATTAGATAAGTGGTGGAAAAGCTAAGCTGACTTCATTAGAAGTGGTGGTTCTGGGAGAATCTTAAATTAGTAGACACATAACGGCTTGGAGCAATTGGGGATAGCTCGTTAAACACTCAATCCGAGCGTGGCTAGCTTGGCGGTGCAAGTTCAAATCTTGCCTTATCTACTAAGTTAAATATGTGGTTGAAAGAAAGTAGAATGATATCCCAGAAATGGTGTCCTAATTAATCACATGGCTTTTACTTATAGCTAACCCCCAGTTTGGCGGTTTTAATACCCATGAATTGTCATGGTGCTATGAGGAAAAGTTCTTAAACAAAACCGTTCGTAAGGAAGAATGATTGGAAGTTCTTTTGTTTGAAATTTTAGTTTTTAATTTGAGGGGTACGTAACCCGATAACAAGGTTCCTAGCATTAGAAAGAAAAGTATTCGCTGGTGGTCATAAGCCAGAGATTGTGGGTTCGAGTCCCATCCTTACCACAAGTCGCTTTGGTACTCCACTATGGAGAACAGTTTGGATAGTTATGAAACTGGTTGCAAAATAGAGGTGTTAAAAGTTAAACCATATTAAAGTACGGCTTATTTCCAAAGAAAGGAGTTTCCTAGCCTAATACAGAAACAAAAATAACATGAGGGTGTGTTGACCGATGCTAAAGGTAGCACCCAAATGGTTAGATGGCAGAATGGAATTGCTAATTAACAAGGTTAAGTAATGGGTTGCCGATGAGATGAGTTAGTGGACAAGTCGTGTAAACAGGTGTAACATTCATCAACCCAATAAAAGTCGTAATAATAATAAAACCTTATGTCCCAGTCAAATGGTGTCGACTAAGCGACTATAATTACACACAGGTTCGATTCCTGTTCTAACCACGAAGCCTGTTCGAGAGGTAAATCTAAGCGTAATCCTCTGACGTATAAGGTGCTTAGCTGATTGAGAAGCAGTCTTGGACAATGTGTCTGAAAATATCTTGACAATTCGGAAAGACGAAGATTACTACTTGACATGAGGCGTTAGCGACACCGAGAGTAGGGTAACAAAGAAAGACGCTCCGTGATGCTAATGATTCGGATATATGTTACTCGTTGCTGGTAGTAATCAAATGGGAGTATAGTACAATAGTATAGTATAAAGCGGCTGTAGCTGCGAGAACACGGGTTAGAGTCCCGTTACTTCCACAAGAAATCCAACGGTTAAGCCCTATGGTCACTGTATACAAACTATGGTAATTGGCAATGACGATGTGCACTCTTCATACTGCAATGGTTGACACTGGGAAAGACTAGAAACTGCGAGAGTGGCGAAGTTGGTAAACGCTAAGGTCTTTAGCCCAAAGTACAAGGGAACAACTAGGGACTAGGTGTCGGTGGTTCGAATCCACCCTCTCGCACAAAATTGGGGAATAGCAACATGAAGGTCGGCAAACTTTCAGACGGTTATAATCCTTTCTATTACGTTTAGCTTTGCCGAGCGACATGGTGATAGTTGATTCATTAGTGGAGTGGAACCACGGGGGGCGTGGAGCCCGCAGACACTGGTTCGAATCCAGTATGAGTTTCTAGGTTATACTATTAAAGCGACATTGGTTGAGTAGTCCAGTGAGGCACACATTAACAGTTTTAGCGAAAGGCTAAGGTGATAGACCACCATATAGTATAACCGAATATGTAGCTAGCTCAGTGGTAGAGTGCCGAAATGGGAGCACATCGTGAGATGCAGTACCAATCGCTTGCGGAGATGGGGGTTCGATTCCCTCGCTATGTACATAAAAAGAATAGAATATGAAGATAGTAGCACTAGGTGATACACATGGTCGTGTATTATGGGAAGAAATCGTGAAAAAAAATAAGGATGCTGATAAAATTATCTTCATAGGTGACTATTTTGATACTCATTATGATATTACTACTGACCAACAGATAGAAAACTTCACAAAAATCTTAGAATTTAAGAAAAATAACATGGAACAAGTAGTTTTACTTCTTGGTAACCATGATTTTCACTATTTAAAAGGTGCTGGAGAGAAATATTCTGGTCATAATACATACAGAGCATTAGATATTAACACAGTTTTACAACCAGCAATAGATTCTGGACTAGTCCAAATGTGTTTTCAACATGATAAATATGTTTTTACACATGCTGGAGTAACAAAAACATGGTGTTTACGCAATGGAATCAAAACAAATGACCTAGAAAAGGAAATAAATGATAAATTTACTACTGATTTAGACTCATTTTGCTTTGCATACGGTCCAAATATGAGTCAAACAGGTAACGATGTTACCCAATCACCTATATGGGTACGTATTCCATCGCTATTTGCTGATACTATTGATGATATTACATATGTAATAGGGCATACTACACAAGAAAACATAGTAATCACTGATAAAATCATTGCTATAGATACCATAGGTACTAGTGGTGAGTATCTAGTAATAGAAAAAAACATACCGATAGCGAAAAAACTCTAGGATATTAACTAATTTAATCGTACCTTTGTACAATGAAATCAATAACTAAAAACAAACGAGCATATTTTGAATACATTATACTCGAAAAGCACATAGCTGGTATTCAATTACAAGGTTCCGAGGTTAAATCAATAAAATCAAGCAAGGTTTCTATAGTAGAAGCCTATTGTTTTATTACCAATGATGAAATCTTCATCAAAGGAATGCACGTAACTGAACACAAAGAAGGTGGTAAATACTATAACCATCAACCACTAAGGGATAGAAAACTTCTTATGAAGAAGAAAGAAATAATCAAATTACGTGAAAGTATTTCACAAAAAGGCTTGACTATTGTACCTTTAGAGATTATACTATCGAACACTGGATTCATTAAAGTGGAAATTGGTCTTGCCAAAGGTAAGCACCTATACGACAAACGCAACAGTTTGAAAGAGAAAGACTTAAAAAGAGAAGTTGAAAGAAACTTAGATTAATTAGGATATATGTAATATTATTCCTACCTTTGCACTTAACAATAAACAACTAAACCCCAAAATTTTTTATGAGACAATTTAAAATTGCACAGAAGTACACGAACACGGAAAATGAATCGTTTAAACAGTATTTGAAAGACATTTCATGTATTCCTATGTTCACACCAGAAGAAGAAAAGATATGTACTGAAAAGGCTAGTAAAGGCGATAGAAAGGCTATCGATGAATTGGTACGTAGAAATCTACGTTTCGTAGTATCGGTTGCTAAGCAATATGCTACAGAAAATGTTCACTTGGAAGACTTGGTTAACGAAGGTAACATTGGGTTGGTATTGGCGGCTGAAAAGTTCACACCAGACATGGGCTACAAATTCATTTCATATGCTGTATGGTGGGTTAGAAAAATCATTATGGAACACATTACCAAATATGGTAAGTTGGTTCGTATTCCAGCAAACAAGGTTAATAACTTGTCTAAGTTGGATAAGTACATCCAAGAATTGGAACAAAAAGCTGGTCGTAGTGTTGACATCAACGAAGTGATAAGTGAGTTTGGAAACGAGATATCTAGTGAGGACTTTATGTTCTTGGATGTCTTGAATACATACAACATGGACTCAATGGACCGTACTATTGGAACTGATGATGGTGGTTCTGGGTCTATGTTATCAGATTTAATCTCTGATGATTCAACATATAAGGCTACTGACCATTTATTATATCAACAAGATGTCCAATCAGAGATTGCGGCTAGTCTAGATATATTGAAACCAAGAGATAAACGTGTAATGGAAGCGTTGTTTGGGTTGAATGGGGCGATACCAATGACCTTGAAAGAGATTGGTGATGAAGTTGGCATCACACGTGAGATGGCTCGTCAAATCAAAGAAAAATCACTTAAGAAATTAAGACAAAATGCTAGAGTAAATTTAGCATACAATGAGATGAACTAATGGACATTGTAAAACATAACGTAATGCTTGTGAAGGTTTATATTCGCAAGCATTATAAAGTTTATAGGATATATCCATTTACTGATGACATTTCCAATGGATATAGAAGCTTTAGTATTTTTAGTTATGAGGAAAAGTGTGAAGTTAATAACTACAACGTGTACAATTTATTGAACAAATTATTTGGTGTTGAAGATACAATAGTAGCGGCAGCCTTCAAAGAAATATGTAACGAAGAAATCTTAAAATTACAATCCAAACAATTAAAATTTGATTATGAAGGAGATAGTATCTAAATTCTTAGACGACCAATATCGTTTTACGTTATCAACGTACTCATCTTACATGTTACAAGATAGATATACGAAAAAAGACGTGTATCTTAGAACTGTATTCGAAAACCTTAAAGTTATTTTTGGTATTGAGGATGACGAACTTCAAGATATTTGGGATTTCTGGGCCGATAAAAAGATAATTGAATTGAATAACCGAATTACTGATATTCGATATAAGATTTTTGAAATAACTGGACAAGATGTTGAAGTGGGTATCAATGAAATAAATGCGGTTTTAAGTAAGGACGACTTAGAGCAAATAATAAGGATGAATGAATAAGTCATGTACACAATTGTGTACATAGAGGTTGTCTTTTATTGAAAAACTAGATATTTATATTAAAAGAAATACGTCATGATAAAAACATTTATAAAACAAGCTTTGAGAGAGAACTTATTCAAACGCTTGGCAGAGAAAAGTAAAAATACGCAAGAGCCTAAATCTGAAGATGAGGAAACTAGCAAAGAATATGGTGAGCTTTCACCAAAAGAACAAAAGAAAGTGGATACTCAAACCATTGAGATAAGACAAGCAGTTGGTCCTGGTAAATCCCTTAAGATTTCTCAAGCCATTGAAGACGCTAACTTAGGTTCAGCAACAGATGCCAGTGCGAGAGGTAAATTCACACAGAAAATCTTCGGTAGAAATGATAGACATCTTTCACCCAAAGAAGCAGCCGCTCTTAGTAAGGTAACTAAGAATCCTGGTGCTTATAACTAATACACACTAACCCCGACACTGTTCGGGGTTTTTTATTTCTGAATCTTTTTTTCTATCATAGTTTAACATTTTATTAGTTAACGGTGATTACTGCCGATATAAACGATTTTCTTAAATTAAATGATATAGATTTTTATTTAGTTTATAAATTTTATTAGCTTCTTCTTCAGTATCAAAATAACCAATGTGTTTTTTAACATTATTTACGGTTATTTGTACGTGCCATTTTTTTATATTTTTATGATAATAAAAACCTTTACCTTTAGTGTTCCACATATTTTGACCACGAGTCACACTTCTTAAATTATCGATTCTATTATCTGAACGTATTCTATTTATATGGTCTATTTCTTCAACACATTCCTTATTAACCCAATACCATGCAAAGATATGACCTTTTAAATAATATCTCTTTTTTTCATAATTGAAGTTTATTTCGAAATATCCTCTACCGTCCATATTTTTTAAAACACCACCTCTAACACCATAAATAATTCCAGTTTCTGGGTTGTAGGTAAAACCTTTATCTATAACTATTTTACACTTTTCTTCTTTTGTCATATACAAATATAGTTAAAAAAATAAAATAGTCAACACGTAAACCCAATCACCGTATTTGGTGTTGGGTCGCATGGCTTTGGTTGTAGTTGGTTAGACTACAAGTTTTATGTAAGTTCTGCAAAGGTATAACAAACTTTTTTAATATGCAAGTAAAATTTACCATTTTTTATTTGGTAGGTTCAAATATTATATGTACCTTTGTCTTTTAATTTAATACACAATAAAATGGTAAAAGAAATTCAATTACTTACAAGAGCTAAAAAAACAATTGTTGAAGAAGTTAGAGAAACAATCAACTTAAAATATCCAACACAAGATAAGTTTTACAAAAGAAATGATGATGGTGCTTTTTTCGCTAGAGGTGTTATTCTATTTGGTATTCTTGTAAAATACTCAACCACTTTTTTACTCTTTGAAGTTGAGAGAGGAAAGCAATTCTATACTGATTTTGTACCTACTAAAGATTGTAGACAAGATTACTGGCTTTCAGATACCAACGATATTAGACGAACAGCGTTAGAGATAATGCTTGGTAAAGACCGATATTTTGTTGAAATTACCAAAGAAGAATTTATAACAGAAAGAGAACGTTTATTAAATCAACCATTTGACGAAGATTTTTTCTAGGATTTATTTGGTATATTCAAATATTATTCTTACCTTTGCATTCTAATCATTAACACTTACCATTATGAGCAATCAAATTACCATCGTTACCAACTTTATTAAAGAGTACGAAAACATTGAAGCATTATTAGAAGCTTCCAGAGTAGACCAAAGCAAAATTGACTGCGAACTCTCTGAATTTTACCATAACTTAGAAGGAACGAAATTGGGTGCTACCTATAAGTCACACGAGAAGTTGAAATACTTACAAGCGTTGTTAGAAAAGCGTAGAATTAACAAGTTAGACGTAATCATATTATCATCTACTTGTGATACTCTTAGAAACTCAATCAAAACGTTGAAGGTGGCTAACGATAAACGATTGGCGAAGCATGACGAAATTTTAATTGAGATTAAAGAAAGAGCAGTAAAAGTATAAGTATGGCAACAACAGTAGAAAAAATACGTGATTTAGATTATGATGAACTAATCACACTGGCTATCATTGAACAAGATGATGATTTACGTGACATATTCAGCGGTGAAATCAACATACCTTTCTCTATGTTATATAAACTACAGAAAGAAGGTAAACTTAATGATGAAACCAAAGACTTGATTTCTAGTATCTTCCAGATGATTATTCTTACCAAGAAAGAATTAATCGATAAGTACTTGCGTTTGGCTAGTGAAGATGGAAAGGTTATCAATGTTTCTATGGTAACACCAGAAGTCGTTGAAGTTATCGAAGAAGTGGTTGAAGAACCTATCAAGGACATTATCAAGGACAAAGTGTCCGTGAAGAAAGAAAGTGATATTCCTCGTAGATACGGAAAGGAAAAGATTAACGCAGACATATTGGCACAAGGTGGAAACGCAAAGCCAGTTCAACGTGCTATGTTAAAGGTAAACGACTTGAAAAATATCTATGTCAATTTATCTGCTAGAGGTATAAAAGACATGGTTGGTGGTACAAATCTATTATCCGATGAAGATTGTAGAAAGATAGTATCGGTGATTACGATTGCTGAAAGACAGTTGAGTGAAATTTTAAAAAAGAAAAAGTAATATGGAAGTATTCGCAATACCATTATGTATCTTAGCATTTGCATTTCTTATGAATGGTTTTCCTAGTATCCACATTGGGACTAAGAAATACTATAAGAACAAAAAAGACAGATATGAAGATTCCGACCTATAACCCTATAAGGATGGGTGACCCAGTGTTCGCAAATGAATATGGTAAGAAAATGTTACGCTATCGTAAAAGCTTGGAAAAGAAACAAATAGAAGAAAATAGAAAAAATAATGACATTATCGTTAGGTAGTGTCATTTTTTTTGTTTACCTTTGTACTATGAAAAAATTAAAACAATTTAGTTACTGGAGTCAATTTGGGTCAGATAAAGGAACTCGATATTATATTATGGCTTCTTCTCAAAAGCAAGTAGTTGAATTATTTGATACCATAGGTAAAAGAATATCTATAAGTTATGTTAGAGATTACTTTTACCAATCATGGGGCAACGATGGTACTGAAGTTATGGAAGGTATTGAAATTACAGAACCTTGTATATACGCTGTTGAATCCAAAGATGGTTATAGTAAACCAACAGGTCAACCAAAAAAAGTTCTATAAAAATTTGCACAAATCAAAAATTTGTTTTACCTTTGTCGGGTATTAAAATAGTAACACTAACAAAAACCAAAAGTCATGTCAAAAAAAGTAGCAAAATTAGTAAGAGTATCGTTGGTAACAAGAGTAATTGTTGATATCGATGCAACAGAACAAGAGATAATGGAACTTGCAGTTCCAAAGTTATCTGAAAATCTTATGGATTCTCCATTTGATAGCATTGATGAAATCGTTGATGATACCGAATGTCCTTACGAAGAATCAGAAGATGAAGACATCGAAAACTATATTGATGTTTACGCTAGTGTTGAATTAGACACGTGGTTGCGTTGTAAAGAAGAAATCATGTCTTTCTCTATCGATGGTATAAATCATCACGATAACGAGTCCAGAATGACTCACGAAGACGACTGGAATATCAACCTAAGAATCCATAGAGAAGATTATGCTAGTCTTGAAAAGTTTTGTAACTATTTTGAAACTGTTGAAGTTGATGATGATAAGTCAGACGAAGTTTACGATATCTTGTGTGATGAATACTTGCATTCTGATGTAACGAGTGGTGAAATGATTTATTCAACTACATTAAGCTTAAAATTTAGCGAAGGTGATGTAAGAGAGGGTGTTCAAACATTCTTGGATTGGGATGATTCACCAGAAACTTTTGAATTGGAAAGAGGTGATAAACACTGGATTATCAAGTGCATCTAAAAATAATTTAAAAAAACCTGGGCAAAAATTTGCAAGTGTCCAGGATTTTACTTACCTTTGTACTCTAATCAATAACAAATACCAAAAGCTATGTCAAAATTAACAAAAACACAAGAGATTAAATTGATGATTATCGAAAACTATATCGATAATTTTACTACCAACGATGATGAACGTGACACAATGAAAGCCAATGCTTTGATGTATGTCGAAGAAGACCACGTTGATGAAATCGCACAATCTGGAATGGGTGTGGTGCCAACTGAAAAACAGAATGTAATCACCAGAGTACGTCATTTACTTTGCGAGTTAGATACTGACGAAGAAGTTGTTGAAGCTGTTAGAGCCGTTGTTAACCACGAAGACCAAGATGCGTATGTTGATTGGGTTGATGGGATAATCGTTTGGGATAAGGTATCTAATACATTCACTTGTGAAGAATTTTTAGAAGAAATCGAATACTACGAAGGATTTGAAACTGAATAAAAAATATTTAATAAAATTAGGATATGTCAAAAACATTCCTTACCTTTGTACTCTAATCATTAATAAAAACCAAAAGTCATGTCAGAATTAAAGTTTAAATTTAAAAAGAAAGGTAACAACATTGTAGCCTTTGATGCCGAAGACAACACGAAATCTTACGGTAAAATCAATATCAAAACTGGTGAATGTACTGGTGGAACTCTTTGCTTCCAAGCACTACGTGACCATTTATCAACCCTAGTGGTTAAAAAAACATACAAGGTTTGGCTTGTAGTTGAAGAATGTACTGAATTTGCTGATGGTACGGAAGTCTACAAAGACTTGAAAGATGAAACTGCTAGTGTGGGTTCATTTGGAAACCTTGAACGTGCTTACGCCAGAATGAATGAAGTTGCAAATACCTTTAACTATAACTAAAAACCAAAAGCCATGTCAAACACAATAAAAGTAATCGAGTACGCAGATTTTTCAAGCGAAGAAAACTTATTCTTCGAGCATAAGGGTGATGTTGTTTGTCTTTATGATGATTTAAGTGAACCATGTACGTTGGGTTGGTTTCAAGTATGGTATGATTCCGAAATGGAAGATAGAGAGTACATTACAGTGAATGATACAATCATTTATTTGGATTCGATAGACGAACTATAAAAACAAAACTATGAATATATTTCCAAAGAGTGTCTTTAAAGGCACGAACGCTGATGGTAGTAAGTTTACTGCCAACGAATATGATTTCTCAACGTATGCAAATATAGCTTCTGCTAATTTCTTTGTATATCTATTGTTCGGTGCGTTGTTCTCTGGATTTGTAGCACCTATTGTTTTATTGGTATCAATACTATCTTTCAATGGTAGGTTTAATATGCTATATGTATTAGGTATCATATTTAGTGGGTACTTCCTATATGATTGTTACCATGGGTGGTTAATACTACTATTATTAAGTTTTATCTGTAATGGTGACACTGGAACAGGGTGTTATTGGTTCATTAACCTATTGGTATCTATAAATCTAGGTGTTTTGATTACAATTAGTGGGTTGATGTTGTTTGGAAGACCATTATTTTATTGGATAAATGAAAAAATTGAAAATTATCATAGCAAGTTAGCATATTTATTTGGATTTGTACTACTACTTTTCGTATTTGGGTGTATAAAAGGTAATTCTATCGTTAATAAAGACAAAGATTGGGTAAATAAAGTACTAAAGTTGGGTGATTATAACGATTCACCTAACCGTTTAAGACTTGATGAACCACTTAATTACGATAATATCTAAAATTTAATAAAAATAAAAGTAAATTTACTTGAAATTGTCCTAAAAAATCCGTACCTTTGTATTATAATAATAAAATATAATAAATAATATATAAATAACTAACTATAATAACTATACTAGTATGGTATTAGTTTTATGTTAGTGATAAATATACTTGGTGGTTCTTGTATATTGGAGAAATGGGTAGCTAGTCTACCCTTTTTTTATATAAAATTAGGATATATCAATATTTATATGTACCTTTGTATTCTAATCAATATAAATTATGGCAATCAACGTTAATACTAAACTTTTCACACTCGAAGAAGTTATTACTAAACTAAATTATTCTAAAACATTAGAAATGATAATCAACTTGGAAGAAGTTTCAAGTGAATTAACATATGAAAAATATGCACTATCTAACTTAACCAGTGTTCCAGAAAGAACAATCAAAGCATCAATTGATAGACAATTACGGTATTTGGCTTTAAATATACTAACATTTAAAGATGCTTTAGATTATTTTGAAATCAACTCTTTTGAAACCCTAATGACTTCAATGGGTATTGAGTTAAATATTTCTAAGAATTAATTAGGTTATCTAAAATATTATTCTTACCTTTGTATCATCATTAACATAAACCAATAATTATGAAAAAGAATTCAGCCATTGTAAATTGCAAAACTAAAACACTTACAATTATCTTCAACGGAGAAGAACACGTAGTTGACCTAAGAGAGGGTGACTTACACGATAATTGGAACTCAATCCAAGACCAAAACGATGTAGTATGGGATATCAACTTTACATGGGAAGATACCAAAGGTGAAAAACCTTATCTTAGTATCTATGCTTTGGAAGAACCAAACGAAGATGGCTACCAATCAACCAACTGGGATGATTACACATCAATCAAAGTGAAAGCAATAGGTAATCGTGATGATTACTTCAAAGAAGACCGTTTCAAATACAGATTTGATGCAACATCAAGTCTTACCTTTAGAGTTTACGACCAAACAGATAATTTGTTATTCAAAACAAAAAGTCTTAACAGAGCAAGTGACTTCATAACTAACCATAAATGGTTAACAAGGTTGAATAGCTATATGATAGCTACAGATGCTAACGGTGCAACTAAAAAAATCTAATATGAAAAAGCTATTATTCTTTTTACTGGTATCTACCATGTGTTTCGGACAATCAATTACGGTTGAAAACGTTACACTTACCTATGAACAAAAAACCAAGTCAATGCTTATTGTAATACCGCCTAAGTGTTTGGTGTTCTCAACCAATGACAAAAATTTTAATGTAAGGATAACCAGAGAATACGATTTGGTTATGGAAATAGATGGTGTCCAATATAGTGTTGGTGATAACTATTTTGCGTTTAGTGGGTTTACAAGACCTAACCATAGTGAAGAATTTTATGAGAACATCAAAAATTGCAAATGGTTAAAACAGAATTATAATTTTTTATTTGAAAATGTTGAAAAAGGTGAATATATTTTAACCGTTACGATAACGACTGACAATAATAAAATGGTAACAACTAAAAATAACTCAATTATTATTAGGTAGTTTAAATTATTATATCTACCTTTGTACTCTAATCAATAAAACAAATTATCATGTCAAGACTTACAGGTAAAGAATTAGCATCAGAGTTAGCAGACTTCGTTAACTCTAGCAACAAAGAGAAGTATCAAGAGTTTATTCAATCATTCAGCAACCAACACCGAACACTACAACAATCAGCATTTGGGTTGGTACTTCAATTGATGGAACACATGGCTTCTGACGAGTATCATACCGATGCCAGAAACGCTGATTCCAAGAAAGTGGCACAAACCCTTATGAAAGGATTTAAAGAAGCTCAAACGGCTCAATACGTTGCCGAAGGAACTTCCGAGGTTAGAGCGAAAGAGTACATGGCGTTGGAAGGTTTTGATAAACCAAGTAGATATTTAGGATTCATTTAATATTAGAACTATGAAACAGATAGACGAAACAGAATTTGACGAAAAATACAAATTGGCATTCAACCATTTTGAGAGAGCCAAACAACCAGACACGGTTGCTAACGAAGACATTTGTTCATTCAACGGACATATGTTTGAAACCTTTGGTGAAGAAGTTGATTTCGTAATAGAAATGGCTAAACAGAACCGAGTTATCACTATACTTGAAGGTGATGATGAATCTTGTTCTGGTGAGTGTGAAGCTTGTCAATGTGGTTCTACAATCTACTACGTTAGTGGATATCACCTTGTCAATCGAATTGGGTATTTTGTAACCGAAGAACCTATTACCGAAGAATTTGAATGTAAATTAGATTACTAATGGCTGAAAAAAAACCAACAATGTGGGGAACCCACTACGGAACGACAATGGAGATATCTAAGCTATCTCACCAACACTTGTCAAATATATGGTACTATTTCAATATAGTGTTGGAAACAAAACCACCAATGGTTATCATTGAAGAATTGGCTAACCGTTTTGGTTGTCTTAGACTGCCTTATCACCCACTTATCTCTTTCAGATACGAAATTGATGCTTTGATTAGTAAAGGTTACACCACTGGCGAACCTAACGCTGACATCATCGATAAGGGATTTTGGATTGGGAAAATAAAATACGAATAAATTAGGAATATCTAAATTAATTCCATACCTTTGTACTATGAAAAATAAAATACTAAATATCGGACTTAAAAACGACTTAAAGCTTATCTTGGAAAATCCAGGAAATGTATCAAGAGTTGAAAAGGGTACTGTAAGTGGCTTCTCAATAGAAGTGGACTTCAAAGAGGAAATGGCTTATAGTAGCTATGTTTATTACGAAGATGAAGCATTACGTGATTCAGACTTTAACGAACTTCAAAGACTTATCAAAGATGGAGAATAAAACCTACGTTGTCTTGGACAATGGACAACACGAGTACAATATCATAGAGCGAGAAAGAAAGAATGGTAGAACCTTATCGTTGCACTATTCTGAGGCTGATTTCTGGTCTTCTCGAATTAGAGGTAAGTTGGCTATGAAAATGACTATCACTGGCAATGGTGTTAGATTTAGTAAGAACGCTAAATCGTTAGACTATGGCGAATTGGCACAAATGAGAATGCTTATGAACTTTGAACAAGCTACTGATACCAATGAGTACAATAGATTAAAGCTTCATGTTTATACTTCTATGAATGATACCAATACAAAACCAATAGAGATATGAGTACTTTAAAAGATAAAAACGAATTGCTTGGCGAATTAAATGAATTAAGTCAAAGAATGGCTTCAAAGAAACGTAGGATACAAAGAAAACGATTATGGTTTGAACTATTTGTAAGTTCCTTGGGTTATGGTTTCTTATGGTACAACACCAATGGTTGGGTTGTTTTCGCTATTTTCTGTTTACTTTTTGGTAATAACTTAGGTATTACACGGACAATTAACGGAAAGGAGAATAATTCTTCAAAAGAAATTTGGAAAGAAGATTAATTTTTACTACCTTTGCCCTATGAATATATTTGTATTAGATTCCAATCCGAAAAAATGTGCTGAATATCATAATGATAAGCACTGCGTAAAAATGATACTTGAAACTGCACAACTTCTTTGTGGTGTACACTGGGTGTTGGGTGGTGAAGCACCATATAAACTTTCACACAAGAATCATCCATGTGCCATTTGGACACGTGAATGTATTGAGAATTACATTTGGTTATGTGACTTGGGTCTTGAACTATGTGCCGAATACACGTATCGTTATGGTAAACGACATAAGTCGGAAGACATCATTGAATGGTGTTTGATGAACCAACCCGATTTACGTGACAATGGTGACATTACCGAGTTCGCAGTAGCTATGCCAGATGAATGTAAAAATGATGATATAGTTCAAGCATATAGAACTTATTATATGGTTGAGAAACGTAGCATAGCAGTTTGGAAAAACAGAGAAATACCAGAATGGTTTAATTAAAAATAAAAAAATGAAATCGACATTAGAGGAAAAGTTAAAAAAAGAAAAAAATCAGACACATAATTTAACTATCTATAATAAAGATAGGCACGTTATTGTTCAAAGATATTTTGTTTCACATAACGAAGTAGAAATTACTTCTGAAAAAATTCACGCTATTGGTATGTTGATTGTTGAAGAATTATCGAAACAAGAACTTAACTTATTTATAGGTGTCAATGACCGTAAAAAAGAAAAGATAATTAATTCTCGTCAAGAATTAGAATTAATCCTTGAAGTAGAAAAAATTCTGGGACAAAACGATGAAACCCTTATCAAAAATAAGGAAAAAGAATTATTGGGTGCATCGTACAGATTATCCATGGGTGAGTATGCAAGTAATGTTAGATTTAGAATTAATCTAAAAGCAATCCTTCCTAGTGTTATCAATGAAATTAGAAATAATTAAAAAAAAAACAAGGAAAACTTGTGTATGTCAAAAACATTTCATACCTTTGTAATCTAATCCTAAAATACTAATTATTATGAATGTAGAAGTATCTAATGTTGTTAATCGAAATGAGTTAACAACATCTACTAGAAAAAGACCAAACAAAGCAAAGATTTTAAAACAAGGTCGTTTGAGAGGTCATTTAACTGACAACGAGAATTTAATGTTATCTGGGTTGAAAGTTAAAAATGTTTTACAAAGAGTTAATAATCGTGGGTTTGATGATTTAATTAAACCACATGATTGTAAAAAAATACAAACTTTGTTTGAAACATTAGTTAGTGAAGTTGATTCGATATTGAAAGAAAAATATCAATTGAAATAAAAAGAAAAAAAAAGAGAAAGAAATTTGGTAGTTTAAAAAATTATGACTACCTTTGTAATGTTAAATTTAAAACTGTTATGACTATGTCAACAAAAAAATTATTAGTTGAAAAACCAAAAAGAAAGTACACGAAACAAAAAGTTCGTACAGTAGCTTTTGAGCTTATTACACCTCAAAGAGCAACAGAGTTATTAAGCTTAAATACACAAAACCGTAAGATTTGTCATTCAACGGTTAATCGTATTGCTCAAAGCATGGTGAACGGTTCGTTCGTTACCACAAACGTTGGTGTCGGTATCGACACAAACAATGTATTGACTGATGGTCAGCAAAGATTGAGTGCAATTGTCAAATCAAACGTACCTGTTGAAATGATTGTTGCCAGAAACTTAGACCCAAAAGCTAGGTTAGTAGTAGATACTGGTCGTAAAAGAAGTCATGCTAATTCGCTTCAAATGATGAACTTAGGTTTAAAAGAAGCAAAAGGTAAGAAAAGAGATTACTCAAAATTGTTGGCATCTGTATCGGCTTACATCATTTTACACCAAACAAATCGTTTCAATAACATTCAAGCATTTGGTAATATAATTACAAATGATGAAATTGTTGACTTCGTTCAAAAAAATGAAGATGAATTGATGGAATCAGTTTTATACGTTACTGGTTTGAGTAAGAATTGTAAATATGCACAAGATACACATTTATTCTTTGTGTACCAAATGCACAAATTCTTTAACAAAAGACGTATAACTCAATTTATTAATATTGTGTGTGGTAATGAAGTTGCTCAAAATCCAACAACTTGTCCCGCAACCAAATTGAGAGATGTGTTACAAGAAAACGCAATGAAAAAGTTTGGTCTTAAATTCAAGACGAAAGACTTGTTAGGTTTGATGATTGATGCTTCAAACAAATTCATGAAAAATGTTGAAATGAAACCAAGAAAAAAATTGGTTGGTAGACCAAATGGTTCAAATCTTATCAACGTTCAATTTAGTGGTGACTTAAATGAAAAAGCTTTAAACTTCTTCAATACAGTTACACATGACACTAAAATCATAGCATAGGATAATCGGGTTCTCTTATACACGGGAGAGGAAAGTACCTACAAGGGATGTAGGTAGCCCTAACAATATATAGGATAGAGGGAAATACTAGCTAGGGATTTATCTTGTCGGATAATGAAATCACTCGCCATCGGCTCCAAAAACCCCCCTCGACTCCTTAGACATAATTTGGGTTTTGGTGACTTACATACGTGCTAGTACTAGATTAGCGTTTGGCGGTGAAGACAGACAGTTGGAAAGACAACGAATCACAATCGGTTAGAAGGCAATCTTTTTTTGCATTTTGGTTGCCTTCGACATCGATACTTAAAAAAATAAAAATGACCACACTTGAAATCATACTTATTATAATTGTTTGGATAAACTTAGGTTTATTCATCTGTAAAAAAAGAAACTGGTATAAAAACGAAGATGATGATGCTGTCACGCATTGTCTTTTTGGTGTCACATTTGCACCGTTAAATCTTATTCTAACAATCGTCAAATATTATTTAATCAAAGACTGGGAAAACTAAAAAAAAACTTATGAAAAAATTCTTTATAACATTCGCAATCTACTACGTATTACTATCACTTGTAGTTGGATTTTTCGCATTACTAACAGGTATTGGTGGTTTCATACCAATGAGAGTTGTTATGGCAGTATTATTGGCTTATTTAAGACCAATTGATTTGGATTTTAAAAAATGGTTATAGCTTTAATCATATTAGGAATCATAATATTCTTCGGAATAGTTAGAATTATTGCACAACCTAGACAAGGGTTTTGGCATAATCTTCAATGTGTGTTTTATATTGACGTAATTTCTGATTTTATTGATGATTTAAAAGAAGACATAGAAGATAGGAACTAATGGCAAAGTATAGAATAATTACCGTATCTGCAAACGATTTAACCAAGATTAAATGGAAAATCCAATATAAAACCTTCTGGGGTTGGAAAACCGTTAAAGGTGGTGAAAATCGTGATTTAGTTGAGTTGGAATTTGGTTCTTATGTTGAAGCAGAACATCGAATAATCAAAGTGTATTGCAACCGACATGGTGAAATCACCCAACCTAGACCCAACGAATACCATTACCACGAATATACCTATTACGTATGATACTAAAACCACTGAAAATAAACGGAAAAGAATTTCAATATCAAGTAATAATTGATAATGGTGAAGATGGTTCTTTTGAATGGACGAAGTTTTATCAAGGGACAACAACTACCATTTACAAAAAGTATTGGTTATTTGGTGAAGAACTTGTTAAGATAGAACCTAGGTTTGCTTTTAACCTTTGGAAAAACATTGAAAGTGAAACCTATACCAAAGCTGAAATTAGAAAATGGCTTGAACGTGAAGTAGAACTATTGGATAGAAAAGACGAAATAAAAAGAGGTGAAATAATTTAGCAAAATATTTGGTAGATTGAAATCTTTTTCCTACCTTTGTACTCTAACCTACAAAATAAAACTATGGGTAATAAAGAAACAACATTCTATGATAGATTCATAGATTTTTTTAAAAAAATTAGAATACCAAACAAGGGTGATGAAGGAGTACTTCAAGACATTCTGACATTCTTTAGTTCAAACGACACAACGGATGGTTTAAAGCACAATATCTTCGTAAAGGTAAGAGTTGTGGAAGTTTACCAGAACCTCGTTGAAATCGAAGTTATTAGTGTTGTAATCTCTGATTCAGCTAGTGACTGTGTTATCGACTTGATAACATCTAGCGTTCCTAAGTTTGTCAATCCTAAAAATATTAACTGGAAAATAGAATAAAAATAAAGAGGGTAAATTTTACTCTCTTTTTTTGTTTATATGGATTTTAATTAGTACCTTTGTATCAAATAAAACAAAATGGAACAAACAAAATTAAAAGGTAAATTCGATTTGCCTAATACAAACTGGGATATATCAGAACTAACATGGGATGTAGTGTATCAAACTACTGAAAATGATATCATTATAACCAAGAGATTATCATTACACCCAAACCAATACTCTTTGGCTAAGGTTGATAAAGAATGTGAGTTCTATATTAAAAGTTGTCCTAACCTACACAATGGCGGTGAGTTTGAAGACATGGCAATTGTTTTGGATGGTAGCTACGAGAGAATCAAAGAAGTCGCTAAAAAACTTGAAGGTCAAGAATTATTCAAAAGACTTAACGACCACGCAAGAGATGCGTTGTCAAACATGATAAGTTTGCCAGAGCCAGAACCAGTTGAGAATGATTGGGAAGAAATTCTATTCGATTTTATTGATTTTTATCCTTGTATCTTACCAAACGAATTGTTTGAATGGTTGGATAAGAACTATGAGATTCCTAACAAGAAAACCAATGAGAAGTAAAACAGCACAGCGTATCTTACAGGAAACACCACAAGAGGTAAAAGATAAGGTGAGAGCAGAAGGTTTCAAGAGAGCCAAGAATCGATGCCGAATATTGAAGTGGTTTCCATTAGCCAAAAGATTTTTTAATGATTAGGCAAGAAAGCACTTACTATGAGGACTTTACAATCAAGACATTCAGTGAATTTACTGGTGGTGTTTTAACTAGATACATTCAATACAATAAGTTGGGGCAAGAAACACATCAAGAAGTAATGGATGATGTTTCGGGTATTGTTATTCTTTCTCGAATATCAAAGTATCGAGGTAAAAAATTGATAAGTAAGCATTATTCAGACGGTCAATGGGATAAATATTCGTATTCAAAAACCAATAATACCTATCGGTTAATGGTAAACCGACCCGCTGAAAAATCTATCTGGATTGGCATTTTTAACGCAGAAACAGATGTCTGCATTGATAGTCGTTTATTAGATAAAAAAACAAAAAAATGAGAAAAAGAGATACAGTTAAATTAGCGTTAATGACAATCATAAAAGGGTTGTTCTTTATAATCACATATCCGATTGTTTGGTTATTGTTATTCATTGATGTATTGGTTCATATTTTATCAATGGGAATGTATGAAAGCTATCTTAGTGAAAACATGACTAGATTTACAATTTCGATTATGAATAAAATGTTACAGATAGAATTTAAAATTCTTTTTAAGAAATAATTTGGTAGTGTCAAATATTATTATTACCTTTGTAATCTAATCAATAAATAAAAACTATTATGTCAGAAACTAAAATGACCAAAACGCAAATCATCAATGAAACATTCGATTTTTTTATCGCAAATCCTTTATTGAGAGGTAAGAACCCTAAAGGTAATCCAGATACTTGTATGTATAATGGTGGTGGTGGAAGACACTGTGCTGTTGGTAGATGCCTTATGACAAAATACAAAAAAATGGGTGCTAATTTGGAAGGAAACCAAAACGTTATTAGCGATTTGCTTGAAATGAATAAAGTCGATATGCTTGATGAAATGTTGGTTCCTCGTTATAGAGGACACTCAAAACAATTTTGGAGTTCTATGCAACGTGTTCATGATGGTAGTAAGTTCTGGAATGAAGAAGGTTTTACCGAAGAAGGACTTAAAAATCTTAACGAATTAAAAGAAGCTTACAATGGGATATAAAAAATTAACCAAGTTAGAAATACTTGAAGAAACGTTGGCGTTTTACACTGCCGACCCTAAAAGACGTTCAATGGATGCCGATAGCAACTGTGTGTATAATGGTGCTGATGGAACACATTGTGCTGTGGGTAGATGCCTTATGACAAAATACCTCAAGTTAGGTAACAAACTACAAAAAAATGATTGGGGTGTTGTTGTTTTGTATGAAAATTATCAATTTGGTAATATTGACCCAATGTTGTCACCTAGATATAGAGGACACGAATTTGATTTCTGGACTGATTTGCAAGAATTTCACGATACAAGCCATTATTGGGATGAAAATGGTATAACTGAATCTGGTAAAGAATGGTTTGATAAAATCAAAAAAAAAATAACAGATAAATTATACCATGACTAACGAACCGACTTACGAAGAAAAAAGCCAATACCTACGAACACATGGTTGGCACACGCTTTGGTCTGATGATAATTGGATTGAAGAAGGGATTGAACACTCAAACCTAGACATTGCGGGTTGCTCAACCAATGTTGCCTACTATTCAGAGATAAATAGAGGTATAGACAACCCACACACTGGCGACTGGGGTAAGAATTACTATGATAAAGATGGTAATTATATAAGTTCAGAACTTTATGATAAAGAAAATAAGTTAAAAAATTAGGTAGTTCCAAATATTATACATACCTTTGTAATCTAATCTAAAAATAATAATTATGAAAGCGAATACAAATTCTATTAGTGCAAAATTATATTGTTGGTTTTATGCTAAACGTGTGAAACAATTACCTAACAACTTATGTCCATATTTCTGGAAGTTGGTGTTGGCTTACATATTGTTTATCCCTTATGCTATTTTCTCGTTACCAATGATAGTTTTTACTGAATTGTTGGATAAAAACTATTCCAACGGTGACAATAAAACTGGTGAAAGACTTGGTTTGAGTTTCCTTATGTATGTAGCAGTTTTATTGGCTAGTTTTATGGTTATAGCAGTGGGGGCGTTTTTTATAACGTATGCCAAGTATGGTTTCTGTACTAAAGTTGTACCTATTGGTATTTTATTATGGATTGCTACTATCATAATAGGTGGTTATCAAGGAATCAAAGCATGGCGTGAATACATCATTAATAGTAGAATAAAATACGATGAAAATGGGTACAGAATTTGGGAAAAACCTAAAGAAAAAACACCTAACATGGCAATTGAGTTTATCAAAGCTAAATATGGTGAATACTGTCCTAGGATTGAATGGAATGATGGTAGACAGAACTAATGGAATACATAGACGACAAATTTAAAATCAAGTCTGCCAAAGCAATGGAGAAACATATCACTAAGATTACTGCAATCGAAGTGATGTGTATCAAAATGGCTGATGTTGTCCGAGTACTGTGGGCAGTTGATAACAAACTACATCACTACGATATCAAAGGTAGCGTAATCTACGTAATCAAAGAAGATGCCTTACAACTAGCTGTTGATACTGTAATGAATAGCGTAAAACAAATCAAACAATAATGAAATATCTTTATGCTTTCGTAATCTTTTTTATTTTCACCATATCTTGTGTGAACCTTGAAAATATCTGTAAAGAATCAATCCGTATAAACGGTGAAGTAACCTACGCAATACCAACACCGAACAAAACAAGAATGGTAGTGATACAAACACCTAACGGTGAAGTAGTTATACACCGAGTACCATTGGAACAACCATTAACAAACATACCAGTATGCTACAAACATGGAAAGCTATATTGGGTAATGCCTTAAATTATGAAAAAAATCTTATTATTACTAGCCATTATGTTAATGGTAGTCAGTTGTCAAAAGAAAGGTGCTTATCAATACCTTATCTACATGAATGATGGTCAAGTCGTTAAGGCTTGGAGTGTTGAATCATCTGGCGGTGGACTATCTGTTACACCACCAATTGGTACCAACGGACATTATTATTTATCCAGTTCAGTCTATAACAAAGCTCAATATGTTGGGTCTAAGGGTTGTGGGTGTGGAACAAATCCAAATCGATAATGGAAAATAAATTAAAACTAATAACCAGAATTTTACTTTTATTATTCTGGTTATTTTCTGTGTATAGTGTAGTCTTTATGAGTAACAATACATCAAATTGGTTAGTAATACCATTAATGATTGGTATGTTCACACTAATAGGTCTTGGTGTTGTTTTAATGTTTGGTTTTGTAGGGATTTGCCAAGCTATTCTCTTTGCATTTTTTAATTGGACATTTGATACTGATTTTTTTGATTAAAAATTTGCATATCTAAAATATTATACATACCTTTGTACTCTAATCTAAAAGAAACTATTATGGGAAGTTGGTCAGTAAGCTGTGGAATAAGTAATATCGCTATTACATCTGGAAATGAATGTGTAATTATACCTATCAAAGGTGATAGCAGTGAGTATGGCGGTTACTTACCATCTACGTTGCCTATCTTCGGTAGATACAATGACTACGGTGGAATGGAAGACATCATTCATGACGACAACACCAAATTAATCGAAGACCACTTAGGTATCACGATTGATGAATTTGTTGAGTTCTTGGTCGATGGTAAATTTACCTACGATAGAGATGAAGCTAAAGCTACCAAAGCAAAACTGGAAGCTAACGATAGACTGGAAGAAGTTGCTAACTGGCGTTTTATGTGGGTTGACAAACAAGTATATGAAGTAATGATTCAAAACTTAAACATTCACGACCAAGGGTATATGGACTATGGCACACCAGAAATGACAAAGCTATTAGGTTTAGAAATAGTTGAAGGATTTGAGATTAACAACTACGACCCAACAAGATTTAAGACTGCATACAAAAAAGGTGATACTATCTTGTACTCCGATGGAAGCACTTTGTTAAGTCAAAGTAGGCGATATGTTTACCACATGGGTAAAGGAAACGAGAGTAGCATTGAAACGTACATTGATGTTCCAGAAGAATTGCAATACCTTAAAGGTAAAACCAAAAGCGAAGCATGGAGATTGATGTCAGAAAGAAAACAAATGTCAACGCTAAATTACATCTTTGGTGACAGATTTGGAAATATGGAACGAGAGTTGGACTTGAAAGCAATGATGTTAGAGTTGGCAAGTGATGGTGATGTTAAAAACGAAGAAAGCGTTAAGAAAATATTAGCCAAAGCTGAAAAATCAGCAACAATTGTCAATAAGTATTTCAAGGACTTGGATGCTTATGGTGATAGAATTGTTGACCTTATCAACATTAGAGGTAATATGCACCCAATGTCTAGTAGATTTTACCCACACGTTTTGTACTTAACACCACAATGTGGCGAACACGCACACCACCAAAAGTTGCTTGAAGCATTTGCTGAAATCAACAAATCGTATGTTGATGAATACGAAGAAGACGAAGATTAATCTAAAAACAAAAATATTATGTGCTTAATTACAACACAAAAAATAGCATTGATTGCTAATGAAGACATTACTGTTTTCAAAGTATTAACCGAAAATGAGAGTGCTGTTTATCAGTTATTCACCTATGAAATAGGTAAGGTTTATACAGAAAAGATAGAACATTCAGATGAATGGTGTTGTCTAGGTATTCTCGATGTTGAATGGTTACAATCAAATTATCCTAATGGGTGGAAAAGAGAACCAGATTTGATTTGTCTAGGACAAGGGTTCCATTCGATTGATAATCTGGAAAGTGCAAAGAAGGTTTTAGTTGAAGGTAACGAAATTCACAAGATTTATGAGTGTACAATACCTAAAGGTTCTGAATACTACAAAGATGCTGTTGGGTTTATGATTTCTAGTTCATTGGTTATTAACAACCAATTAAAGTTTTCACTTAAATATAATGACGAAACTTTTTATTTTGAAGTAGTGGAAGATGTCAATGAAGAAGTTAGTTAGACAAGAAACTACCTATTACGATAACTTTGACTTGAAAGAGTTTAAAGAGTATTACGATAACACCCTTACTACATTCGAAAGATACGATGAAAGACGCAATCAAATATTTTTCGCAGATGGTAAGGGTTTTACCATGGAAAAAAGGTTCAAAGCCAACATTAGTGATTATGGTGCTAAATTAATAAATGATGATATTTTAGATTATTATAAAGATACCGAAGGTGTTTACTATGAGTGTTTTTATTTCCCTAGAGAAACTATGGAGTTTAGAATTATTAAATGTGAAAATAGACATTGTGGTGAAGGTGGTTATATGTATCATTTGGTTTATTATCAGTTGGTGGTTACGATTATAAACCAAGACCATGGTTTGAACGATTTTAAATTGAAGTGTAGGAAAAATGAGGAAAATTATCCATGGGTTATTGAAACTTGTACTGGTAAAATGACATTGTATCGGTCTAGGAATCACGAGAAAATGTTAGAAATTCTTAAAGATAAACTAGACATTACGAGTGAAATCTGGGAATCAAACAATTATAAATTAAAATTTACATTTTAATTTGGTAGTCTGAAATATTATTCATACCTTTGTAATCTAATATCGAAATACTATGAGTCAAAACCGCATCAACGAAATCGAAAAAGAAATTCAAAAGCTAAACCTTGAAAAAGAAAAGCTAGAAGCCATAGAGAGAATACCACTGGTTGAACGCAAGATTCAAAAATACTTAGATGGTGCTTACTCTGCCAAAGAACTAATGGCTAAGAATAACCTTGATGATTTTGGCTTATGGAAAATCAAAGGTGAAGACCCTAACTGTGATATGGGTGGATATCACCACGAACCAGACTTAGGTATCTTCGAGGGAACTCTTAAAGAAGCACTAAGCTACGCAGTGGAACACCCAGATTTCTACTCTTGGGGTGGCGGTGGAAGAATAACTAAAGTATCAACAATCAAATCTTAAAACAATGAAAAACGCTATCTATTTACATCAGAAAAATATTCAAGAAATCTCAATGGACTCAAGACCATATGAGGAAATGGGTTACGATTACGACAAACACGATAACTATATTGAATTAGGTGATGGTGCATTGACCGATGTTGGTCTTGTAGATATTGAAACTCTTATCAATAACCTAACTCAAATGAGGTCGCATGGTGCAACACACGTTAGTTGTGACTGGCACTGTGACCATGGCGAGTTGGATTTGTACGGTGTTGAATATCGTCTTGCTAAACAAGTAGAAATCGAAGCGTACCACAACGCATTGAAAGTGAAAGCGGATGCCAAAAAACAACGTGATATTGAAGCGTTGGAAGCCAAGTTAAAAACATTGAAAAATGAGTAAGAAACCATGCAAGGAATGTCCATGGGTTGTTAGAACACAGCATAACGATATAATTATCGAACATTCAAAAAAACATAACAAACCACATAACTGTCATATGATACCATCAGAGAAAAGAGGTGGGTTATGGGATTGCAAAGAAGAAACAAAATGTGTGGGCAGAAAAACATTGAAAAATGAGCAATAAAAAAATATATTACAGAGTATGCCACAAAGATACCCTACAAGGATTGTGGTACGATTGGAAAGGTCAATTTACAGGACTTATCCATGAGGAATTTAGCTTTTGTTTGAACAACAAACTTGAAATGGATTTCGACCCAGAGATTGTTGGTTGGCTTTCAGCTACCGAAAGCTTAGAAACATTATACAATTGGTTTACTAACGAAGATATCCTACAACTACAAGAACAAGGTTGGTTTATCCATGAGTTTGAAGCTACCGATGTGAAGTTCTATGAGAGATTCCAACACCTTATCATCAAACAAGAAACCTCTAAGGTAATTAGAGTAATCGAATTGGCTGAACAATACCATGAGTAAATCAAAAAGATTCTGGTGCGAAGACGATTCAACCAGTCTGAAAGAAATCAGAAACTCAAAGAGAAACGGAAAGACACTAGAAATAAATGGTGTTCAATATGAACGCATTGGAGAAGATATGGTGCTTTGCCCTAAGTCTTCTCGTATATTAAAACTCGTAGATGGAAATAAAATTATATAGGTTAGTCGAAGTAGTAAGTGTAAAAACTGAAAAATTATCAATGGATGAATTTGTTGATTTGATGATACTACATAAACCTACTGGAATATTCAATACCTACTATTCAAGTAAGTCACCATGTTGGCATATCACAGAATATATCCATGACTTTACCATTATGTATTATGCACATTCTTATGCTGATAAAACACCTAGAATGATTAACTTAGATGATTTCTATCGCATGATTTCAATTCAAGGACTTGCAAGTTGTCATTTTGTTACAGATTAATTAGGATATTCCAAAAACTTTACATACCTTTGTACTATGAAAAACATACACCTAACAATAACACAAGAAAAAGCTTACCTTACCGTCATGAATGGTAGGGTTCGTTTTGATTATACACCAATATTCGGTGAACCATCACTTAGAATGGATGCCTTGGATATGCACATCACAATCAATGAAGAACCGAAGCTTGATGAATGGGGAATCAACATTGATAATAATATTATCTTTAAAGACAAAGGATTTACCTCTGATGAATACGGTAAACTATACTGTAAGAAAATCATTATGACCACCGACCAAGAACTTATCAGAGCGGGTGTTCAAGAAATATCCATGGAAGTTCTGGAATGGTACGCCAAAAACCCAACGCATGATTTTGTCAAGATTGAATCCGAAATTAAATTTTACGATAAACATGGTTTCTGTGTTAGTTTAATCTGTCAAGAAGGTGACTACGAAAAACTCATGTACTACATTGAGCTACCTAGTGAAAAAACATTAAACATAGATGATTTTCTTAATATATTTAAGATACCTAAAAAGTATTTCGGTGGCGATGGTGAATGGTTATCACCAATGCAAAGGTTTAAGATAAGAGAACAATCTAAAGTAACTCACAAAGATAGACTTGCAAAAGCCTTGGATAAATATGTGAAAGAAAAACATACACAAGAGGAATGTATTGGATTTATCGATGGCTTTGATGAAAACATATCTGAAAATATATCCGAAGATGATATCAAACACTTAACATTTATTTTTGACAGACTTAGTATTGTTCATAATGAAAATGTACACTATGATTACATGATTAAATTTAAAGAAATCATTGATAAATTAAAAAGATAATGACTACAACGAGAGAAAACGCAATGGGTTGGTGGAATAGCGGTAGAATGGCTAAATGTCAAGCCGATGCTACAAGATTATATTTTCCAGATAGACAAACTGGTAGCCTTACTGGTAGCGAAATTGAAACAATGTGGGAGAGAGAAGTTGAAGACCGATATACCGATAAGATTGTCAGAACATGGTGGTTAGCCAAACAAGAAACTGAAAGACGTGTCCTAATAACAAACTACTTTATTGGCGGTAATTCAAAAGGTATCAATACACTATTTGGTATCATGCCAGAAGAACTTGAAGAAATCTATCACGGTACGAAAGATATCAAAAAAGCAATGCTAGAGAAAGCAACCAAAGATTTTGCAAACAGCGGAGTTTGGCAATGCCCTAAAAGCTTTGAGGAAGGTGTTAAATGGGAAAGAGAAAACATGAATATCAACGCACTTAACTTTGAAATATCAGCACTCAAATCAATCATTAACGATTTGGATGCTAAGATGAAAAGTCTTTATAATGAGGAAGAAGTTAAAATTATAATTTCAGAAGCATTACAATCTGCTTTAGTTAAGGTAGATTTAAAACAATGGTTTAAACAATTTAAAAAACAATAACTATGCAAGAAGAATTAGAAGGATTATTGAACGAAATGGAATCAAAGATTGACCCAGATTTTGATTTTGAAGTGGAACACTGGGACAATGGAAACTTTGACGATAGCTATGAGTATGGCGTTGAAGTAGGTGAGGAATATGCTTACAGAGAAATCGTGGCGAAGCTAAAAGAAATCCTTAAAAAGAAATAAGATGCCAGAAACTCGTGTAAGAGATTACTCAAATAGAAGCTGTGCTACTTGCAATTTACATAACACCAATAATGGTGGTGAAAAGTCTTGTGAACTTAAATTAGAAGCTAAATGTGCATCGTTTGCCAATGACGAAAGTCTTGGTGATTACTGGATAAGTTGCTTGGATGATGAATCAGACTCAATTCTATATGTAGAACCTAAGTTTACACTAGAATTAACCAAAGCAGAAGCTTTAGGGTTAATGAGCTGTCTTGTTAGAACGTCAGCCAAAGGAACCGATTTGGACGTGGGTGAAATGATTGAAGATAAATTGGCAGAGTTTCTAAATATTCTGTAATTTACTTGCTTTTTTGAAATAGTATTCGTACCTTTGTAGTATGAAAATGACCTTAAAAGAATATCGAAAATTTGAAATGCGTAGACTAAGTGGTTTTATGCGATTCATGGTGCAAATAAAATTGTTCAAACTTATCATAACCGACCAGAATGTTTGGAAAAACAATAATGATTATTATAGTGAAATTAGAATAAACATCTATAACCCACTGACTTACATCATGTTGTTGTTTTATATACCATTGGCATTTTTGATTAATGGTATAAACCCAGACTCATATCGAGATATCAAAAGGGAGTTAAAAGAACAATTTAAAAAGAAGTAATATGTTTAGACTACTACGAGTTTACCTAAAGGGTAAAAGAAATCTATTCAATAAAATATCACATAAAAGATATATGGAATTACTTTCAAAAGCAAATAGTGTTTTTGATGGTTGCTACACCTTAAAGGAAATCCAATATCTTAGCAGTAAATACTAATACTATGAATATCAGAAAACTAGAATCAAGAAGAAAATGGCTATGCGAAGCCGAAGGTCACTCATACGTCAGAGAAGAAATCCAATGGGTTGATGGTGAAATAACAATCACTTGGCATCTTAACGAAGATAATACAGCCGATTACAAACCGTTAATCGATGAAGAATTGGAAACCTTATTCTGGCAAAATAATGTCAAAAAGAATAACCCAGTGTTCTATTCGTCAAACACCGACAAGTCATTTACCCCAACAGAAAAAGGTTGGTACATACAATACAGAACAGAATCGGGTGACGAAGGTGCTATCAAAGTTGATAGAGAACCAACGTCTGATGAAGATGCACTACAATTGCTAAAAGAAATTGATGCTGATGAATTGTGGAATGTACATTACTACGCTCTGGTTGACTAATTTCTAATATTAAATTTGCATATATGAAATATTATATGTACCTTTGTACTATGAAAAAAGATAAACTATACGGAGCAATACTTGGTGACCTCGTAGGACAACCCTACGAGTTTCCCATTATGGCAAACTTCCCACCAGAAGATACAATCAACCTACATAACCCAGATTCAGTATTTAGCGATGATACGCTAATGACACTGGCAACTGCCAAAGCAATCCTAGATAACCAATCATTCGAGGAAGCATACAAAGAAGTTGGTATGAGATACCAAGGCGACCACTATGGGAAAGACTTCAAAGAATGGCTTAACTCACCAATGGGTACCATTAATAAATCTTGGGGTAACGGCTGTCTTATGAGAATAGCACCGTTTATGTATCTATCAAATGCTTTGTTAACAACCAAAGAACTTATCGCTGAATCTTGCCTAACATCACACGTGAACGCTGAAAGCATTGTATATTCGTTGGAACTGGCTGAACTGTACTATGCAAACGTTAAGGAGTATGACTACTTTATTAAGTTTAAATTATTTCCATTTAAAAAGTTTGAAGTGAAAGCCAAAGATACTTTTAGATTCTGTAAAAGTGCATTTATCTATCATTCAGATAAGAACACCCAAGATGCTATCAAAAACGTTGTTAGCTGTGGCGGTGATACCGATACAAACGCATCAATAGTTGGTGAACTACTAAACTATCACCTTCAAGACCTAACACAAGCAGATATAGACTACGTAGAAAGTAAACTAGACCCTTATCTACTAGATATCCTTAAACGATTTAACGAAAGATACTAATGGAAGAAAAACCAATATACAGACTAGTCAAATCCTATAACGGACACTGGGGACTTAGATGGAATGGAAGACCAGACTATAACTATATGCCAAAGCAAGTTACCAGAGATAACCAAAAAGCCTACAATGTCAAAAGTGGTGATGGTGGTTACGGTCAAATATCTGTTAGAGTGCCATCATTGAAACGTTCCGATAAGGTATGGAGAAACTTCTATAACCTATTCCCATATATCAAAGGACAGAAAACATTTAGAGGTTGTAAATTAAAACAAATCAAATGAGAAATATTAACGAAAACTACGTACCATACCCAGAAGCACTTGAACTAAAAAACTTCGGTGTTAACAATGAACAAGTAACTTGCCATGGTAACTACATAAACGAAAAACTTGCACTAGGTTTCTTCCATTCTACACACTGTACACTAGATACCATACTAGGTCTGACATACGGACAAGCATTCGATTTCTTTAGAGAGAAGTTTAGAATCGAAGGATGGGTACAACCATACCTATCACCAGAACCTAGAAAATGTGAAGCCAAGTTTTGGTACGGTGGAAGAACACCAACAGAAGGAACTAGCGTAGGTATCTATGATACATTTATGGAAGCCGAACTTGAATGCGTAAGAGCAATCATTCAATTCATCAAAGAGTACGACATATCAATTTAACATATATAGGCTATGGGTAAAATAGTTAAGGTGGTTCAAACACTTGAACACTATTGGAAACTAAGACAACAATGTTCTAACGGTAAACATAAGTTTAGAGATAACAAGTTGGGTATAACATGGTGCGTAGTATGTGGACAACACTCTACATCACCTAGCAATATACCACTAACACCAGAAGAACAAATAATAACCACTGACCTAGTATGAAACAGAGAATAATCACATGGGTGCTGACACAAACAACATTCATCTGGTTAAGGTGGATAAAGAAAATTAAATAATGCTATGAAAGAAGAAAAAATTAATGTTGAAACTACTATTTTAGCTTTTGGGAAAAATTACCCAATAGGTAGAATGATACATTATAATAACGATATGACCATTAAAAATGTTGAATATACCTATGTGCCAACACAAGCTATACTTCAAAAATGGCTTAGAGAAAAATATCATATTCACGTAACACCCAGAGAAAGTTATGCGTTTGATAAAACACTAGAATATGTATGTACCGTAAATGATATTTACGTTTCACATAATAACCCAAAGCTTCCTATTAATAGATTCCCAACTTGGGAAGAAGCATTGGAAATTGGACTGCAAGAAGGATTAAAACTTATAAAAGAAAAAGAATAATGGGAGTAGATAGAAGTGATTACATTGTATATGGTTGGAAATTGCCATTCGAAATCCTAGACAACGAAGGAAACGAAATTGATGTCTATGATGAAAAGTTTGAATCCATGATGTGTGGGTTTGAAGGAGAAGACTATACACTAATCTGTGATGGAATGTGTGGTAGCTATAACGTCTTTGGACTTAACGTGCAAAGCTGTGACGAAGAATATGAAGGGTGGGACTTTGTAGATATTGATATTAAAAAGTTTGACGATGATAAGATAATCGCCAAGTTCATTGAAGTATTCGGATTTGAACCACAAACAAATCCAAAGCTATTTATCTTCTCACATTTTTCATAAAAAAACTTGTGCAGTCCAATTAATTTATGTACCTTTGTATTATGGAAAACGCTACCAAAAATCAATGTCAAACACTCTTACGTTATGAAGAAGGAAAACCAGTGTATAAGAATAAGAAAAAATTCAATACACTAGAGGAAGCCATAAAAGAATGTAAAAAAGAAAATGCGATTCCAGATAGAATACACAAAGTAATATCCTATAAATGTAACGTATGTCATAATTATCACATAGGAAGAAACGGAAAAGAAATCTCTAATAAACTTAGAACTAAGCTACAAAAAGAAAATCCTACCAAAGAACAATTGGCTAAAGAAAAACAAAGAAGTAATAATATCGCATTGCAATTCGCAACATTTAAAGTGGTCGGTACTATTGATTTATCAAAAATTTCTAATAAACGTTAATACCATGAAAACATTCACCAAAGGACAAACTGTCCTATTTACAGGAACTCTACTAGATACACCATACGAAAAATATCCAGTGGAAATCCATTACGCATACGATGGTTTCTATGACATAAAAGATGAACTCGGTCACATATACGATATGATGCCAGTAACAAGCCTTGAACCAATCCCACAACATACAGCACATCTCAACGATGTAAAAAGAATATGCCTTATAAGACAATTAGAACTAAGAAAGAAATTCCTATCAAGAATATATACCGATAATGTAACAAGCATAGAAAAGTATATAGGGAAACAAAAAGAAATTGAAGGAAAGCTATCCGATATACAAAAACAATTAGATACTCTTAATAAAGAATAACCCAATGCACACAATTGTGTACATACAACAACATAAAACAACAAACACATGAAAGGAACAGAAATAAATATCTATCCAATATTAGTTATGTCATATAGTCCAATACTAGGAACTACATACGAACTAAGAAACGTAGCAGAAGTAATCAAGAATGAAATACCAGAACTTGAAGATTCTCTTAGACATTTAAGAGGTGGCAAAGATATGGCATACGAAGCTTCTACCACAATAACATTTCGTAAAGGAAGTTCATATACAGAAAATGAACTGGGAGAAAACCCTAATGGAAAAGCATAACAAAAGCATAGCATTTCTTAAGAAAGAAAAACTAGGATACTCCATAAACTCTATGAACAACACATAGTAGTACATATCGCATTCCCACAAATTGAGATGCAATAATACTGTCCTATGTACACAATTGTGTACGTGGAATCGACTTGCCCGTTAGGGCAAAACGTATCTACCTAATACACAGATATATGTATTTATGATGTTCCTAAATGTACCTTCATTAGCACGTATGTACTTTTTTGCAGTTTTTAGCAAAAAGTGGTAAATAATGGTATAATGTGGTAAAAGTACGAGTTTTCATAGCCGAAAAATGGGAAGTGCTTATTTCATTGGGATTATTGGGTGTTAGGGTTAATAAAAAAAATCTAGGTAATCTTTAAAAAACTTTATACTGTCCGTTCGTTCTCACAAATTTTTCAGCCAAAATTTTTTTGAATGTTCCACGTGGAACAATTGCATAGGTCATCGCCCCAGTGTTCCACGTGGAACATAGGTGCAACAAGTTTAGCCCAGAGTTACAATGAACTTGGGCAGTTTTTGTCTAGGCACTACTACTATGTGTAATGTGCAGAATGAAGTACAAAGGTACGATAAACTTTTTTAAAAAACAAGTAAAATAAATTTGCATATTAATTATTTTTGTTGTATCTTTGCAAACTTTTTTGGTTCGTATAGATTATAACCACAAAGGTACAAAAAATTTTTGAATCTACCAAATTATTTTCTTATTTATATTCGTTCTAAATAACTTGGATATAAGGTAGGACGGAGTCTACTTCTCAGATTTGTGGTATCTTGCTTTGGGTGTTTCATTTCAACAGTACAAATGTAGTGATAATAAATGACACTACCAAATAAAAAGTGAATTATTTTACACATAAAAAAAATATTAAAAATAATTACAAAAAAACTTGTATATTAAAATAATAGTTGTATATTTGCACTCTAATCAATTAAAACAAATTAGTTATGAATGTAGAAGTAGTAAAAAGAAAACCATTATTAAGTACTAATAATGCGAAAACAGTAAAAGGAGAAAAATTAGGTTATATGACCTATATAATGTATATGTCGCCTTTTACAGCCAATAGCAAAGGTATCAATGTATGTAGCCATGCAAGTAAAGGTTGTGCTGATAGTTGCCTTGTTGGTAGTGGTTTTGGCGGTATGTATAGTAATGTTATGCAAGGTAGGGTTGCCAAAACTGAATACTTTTTAAGTAGTCGTATTGAATTTATGAACCAATTATATGTGGAAATTGGCAAAGCGGTAAAAAAACATACTGACAAAGCTATTGTTACTATACGTTTAAATGGTACAAGTGATTTGCCATTTGAAAAATACAAAGTATTTGACAATAATACTAAAAACATTTTTGAAATGTACCCGAATGTACAATTTTATGATTATACAAAAAATCATTTTCGTTTTGACAAAGTGTTACCTAGTAATTATCATTTGACTTTTTCACGTTCTGAAACGAATGATATTAAATCATTAGAATTATTGAAACGTGGTTTTAATGTAGCAATGGTATTTGACAAATTACCTACTACTTATAACGGTTTTGAGGTTATCAATGCTGATAATGACGACCTACGATTTTTGGATAAACAGAATGTTATTTGTGGTTTAAAATACAAAAAAATGACAGGCAAAGGTGCTGATAATAAAATTGCTTTTACAAGTGGTTTTGTAATTGAAACAGCCAAAGATAGCCAAGCTATTTTTGATAAGGTTAACGCTATTTATGATAGCGTTCCTACCAAGGAATTGGAATTGGTATAAACGTCCTTTAAAAGTACCTTAAAATGCGAAATAGGCTTATATTAAGTTATAGGTTTATTTTGCATTTTTGTTTTTTGTATTTGGCTATTTGGCTATTTGAGTATAAGGTACGGTGGAGTCTACTCTTTCACATCCTATGCGACCCGTAATTTAATTACAGTACAAAGGTAGGGAATGTTTTTTACATATCCTAATTTTTTATAGATTATTTTACATAAAAAAATAAATTAAAAATAATTGCATTTTTATTTGGTGGAATGAAATAAAGGTTGTATATTTGCACTCTAATCAATTAAACAATTTTAGATATGAACACACAAGACATTTTAGTAGCGAACGGTTTAGACTTCAACATTAGCAAAAGACCGTTATTTGATTCTAACCTTAATCCTAGTGGTTACTTTGGTTTATTCAATGACAAGTTAGGCAAGTGTATCAATACTGTTAAGGACGGTTATACAGTATCACAGAACCACGAAATCGTTGATATGGTGCTTCAAGGCATTAGACCGTTTGGTAACGATTTGATTGTAACCAAAGCTGGTTCTATGAATGAGGGTCGCAAGGTATTTTTACAGTTAGGTATTACTGGCGATGGCGTTGTAGGGCATGACAGGATTAAAAAATTCATTACAGTACTGGATAGTAATGACGGTAGTACTTCATTGTCTATTGGTATTGGGGATTTTACTATGAGCTGTTCTAATCAGTTTTTCAAGTTCTATAAGCAAGGCGAAGCGAAATTTAGACACTCGGCTAGTATTGAACACCGTATCAAAGAAATTCCATTTTTGATTGAAACTGCATTGAACCGTAGCCTTAAACAAATTGAGCTATATAACGTACTGGCTGACAGGGATTGTACTAGAGAATTGGCTGACGAAATGGTTAAGTATTTGTTAGGGTTTGACAAGGAATTGACAAGTATAAAGGAATTGTCGGAAAAGAGTACACGTAGCATTAACAAAATGGAAACGTTGTACAACTGTATTGAGGGCGAATTTAATGACAAAGGGCTTAACCTTTGGGGTTTGCATAGTGGTATTACGAAATTCACTACACACGAATTATCTGCACCGAAACGTGAAAACGGTAAACTGGAAACGATTATGTTGGGTAGTGGTTACAAAATGAACCAAAAATCTTTGGAGTTCGTTGCTAGAAAAAGTGGCGTATTGGAAATGGTTTAAAAATAATTTGAAAATAATCCATATTACATTTGGTAGTATGGATTATTTTTTCTATCTTTGCTAAAGAAATTAATAATCACATTAAAAATTAGAAATTATGGGTAGGTATTACAGTGGCGACATCGAGGGAAAATTTTGGTTTGCTGTTCAAAGTAGCAGTGCGGCTGACAGGTTTGGAGTAACAGGGTTTCAACCCGAAACTCTTAACTACAATTTTCAAGAGGAAGATTTGGAAGGAGTTGAGGAAGAAATCAAAAACATTGAGGAAAGCCTAGGCGACAAGTTAGGAATTATTGACAATTTCTTTAAAGAGAAAAACGGCTACAATGACAAGCAATTAGAGGAAGCTGGAATTTCAAAAGCTGAATTAAGCGATTATGCTGACTTGGGGCTTGGGCGACAAATTCGAGATTATCTAAAAGAAAACGGACAATGCGAGTTTGAAGCCGAATGCTAAAATAAAAATTAGCCCTATCAGAAATGGTAGGGCATTTTTTTTTGAAATTTTTTTATTTGAGTATAAGGTAGGACGGAGTCTACTCTTCCACCTTGCTAGGGTTCGCCCGTTGTTTTCAACACTACAAAGATAGGGAATAGTTTTGACACTACCAAATAAAACAGCAGAAAAATAAATAAAAAATAATTCACATTTTGTTAGGTGGATTAGAATAATAGTCTTATATTTGTACAAGAAATAAAAAGTATATCATTATGGAAAAGAAAAAATCATTCAAAGCCACAGGTTTTGTATTGGGGAATTATTGGGGCGGTGGTACAGGTTCGTATCCAACGATTGAGTTCACGGCTGATACCAAAGAGGAATTGTTAGAAAAAGCAAATGTTGCTTTAAAGGACGGCAGTATTGATAGTGGTATGGGCTATGAAAGTCTTATAGGTGCTATATTGGATATTACGGTAACTACCAAGGTTGAACTTGAGGACGAAAACTATTTCAACGAAAAGTTTGAGTTTGACACGGTTGGAGAATTGACTGATAAACAATACGATTTTTTACAGGAATGTTGTTTGTGGAAATAATCCAATAAAAATTTGGTAGTTACATTTTAATTACCTATATTTGTACTCTAATTAAAACACAAAGAAATTATGGCAAGTTTAGATGTAAAAGTTACAGTTTGGGAACGTATCGAATTTGATAGCGTGGAACAAATGGAAGACGTAAAAGCAAAGTTACAAAGTGGCGAACTTACTGACAGCGACAGCGTTGCAGATTATTTAGGTATTGGGGCTACTCTTTTGGAAGACACCGTAGAGTTTATCACAATCGAAGAAAACGATTATCAAACCACAATGGAAATCCTTGACGACAATGGGGATATGATTTGGAATAACCTTGAAATCCAATAATTATGAATTTACCATTAGAAGAAGTTAACGAAAGATTAACGTGGTTGGGGCTTATTATGAACGGAAAGCCTTTGTCATTCACAGGCTTTAAGAACCGAGTAAACGCACACGAATACGGACGTGGGCGTAATAAAATCTACATTCTATTTGTAGGACACCCTAGAGAAAACCTATTTGCATTTTATCCACCACAGACTACCAAAGCTGATAGTTTAAGAATTGCTTACGAATATTATTTAGATACGGTATTGACTGATATAAAACAGGAGTACGTTGACGGAAATGTTATGTGGGGCAACAAAGGTTACCCAATATCTTATGGGAGTATTGGGGCTTATTAAAAATAATTGAAAATAATCCACATTATTTTTGGTAGTGTGGATTTTTATTCTTATATTTGTACTCTAATCAATTAAAACATATATTATGTATTATCAATTAACAGACAGCGATAGTGGGGAAGACTTAGGTATTGTTAAAGTAACCAATGTTGGCGAGGTTGCTAACTTTGATGAGGAAGTGAAAGAAAGTTGGAATGAATTTCATGTATTAGAAGAACATGATTTAGACAATTGCGATGTTGACGAATTTGTTGACTGGAACAATGAAAACCGAGTTACTCAAATTGAACGAGTATTTTTAGAAATACTTTAAAAAATATTTGGTAGTGTGGATTTTTATTCTTATATTTGTACTCTAATTAAAAACATATATTATGTCAAGCAAAAATTTCAACAATGATTTAGACAATTTAGAAAGTGAAGTTGCGAACTACTTTTCTGAATTATTAACCAAGCAATCCGAAATCACTATCTTTGATGAAGTGGATTTGGAAAACGATACACCCGATGATTACCTAGAGGTAAGAAACGATATTACAGGGGGCGTATTTGATGTACACCCACTAAAAGTAACACAGGACGGAATACTGGTAGTTGAGGCTGACGGTAGCTTTGTAAGACACCTATTGAAGTTATCTGATTTGGGAAGTATTCAAGACCGTATTACGATTTGTGAATTAATGGAAACCAATTTAGAATAGTTATGAAAAAATTGTATTATGTTATCGAGAAAGAAGTACAGGATATTGATGATGTCCAAGAGTGTACAGGTTACAAAGATGTTACAGTATATCAAATAACCGACAATGAACCCAAACGAATTACTACTTTGACGTTGGAGAATTTTACTGATAGCCAAGAGGAAATTTTCGACTGGTTAAGTGGTAATGGATATGGCGACAATGTGAGTGATGAATACGAATTAGTAAGATTATAAAAAATAATGGCATTATCATTTGGTAATGTCATTTTTTATTTCTATATTTGTACTCTAATTAAAACACAGTAATTATGGCAAGAGTTAGACGGTTTAAGGTAAGATTTCATTTAGGGGCTGGAAAACATTTCATGCACTGGAAAATACAGTACCCGAATGGCGTTGTACAGTATGTACACCCAGATGTTTGTCAAATGCACTTCATTGATTGTGAGTTGCGTAGTGGCAAGAAGACAGCTCAAAAGATTTTTGAGGGTGGCGAGAAAGTTGTGTGTGCGTGGATACTATGTGAGGAAATTCGTTGTCGAGATATGATATACGGATTAGGTGGCGAGGCTGTAACGTATAATCCAAGAGTATGTCCGAACTGGGTATTCAATGGCGTGAACGCTGACGGTTACAAGTTTGGGTTTATATACAGTATAGGGAATAAACTATTTGTAAAATAAATCAAAAAAGATTTGGATATGTGAAAACATATCCTTATCTTTGTACTCTAATTAAAACACAGTATATCATGAAACAGAAAAAAGTAATTAAGATTTTAGAAGAATTGGTTGGTTGTAGATTTTCAATTGATACACTTGCTGAATACTTACAGGGAGAATTTAAGTTAGATGCACCAATGGTTATCGAAGATGTTACTGACGGTAAAGATGAATGTGATACAAGTGATTACAATCTTATGTGTTGTTTGGAGAAGAAAGATATTTTTTGTGATATTGATGTTTATTATTTGAAGTTGCGTAAACCCGATTATTACGGAAATACAATTCACATTACCGAAGTAGGTTACGAATTCCAATAAAATATTTAAAAACACTATGGTAGAAACATATAAGATAAAGGTACTTGAAACAAACGAAATTCAAGAATGGACACTAGCGGATATTTTAAACGAAATAAATAGAGATAGAAGTGGTGGTTGGACTGACTATGATGAAACGGATTGGGAAGAGGGTTGGAATGAGTGGATTGAGGGAGAATTTTATTCATTAATTTTAAAATAAATTAGGGTAATTCAATTTTATTTATTATCTTTGTACTCTAATTAAAAACACATACAGGATGACAGCAGAAATTAAAATAGGAAGTTCATACGGCTTTGACCATAACTGGACGTTAGTGTTAACTACACCAAAGGTAACAAAATCTTTTTATCTAGGACAAGATGTTAAATTTTGTACAAGGGTTCTAGGAGCTGACCCAAGCTATATTGTCAAAAAAATTGGTACAGGAATCATTGATGAGGGTACTAGAGGCAACAAACGACTAGCCAAGTATATTTGTGAACAGTTGAAAATTACTGGACACTCAATGAAAAAACTGGAAGCGTGGAGCTTGTGTGCTGAATAATGAGTTGCGAGGAATTATATGTACGGCACATTGAGAATGGAATCCGTGCAATTAGGATGGGAAACAAAAGCCCCAAGGATGCTAACGTAGGTTTGCATTTGAATAAGTTGAAGCTTGTGAATCTAGGGCTTTATGAAGATTTACTGGAGAAGTATTCCAACGTAGTAAGAGATTATAAAAAAAGATGTTAAAAAATTAGGTTACCTGGATATTAATCCATACCTTTGTTCTCTAATCAATAAAGAAAAATATTATGTATCCATTTGTAGATAAAAACGGAGTTAAGTTAGAAGTGATGCAAGTTGTAACCGTGCCAGACCCAATAGCTGATGACATTCATAACCACGAGTTTCAAGGTACAATTGCCGATATACTGGATAACGGAAATGTTATTGTAGAAGACGGTGACAGCGATTTTTTTGAAATCGAGGGCTACAGGTTAGAAGTTGATGTTGACTAAAAAATAATTCAAAAAAGATTTGGATTATAGAAATATAATCCTTATCTTTGTACTCTAATTAAAAACCATTAGCCATGAATTACAAAGTAAAATTAAAAGAGGGGCATAACGCTAGACCCGACCAGGTAACAACTACAGGATACCTAGGAAACGAAAGTAGCGAATCAATCTATACTAGAGGCGAGGCATTGAAGAAAGCTAATACGTTTGGTGGTAAGATTGAACTGGTGGAATTATCTAGGTACTTAACCAAAGCTACTATTACACAGATACCAAAAACAGCTTTGCTAGATAAAGTAATCAAAGAATTACAAGGACGTGAAATGTTTGAAGACACCGATTTTGATTTAGGGGAGAGAATTTATAGTGGCGATGTGTTTGAGGCTATACTAGGAGAATTTGCTGAACTGGAAGATACACCAATGTTTATACAGGAAACTGTTATGAAGCAACTGGACGAACTGGCTCAAATGGTAGATACAGATTATGTACAGATTACAATGATATAAAGATGTTTTAATTGGTTAGCCTAGGAGTTGTGTCCGAAGCTAGGAGAAAGTGAGAATCGAAAGGTTCTCATTTTTTTTGTTAAAAAATTAGGTTATATGAAATAAAAGTATTATCTTTGTAATCTATTAATCAAAACATATAAAATATGTATTATAAATTTGACGAAGACCAACTTTTATATAAGAAAGTTACAACAAAAGAATTATCATTTTTCACACTAATATTTGTTGTGTTTACATTTATCCTTTCAATCATTATTGCAACACAGTTATACAAGACTACTATTCTCACGGAAGAAGCTAGAGTAATTGTAATGCGAGAAGACAACGAATTTTCTAGGGCAAAATTGAAGGAGTACATTTTACAGTTGAATATTAAATTTCCACAGGTAGTACTGGCACAGGCTGAACTTGAAAGTGGGCATTTTACCAGCCCGATATTCAAAGAGAATCATAACTTTTTTGGAATGAAACAGGCAACAAGGCGACCAACAACCAACAAAGGAGAAAACAAAGGACACGCTGTATTTGACACGTGGCGAGATTGTGTGGTAGATTATGCTTTCTATTCGGCAACCTATTTGAATGATATGAAAAGCGAGGCTGAATATTTAGAGTATCTACGACAAAACTATGCAGAAGACCCGAACTATGTTGAAACCTTAAAAAAAATTATACAAAAAAACAAAGAATAATTTGGTAGTGTAAAAACTATTCACTATATTTGTACTCTAATTAAAACACAGTAGTTATGTCAAAACCTAAATTTTATCAAGCTGTATTACAGGAAGTCAAAGGCGATGTACTTGAACACGTTTACCATAAAAATCATGGAATGACCATGACTGAAAGAATGGGAAGTGAAGAAGCCAAGTGTGGCGAATGTGGTGGGAACAAATGGATATTATTGCCACAGGAAAGCTGTGCTGTTTCACAGGGTGGAAAGCCTTACATTGAGTGTATGGGTTGTGGAAGTTTAACACATTTATAGTTATGGAAGATAAAGCAGTTTATATAAGTCATGACAATGTTGAGCTTTTTGAGGGCGATAACTTTTGGTTTTTGGTATCTGATATTGTTAACGGTAAATTAATTTACCATATCAAATACTGGGATTGTAATGTAATGGAGAGCTTTGCTGAAAACAGGCTGTACCTTGATGACAAATTAAAGTTTTTAAATAAAGATGAAATAAAAAAATATATTCTTGCAAATAATTTGGAAGTTAGGAATTTTAATCTTATATTTGTACTCTAATTAAAACACATAGAACTTATGAGCAAAAAACTTACCTTTAGCGTTACTCTTACATTTGAGAGTGCTATCAACGATGACAACGATATTCTGGAAATTGCAAGTAACATTGCTAGGGCTATCAAAAATGAAGCCAATACTGGAATGGGTATTACTACTGATTTTTCTGATACCTACACAGAAAAAATTGAAGTGAAGCCACAATACCTAGATGAAGTAGTAACACTTTCAGTACTGTAATATGGCTACAATACTTTACACTACCAACGATTCAATAGATGACTATTACCAACGTAGACGTAATTCTATGTATGTTCGAGAAACGTATAAAACGTATAGAGAATTAAAGAAAAATCTACATAGAGTTTTAGGTGTAACCAACGAACCATATATAAGTGTTTACCGTAGTAGACGAGGCGAGTGGGGCGAATGGTTTGAACACTGGGCTTTGATAAATGGTAAACTAAAAATCATTACACAAGGTTGGCAATAAAAATAATTTAAAAATAATCCACATTATATTTGGTAGTGTGGATTTTTTGTTTTATATTTGCACTGTAATTAAAACATATACACTATGAAATTAGAATTAAAGAATGTCAAAATCAATGAAGCGTTTAGTGAAGAAACGCTAATGTTCAAAGCCGACCTATTTGCTGACGGTAAAAAAATTGCTTATGCAGAAAATGACGGACACGGTGGCTGTACATGGTGCAACGCTTACGAAAACCAAAGAGAAGCCTTAGCCAAAGCCGAAGCGTTCGCACTTACACTACCTAGCACTTTTGCTACTGTTGGTGGCAAGGATTATGAATTTAAGTCTAGCCTTGAAAGTTGGATTGATGATGCTGTTAGCAAAATTGCTGATGCCAAAGCACAAGCCAAAGCAGATAAAAAGATGCAGAAAATTATGGAAACACAAGTTGTTTGGGGTGTACCTAACGGAGATACTTATAAACACATGGGGTTTGTAGGTGGTATCAAGTTGAGTGTGTTAAGTGAGGCTAGTATCAAAAGTCTAGTTTTGGCTGTAAAAAGCAGAATGTTACCTAACGAAGAAATATTTAATACGAATATACCAATTTAATTTGGTATATTCATTTATTATTCTTATATTTGTACTCTAATTAAAACACAAAGAAATTATGTTAGAACTTATCTTAACTGATATTGAATTGCACGAAAACTTATCTAACGGTAACACGTTTGATGTGTGGTATAATAACGAAACTGGAACGTTCATTGCAAAAGAGAATAAAGGTAACAGAACCTTTAAGTACAAATTAGATGGCGACTTTGAAACAATTGCTGAAAAGTATAGAAAAGAAATACTTGCATATCGTTTAGGTAGAATAACACCCGAAGATGTTGTAACCATTGGCGATATTTTTATGATAGGTATTTTTATTGAAATTATTTTATAAATTATTTGGTATATTCATTTATTATCCTTATATTTGTACTCTAATTAAAACACTAGAAAACATGGCAAGTAAAACATTTAAAATCGGAGAGTATTGCAAAGGTGGAGTTATTACCGTTGAAGCAAGTAAAACCAAAGTAACCATTATTGCTAAAGAGTGGGATTTCTCACAAGGTAGTAGCAAAGGTAGTAACCAGTCAAACGCTAAAGAGTGGAATAGACTTGAAGTATCTACCAGTAGCAGTGAAGCTGAAAGACAATTGGATTGGTTTCTATTTGACTTAACTACTAGCTATTATGCGGGGCAAGTTATGGATTGGATTAAAACCAAAACCACTTTCAACCAAAACGATTGGTAAAATAAAATGAAAATAATCTACATTATATTTGGTAGTGTAGATTATTATTCTTATCTTTGCTAAAGAAAATTAATAACAATTAAAACACAAAAAATGGGACAGTATTATCATGGAATTATCCTTGCACCAAAGGTAAAAAAACAAATTGAGAAAGTTGTAAATTGGGTTTATTCCCACGACATTAAGACTACGTGGAAACGTGATGACGGTACAAAAATTAGTATGGGTAACGGACTTAAACTAATGGAACACTCGTACAGACGAAACAATTTTGTTAACGCATTTGAAACGCTTATTGCTGATAATCCGCAAAGGGTTGTATGGGCTGGAGATTATGCAGATAACGAACCCGACCAAAAAATTACGGTAAAAGAAGAAAAAGAATTGAACGGTATTAAATACCTTGTAGATGTTGAGGAAGAAGTTAACCTTTACGGTTTATGTGATGATGATACAAAAATCATTCCTAAAGCAAGAAGAAAAGAATATCGTTTTATTATCAACCATACCAAAAAATGTTATGTTGATAAACGCAAAATACCAAAATTTAATGACGGTTGGCAATTGCACCCACTACCTATTTTGACTTGCGAGGGCAACGGCAGAGGCGGTGGAGATTTCAGAGGCGAAAGTTCATTGATTGGTTTATGGGCTAGAGATTTGATTTCTGTAAGTGATGCAGAACCAATAGGTTACGAAAAGTTTATCTTTGACTTGATTGAGGATTAAAGATGTTTTAATTGGTGGAAAGGTTGGGTAAGAAATTATCCAACTTTTTTATGTTAAATAATTTGGTAGATTAAAATAAAAGTTATATATTTGCAACATGGAAAAAGAACAATTAATACAGATAACTGAAACGGTTGACGGATATGCTGTCAAAGATTTAACTTGGTTGCCATTGGATAATGTTATTCGTGGTTTGGTTAAATGCCCTGTTGTTGGCAAAGAAACATTACACGGTGGATACGTTGTAGCCACTTGGAGAAAAAACGGTAGCCTTATGCCCCGATATGGTGGTAACACACGAACTGATTTATATTTAAAAATAATTCGATAATTGTTTGGTAGTGTAGATTTAATTCATTATATTTGTACTCTAATTAAAACACAGTAGTCATGCAAAAAAGAACAGTAATTAAAAACATTAACAAAATCATTGTTAAGTTTGGTAGTTTTACCACAGCCGATGTTGAAGCCGATAGCAGTCCTTGTATTGCTTCATTGGGCAAAGATACGCACCAGTTGTTAGAAGAGTTTGGAGAACACAAAGTAACAGCTTTGACCTATGTTCACGAAACAGTAGTTGACGAAGACTATATAAGTTACGAAGACTTGGACAAAGACATTCTTGAAGAAATCCTTATGTTGGCTGAAATGTGGGAAGCCGAGCAAATTCAAACTGAAAAAAGAATATCCAATTAATTTGGATATTTCTTTTTTTATTAGTATCTTTGTACTATGGAATTATTACTAATAAAAGAAGACAGCCCCGAATGGATTTCCATGTGGGAGAAGGTGGCAACACATCCAGTTAACGAAGGGCTGGAAAATCCTAAAGAAGCTCTCAACGAAGGAGAAGCTTGGCAATATATGGGTAGCCTCAAGGAGAAGGATAAAGTTATCCACAGCTTCAGACATAGGCTGCATCCAGTAACACAGGCAGTATATAACATGAGCTTTTATGCCAATTCAGATATAGCTTCAGAACAAATTGATGAACATAGAAAAATAAAGTAAAAAACATTTGGTAGTGTCAATTATATTTCCTACCTTTGTACTGTTGATGAGAAAGGAGCACATAAGTCACTCCACCGAATGTGAAGAGCATTAGGTTATAACTGTGTCATCAACAAATGGTTCTGTAGCTCAGTTGGTTAGAGCAGCTGCTTCATCGTAGTACGTCACAGGTTCGAGTCCTGTCGGTTCCACAAGTGGTTGTAAGCATATCGTGCCCCCTTAATTGCACAAAGCCAGTTTGCCTCTATCTGATAAAGTGGACATGTTCGAGTGGCGAAATTGGCAAACGCAGTGGTTGTGCATAATAAGTAGGGAATAATCATAATCCCGAAAACCTTAATAAAGGGGTAGCCCGCTTGATTCTTGTACAGGTTCGACCCCTGTCTCTTACACAAAATGGTCCAGCAATGGGCCAGCGGAAAATTGTTGCATGGCTTGCAAACAAACGAGGGTGGTTCCTCAAAACGAATGGCTGTCTCTTATGAGGCGGCCTTTTCGCATGTATAGAGCCCCACACATACACATTTGTGTACATAGGGTCGCCTAGTGCCACCCACAGGGAGAACGTGGCTTATATGAGCTATATTTGATTTGCGTTCTACTACGGATTGTGTAGTGTTATGCGAACAGGATATATAACAGGAAAACCCTAGAGGCTAGTCTAGGGCTGGGTATATTACACATAAGTGTACATTAACTACATTGACACGTACCGTATGGATTGCTATCAGTTATATGAGAAAACATTTGACAGCAACCGCACCATTGGTTGTAGCCCTCGTCCGCTTGTGATAGCTCGTTGAAGCAGTCATCACACATATTATTTTTTTCCAGTGATTCGTGGAAGCTATCTTTTTCTTGAAGACATTCTTCACAGGTAAATTTTGCCATGATAAATTTTTTTAGATAAGATAAAAAAAAGGGGCTATTTCAGCCCCACCATTTTCTTTAATTCAGCTTTGACACGCTTGGCAGTTTCGCCCCACCATGTACTAGCATTCGACAGGAAGTACAGCACAATTGACTTTCCAGTATCCATACCGAAATTATCCGATACATTAGTTAAACAGCCCATTGCATCTAAGTAAGGCTTTGCACCGTAGTTTACTGATTTCCAGTCGCTTCTGATTTCACTTGCAATAACATTCAAACTTCTTTGAGTACTCATAATGTGTGTATTAATTGATTAGAGTGCAAAGATACGATAATATTTGATATATGCAAATTTTTTAGGTAAAAAAATAAAAAAAAAATAATTTAAAAATAATTGCTAAAAAGTTTGGTAGTATCAAAAATTTGTCTATCTTTGCAGTGTTGAATTAGTAACCAATTAACACACACATATTATGAATACATTACTTAACATTACGGCACAATATCACGAGAACTACGGAGCACACAGCTGGGACGGTCAAGGCGAGTGCCCACAGGCTTGGAAACCGAAAGGTGGTCAAGTGTTTACGCTTCGAGTCGACAGCGACAGCTTTATGTACGCTGAGGCTGAATGCTTGAAAGCGATTGCTACGCTTTTGGCTAAGCAGTCGAACGAGTACGCACGTTACACGTATGTCGAGCATGAGCTGGTTTTTAGCGAACCAATTGCTTTGGACAGCGATTTGTTCCAGTCGGAGCTTTTGTACGAGTGTGAGCAACTTGGCAGAATGCAAAGATAGGTAAAACTATCTGGAACTAAAAACCCTATTAGGGTTTTTTTTGTTTTTGGCTTGAAGTGAGTATAGGGTGTGACGGAGTCTACTCTCTCACTTGCCGTGACCCGTTGCTCTTTCAACACTACAAAGATAGAAAAAAGTTTTTTAATAACCTAATAAAATAATCACTTTTTTATTAGGAATTGTAATTTTTTTATTCTATATTTGTACTCTAATTAAATGACACATATAATGAAACTTACACAAACACAAATTATCAAAAATGCACGTAAAATTGAACGTGAATTACAAATTGAATTGGGAATGAATTTCTCACGTCATAGAGTACACACAAGCAAGAAAACGTACAGCCGAAAAGAATTTAAAAAAAACCTAGAGAATTATTAGGATATATCAAAACTAATCCTTATATTTGTACTCTAATTAAAACACACATATTATGTCAAAGAAAAAACGTTACGATATTTTAAGTCCCGATGGAATTGGAATGTATATGGACAAAGATTTTGCAAGTGCTGAAAAAGCTGAACAAGGGTTTATTGAATGGGCAAAACGTTTTGAGCGTCAAGGCTACTATTCATTTAGGGGTACTCGAATCCCTTTGGCTGAATTAAGAGAATATTGCAAATTAGTTAGTTATTAATTTGGTAGTGTAAATTATTATCACTATATTTGTACTCTAATTAAAACACACATCATGGAACAATTATCAAATATTTTAGGTTGGAATAAAAAAGTTGCAAAGGTAACTAAAAAACTTACACCTACACTTGATGATGCTGATATTATCAAAGAAATGGTAGTAATCATTAAGACAAACAGAAACCTATTTGATTGGGCAAAATGTCTATACATTACACCAAGCGACAAAACTGATATGTTTAACGTTGAATTGTTAATGAATGACAATCCGAAAGAAACTTTGTTGGCTGAAATCTATAATCAACACAAAACCAAAGAATGGGAAAGTGCCAAGTACGGACACGATAAGCCAATGATTAATTTATTGGTTAATGCTGAAACTATCTACAAAATAATTAATTGGTATTATTCAAAAATAAATTAAAATAAATTAGGTTATATCAAAACTAATCACTATATTTGTACTCTAATCAATTAACACACATATTATGTCAAACCTTGGAAAGAAAACACTTGCTCTATTATCGTTATTAGTAATCTTTGGAATATTATCAATACAATTTTTTTATAATACACCAATGGTATTAATATCTTATTTAATGTGTGGTATCGGTGGATACGCATTTGGTACTTTATTAGCAAAAAAATAAATTGAAAATTATTAGGATATGTCAAAACTAATTCTTATATTTGTACTCTAATCAATTAACACATAGAAAATATGTCAAAAGAAATCACAATTCCGTTTCACACTCACAACACAAAAAGTATTGATGCTTGTGGTACTCACTTGCAAGGCGAAATCCAAACAACCTATGCAAAATTAAAAGCAATGTTTGGACAACCTACTGATGGCGATGGCTACAAGGTAGATGCTGAATGGGAAATCGAATTTGAAGATGGCACAATTGCAACCATATACAATTGGAAAAATGGTAAAAATTACAATGGTGCAAGGGGTTTAGCAAAAACCAAAATCACAAATTGGCACATTGGCGGTCATAGTTCAAAAGCCACAGACAAATTGGCTGAATTATTAGCAATAAAATAAATGTTAAATTGTTTGGTAGTATCAATTAAAAAAACTACCTTTGTTCTCTAATCATTAATAATTAAATCTTTTTAAGTTATGAAGAAAATTCTCGGAATGTTTATGTTATTGGCGTTTTTGTTCTCGGCAACAAGCTACGCACAATGTTCAAAGGTCAAGCAAAATTCAACTGATGTTACGTTTCAGTACGGAACGGCAAACACACTCGGTGCTGAATTAACCAAAACCACAAACAACACCATAGTAGGAGTTGGGTATAGTCGGTATGTAGGGAATGAAGCACAAAGCAATGTCGGTGCAAATAACTACACGTATGTCGATAGTTATCGAACCAAGAACCAAGCATTTTATCTATTGGTCGGCAAGAAAATAAATAAAATCATTTTAGGGTTGAGGGGTGGAATATGCAACGATGCGAATTATAATAGGTATGTAACAACTACACCGATAAGCGTGGTACACGAAAGCAAGTCGCCCACAAATTATGAGTTTTTATATGGTGGATATGTCGGGTATAAGTTAAGCGACAAGTTAAATGTCAATTTAGGTTACGATACGTTTAATCAAGGAACACTGGGGCTCACGCTGAATATCTAAAAAAAATTGAAAATAATTTAAAAATAACCTATCATTTATTTGGTAGGTTATTTTTTTATACCTATATTTGTACTGTTGAAAATGAGTAACCAATTAAAACACAAACACTATGAATGCAAGAGTCCAAGAAATCTTAAGAAAATCAGCTTACAACTTCGCTATCAAATGCGGTCACACACACGCTGAAGCAACCCAAGCTGGAGAAGACAAAATCAAAAGCGTTGAAGCTCTAGCCAAAAAAGAATCAAAACAAAAGTGGGTGGATATAACCACAGGCAAAACACACACACCAAGAAACCCTTACTAGGGTTTTTTTTGTTTGGGGTTCACGTGGCATATAGGCGTGTCGGAGTCTACTCTTTCATTTGTCATGACCCGTTGCTCTTTCAACACTACAAAGATAGACAAAAGAAAATTAATAAACAAATAAAATAACTACAAATTTATTAGGATATTAAAAAACTTTATCCTATATTTGTACTATCAATTAAAACACACATATTATGAGCTTACACACATTTGCAAAAGAAACACTTAAACCGAGAGTTTTACCAACATTACCATTTGAGTTGAATGAAATTAAACTACACGAAAATCACCCACTTATACGAGATATTTTAAATGGTCGTTTTGGTAGTAGTAAAATTAGAAGCTCTTACGAGGATATATGTATGAGTTATATCTTTGTAGCATCAATTAACCCACATACGTCAATATCAATCTATGACAAGTATAAAAGCTATCTTACCGCACAATATAGCAGTTTGTCAGATAATCAGTTTACTTTGGTAGGCGAATTTATTAGGAGCGAAAAAAGATACTAAAAAATTTGGTAGTGTCAATTATTATCACTATATTTGTACTCTAATCAATTAACACACATTATGAGCGTAGCAAAATATGTTATCGAGGAAGTAGGGGATAATTTCTATATCAATAGTAATAGAATACCTAGCGAAATATTCAACGAGGAACTTGTAGGATATAGAATTGAAGACCGAGAAACTCTTATCGACAATCTTTTTATGTGGATAAGTGAATGTAAAACGTCAGATAAGCAATTAATGAAAGACGATTTAAAGGAATTGATGAGTATTGACGATGAGTTTATCTTATCCTCTATCAGCACCAACGATTACCTATATGGAAATTCTGAAAGGTTTAACGAGGAATGCCAAGCAATCCTAGACGAAATAAAATAATTAAAAAAAGACTATCATTTATTTGGTAGTCTTATTTTTTATTCTTATATTTGTACTCTAATTAAAACACACACATATTATGGGAGCATCAAGTTTCAGTCAAAGACAAAAAGGATTTAGTATGCAAGAGGCATACAAAGAGGCAGTAAGCGATGCAATTGAGGAATACGGCAACGATACCTACAATGGCACAATTAGTACAACACGTGGCGTTTTTGATGCTACTAAAAAATTCAAAGCAAGTGGCAAATCACTATCTGAATTTATCAATGATGCTATCGAAAATCATTGCTCAAAATGGGACGATGCGTGGGGTATTTGTACCAAAGAACCTAAAGCCAATGAGAATAAGGTTAAGAGCCAAGTTGACCACATTGTAACCAAAGGTACAAAAAAATGGGAACTTGTTTATGTTGTAACCGATTGGGACGACAACGAAGTAGGGGCGAAAAAAACCAAAGGCGATGCGGTTAAGATTGCAAGAAGTCATACTGAAAAAACCAAAAAAACTACACGTATTCATTTAGAAAAACGTATTGTAGGTGGTGGTAGTTCGGTGGCAACAATACGCTACAAGTCAGCAACTACGGAAAGTTCGGGCGAGTTCGTTTTCTTTGGGTGGGCGGCAGAATAAAAATAATTAAAATAAGACTATCATTTATTTGGTAGTCTTATTTTTTTTACCTATATTTGTACTCTAATCAATTAAAACAATAGACAATGAGAGAGTTTATATTAAGAGAAAATGTTTTGACCGATAATGTTTTGGCAATACCCGATAAAGGTAAAATATTCAAAGGTGGTTATGTTGCTATAATCAAAGAATATGTATTTTTAGATTCGTGGCAAGATAAAGAAATTGTTAAAAGATTTAGAAGTGTAGATAGACTACACAAATATTTGGATAAACAATATCCACATATTCAATATGAGTATGATTTTGAGGGAACAAGTTTAGAATAATTTAAAATAAGACTATCATTTATTTGGTAGTCTTATTTTTTTTACCTATATTTGTACTCTAATCAAAACACATAGATTATGTTAGTAGTAAAACACAAAGATTTAAAATGGGGCGTTTATACAAGTCCACAATCGGGAGAAGTTGAAATTGAAAGATACATAGTTGAAAATGATGACGACTTACAAGCATTTGCTAAAAAGTTCCCACAAATCAAAATGTTTAAAATGAATGAAAATCTTAAACGATGTTTGACCGAGGGGTACATAATCATATTGACAGATTTACACTCAATGAGCGGTATGCCTACATATTGTTTTGAAAGCAAAGCAGACAACACGCACCCAAGTTCAATGCACAGAAAAAGAATTGGAAAATAATTCAAAATAAATTAGGTTATATCAAATTAAAGTCTTATATTTGTAGTGTAATAATCGAGGTAGAGTTGGAACGCACGGACTAACAACCGACTAGCAATCCCCACTCGGTTATTACTTAATCAAAAAACACACTATGAAAGTTATAATCGTTGGAACTCAAACACAAGTTGAAGTATTACATCAAGGTTTTGATATTGTTATTGTAAAACACAATGATGGAAAACAACAATGTATGAAGTGTTCAGAAGTGGGTTTAAAAAATAGAACAAGACCGAAAGTTTTTAGATATTAATTAGGATATGTCAAATTAAAATCTTATATTTGTACTCTAATCAAAACACAAACATTATGTCAAAGAATTTATCAGTATTATTAGTAGTTATATTTTTCGCATCATTAACAAGTGCATTTGGTGGTATGCCATCAACTTGGGAAATGTTTTTTAAAGGGTTTGTAGTTTGTTTTATCTTTTGGGGTGGAATGTTAGCACCCACATTTGAGTTTAAGACAAAGAAAAAATGTAATAAATACGGAATGGAATAATATATTTAATTGGTGAAACGTTAAGCAATTAACGTGGGGAAAGAGGGAGTTGTGTCCCTCTTTTTTTGTGCCTTGTCGGGAGCAGTTCGCATATAGACGTGTCGGAGTCTACTCTTTCACTTGTCGTGACCCTTTCAACACTACAAAGATAAGGTAAAAAAAGTTTAAAAAAAAATGAAATTCATTAGGATATTAAAAAAGAATGTTCTATATTTGTACTCTAATCAATTAACACACTATCTTATGAAAAGTTATCACGTTACAATTATGTCTATCGACCCTAACGACCACTATGGCAGAGAACAAGGCGATGACCACCAAAAGTATGGACTTACAATCCAAGCGACCAGCGACAAAGACGCACAAGAAAAAGGGGTTGTACAATTCAAACAAGAATACGGAGACCTACCTATCTTTTGGGTAAAATCTTTTGAGAAAGACTAAAAATAATTGGTAAAAGATTTGGATAAGTGAAAACTTATCCTTATCTTTGTACTCTAATCAATTAAAACATACACAATGGCTAAGACAAGAAAGTTAGACCGAGATGAACGACAAGAAATTGGTATCACAATTACCAACAAACTAATCGAATTGGGGTACGTTCCCGATTGCACCGATACTGATAATCAAAGCGAGTTTGAAGTGCAAGATATGGTTGCAAAGGTAATCAAAGATTTGAAACTACGAAAAAAAGTTTAAAAATAATTGAAAATAATTCACATTACATTTGGTAGTGTGGATTATTATACCTATATTTGTACTGTTGCAATGAAGCAACCACCAATACACTATGATTATGGCAAGTACAAGAAAAGCAATGATGAAAGCAATCGAAGCAAAGTATCCAAATTTGTTTATGAGAACAACCGAGGAGTTCAATGGTTCTAAAGGCGGAATTTGGAGTTCTGGAGAGAACGGAGACGAAGCAAAAGATGGGTTGCACCTATTCAGTTACTACACCGAAAACTACACAAAATACGAGTTCGGAGTTCACAACGAGTTTATGAAGCTATTGAGAAAACACGGCTGGTGGGCAGAATGGAACGATGCTGGAACGATAATGTTTTGGGAAGAATAAAATAAATTAAAAATAACCTATCAAATATTTGGTAGGTTATTTTTTTTTACCTATATTTGTACTCTAATCAAAACACACTATGGCAAAGTCAAAAATTCAAAATGGTTATTATCCTATATCTTATGCAGACCTTATTCGTAGGGTTGGGTATTGCGAGAATTGGGGTTATGGAAATAAAGATACGTGCAAGTACGTTGCAGAAACCACAATCGAAATGTTACAAATGGACTATCCCGATTTGCCTATAAAAGATACGTTGTATGGCGTACTTGTCGGAATAGCACACGACTTGAATAAAGGTAGACGTTACACAGACAAATTATTGATAGGAATAGTTGACTAAAATAAATTAAAATTAATCCACATTATATTAGGTAGTGTGGATTTTTTATCTTATATTTGTACTCTAATCAATTAATACTAGCATTATGAAAGCAATCGTTACAAATGTTAAATTCGATACAGACGGAGAAGTAGTAGACTTACCTGTTGAATTTGAAATCGAAGTGCCAAGCGACATCGTAGAAGAACAAGACATTGATGATTTTGTTTCAGACGAAATTTCAAATATCACTGGCTTTTGTCATTACGGATTTGAAATGAAATTAATTTAAAAATAATGGCACTATCGTTTGGTAGTGTCATTTCTTTTTCTTATATTTGTAGTGTTGAAAGAGTAACGGGTTGATATGGGAATATCAAAAGAGTAGACTCCAACACGCACATACGTCAGCAGCCAACACACACGAAAAATAATTGCAAATAAATTAGGATATGTCAAAACTAATACCTATATTTGTACTCTAATCAATTAAAACAAACACAATGAAAAAATTAAATCTTATCTTTGTTCTTATCACACTTTTTTGTCAAATATTAGGCTTTATCGGTATATTCGTATCAGAAACCAATGACCAATTAATGTGTAGTTTATTTACGTTTTTAGGGTTCGGCACTTTGTGTGGAATTATTTTAATACTTGACGCAAAAAAAGTAGATGAAAATTTGGTAGTGTCAAACTAATTCACTATATTTGTACTCTAATCAATTAAAACACTTATTATGAAATCATTTAGACCTTATGCAATAGCAATCGTATTATTTTCTGTTTGGTTATTATGCCAAAGTTGTGCCTCACGATGTGGACAACAACGTAGATACTGGAGCAACCATAGATGCGTATAATTATGACAACGAAAACTCAACAACTCGAAACGTTTATCAATAAGATTGAAATGCGTCTTATCCTTAAAGCAAGGAAATCAAAAAAGAAAAGCAAACACACGGGGCAACCTTGTATTAAAGTTCCCGATGAATTAGCGTTTAACCTCGTTGGTAGTAGATGGCTCGATGAATTGGTAAACGATTCAATACTCGATAATCAAGGCTATTCCTATTGTTATAGCGTACTCACACCACATCAACTTTGTGAACTTGCAGATAATTTATAAAATAATTGAAAATAATCCACATTATATTTGGTAGTGTGGATTATTATCATTATATTTGTAGTGTTGAATAAGTAACCAATTAAAAACACAAATTATGGAATTAGTTAAAGCAAGTGAATTAGGGGAAAAATTAATGAAAGAACACGGACTTGATAATTGGATGTTTAATTTAGATAACGCAAAGCGTAGATTTGGCTGTTGCAACTACACTTACAGACGTATCAGCTTATCAAAACATTTGATACTATTGAATGACGAAGCAAGAGTAAAAAATACAATACTACACGAAATTGCTCACGCATTGGTTGGACACGGACACGGACACGATAGCACGTGGAAACGTAAAGCATTGTCAATCGGTTGTGATGGAAATCGTTGTTATACCGAAAATAACACAATCATTGTTAAGGGTACACTTGAAGCGGTTTGTCCTAAATGTTCACACGTTCATAGAAAATTCAAAACGCCAAAAAAAGCAAGTTCATGCGGTAAATGTTCAAACGTATTTGATAGTGCAAGACTTTTGATATTCAAAAAAGTTTAAAAATAAATACAAAAAGATTTGGATAAGTGAAAACTTATCCTTATCTTTGTTTTTTAATTAAAAGACATACACTATGAGAAATGAAGGTAAAAGCCCATTTGAAAATTATCCAACATATAACATTACTAATCCCGCTCAACACCCAGACAAATTAGAAATACCAAAAAGTGGTAAAGAATTGAGACGTGAAAGACGTAAATTAGAACGTAAAAAAAGATAGAAAATATGAACAATTGGAAACTATTCGGACTTACTATTGGTAGCGTTACAATCATACCTTGCTATTATGACATTTTAAGATACCAAAGAAACATCAAAACCTTTGCAACCAAAAACCTTAACATAGTTAGGTTTACAACTATGTGGTATCGGTTTAAATGCTTATTCGATACAAGCCTAAAATAAATTGAAAAAAATCCACATTATATTAGGTAGTGTGGATTTTATTTTCTATATTTGTAGTGTTGAAAGAGCAACGGGTCACGTCAAGTGAAAGAGTAGACTCCGTCCTACACATTTGTGTACATAGACCCATAAAAAAAACCCTCTATTGAGGGTTTAGTTCTTGTTTGTATTTCTCGACAATCTCAAGGAATTGCGGTAGGCAATCTTTCGCACTTCTACCTTTCAATCCGTAATACTTTTTAATCTGTGTAAACGTAATACCCTTGAAAGACATTCCCTTTGCCATCAACGATAAATTGAATTTGTGAACAGATAACTGATAACCAAAATAGTCAACAGTCTTTGCCCCAGCCGAAACATTAGGCGTTCTCAATTCTCCATTCTTTACTTGCTCTTGTGCTTGTTCAAATTGTGTCATAATGTGTGTTTTAATTGATAGGGCAAATATAAGACATTTAAACCATACTACCAAATTTTAAATGTTAATATTATGTTAATTTTTTACTGGGTAACATATAGGCGTGACGGAGTCTACTCTCTCACTTGCCGTGACCCGTATCTCATTTTGTACACTACAAAGATAAACAAAAAATAATTAAAAAAAAAATAAAAAACACTAGGATATTAAAAAAGTTTGTTTTACATTTGCACCATATTAATAACCAATTAAAAATCACACAAAATGAAAAATCTTACAAATTTCGTAATTGCTTCTATTGCTTTATTGACCATTTATGATAACGTGTTGATAATCAGCGTTTTACTATTAGTAACAATAAATTTTAAAAAAATATTAAAAATAATTGCTTAAAAACTTGCGTATATCAAAACTATTCACGTTATTTGCAGTGTTCAAAATAAGTAACCAATTAAAAATCACACAAAATGAAAAAAGTATCACAAAAAGAATTAGCACAAATTTTATTAAACACTAAAGTTGTTGCAAACGTTAATGTATTTGCAAGTGTATTACAAAAATCAAGTCCTAAAATGTTGGTAAAAAGCCGTACCGACAAAACAATAAAAAACAACTTTGAAAATGTTGTTAAATTGTCAAAAGTAGGTATTCTTTTAAATAGCAACTACATTTTAGCCGTTGAAAATCAATTGGTAAAAGAAGATAAAGATACAAGCGACTACAAGCAAGGGCAAAATACAATGGTATTGGAATTTGGCGAAAATAACCAATTTATTGGAACGTACAAAAATGAATTTGTTTTACAATACCGTCCTAATGATAATGTAAAACCTCGTACAAAATTTGTTGCAAATGGTAAAATTACCGACAAAAAGAAACTTGTTGATTTTTTACCTACTGAAAATCACGCAACAAATCAAGGTACGGAACGTGAAATCACTTGGCGTAAATTATACCTTAAAAACGTTCGTAAATTAACGCTAAATGGTGAAACGTACAAAGTTATAGATTAAAAATTATAAGCCCTTAAAAGGGCTTATTTTTTGTCAAATAATTTAATGTAGAATGAATATAAATAACAAATAAATTAGGAATTGTCAAATAAATAATAATGTAAAATAATTACTCAAAAACTTGCATACTAACTATTTTTTACAGCACATTAAATAAGGCGATTTAAGACACGATAGCCTTATATGATATATGGATATGTAAATACAAAGATAATGCAATAGCAGACCCCCCTATGGCACCCCTACCCCCGTTACTGCCCTTATATACCCCCCCGTATGGGTTGCTAATCGGGGCTATGATGACGTTCGTGAAATTTTTCTGGGGAAATTTTTTGGACTTAAAATATAGGCACCCTATTTTCAAAAAATTATTTTCCAGATTTTTTCCAATAAAAAAAGGGGATGACCCCTTTTTAAAAAAATTATTTCCAGAAAATTTTGCGTGATTATTTAGGTTGTCCTACTAGCACCTTTGTATGCATGTGACCACCTAGTAATCTATCATATGTTCCATTGCCATTATAAGAGATTTCTTTATTGAGCACTTGTCTTATTCTATCTTCATCATCTATGGGTTGTAGGTTAAACTTGTTGGCCAAGTCTGGGTCCATTTCTATATAGAAGCCTTTGGTATGCATTAGTTCGATTACTTTATGTATTATATCCTTTTTGGCTTCTCTGGTTCCATCTTGTCCCATTACTGTAACTTTCGTTCCGTGTGGAGTTTGTTTTCCACCTATGGCTATATCTGCGTCTGGGTCGGCATCCATATCGTTAGCTAGCCAGAAGTTAAGGTCGGAAGTTGTTAGGTCGTTAGGATTGGTTATTTCGAAGTTTCCACCTTTGTCTGCGTATGCTGTTTTTATAAGGTTGAAGAAAACTTCTTTATAATCGGATAGGTCAGATGGTGAAATGTTTATGTATTTATGTTTACCGTATTTATCAGCGAATGATATGTGTTCGTTAAGTTTTTGTTTGAGTAGGGTTTTTATGTATGTGTTCATATATATTATTTTGTATATAAATATTTGGTTATTAGGTTAAAAATTTGTACCTTTGTAAAATGAAAGTATTTGTCTTCTTATTATTCTCTATTATGTCTTATGGGCAGCATATTCATTTATCTATGTTTAGCAAGCGTATGGATTCTATATATACGTTAAAGCATGATAGGTTTATTGTTCCTATTGTTGATGATTCGGTTGAGAAGTTTCGTATGACCAAGTGGGTGAAGGTGACTGTTAAGACGAGCATCAATGGTGATGTGTTTGAGCAGTTGGATTCTGAGGAAGTTTCGATAGGGGATTTGGAAGCTGAAGATTATTTAAGTATTGGCAAGTATGATGTTCGTGTAAGGGTTTATTTGAGTAGGGATATTAGATTTGTTTGTCAGATGGTTGCTGCTGGGATTCAAGTTAGTGATTATACGTATAGGTGTGGTTTAATAATAAAGTTTTAGATATGATAGAAATAAAAAAATACGAGTTAAAGTTTATAGTTAATGGCGATGGTGGTATTGCTCCCATTATCCTTTCAGATGAAAAGTTATTTGTTAACGATTATGCTTATACTCCAGATGGTATCATGAGAGTGGATTCGATAGATAGAAAAGCTGGAACCTTTAAGTATAAATTGGATAGTACCTTATCTTTTGAATTTGGTCTTGATTCCATGAAGGTTATTGCAAAGCCAAACGACATGGGGTATGTTTATAATGAAGGGCCACCACACGACCATAATTCAATATGGAATGGTGCATATGTGGAAGACTTGCACATGCAAGGATTTTTGGATAGGGTAACGTTTGCTGATACGAACGAGATATATTTGGTTGTGGAAGAAGTGTGTCCATCGCATATTGGAAAAGATTGCAGTTGCAAGTCTGGGTTCATACAAGTTCCTGTGTTATACAACGGCAAGGTTATCATGGATAGCTATGGAATCTTGCAGCGGCAAGCTGGGGTTTATGAGTATTAAAAAAAGGGACCGTGTGGTCCCTTGATTATTTATTTCTTCTTGCCATGGCTTGATTTCTTCTTGCGATGGCATCGGCTTGTCTTTTTTCGAATTCGGCAGCTTTGTCTGGTTCGATGCTTGTAGCTTTTCTACCTTCTGGTTTTTCGTTTGTATCTAAGTATGTTTGAAATTGTGCGTCAGTAATTCTTCTACCTAGTTCCATTTCCAAATCCTTTTTGGTTTTCTTTTTTTGCAGTGCTGGGTTGTTGGCCATTGCTTGTGCTGAAACTTCGGCACCACTACCGTCTGTATATGATTTTGTTTTTTCTTCCATCTTAGACTTAACGAAATCTATAATGACTTCACCATATTTGAAGTATGCTTTTATTTGAGCGTCTGATGCTGGGGAACCGAAGTCACCTTGCCCCACAGCTGTTGGGTTGTTTATACCACCTTTTGTAACAGCGTAACCTGTTCTTTGTTTTGCGTTAGGGTGGTCGATACCTGGGTGGGCTGAGATTGGAAGAACTAGATGTTCTGAATCTTCACCTCTTAGGTCGAATCTATTTTGTCTAACATCACCAGCGGCAGCGTTGTATGTTCTAATTTGCACATCACCACGAATATCAATAACAGCTGAAGCTATAAATCCTTGTTCTGTTGGGTTGTGTGTGATTATGTTCCAATAGTTAACTAGTTCTGGTTTGGGTCTTGATTGAACGAATTGGTATGCGTTTGTAACTCTGGCCATGGTTCTTGCTAGGTCGCTTTTAGTTGCGTACATACTTCCATAAGAAATCTCATCAAGTCTTTGTTTGATTAATTTTCTGGTTTCGGTTATTGCTTCTTTCACGCTCATAAGAGTATCGTAGGCTTTGGCTTTGTAGCTATCTAGGATATCCATAAACGATGTTCTTCTAAGCACCTTAAATACCATGTTTTCTATTGAGAACTCACCACCTTTTTCAAGACCAGCTGTTCTATATTTTTTGATTTTATCTTTGATAACTTCTACCTTATCTACAACTGCTTGAAAGTCATTTTCTTCGTATGATTTTTTTATATCTTTAAGGGTTGCGATAAATTTATCGGCTTTGTTTTTGATTACGCTTTTATTTACCTTGAATTCTTCACGCTTTGGCTTAAGAATCCATTTGTTATTCTTTACAGAATAAACTGCTGTTGCTGTTAGCTTAGCTTTAACGTCTTGAACGTATAGTTCGATTGGGTAGCTATGTATTGTAATATCATGTTCTTGATTCCATAGGGCTTTTTGAGCATAGAAGAAATCTTCTTTAAATTGTTCACCACCTTCTAATTGTGAGAAGTCTAGTACGATATGTACATCGATATCGGAAAACTTTGACCAGTTATAGTTAGCGAGGCTACCTGTAAAGATTATGTCTTTCATTTTAACTTCAGCTGGAAGGTTAAGCTTTTTAAAGAAGTCCATGGCTATTTTGTTAAGCTTGGTACTTACTTGTGGGTTAAGAGTATCGTTGTCCCAGATATCTGGGTTAAGGGTATCTTTGATTTGGAAGCTATCTAGAACATCTTTAGGTATTCTAACTTCTTTGGATATGTTATCAGAAATACTATTGGCTATATCATCAATTTCATCGATAGGTTGTTTATCGGTTGGAACTGAATAGTTTTCTAGTATTATATTTCTATGTAAAAATAATTTCATTTGTTATAAGATTTTTATATAAATATTTTGACTTTTGATTAAAGCTTCGTATCTTTGTATAAAAACATTAAATATGACAGAAATTTATAAGATTACCGACAAAAACCATTGCGATAAATGTCCAGAATGTGGTCACGATTGGTTCAAAGCTGATTTGATTGATACGTTGACTGGTGACTATAGAACTAGGGAGCAAGCTATAAAATATGCGAAAGAGCATCATGATTGGACTGAAGATAATCCTGTAAAGATAAGCAACTTAAACTTTATTGAGTTATCTGATGGTGATGTTGAGGCCAATGGTGTTGATGGTTATTATCAGTGTGAGTCATGTCAAATTGGATGGCACTCGGAAACTGGTGAGAGAACGGATAGGTACAAGGTAACGGTTGCACCCACGGCTGATATGGATGCGTTGATGAAAAGGATTAAAGAGCAAAAAGAAATCAACGATGCCAAAAAACTATTGGATAGACAAAATCTGCATCAAAGAGAATGGCTTGATATTGATAATATTAATCGACTTTAAATAAAAAGATAAATAAATTTGGAAATGTCATTTATTATACATACCTTTGTACTTCAATAGTATTAACTTTAAATTAACAACATGAAAAATTTTCTATTAACATTAGGTTTAATCTTTACCTTGGTTAGCTGTCGCCAATCTCAAAATGATAATCGTTACAATGATTCACAGGTTTATGTGAATGACCCAGCACCCTCTACAATTAGTGTAACTCCGACTAGTACGTCTATCGGTGACAATTTAGATTTACAAGGATTGGGTGAGTTGGTTAAAACATCACGAACAGCTCAAGAGATTGAGAGCAAATTGAATTCCGATGGTTCAATCAACAATTTAGATTTAAACGGAGATGGTAGTGTAGACTATATCAAAGTGACTGAATATGGTGAAGGAAATGACAAAGGATTTTCTTTTACTGTAGATTTACCTAACAATGAAACTCAAGAGGTTGCAACTATTCAAATCGCAAGAGGTGAAGGTGGTGCTCAAATGAACATTCAAGGTAATCAACAACTTTATGGTAGCAACAACAATTACCAATCACATTACAGCTTAGGGGATTTGATGATTATGAATTATTTATTCACATATCACAGACCATACTACAGTCCTTATCATTACGGATATTACCCTAGGTCTTACCATTCTTATAGAAGTGTACCGATGAACTCTTACCGTTCTAGAGTATCTACCACTACAAGAACCAGTACAATAACAAGAACAACTAGACCATCACAAACATCTTCTAGGATTAGTAGTCCTAACGCCAACAAAGTATCGAGTGCGGTATCGGCAAGGTCAAAAAGCATGGCTGCACCTACTCGTTCACAAAAAGCATTTACCAGTACATCGGCCAACCGTTCTAGACCAACTACAAGTGGGTTTGGTTCACGCTCTAGAAATTCATCTAGTTCTGCTAGCAGTTCAAGTAGAAGTCGTAGTTCATTTGGGTCAAGTTCTAGAAGTTCTGGGAGTCGTTCATTTGGGTCTAGCTCAAGAAGTTCATCACGTAGACGTTAATCATTATGAGATATCAATTATTAGAAAAGGATAGAATCAATTACATTTGTATTGTTCTTCTTAACGAGATTATAAATTTCCAAGTATATTTTCCAGTAAATTTAACTGGTGAAGATATTTTCTTAAGCCAATACTTAGACAAGTTAGTTGAAACTGGTGCTTTGGAAGTAAAAGATGGTGAGTATCACCCAACACCGATTGGTCGTAAGGTTATCATAGACTTCTATGACAAGTATTATGAGTATTTAAAAATATTTGATATTTTCTGTGCTGTGGATTTAGAGCTAGGCGACTTTGCATTCTCTAGGATGTTTGACCCATCACTTTATGAAGCTGATTGGATTGATTATATGAGCAATGAGAGGTTCAGTGATGTAAGAGTTGCTGTTGCGGATTTCAAGGGCTTAAATCCAATGGAAATTGTTTTCATGTCATTCTTAACTGAAGGTCGATTTGATTTATCGGCACCAAGATGGCAGTATAATCTTACTGATATGTTTATCTGGGATGAAATGTTAGATATTTGTAACACTGCTGTGGATGTGGATTATCTTAAACAAGATAATGTATTGGAAGATGTAATCATAAAAGGAACTGATATTGCTATGCAATTAATCAAAGAAGCTGAAGAAAATATTGAAGCTGAAGGAACGTGGACAGCGTTGCCAGAAAACGAAGTAGTTGAAGAAACTACAACGGTAACTGAAGAATATGTTGACGTTGTGGAGATGCCGACATATGGCTACGATTATTTTGACCCATACTACGACCCGTACTATATTTCACCAATTTGGTTGGTACCGATATTACTATGGTAAGAGCAGCAACACTAGTATGTTTTTTATTTGTAACTACAATGTGGTCACAAGTAAAGATATATGAATTTGACACACTGGATATGAGAACACCAGATGGTTGGGAAATCCGAAAAATATCTGGAGAAATACACATAGACGATAAGTGTAAGGAAATAACATTTATCACACCTAATTTTGTATTTGTTTACAATATTCTTTCTAAACAACAATTTATTAAAGTGGGTAGTTATTTATATAGTGCTTATGATTGGAGAGATGAGATAATTAGAATAAAGATAGACAAAGGTGATGAATATTCAAATTATTTAGATTTTTATTATTATTCTGATGAAAAAGACATGAAGTATTTTAGGTTATGTTTAACCAGATGTCCATATGACAAATAAAGACCCGTATGGGTCTTTTTTTATTCATGTATCTTAATTTCTACATAGGTACATATTTCACCTTCAATAAACCCTTTTTCCAGTAGCAAAGGTAGGCTAGAGTTTTTACACCACGCATATATTGTATGTCCTTTATAGTTTTGGTTTACATATTCCCATCTGGTTTCCCATAGATTTCGATAGATACCTTTTCGTCTATGTTCATCATGCACCCATGCGTCTAAAAATTTAATTTTATCGTTACTTTCAATTTTCATAAAAATGTGACCAACAACTTCACCTTCTAGCAAGGCAATCCAAGTTTCGATGTCTTGGCCATTAGGTTTTACATGTACTATATTCACTTATCTTTTTTCCATATAAATATAGGAAAATTCAACAATAGTGTTAAGTTAAGATTATTTTTTTGGTGGTCTTTTATTTTTTGGTTCTTTTGGTTTAAGAACCGCTGCCAGCTTGGCTTTAGGGTGAACTTTTTTCACACCAGTTGTAGCTTTCTTCTTGGGTTTCTTTTTGTATTTTTTTACCTCGAAAATTCGTTCTTTCGTATCCTTTAATTTTATGTTGTAAGGTTCTTTTGTAAGTAGAGATAGGTCAAGTGTCCACTTGTATCTAGAACGTTCTTTATGGAGCTCAAAAGAAGCTATAACGTGTTCTTGTACTTGTTTAGGTGTCCATTTATTTACCTTTGCTAATTGAAGGAAGCATGCTGATTGTTTTCCGATGGCGATTGCTCTACCGATATGTTTAACTTGGTGACATGTTGGACACAAAGAAATCAGACCAACAAGTTTTTGTTCGTGTTTTTCATCATCATAATCCCAGATTTCGTGGCACTCTACGTTATGTTTATATCCTTGGGCTTTACCTGTGTCTTTACATATTTCACATTTATTATCGGCAGCTTCGTATGAGATGAAACGAATCTTGTCCCATTCTGATGACTTAACAGTTGTTCTAACATTTGAGAAGTGACAGGTTGATGGTATTAATTCCACAGATAATTTTGGTTGTTTTGGTTTTACTGACATAATTTGTTTTATTGATAAATATTATAGTTTATAGGTATGGAAATGTTCTTTAAAATCTTTTCGTTTTATCAAGTAGCCATGAGTTTCACTTCCGATATCTCCAGCATCCATAAAGACTCTGAATTCATTATCGAGTATAAGTTGTTTTAAGTTTTCACTTTTGATAAACCAAACTTCGTTTAGGTATTTGAAATATGTTACGAACCAATCAGCTTTGGTTACTGTAATCCCAGATTGTTTTCCTCTGGATTTGAATTCGATAAAAATGTTCCCAGTATCAAATAGTGGTGCACATGTTACATCGGTTTTAATTTCATAAGTTATTACTTTCCCGTTCTTTAACATTTTGATATCATATTGATTATCATTGTTTGAACTAATGTATTTGCTACCTTTGGATTCCAAGAAATCTATGATAGTTTTTTCACCATCATTACCTAATTTCAAATCGCTATTAAATTCTAAATTTGCCATGTTTAAATATACTACAAATTTTATTAATAATCAATGATATTTATAATAAAAAAGATTATGAAATTAAAAATAACTGAAGCACAACTTGAACGACTTAAAGGTAAGTTAACCGAAGGTTCTAAAGATAAATCTGGAAGCAATTCCTATCAGAGAGAAATTGGAGTTGATTTTACTTATAGAAATGCAAAATTAAAAGGTCATGAGATAAATGACGTAATAACACATAAGATTACAGTAGCATTTGAAATTGAACTAGACGCTAAACAATGGGGTGTTAGAGGGATTTCTCTTTATAACATTGCTGGGCCGACTGATATCGAAATTGAAGTTGATTATTTTGTTAACGAGGACAACACAGATACCGCTACTCTAGACTTAAAATTGGATTGGGATAGACTTAAGGTTGAGACTCGTACTGGTGAAGGTATCATAACTATTGACGATACACTTGAGGTTCAACTACTTAGCGATGACCAAGGCAATTTAATCGTAGATGATATGATGTTGATTGTTTTTGGATTGTAAAAAATAGTTAAAAACATTAGGATAATTTAAAAATTTTTCATACCTTTGTACCTTAAAGATATAAAGTATGAGAAATTTTTTATTTATAGGAACATTTTTATTGTTGCTGACATCGTGTCAACCAGATGCTGTATTACCGACTGATACTTATCCAACTGGGTTAGGTTCGATGACTGCTGTTGATTCTGGGCCGACTGTTAGCATGTGGGGTCGTTTTAAATTGATTAGTGGTGTTATGTATGTTGATAATCGTGAAACGAATGAGCGTTTAGTTTTCAATCATTTCAATTCTACAAAACATGTATCTAGTCTTAGATGGGGTGGAAGTTTATTTGATATTGAAAACATAGAGGAAAATGTTACTACTTATTCTTTTTACCAACCAATGTCTTATCCAGGATATGGAAAATTTGTATTAAATGATGACCCGACAAAACGCTACGCTGTTTATTTTGTTGGTTCCAATAAAACAATTGTTGAGGACCCGATTTACACTGGTAATGTGTTGATGGGTGGTTCTTCCAGACCATTTAGTGGTCAAACTGTTGATTATGCCAATGGGATAATTAGAATACAAATCCAAGAAATGGAAGGAAGTATCAATGGGTATAATTGTCATTATTGGTCTGAGTTAACCTTTCAAAAGGTTGCTTCGTGGTAATTAGATATTAAGGGCTTTGGTGATAAGTTTTTCAGCTGTAATATAGTTGCAATCAAATATCTTTTTGATGATGTTACTTAGCTCTATTTTGATTGGTAGAGTAGATTTTGCATCACTAAGTATGTGTGGTGTTTTACCATCGATAACAATAGCACGTCTAAAACGCATATTGTGTTTTATTCTGGCAACTGGATAATTTCGTTGAATGAACTTTAGAATCATTTCTTCGTCTTTTTCGTCTAACATAAAAGATATTTACTATAAATATTTTATAATTGAATAATAAATCGTATATTTGTATAATAAATGAATAAATTTGATAACTTTGTAATGCTCACGATATGTGAAGTTTCTTTTAGACAATTTAAGAAATCTAACTATTCCTCATTCCCTAACTATTGTCATGGGTTGGGTTATGCTATTAGAGGTGGTAACCCATCTTCTAGAGAGCGTGTTGATTTAAGCGAGGTGGCGATTATGCTAGAAAAGATATATGGTTTTACATTTGACGAAAGCGGTCATTATATTGCAATATTTTTTAATTTAGATGTTACTAGATTTACAGATTTCGAAAGTATCGTTAGAGGAACACTAGAATTTTACCCTATGTCTTTGAATTAATATAGGGGTTTAACCTTTATCAAGGCTTTGGTGTATTGGTCTTTTTTCATATCTAGGAATCCTTTTAGTATAGCTTGAACAAAGCTAATTTCGAATGGTGGGCAGAATATTTTTTTAGTGATTATCATAGCTTTATCTATTGCGGTTTTAGGGCTTCTAACGTTGCCACAGACGTACATATAGATAACTGGATGGTCATCTGGGAACTCACGAGCTAAAAATTTCCATATCATTGCTGAATCTGTCATTGATTTTTGTATTTGATTTAATATATTTATAACTATAACAAAAAATAAAATTTAAGTAAATGGCATTAGAAGTAACAAAAGAAAACGTACAAGATGTTTTCAAACAAAAAAACATAACTGTTTTAGATTTTTGGGCACCGTGGTGTGGCCCATGCAAAATGTTAGGCCCAGTAATTGAGGCTCTATCAGTGGACGAAAAAAATAAGGGTATCACAATTGGAAAAGTGAATGTTGATGGTGAAGGAAACCAAGAGCTAGCACAAAAGTATAATGTTAGAGGGATTCCAACAGTTATCTTCTTTAAAGATGGTGAAGAAATTGTAGGTAAAAGAAGTGCTGGTGCTAAGAGCCAAACTGAATTACAAGCTATTATCGATAGTTTATAATATAATTCTACATTCTTAAAAATAAAAGGTCCCATTTGGGGCCTTTTTTATTTCTAAAGATATTTATAGATATGAAAAATAAATTAATCATAACGGAAAGCCAATTAACACGCTTAAAACATTTTATCAGTGAGTCAACTGCACATTCATCTATTGTTAAACAAATGAAAGATGAGTTGGATGCAAACTATACACCCACAGAAAATTTTGCACGTGAAGGTGGTGATTATAAACCAATGAAAATGGTTAAGGTCAACCTTGATGATGAAGTTATTTCACCGAAAGATTTATTTGATTACATGCAATTCAAATATAAGACCAAGGAAGATTTCACCAAACAGGTAATTAAAGATTGGATGTTTGGAAAGATAACTGACGACTTCCAGTTATCTAAAAATGTTTCACATAGATAACTGCGAATTAGATGGACCTTAAAGATAAAATAAGACTAGTATTAAGGGAGCATTACGGTGCTTTTGACACATATTTAGAGCACGAGTATGAAGACATGCTAACTGAAAATCTTATTTTAGGTGACATCGAAAACAAACAAGCATGGGTTACTTATAACCAAGTCATTTTAGAACTTAAGAATACCTTAAAAGACACCTTGAAAGTGAAAGAACTTCAATATAAATTGACAGAAAATTCTGACCCTAATGAAGTGTGTATTGAAGTAATCGGGCAAATTAGACACCAGAGTCCAGAGCTAGATAGGTTGTATAATAAAATCAAAAATTTCTAAAATTTATAACGCTGAGGCTCAGCGGGTATAGGGATTATTAACAAAAAATTTATGTTCTGATTAGAGATATTGTGATATTTATTATTAAATAACATTTAATTTAATCGACACTTATGGAAGCTAAAAATTTTTTATTAAAAGCTGGAAGAAGTAAAAGAACTACCTTGGACAAAGCATATAACAAACACGTTATTTGTATCTTAGAAACACTAGATGAAGAAAAAGAAAACAGATGGGAAACGTATAATTTAGTGATTCAACAATTGATGAGTCAAAATAAGGGGGAGTATTTCAAGGAGATTAAATATCGATTAACCGATGGTGAAGACCCAAGCAAAGTGATACTAGATATCATCGAAAGAGAGATAGATGAAGTAGATGGGTTGATATGGTTTTTAAAGAGAAGAATCGAAGAATATATAGAAGACGATTATTTTAGCAAATTTTTAATCTAATACTTGCCTTATCCGTTTTTTTTGTGTATCTTTGTTCATAAAACGAATAAACATGAAAGAAAAGAATATTACCGATAGATTAACATTTTTGGCTGAGACATTTGATGTGTTTGAATGTGGTTCCGAGAACTCTCAATTAGAGAGCAAAATGGAAGAACTAACAAATAATCAATACATGTCTTCATTGATAACGACTCATAGTGGTAACATGTTGGCTATTCTTTCGGTTAAACCAAATGGAAAGGATAGAATACTTAAAAAAGTTAGTATCTGTTCGGACGTGTTTGCTTCAATGATTGTTGCTGACCCAACAGAAAATAAGGTTTTTATACAATGGATGTTGAACATGTTTACACGTTTAATTAAAGATGGTAAACAATCTAGCGTTGACGCTGCAATTCGTTTCGTTGATGAAGATTTACCACAGGCAAATAAGTATTTGGTTTTATTTGAAGATAATAAACGTAAGAAAAAATTTAAAGATTTATGTAAAGGAAGCTACAGTCTTAAAGGTTTAACAGACCCAACGGATATTAACCAATACAAATCTTTATCGCAATTATTTGATTCGGTAGACCCGTTTATCGAAAAAGATGCAAGTGCTATTGAGAGAACTCTACAAAAATTTGTAGATTCTGGACAAGCAGAGATGCCAGTAAAAGATAGAAAGTTTACGTTGTTTATACCTAAAACCACTGAAGCTAGTACGGTTTTTGATAACTTTGCTAACTGGTGTACAGCTAGAGCTGGAAATGGTATGTTCAAGAGCTATACTGAAGGTCATAAAAAGCCTAATGGTAAAAAGTCTGATATTTATATAATAATTAACAATAAGTTCTTTGAAGGGACTTCAAAAGAGTTATATCAAATACACTTTGAAACCAATCAGCTTAAAGATAGTAGAAATGGTCAGAATGTTAGCATTTTTGAAGATGTAATTAACCAAAGTGAGGGTATTAGTAACTTTTTTTATGAAGAGTTAATGGGTATGGCTAAAAACCATAGCAAAGGATTAGAGAATAACAGATATTTAGATTACTTAATTCAATTTGGGTTCGCAGAGAGCTTATTTGAATTATTAGAAGAAGACACACCAACAATAAGATTTATGACTAGAGAAATACCGAGATTGCCAGATATTAGCAAGTTTAAATCACTTGACCAACTTATCATTACAAATGCTAAGATGGTTGAGTTACATCCATCTATCGGTAAATTAACGAATTTAGAAATGTTGGTTCTAACGGAAAACCGTATCAAAGAATTACCAAAAGAAATAGGTGCGTTAAAAAATCTTCAGTTTTTAAATATCATTGGTAATCCGATAATAGACATACCGTCTGAGATTGCCTATTTGGATAAAAGTAATGGTGGGTCGCTACATAGAGTAGGGGTACGTGAAGAAGACATAGGAGCAGAGAATTATCAAAAATTAAAGAAGTTGTTACCAACAACTTATATAAGTTAAACGATAAAAGGCTCCAATTTGGAGCCTTTTTTTGTTTTAAACAATAAAATAAACAAAAAAGTAGAAAACATGAAATGGAAAAGAAATGACAAAGTAATTGAAGAATCTATAGTAGATTACTTAGCTAACCTTTTTGACGAAGAATTAGCAAAAAATAAAATACTTAAAGTATCTATTGGTACTGACTCGCAAAAAATAAGCAAAACGCTTTATAGATTTGCGACAGTTATCCTTATTACCGCTACCGAGGATTTGGGTGGTGGTGTTATTTGGGGCCGTGGTGGTATGATTATTTCGGCTACTTATAATCATGACTTTAAGAAAAAAGACTTAGATGGAAAAAAAAGAGACAAAGAACTAGTAAATGAAAGAATGGTATTTGAGGTAGGGAAATCTATTGAAGTTGCCACTGAAATTGCTGAGTTATTAGACTTATACGAAATCAAGATGGAAATTCACGCAGATATTAACCCAGACCCTAAACACGATTCTAACAAAGCGTTACAATCTGCCGTTGGTTACATCTTAGGTATGGGTTACGATTTCAAGATAAAACCAGATGCATGGGCGGCTTCAACTGCGGCTGACAGAAAGTGTTAAAATTTTACTTTGTAGGGTTTTCTTTTATATTTATTTAAAAAGAAAACCCTATGATAAAATTCGCATTAAAAACAAAAAAAGGTGAAGTTATAAACACCACTTCAGCTAATGATTTACATGGAGCTGCTAAAAATTTTGCAACTTTAAAAAATTTAACGTTAATTGACCTATTAAAAATATTCAATGTAGATATTTTTGTTAGATAAATTAAACTTTTCTATTATTTCAATATATTTATTATAGAAAATAAGATTTTATTTAACACTTAGAACATATGTCAAACGTAAAAAAAACAGTTAAAATTAAAGAAAACCATTTAGTTGATTTAATCGACAATATTGTAAATGAAGCAGTTGCTGTGAAAAAACAAGAATGGATTAACGAACAAGCTAAAAAAACCAACAATAAAACTGCTGTTTTAGAAGGTAAAATTGCTGCGTTAGAGGCTAAATTCCAACAATTAACTGAAGGTAAAAAGTAATTTTTATCAAAAAATATTAATAGCTAGGGACATTATTTTATGCATCCCTAGCTATTTTATTTAAAAAAAGTTTCATGGAAAAAGTTATCCAAAAATTAATTAAAGATACCGAACCCTTGGTGTCTAGTGTTGACCGAGATGATTTTATCACGGCCAGTGAAAAAGCTTTTGATTGTGCTTTCGATGGTACGTCAAAATTCTACCAGTGGAAATTACCCACAAATCTACCAAAAAAATTTAAACTAGGAGTAATCGTTGGTTCAAGTGGTTCTGGTAAATCTACTCTTTTAAAACAATTCGGAACTGAAGAAAATCCTGTATGGGAATCAAACAAATCTATTGTATCACATTTTGCTAGTCCAGACGAGGCTATAAATAAATTGGGTAGTGTTGGGTTGAATTCCGTACCATCGTGGTATAAACCATATCATGTGCTATCCAACGGTGAAAAATTCAGAGCTGACTTGGCTCGTAAGATTAAATCTAACGTTGTTATAGATGAGTTTACTAGTGTTGTTGATAGGGCGGTGGCCAAGGCTGCTAGTGTATCTTTGTCTAGGTATATAAGAAACAACGACTTGGAAAACATAGTATTATCAACGTGTCATAGGGACATATTAGAATGGTTAGAACCAGATTGGGTATTAGATACCGACACAGGCGAATTGCTAGACGGTTTTTTTTTGCCCGACCAGAAATCAAAATTGACGTATATCGCACAAACTATGATAGTTGGGGAATGTTTAAGGACCATCACTATTTAGATGGAAATGTAAACAAAGCTTCCAGATGTTACATTGGAGTATGGGAAGGAAATGTAGTTGCGTTCGGTGCAGCCATAACAATGCCAAGTGGAACCCTTAAAAATGCGTGGCGTGGTCACCGCACAGTTATTCTTCCAGATTATCAAGGAATGGGATTAGGTGTTAGATTTTCAGATGCTATTGCTCAAATACACATAGATGAAGGTCATAGGTATTTCTCTAGAACTGCACACCCTAGAATGGGTTATTACAGAGAAAATTCAAGTCTTTGGAAACCAACTAGCAAGAATAAGAAATTGAGAAAAGACGTTTCAATTGAAAATATGTACAAAGAACATTACTTTGACAACAAAAGAATTTGTTTTAGCCATGAGTATATTGGCTAACTTTTAAAAAACCTAAGATATTTATATTAAAAATACACTATGAGAAAATCAGATAAAAAATTAAATATAGCTAAGACTAACATATTGGCTGAACAAAGATACTTAGAATCTAAAGGGATTATTACCGAAAACTTGGAAGCAAAAAGAGGTGATGAAATTGTTTGGGTCGGAGATGCTAGAAAAATTGATGATAATACAGGTGAGATGGTTACGCCAAATATGAAAGGTGAATATATCGGTAGAGAAAGTAGTGGTGAATGGGTCGTTGAGTTTGGAACTAGAAGATTCCATGCGAATGATTTTGAATTTCAATTAGCTAATCAAGGAACAATAAGAGAAGAATCAAATGGTTTTAGCAGTGTTAGGTTGGTAAACAAAAATGATTTTAAAACATTTATCGATTCAAACCCAGCATTAGGTACTATATATAACGAAGATACAAATAAATATAAAATATATCTATACGCTGATTTGGTTGGGTATTTTGACCCTAAACTTGGTAGGATTGATTATGAAAAAGATAGTAGATTTGCTAAAGTTAGTGATGAATATACTTGGAATAGAGATATTAATTAATTAAAACAAAGAAGCCTGTTAATAACAGGCTTTTTTTATTTAATATTCTCACGTATAAGACGTTTAATTAGTGTTTTGGTATTCTCGGTCACACCTTTAACTTTCAAGTCCTTAGAAGCTTTATTTTCCATCTTCCCTAATCTATCGTAGTAGTCAGCAAATTCGGAAACGTGGTCAGTTGCGATTTCTCTAGCTTTTTCTTTATCGCTAGTATGTTCCATTTCGACTTTGATTCCTTTTTCAATTTGTTTTTTGATGGTGGTAACTGGCACATCAAACTTATCAGCTATATCTTTTAAAGATAAAGTATCTGATTTACCGCCTTTTAATTTATTTTCCATATCTTAAGTGTATATTTCTGGGTGTATTCTACCCCATTTTCTTATTAGTACTCCAGCTACTGAGTTAGCTTCATTTTCAAATTCACTACCATCTTCACCTGGGTCAACAGCATCTTCAAATCTTCCATCTAGATTTTGTTTATGGTGTACCAGCTCGTGAGCGATACTTCTACAAACATCAATTATTGCTCTATCTTTAACATAAACCTTTATGAAACCTTCATTATTGTAATAGGCTGTAGTTCTTATGTCTGGTGTTTTTTCAAAAGCTAAACTTATTTTAATATCATCGTTGATTTCTAGGTAATCTTTAGCAAAATTAACAAAGTCAGTTACTTTTAAAATATCAGCATCTGTTTTATTTAATAAAGCTTCTTTAATTGGTTTCTTTTTTGGTATATTCTCTGGATGGCATTTATGACAAACGTATGGGTCGTCCCCGCCATCTTTTAATTTCCATTTCCATCCACATTTTTTACATTTGATTGTTTTATCGATGGCTTCTCTAAGAAGATTTTTAATCAATGGTTTAAAGTTTTCTTTCATTCCAGCTAATTTTGGGTATCGAATCATAGTATCCATAAACTGGAAGTTTTTATTGTGTCCTTTATTCATTTTAAAACCGAATCTTTTGTAGAATTGAACCAGTCTGTTAACATTTCCACCAAAATCTTTAGATGGTGTTAAAGTAACTATTTTACCTTTGTCATCAGCATACTTAACTAAATCTTGCATAACGTTGCTACCCACGCCTGTATCTCTAGTTTCTGGATTAACGATAATCCTAGTAAGCTTGAGGCTAGTGTTTGTTTCGTATATGTCTAAAGCTTTAAGGCTTTCTCCGTATTTATTTTGTAATATGTCTTCTATCATATTGATAAATATAAAAAAACCCACAAAAAAATGTGGGTTTGATTAATTATTTAGTTTTTTTAGTTTTTTTTGCTTGGACTACGATTTCTTCTTTTGTTTTATCAAAAGTAATTTCAATCGTTTCACCTTCTAAAATGTTACCGTTAAGTATTTCATCGGCAACTGGGTCCTCAACATAGTGTTGAATTGCTCTGGTTAATGGTCTAGCACCATAAGCTTCATCATAACCTTGTCTAGCTAAAAATTCAATAGCATCTTTGGTTATTTCTAACTTATAATTCATTTCATTGATTCTTTCAGATAGTTTCTCAATTTCAATGTAGATAATCTTATGGATATCTTCTTCTTTAAGAGCATTAAACACGATAGCTTCATCGATACGATTAAGGAATTCTGGTTTAAATTTTTTCTTTAAAGCTTTCTCAATGATAGCACGAGCTTTATTTTCTTCATTGATTACATTAGATTCAGTTTCAAACCCCATTGTTTTACCAAATGAATTAACTTCTCTTACACCAATGTTTGAAGTCAAGATAATCAAAGCATTTTTAAAGTTAACCTTTCGACCTAACCCATCTGTTAATTGACCTTCATCTAATAATTGCAATAGAACGTTGAATACATCTTCGTGGGCCTTTTCGATTTCATCAAATAAGATAACACAGTGTGGTTTTCTTCTTACTTTTTCAGTTAACTGACCACCTTGGTCGTAACCGACATATCCTGGTGGTGGGCCGATAAGTCTAGATACTGAATGTTTTTCCATGTATTCTGACATATCCATTCTTACAAGAGCTTCTGCATCACCAAATACTTGTTCAGCCAACAATTTAGCCAAGAGTGTTTTACCTACACCTGTTGGACCTAAAAATATAAATGAACCAACTGGTTTGTTTTTATCTTTTATTCCAATACGGTTACGCTTTATGGCTTTAACAACTTTGGTTACTGCTGAATCTTGACCAATAACTTTACCCATAAGGTCTTTATCCATATTGATAAGTCTTTTCCCTTCTTGGGTTGAGATTTTGTTCAGTGGAATTCCAGTCATCATAGATACAACTTCTGAAATCATATCAACACCAACGATGGTTTGTTTGCTATCTAAAGATTCTTGCCAAATAGCTGTAGCTTTTTCTAATTCTTCGATGATATTTTTTTCTTCATCTCTAAGCTTAGCCGCTTCTTCGTATTTTTGTTTTTGAACAACTTCTTTTTTAACGATGTTTATTTCTCGTTTTTTATTTTCAAGTTCTTTGATGTTTTCTGGTTTTTCAACACTAACATTGGTACTAGCACCAGCTTCATCCATCACATCGATAGCTTTGTCTGGCATACTTCTTTCCATAATGTAACGAGCAGATAATTTAACGCACTCATCGATAGCTTCATCAGTGTATTTTACCTTGTGGTGTTTTTCGTATTTATCCTTGATATTCATAAGGATTGTTTTTGTTTCTTCTAGCGTTGGTTCTTCAACCAATACTTGTTGGAAACGTCTGGTCAACGCACCATCTTTCTCAATATTCTCACGGTATTCGTCAAGAGTTGTCGCTCCGATTACTTGTAGTTCACCACGAGCCAAAGCTGGCTTGAAGATATTACTAGCATCTAGTGAACCAGAGGCATTACCAGCACCGATGATAGTGTGTAACTCATCAATAAATAACACAACATCTGGGTTGGCTTTACATTCTTCAAGGATTGCTTTCATTCTTTCCTCAAATTGTCCACGATATTTTGTACCAGCAACAATTGAAGCTAGGTCTAACGTGAAAAGTCTTTTACCATTAAGGGTTCTTGGAGCTTCACCATCTTTGATAAGCTGAGCAAGCCCTTCTACGATAGAAGTTTTACCAACACCAGGCTCACCAATAAGGATTGGATTGTTTTTCTTTCTACGAGAAAGAATTTGAGAAACACGTTTGATTTCTTTTTCACGACCAACAACTGGGTCAATTTCACCCTTTTCAGCTGCTTTAGATACATCTCTACAAAAATTATCCAATACTGGAGTTTTTGATTTAGCATCTACTGGTTTTTGTCTTCTTTTGAACGCTTCGTTTTCGTCCTGTTCATCACCACTACTTGGTGCACTATTCTTTGGATTATCCATGTCTTTCATTGTTTTTTTAAAACGGTTATAAGTTATTCCTAACTTGGTTAAAACTTCGCTTACTGGAAGCTTAGCAAATAATATTCCTAACATAACGTGAGTCGTATCAATCATATTATCATTTAATTTTTCACATTCATCGTCCAAAGTTTTGATAATGGCTTTGGTTTCATCTGAAAATGGTAGGGTTTTTCTAGAACTACCAACTCTAGGTGTTAAATCACTTTTTCTTAAGAAATCAGAAATCTTGTCATATAATTCTATTGTGTCAATGTTTAAAACATTAAGTACTTTCGTACATTCATTGTCATTATCAATCAACATTGATAGAATTACATGCTCTGGTCTGACCTTAACATCATCGAAAGATTTTGCCTCTTTTATCGCATGGTTCATGATAATTTTAACTTTCGGATAAATCTCTCTATTCATATTTTTTGTAGGTTTATATTTCTTTAGCAAAGGTACTAAAAAATTATTATAAATGCAACTTGCATCTAAAGATAAATATTCGTATCTTTGTATAAAAAGTAAATAATGAATACAAACAGAGCACCAAAATTCGGTAAAGTTGAGCTATTATTAAAGAACACATTAAAGACCAACGACTTAACTTCAATTACAAAAATTGAATTTTTCGATTGTGGTTTAATGATAACTGGGGATTATATTATTATAACCATCGATGAAAAAGATGAAATCAACGATACGCTAACTAGTACTGGTAAAATATTTCATTTGAATGAAGTATCTGCTTATAAAACGCATGCACAATAACAATTACATAAAAAAAACAAAATGATTTTAAAAAAACAAGAAAAAGACAACAAAGTCAAAGCAATGTATTCATCTTCGAATATTTGTGCTTCTACTTACGACAAAGACACTCAAGCTTTGACCATTATCTTCAATAACGGTGGACAATATCTTTACGAAGGTGTATCAGCAACCGATTATACTAGATTCGAAATCGCAGATAGTCAAGGTTCTATCTTTAATTCTCACATCAAAAAACACTCTTTCCAAAACTTGGGTAAGGTAGATGTTAGAGACATTCTTTCAGAAGTGGCAACAATTAAACAAGATGAAGATAACGCAGTTATCAATCACGCAGTTAAATCAATGGTTGAAAAAATGAGAGATATCATCGTTTACTACGACAACACACAAACTTTAGAAAGTGGTCAATTCGCAAAAGCTAAAGCTGCTATCGCTGAGTATGAAACAGCAATCGCTTCTAAGTTAGACACCGTAAACGGATAATGTATTTTAAAATAATAAAAGGAAATGATAATAGACTCTATGAGAGAAAGGTTTTAGATGAAAACCCTCTTGTAGAGTTTATTGATTATCCATTGTTTAGAACATATATTAGCAATGGTCATGCAGTTAGAGAAAGAACTATAGAGGTTAAAACACATCGAATAGATAACATTGTAGAATATATTAACCATCCATCACATATGAAATTGGTTAAATTTTTCATACTTGCAAGTGATGAGAATAGCGTTTTTAGTTCAATAACTTATGATTCAGATAACTTCGCACCGATTAGAAGTGTTAGAATGGCAGCGATTGCGATTACACCAGAAGAAAGAGAACATATGTTAAACGACATTAAAACACCAGAAGAAACAATAAACGATAACAATTACCAATACTTACTTATTAGAAGATGATAAAAAACAAAAATGACAAAAAATTAGGACTTTTAAACTTCGAGGGTGATGTTTTAAAAGCATATTATAAACCAACTTCAGATAAATTTTTTATCTTTGATGACCATGGGAATTTTATTGAATCCTTATCAAAAAAGAAATTACAAAAATTCTTTGATGGAAAACTTGAGTTGACGACCAGTTATAACAAGACATTCAACTATGCCAATGAGCATGAAAATGCAAAGCCAAGGCAAGAACAGATTGATGAGTTCATGGCTTTGATATTAGATAAACCTAAAAAAGAAAAGAAAGAATTTACTAGAAAACAACTAATAAAAGCTGTTGACGATGCTTTCTTCTTTATTTCAGATAATGGTGATGAAGATACTACAGGTAAAGATTTTGTAGATATGTATTACCCTAAAAAGAAAAAGTAATATGAATGAACTTATCGATGAAGCATATCAAAATTATTTGGATAATTTCATAGAACCCATATGTCCAGAAACATATGATGTTCAACCAGATTTTTATTTACCTATGAATAGAAAATGGTTTGAAAAATCAATACTAGAAAATCACCCTAGAGCTAATGGTTTTACCATGCAATGGGGGATTACTGTTGAACGAATAGGGTTGACAAATGCAGAACGTTATAAATGGTTAGCTAAAATTTCAAATGTTAACGGTTGGGTTATGCCATGGGATAGAATGTCTTTACCAGCTCATGAATGGTTTGACTCATACAAAAAAGTATATAATACTGATATAGATATTTGCGTACCTAAACACATTATTACAATAAAATATAAAGGAAAAACAATAGAGACTTATGAATAAATTAGACAAACAATATACAGACTTACTTCATGATATCTTAGATAATGGAGTAGAAAAGAAAGACCGTACTGGGACTGGGACCATTAGCGTATTTGGAAGACAAATACGTCACGATATGAAAGATGGTTTTCCTTTACTTACTACGAAGAAGATGCCATGGAAAACAATCGTAACAGAACTATTATGGTTCTTACGAGGGGAAACAAATATTAAACCGTTGGTTGATGCTAATTGTCATATTTGGGATGGTGATGCTTATAAGAAGTATTGTAACGAATTTAATAAAGGCAATGTTGCTGGTATTCGGTTAGATGATGGAACAGAAAGAGTTGCAGATAATGATGAATTTATTAGAAGAATCAAAACAGATGATGAGTTTGCTAAGAAGTGGGGTGAATTAGGCCCTATTTATGGTAAACAATGGAGAAGCTGTGGTGGTAAACGAGTTTTGAAAAGAATAAAAGAAGAGGGAAAGATACCTGTTAGTCAATATGTATTGGAAGGTCAAATAGACCAAATCCAAAATCTAATCAACGACCTTAAAACAAATCCAGACTCAAGACGATTAATGGTTAATGCTTGGAATGTTGGAGAGCTGGACCAAATGGTTCTTCCACCTTGTTTTAGTTCAGATATGTTAGTTGCGTGTATTGATGGGTATCGAAAAATATCTGAAATAACCATTAATGATTTAGTATTAACAGAAGATGGGTCTTACCAAAAGGTTTATGAATTACATGAAACAAAATATAATAATGATTTATTACATATAAGGGTTTATGGAAACTCTAAATTTATTGGTGTAACACCAAATCACCCATTTTTAGTGAAAGATAAAGGTTATATAAATGCCGATGAAATAACTAAGAATGACTATATAGGTATGCCTATAAATAAAGAAGAGATTATACCAACATTTGAGACTATTATCGAAGATAACCAATATTCTGAAAAATTAATATCTACAAAATTAGATGATAAAGATTATTGGTATTTAATGGGTTATTTTTTAGGTGATGGTTGGTTAATTAATTCTAAAAAAGAAATTTATTTTACTATTAATGACAACCAAATAGAAGAAGTATTACCTAGATTAACAAATATTATTGGTCTTGCTAGATTAAATAATTCTGGAGTAAATTGTAAAAAATATGTTGGAAGAAAGCAGCAATTATTTAAAATATTAACTGAGTTTGGAAAATACGCAGATGGTAAAATGATACCACAATTTATACATAACGGACCTAAGCATTTAATCGAAGAATTTATTAAAGGTTATCAAAGGGCTGATGGTTGTATTACTAAAGATGGTATTAGTTATACTACGGTATCTGATAATATAGCCTACGGATTACAATTATTATACGCTAAATTAAATATAAAAGCGTCAGTATATTATCAAAAAAGACCTAATAAAAAAATTATAGAAGGTCGTGAAGTTAATCAAAAAAATACTTATTCAATAAATGTTTACCAACAAAAAAATAAATCAAAAAATTATATTTTTGATAATGATTATTTATGGTTACTTGTTAAAGATATTGAAAAAACTAATTATAATGGATATGTATATAATATTTCAACAGAAAATAACCATACTTATAATGTTTTTAATTTGGTTAACCATAATTGTCATTATGGATTTCAAGTTTATACAAGAGAGTTGAGTTTGGAAGAAAGACAGAACTACCTAGTAATTAAGAAACGTGAATCTGATGGACTAAAAGTATCTCACCTTATTTTTGCAATTACACATAAACACGAATATCTGGATATTGAAAACATACCTCGAAGAGCAATCTCTTTAATGTGGAATCAACGAAGTGTAGATACATTCTTAGGGTTACCATTCAACATTGCCTCTTATGGATTGTTGTTGATGATATTAGCCGAAGAAGCCAATATGATTCCAGACCAATTGATTGGGAACTTGGGTGATGTTCATTTGTATTCAAACCATTTGGATGCTGCTAAAGAACAAATTGGGGTAGAATACAACAGAGAAGAAAGGATTAAAATGTATTATGATGAGTACGCACCTGGAATGGTAGCAAACGATGACCACTGGATGGATGCTAAATTAAAAACTAGGGAAATACCGACAAGAACAAGAGAGCCTTTTCCTTTGCCAAGCGTAAGAATTAACACCGAATTTTGGGCTAAAAATTGTGGTCATGAAAGTGATAAGTCATACAGAGATGTACAGGTAGAAGATTTTCAATTAGAGGATTATCAATCGCACGCTACAATCAAGGCACCTTTAAGCAATTAGTTATGAAGACACAAATGGATTCTTTAAACGAACAACTAATATTAATCGCTAACGCTAATATTGGAATACGTAGAAAAATAATATATCTAGAGAGATATATTAAAACTTTAAAAACGAACAAAAATGGAAATGAGGAATAAGGCTAAGGTTAGAAAGTTAGTTAGAGAATACAACAATGCGACCAACCAAGAAATCTGGGAAGGTGTTAGAGATAACTTTTTGTTTGGGTTTATTGGTGCCACGCTGGTGGTGTTTATTGCAACTAAGACTGATATAGCTGTTTTGTTGGGTTATATAGTTTATTACATTTTTATGGGAAAGATTGTCAATAGGCCAAAATATGTCACAGACTTAGGAAAACTTATAATCTTTCCGATACCTTCGGCACTAGGTGCATTTATAGGTTATAAATTATCCTATTTACTTCTAGGATTATTATAAGATTTAAACAAATAAAGTACCAATTGGTACTTTTTTTTGTTTTTCTTAATATTTATTAGAAAAGAAAATATTATGGCAAAAATTAATGATATACATAGCATTATAGTTCCAGCACAGTCACCAAACTTTACTGCACATACATATACTGAAATTTATGGTGGTACATCTGGTTGTACAATAACTTTAAATGGTGTTTCAGTAGCTGTAGCATCATCTTCTAACATATCAGTATGGGTTAGAAGTGTTGGTAGCGGTACAGGTACTGGGTGTTATTTACTTGGCGAAAATAAAGATGTTCTATTAGGTAGTCCTAATTATAATTAATAACTTTGAATTAAAGTTAGATATTTATATAAAAATAAGAAAAACAAACAATACACGATATGAAAAACAATAAAATAAACCCTGTTGGCCTAAAAGGTAACGAAATTAATGAGCGTATGAAAGAATTGATGGGTATTTCTTCTATCAATGAAAATCATTCAAATTCTGTTGTGGAATTAACAAAAGTTGGTCCAGACGGTAAATCTTATGCTATCGTAAGAGAAAACCACGAATACTATATCAAAGTAACAAATAAAGTTTCTAGCATTTTAGCTGAAGACTTTAAATACATCGGTGGTTTACAAAACAAAAAATCAGAAGCTTATGGCTCATATGCTAAAGCAATCAAGCACTTAAATCTTAATTTTAAATCTTTGGCTGAAGCTTACGGACAAGGTGGTGACATCAACGTATTCAAAAATGATAACCTATTAACTGAAAATGTTGCTGGGTTCTCACAATATGGTGGTAATGGATTTTCTAATGAAGGAAACATGGAACACAATACACCATTATTTGAATGGGAAGATGGTCCAAATCCAGAAGATGAAAAAGATTATGATAAAGAGGAAGAAGATGAAGATAACGATGCTGATTATAGAATAAAAAAAAATAAAGAAGAAGATTTAACTGAAGCTGAACAAGCTATAGATGAAATGATTAAAAACCCAGGAAAATATACTGGAAACGACAAAGAGAAATTAGGTATTGATGATGATGGTGATGGTGTTCCAAATGGTGCTGATAAAGACCCAAAAGACGGAGCTATCAAAGAATCTCATAAACTTTCAATAATTAGAGCTATGGAAAACATGGATTCAATCATTGATAGTTTAACTGAAGGGACTTTAAAAAAAAAAGTATACACTCTAAAGTAAACGAAGAAACAAAATATAAGTTGAAGATGGCTACTGCTACCCCAGCAGTAGCCGCTCCAGCTCAACCTGTTGCTGCCGATACTGAAACTTCTGGTTTTGGCGACACTGGTGCTGATACAACTGATGCTGCTCCCGCAGCTGATGATAAGCCATTTGATGACGAACCGTTTGATGCTGGTGTTGCGGCTGATGAAGAAACAGACCCAAAAAAATACATTGAACAACTAACTGGAAAGTTAGGACAATCCTTAAGAAAATACAACGAAGAACAAGGTCAGCCAGATTTCGAATTAGAGAAGTTTGCTATCAATTCTTTATTGTCTGCAACTCACACTTCTGAGATGGATGAAGAAGACAAAAAAGATATAATTAAAAAAGTTAATACAGCTGGAAACGATGATTCGAAAGATTCTGATATGGGTACTCAAGATGATACCGATAGTGGAGAGGATAATAATGATGGAACCAATGACAGCGATAGTGGTGACAGTGGTTTTGGTACTGAAGATGATTCTGAAGACCTTGAAGAATACACTATCTATGAAAACGAAAATTTCATACTTCCTGGTCACGGTAAAAGAATGAGTATATTCGCACCAGAAGGTAGCGAAGAATTCATGGAAGAAAACAGGTTAGATGAGATTAAACCATGTTGGAAAGGGTATAAACAAGTTGGTATGAAAGAAAAAGGTGGGAAAGAAGTTCCTAACTGCGTACCAGTTAACGAAAACCATCAAGGTGGTGAGTCTTTGAACTATATGTTCTGGCAAAACCTTAAAACTATACATCACGCTGCTGGTGAGTTATTAGAAATGAATCAACAACAAATCGATGAAATGTGTGCCAATGGGCATGCATGGGCTGTTGACCATGTTGCTAGTTCTGCTGATGATATAGAAGAAGTATATCACTTCTTTGAATCTAACATTGAAGATGATTCCATGGACTATGATGGTGAAACTGAAGGTGGTTACCAAGATGAATATGGTAGTGTTGAAAATGTTAATTTAAACGAAGCAGAGTATGAAGGTAAAACTGTTACATTGGGTAAACCAAGTTCTGGTGATGTTAAAAATAAAAAGTTTAAGGTTTATGTTAAAAATAAAAAAGGTAAAGTTGTAAAGGTTAATTTTGGTGACGCAAACATGGAAATCAAAAGAGATAACCCAGAAAGAAAAAAATCTTTTAGAGCAAGACATAACTGTGCCCAAGCTAAAGATAGAACTACGCCAAAATATTGGTCATGTAAAATGTGGTCTAACACACCTGTATCAAAAATGGTGGCTGAAAACTTGATTAATCCAAAAAAAATTAGTATCTTTGATAAAAGTTATTTAACTTTAAAATTACAAGAAAGTTTTAATCAAAATGATATGACAAATTCAGAACCAGCTATTGCTCCACAGCCAGTAACTAAACCAACAACCAAACCAGTTGAAACACCTGTACAACCTAGTAGAAGAAATAAACCTTTTACGGTTCAACCAGCTGTTCAACCAGCCCCTAAAGCATTAAAAGAAGGTAAATTCGATTTTGAAACTTACCATAAAACACTTGCTAGTTGTTTTAACGAAGCTGAAGTTTATACTACAAAAAGAGGTTATGACCCAATTCAATTTGAATTATCTGACCCACAACATGTTGCTTATGGGCAAACACAACGATATAATAAAGAATTAACCGTTGACGGTAAATTACAACGAAAAGAGTTACATATTCAGATATACCGTATGGATAGTGGAACTTATGAATTAAATATGTATGTTAACTAATGAAAGATTTATTTTTAATATATGTCAATAAAATAGGTAAAGATTACAAAGGAAACTATGTGTATGAATTTATCTTTTCAGATACAACTGAAAATATTGATGGTGAGGAATGGGATACATACCCAGCTGCTGGGCGACCAGAGGCTCCCCACGACAATTTTATTAAAAATGTTGGTAGACTTGAATCAGAATTAAAATTAGATTTAATTCAAGAAAGTTCAGAGTTTGCTGTATGGGATTCTGTTGATGGTGTACTTCCGTTAGCATGGGAAAATATAAATGCTTATGATGCTTACCCAGAAAAAAGACTTCATTTCCACTTTGGTTTACCGATAGAGGAAGTAGAAGAAAAGTTATACGAAAAAGACCTAATACTTAATTATAATATAAAAAAACATGAACAAAAATAAAATACAAGAAGCGAAATTTGTAGTTGGTGACCCAAATGCTGCTGTAACACTTGCTAGTACCAATAAATTACAAAAGACTGATACGGTGGTTGTTGATAAGAACGCAACAGCTAAAGCTAGTTTAACCTTAGAAGAAGATGATGATGTATTGGAGCCAGAAGCGGTGATTGCACCACAAGATGATGCAACTATCAAATATCTTTCTAATGTTAAAGATGATAAAACTGGTGAAGTTTCGAAACCATTTACCATAGGTGCTCAAAAATACCAAATGGTTAGAGGTATGACAGCTGATAAACAAATTGTAATGGCGGTATATTGTCATGATGAGAAAGACGAAATTGGTAATAATCTTATTCACGCTGTTGAACACTTTGAAAAAACAATAGCGTTGCCTATGTTGGAAAAAGAAGGTAAAAGTTTACCGATAAAAGAAGATGATTATGCCACTGAAGAAAGGTCTTACAATGACAAAGAAGGGTTTATCGATTATTTGAATTTATCTGATTTACCTGGTTACAAACATTTTTTTGTAAATATCAGAAACGGTAAGGTTACAGCTAAGTTTAAAACAACAAAAGAAATGATTAAATCTGGTATCAAGTTAGGTTCAGATGAAGATTACATGGATGCTAAAACTCTTAAGAAATTTAGATTTGGTGATTATTTTAAATCAGACATCAATGAAGAAGATAGTAACACTGGTGGTGTTGATGTCAAATCACTTCAAACTGATGTTAAAAAACTAGGTAAACTAATAAAAGATAAATTTAGCGTTGCATTATCTAAGTTGAACAAACCAATCGAACAAGTACAATTCCTTACAGCTATGGCTGCTGAAATTGGTGTTCCATTGAATAAATTAAGTAGTTTAATGACTTCATTTAAAGATATTGCTCAAACTGATTCGGCTGCACCAGCAGCTCCAGCGGTAGCTGAATCTAAGCTTATAACTAAAAATCAATTATTAGAATCTATTAAACCGAAAACCGTAATAAAAACTATAAAAGTTAAAGATATAAAATAATGGCAGACTACAAAAAAATAGCTGAAGAAGCTTTAAGAAAGGCTAAATTAGCTAAAGAGAACAAAGGAAAAATGCTTAATGAAGGTGTTGTTTATCCAGAAGGACTTTCTGAAAGAATGGACCCTATATTAGAGTTGGAATTAGCAGAAGGGAAACACTCTTTGGAAAAGAACCCAATATTACCATCTGGTGATGAAAGTTCTTTTGAACAAAAGATTATGGGTGAAAGATTCAACGAGGTTGCTAAACGCTACAAAAGAGCTTTTGATTGTGATTCAATTGATAATTCTAAGCTTATTAGTGAGATGATGCCTTTGGTTCACGATAGTATGGCTTTAGAGTCTAAACACAAAAGAAAATTAGAGAAATTAGCTATCAAAATGATTCGTGAAGAATATGATATGGGTGAAGATATTGTTGAAATACACGCAGAACTAACTCCAAATATCAATATGGTTGGTACTAAGAAAAACCCTAAACCAATTACAAAAGAAATAGAATTCAAAGACCATGAATCAATGGTTAATGCTAATGAAGAAGTTCATAAAAGAAGATTCCTTAATGCAATGACACAGGGTGCTGCTAAAAAATGTAGTCATATGTTCCATATGGTTGATGATGAATTAAGTGAAATGGACCCTAGATTACCAAACAAATATGCTAAGATGATGGCTGCGGCTGACTATATGTATTATGTTATCCCTAAGATGGAAAACGGTGTAAATGGCGGTGTTGTTAGAGTTATGTTTCCAACCAAAGATAATCCAAAACCTGTGATACATGTACAAGCTATGGTCTTCCCAGTTCTTATACATGAGTTAGTAAAAGGCGTTATGGAATTATTATCAGCACATGGATTACCACAGAACAAAAAAGTCGGTGAATATGTAATAAACAAAGCTGATTACTTGGCTGCCGAACCATGGGATATGAGAATAGGTCCAGCGTTATGGAATAGATTTACTGAAGCTATTGACCCAGATGATTTTGACTTGAAACATCACATATATAGTGAAATAGCCGCTTTACCAGTTAGAGAGTTTAATCAAAAGATGAGAGAAATCGTTGCTGGAACCAAAGAAGGTAAGAAAATCATAAAGACTATCGTAGAAGAAGTTAGAAATGGATTACATGAAGACGAATTCAACGAGGCTATGACTGAAATCTCTGGTGTTAACCCACAAGAAGTTGAGGACGAAGGATTTGATTTAGAAGAACTTATGGGTGGTAAACACATGGGTGAATCCGAAGATGATTCCACTGAAGATGATGGGTTCGATATTGGTGAATTATTCTAACAAAAAATACTAGATTATTATAAATAAAGGCTCCGTTTGGGGCCTTTATCATTTGGTATTATTGATTTTACTATATTTTAGCATATTTATAACTAAAAAGAATATGCTAACGACACACGAAATATTTAAAGAATATACGAAATGTCTGATGAACCCATCTTACGCTATTGAAACGTATTTGGAAACATTTGATAAAACGCAAGAGGGTTTTGTACCCTTTAAGTTATTTCCTAGACAAAAGGAAATTATTCTCGCTTACGAAAAACACAGATTTAATCTAGTAACTAAACCTAGACAGGCTGGTGTATCAACTACAACTGCTGCTTATATGTCAATCAAGGTCGGCTGGGCCGATGCTGACAATCCAGAAAACATTCTAATTATTGCGAATAAACAAGAACTTGCTTTTGAGTTCTTAGCTAAGATTAAAGATTTCTTATCTCAACTACCTAGATGGATTTGGGGTGACGAATATTACGGTAACGCTAAGAACGAAGCTAAATCAATTTTTATTACCGATTCTAAGAAAGAGATTAGACTTCCTAATGGTAGCCGTGTTAAAGCGGTTGCAACATCTAAAGATGCCTTGCGTGGATTTACACCGACTTACCTTATCATGGATGAGGCTGCCTATATCGATAACGGTGCCGAAGTATTTGGTGCTGCTCTTACTGCTTTAGGTACTGGGGGAAAAGCAACGCTTATTTCAACTCCTAAAGGTATGGATGCTTTGTACTACAAAACATATGACCAAGCTAAGAATGGTAAAAACAACTTCAATATCGTTGAAATGAAATGGTATGAAGATTTACGTTACAACAAAGACTTACGATGGTTCAAGGGTGATGAATTAGAAGTAGAAACTGAATTTACATTTGATTCATACAATAGAAGACTTGATGATGGTTGGAAACCGACTTCATCATGGTATGAAGAAATGTGTTTAGGTATGAACAACGATGCCAAGATGATTGCACAAGAGCTTGATGTATCCTTTATTGGGTCTGGTGGTAACGTAATCAATGAAGAACACATAGCTTTCCAAGAAAAGACAAACGTAATGAAACCATTATTAACCTATGGTGCTGAAGGTGAGATTTGGATTTGGGACCAACCTAGAGAAGACCACCAATATATCATGGGTGTCGATGTATCTAGGGGTGATGGTGAAGATGCTTCTACAATCATTATATTAGACTTTACAACGATGGAACAGGTTATGGAGTATCAAGGTAAGATACAACCAGATTTACTAGCTCAAATCGTAGAAGAATACGGTGAATTATATAAAGCTTATACAGTAGTCGATGTGACTGGTGGTATGGGTGTTTCTACAGTTTTAAAATTACTAGAATTTGATTACAAATTACTTCACTATGATAATGCTAATGGTAAGATACTTTCGGCTAGACAAAGAGAATTAACATCTTACGATAAAGACAATAAAATTCCAGGGTTCCACGCTACTTCGGTACGTTTACCTATGATTTCAAATTTAGAATATCAAATTAGAACCAACGGGGTTAAGATTCGTTCTTCTAGAATGGTATCTGAAATGAAAACATTTATTTACAAAAATGGTAGACCAGACCACATGGAAGGTTACCATGATGATTTACTTATGGCTATGGGTATGGCTTTATGGGTAATCGAGCACGCTTTCAAAAAATTAGAAAGACTTGAAAAACAAAACAAAGCTATGTTGAATAGTTGGTTATCTAGTGCTAATTCAGCACAAGGGCCAGCGACTACAACATCAGTAGATACAGTTACTGGTAAAGAAGTAACTAAAATAAACCCACAACATGTCGCATACAAAAATGTTCAAGACCCTAGAGGTGAATATATGTGGTTATTTGGTGGGATGAATAAACAAAGATAAAACAATGGCATTTGTAGGAAAAAAAGTATTTACATTAAAATCTAGTGGGGCTCAATTATATAAATGGTCACCATTACCTAATGATTTAACAAAGAGAACGGCAAGCAATTCTTTGAATAATAACGCTAAGCCTTATTATTGTTCTGCATTACCTAACTCACAAGGGCAAGATTGGATAACAACTTACGTATATAGTTTGGGGATTGTTGAGAATAAACAAGCCCATTTAGCATACGTAGAGTGTGATTATGTTCAATAACTCTTTAATTTTCTAAAAAAAACATTATAATTTAATAAAAAAGTTATGGCAAATAAAAATTTAACATTATTTCAAAGATTAGGTCAAGTAATTAGTCCAGATGCTGTTAAGCATACTCAAAAACAACCAACTCAACGTTACAACTTGGGTAAAGGTGAATTACTTAGAACTACTGACAAAGCTGAGTTTGACGCAGCAAAGTTACAAGCACAACAAAACAAGTTATTAGGAAATACTTGGAAAAAAGTTGAGAGTGGATTGTTCCAACAATCAATCAACTATGAAACAACTCGTATCGGTTCTTATTCCGATTTCGAAGCTATGGAGTTTTACCCAACAATTGCGGCTGCATTAGACGTAATGATGGAAGAATCTACAACAGTAAATGATAACGGTAGGGTAATGAATATCTATTCTGATAGTAAACGTGTAAAAGGTATCCTAGAAGATTTATTCTTCAATAGACTTGATTTGCACACATCATTACCGATGTGGACTAGAAATACATGTAAATACGGTGATAACTTTGTTTATTTGAATATAGATGATACTCATGGTGTGTTAGGTGGTAAACAAATGCCTAACTATGAAATGGAACGTAGAGAAAGTGGATTGTTTGATATGATTTCTGGTAGAGAATTACCTAACGAAGAAGTTAGTAGTACAGATAAAGTAAAATTCTTCTGGAGAGGTCGTGATGTTGAATTCAATTCATGGCAAATTGCTCACTTTAGACTTCTAGGTGATGATAGACGTTTACCTTACGGAACATCAGTTTTAGAGAAAGCAAGACGTATTTGGAAACAACTTATCCTTTCTGAGGATTCAATGCTTGTTTACCGTGTTACTAGAGCTCCAGAACGTAGAGTATATAAAATCTATGTTGGTAATATTGATGATGCCGATGTTGAAGCTTACGTAAACCAAATTGCTGACAGATTTAAACGTATGCCAATTACTGACCCACAAACTGGTCAAATCGATTTACGTTATAACCAATTGGCCAATGACCAAGATTTCTTTATCCCTATGAGAACTGAAGGTGCACCTAACCCTATTGATACATTGCCTGGTGCTGAAAACTTGGACCAGATTGCAGATATTGAATACTTACAAAGAAATTTATTCACAGCATTGCGTGTTCCTAAGCCTTTCTTAGGTTTTGAGGAAGCTACAGGTGAGGGTAAAAACTTAGCTCTACAAGATATTCGTTTCTCTAGAACAATCAACCGTATCCAACAATCTATGCTTCAAGAGCTTAATAAGATTGCGATTATACATTTATACATTCTAGGTTTTGAAGAAGACTTAGATAATTTTACACTTACACTTAACAACCCATCTACACAGGCTGAAATGCTTAAAATTGAGCATTTACAATTGAAGATTACTCTTTATAAAGATGCTGTGGCCGATGCTGGTAATGGATTTGGTGCTATGTCGATGACTAAAGCACATAGAGATATCCTAGGATGGTCTGATGATGAAATCAAACAAGATTTACTTGAGCAAAGAATGGAAAAAGCCGCTTCAGCTGAATTGGCTAATTCTGGTAATGTTATTAAACATACTGGTATGTTTGATGTTGTAGATAGAATCTATGGTGATTATCAACTTGCATTAACTGGTGGTGGTGCTGCTGGTGGTGAAGAAGGTGAAGATGGTGCCGCTGGTGGTGGCGGTGGTCTAGGTGGTTCATTCGGTGGCGGTGGCGGTGCTGGTGAAGATTTAGACTTTGGTGACACTGAAGGTGGTGCTGAAGGTGAAGAAGGTGCAGCGGCAACTGAAGCTGGTGGTGAAGAAGGTGCTGCGGCAACTGAAGAAGCCCCAGAAACTGTAGCTGAATCCGTAAATAAATTAAAAAAATTACTTAAAGAAGAAAAAAGTATTTTGAGTGAAAAACTTAATGCTAGAAATAAAAAATACGAGGGTAGATTTGTTGATTTGCTAATAGAATCAGTGAAACCGACTGAAACAAACAAAGAGGAAAAAGTTAAGATTTACGATAAGAATGTTAAGATAAATGAAAACATCGATGACATGATTAGTGGTATTGACAAAATGTTGGAAGAATAATGATTTTTTCGAGTAAATTATAATATTTATTAATAAATAAAAACATATGCAAAATTTTGGTAAAATAAAAAATGCGTTTAATGGAATTTTGGCTGAAGGGCTTGTTGATAAAAACAACGATAGCAAACAATTGTTCAAAAAATACATAAAAACTATTAAAGAGAGTGATATTTTAAGAACTCAATTTTTAGTTTATAATAATATTGAAAATAAGATAGAGGAAAATGAATTTAAAGCAAATTTGTTTTTACAAGAAAATATTGCTCTACTTAAAAAGTTTTCAAAAAACGATATAGTTGAGGCTAATTTCGCTTTAGCTAACCCAATCTTGTTTGAACAAGCTAAAGGTGAATATACAAATGAAGAGTTACACGAAAATATTTCAAAATTAATATTTACGGATAAAACAACTGGCAACATTGACGCAATCGTTGAGGCTACTGCTAGTATTATCAATTTCATGAAAACAAATAAACCAAAAGAAGTTAAAGAATCAATCGATTTACCTAACAGTATGATTTCAACTATCATGGTTGAAAAATACAATGAAAAATATTCAATGTTAGATGAATCTGAAAAACAAATTCTTAAAGCTTTGATTGATTCAGATGATGTTAAAAAATCTGAAGTATATACAGCAACAGTTAGAGAGTGTATCGATATGATAAACTTGAAACTTGAAGGTGCGGATTTAAACGCAAAAGATAAACTATTGCGTGTTAAAGACAAATTATTAAATGACAAATTAGAAATCAATGAAGATTTTTTCAAAAACATATCAAAATTGGTAGAATTGAGAACTAGTTTAAAATAATAAATAATTAAACATTAATACCATGAAAAGCGTTCCAAGTGAAAATATTCTACAGTTAAGAGTCTTGACTGATAAGATATGTTCACAAAATACCGACAACTCATATAAAGAAGTTGTCAAACAATTAAAAGAAGTTGTCGACATCGGAAAAGAAGAAATTGACGATGCTAAAACAGCGAAAATAAAAATTAAATGTTACGAGTCAATGTGCATTGCAGTAACTAATATATTAAATAAAATTAATATTATATAACCATGGCAGAAGAAAAAGATAGTTGGGGAGATTACAGTAAATTAGTTCTAAAGGAATTGGAGCGTTTAAATGATAACCACGAAAAAATGCGTTCAGACTTTGATGGAAAGCTAAACGAAATGAACCTTAAATTAAACGATGTTAAGAGCATCGAAAAAAGTGTTAGTACAAATTCAGCATGGATTGAAAAAGTAAATGAAGTTTGGTCACCTAGTCAAATGAAAGAAGCTAAGGATGAACTTTATAAACAAAAAACATTGTTAGGTGCTGCTATTGCAATAGTTGCATTTATCCAAATCATAATCGGAATTGCGATTTCTATTTGGGGTAAAATGGGTCACTAACCAGATTTGACTTTCCTGGAAAAATGCGTATATTTGTATAAAAATACCAGGTATATGAAAACAGGAAAAGAAATCAAGAATAACAACTTCAAAAACTATAATGTAGTTTTTGGTAGTGTTAACAACAAAAACCCAAAAGCGGTTTATATTAACATCTCGGCATGGGCCGAACCCTTAGAGGAAGAAGGTGTCAATTACACAAGAAGTATAAAAGACATTAACAAGAAAATAAAAAATGTATTGTTTAATCATTTTTATTCAGAATCAGATAGTGATTTTGTTCGAAACGATACAATAGTTGACTTAGACATAAGAGAGTCTGGAATAAGATACGGCAAGCGTAGCTTTATGAATTGTGAGATAACATTATTCTTACACACAGAATTACCAGTAAACTCGGATAAGATGAGTTATAACTTAGATAGGATTACACCTATGGTTATTAAATCGGTATTTGATGAAAATAAAACATTCAAATTCCACAAGAAAAAAATATAAAATAATAAAATTTAAACCCTCGATAGTGATATTGGGGGTTTTTTTATTTATTGTCGATATTTATATCTATATAGATAGTAAACATGGACATAAATTATAAAGACTTTAGAGTATTAAAACGTGGTGAAAGCGGTTGGGGTGGATTAATCGAGCATGATGCTGGTTATATATCTCCAGAAGAGCCTAGAAATCAACCATTCATTAATGAAATTAAAAAACTAGATACTGGTGGGAAACTAGCAATAGTTGAACCACTTATAGTTTACGTGGTATTACAGAAATACGGTATACTTAATCGTAATGGTAGAATCTATCCAGAAGCTATCCTTAAACATCAAGACAGACTATATCAAGAAGCAATACGTGAACGTAGAGCTGTTGGTGAATTAGACCACCCAGAGTCTTCAATTATTGCTGGTGATAGAATATCACACAACATTGTTGAAACATGGTGGGAAGGTCATACACTTATGGGTAAGATGGAAATCTTAATGACACCTGGTTTTATTAACTATGGTATCGTATCAACCAAAGGTGATGAAGTTGCTAACTTACTAAGAAATAGAATTAAGATAGGTGTATCTTCTAGAGGTGTTGGTTCACTTAAAGAAGGTAAAAACGGTGAGCAAATTGTTCAAGACGATTTCGAGATTATTTGTTGGGATGTTGTTACAGCACCATCTACACCAGATGCGTGGATTGGAAGAAGTAGAGAAGAAATGGCACCATATGTTGAAAACGTAGAAATTAAAAAACCAATATTAAAAGAAAACCTATTAAATAATTTAGATAAATTTTTATCTGAATAGTATTTTTTTTTAATTTTTTTAAGGTTAAAACGATTTTTGATAAAATTACACATATTTATTAACAAATGAGTATATCTCATTGTTTATTTAATTGAAATAAAATAAATAAATACAAAAAACAAAAAACTAAAATGGCAGAAAACAAATCAATACTTGAAGAAGCATTATTGGATATCAAAAATATTCAAAGTGCTCTTAATGCTAACACAAAAGAAATACTTCGTAGCGTAGCTAAAGAAGAAATTGATAGTGTAGTGAAAGAATCTCTAGTTAAAGAGATTTATGAAGAAGAAGACTTAGAGGCACCAGAAGAATTAGACTTGGATACAATGTCTGATGAAGAAGGTACTGAAGATGATTCAATCGAAGGTGGCTTAGGCGACATGGAAGACTCTGAAGAAGTGGGACCAGAAATGGAACCAGAAATGGGAATGGACGTTGATACGTTAGGTGGAGAAGAAATGGATATGACCGCAGCATCTGATGATGACGTAATCGCAATCTACAAAAAATTAAGTGGCGAAGACGAAATCGAAATCGTGGGTGACGAAATTCACTTGAACATCTCAGAACCAGGTGAGTACGTTGTAAAATTAGATGGTAATACACCAGAAGCGGGAGCTGAGGATTTAGATTTAGACATGGCCGATATGGGTATGGAAGATGAAGAAGGTGCAGAAGACGATGTGGAATATGAAATCGAAATGGATGACGAAGAAGAAGGAAGTGATATTCCAGATGACTTAGTACCTGTTGGTGATGAAGAAGAAGGTGAAGAAGAAGGTGAAGAAGAAGAAGTTGAAGAACTAGACGAAAAATTAGTTATCGGTTTAGCTCAAAATGGAAAATCTTATTCTGATTTGACAAATACTGGCGGTGCTGGTAAAATCAAAACTGAATCTATCGCAGCAAAAAAATTAGTTTCTGAAACAACTAAAAAATATAACAGTTTACTAACTGAAGCAACTAAACTAAAAGCTGAAAATGACGAGTTCAGAACTGCTCTTAGAGAATTTAGAAGCAAATTAGTTGAAACTGTAGTGTTCAATAGTAATCTTACTTATGTAACTAGATTATTAACTGAGCATTCAACTACAAAAGCTGAGAAACAAAATATCATCAAAAGATTTGATGGAGAAGTTTCTAACCTTGTAGAATCAAAAAAACTTTACAAAACTATTACTAACGAATTGGATTCAAGAAAACCAATTAACGAATCAGTAGAACGTAAAATTATTAAAGAAGCATCTACTAGTACTTCAAAACAATTAAACGAAAGTACAGCATATGTTGACCCTTCAACAAAAAGAATCATTGATTTGATGAACAGAGTTGAAAAAAGATAAAATAAAATAACCCAAAAAATAAAACAAACAAATTATGTCACATTTATTAACATCTGGACAGGTTGGAAATATCGGATTAAACCACATGAAGGCTATCCGTAAAGAAACACAATCTAAATGGGATTCATTAGGATTCCTAGACGGTCTAAAAGGACACGTTAAAGAAAACATCGCTCAGTTATATGAAAACCAAGCGTCTACATTATTAACTGAAAACACTACTACTAACTCTTCTGGTTCTTTCGAAACAGTTGTATTCCCAATTGTACGTAGAGTATTCTCTAAATTATTAGCTAATGATATCGTATCTGTACAAGCTATGAACATGCCAATCGGTAAATTGTTCTTCTTCGTTCCAGTTACATCTCAACGTGTTGACGCTGCTGGTTTACCAGGTTCTGACTACGCTGCTAATGGTGGTAACGGTGCTTACGGTACTACTTACTCTGCTCACACAGCTATGAACGGTGGTGTTCCATCTTGTATCAACCAAGCTAATTGTGCAGTAACTTCATTCGCTGGAAAAAATCTTTACGATGCATTCTACAATGATGGTTTATTTGATAACTCTAAAGGTACTCTTACTATCCAACCTGGTGTTAACGCTGTTTTCACTTTAGGAGTTGATGGTAACTACACTATCGCTACAGGAAGTATGTCTGCTGGACCTACTGCAACTGACGGTTCATTAAGAGGTATTATCTTAGGAATTTCTGGTTTCTCTGCTGGTGTAACAACTGGTGGTAGAGAAGTTATGACAGGTGCTGATGGTAACAACATGGATACTGAGTCATTCTTAGCTTCATTACACGTTATTAACTCTGCTGTAACAGGTATCTTAGACCGTGACGGTAACACAATTATCGCTGCTGGTAAAGAAATCCCTTTCAGATTAGTTACTCAACAATATGGTAAAGGAATTGTTTCTGGTTCAAAAGCATTGACTGATGGTACTGGTACACTTTACTTAGAATTAGACTTACGTCACCCAGTAGGAACAACAGCTAATGGTGCTGGTGGTGCTGGTACTGCAACTTATGATGGTTATGTTGGTGCTTCTGCAACTACTGTAACAGCGTTCACATTTGCATCTGCATGGGCTGAATACGCAACATTAGAGCTTGAAACTGAAATGGGAGAAGTATCTTTCAAATTAGACGAAGTTGTTGTTGCTGTTGAAGAAAGAAAATTACGTGCTACTTGGTCTCCAGAGCTTGCTCAAGACGTTAGTGCATTCCACAACATTGATGCAGAAGCTGAATTAACAGCTATGTTATCTGAACAAGTTGCTGCTGAGATTGACCGTGAAATCCTTAGAGATATCCGTAAAGCTGCTGCATGGCAATTGAGATGGGATTACAATGGTTGGAGAAAAGCTTCTTCTGCTGCAAGTCCATATACTCAAAAAGACTGGAACCAAACTTTAATCACTAGATTAAACCAAGTTTCTGCTCAAATACACAAATCTACTCTTAGAGGTGGTGCTAACTTTATCGTAGTTTCTTCTGAAATCTCAGCTATTTTTGATGATTTAGAATACTTCCACGTAAGTGATGCTAACCCAGAGCAAGACCAATACAACATGGGTATTGAAAGAATCGGTTCATTAAGCGGACGTTACCAAGTGTACCGTGACCCTTATGCTCCACCTTACTCAGTAATCATCGGACACAAAGGTAAATCATTACTTGATACTGGTTATATCTATGCACCATACGTTCCATTACAATTAACTCCAACAATGTACAACCCATTCAACTTTGCTCCAGTTAAAGGTATTATGACACGTTACGCTAAAAAAGTTGTTAATAACAGATTCTACGGTCACGTAAGAGTTGATGGTATTCCAACATTTGATATCAACGAATTAAGATAATCATAATCTTTATAAATTAAAAAAGGCTACCATACGGTGGCCTTTTTTATTTATATGGATATTTATAGTTATGAAAGAATTTATACAAAAGTTACTTAGAGAATCAATTTTAAAATCACCATTTAAGGGTAAAAATATATTATACCATAGTACTTTTATCGATAGAGTATTAAAGATTATTAGTGATAATAAAATAGAACCTAAAACAACCCAAAAAATATTAACAAAATTTAATGGTGAGAGTAAAGATTATAATGGTGTTTCTCTAACTAGAAACGTTAATTTAATTTTTAGTGATATACAATTAATACTAGATGGCGATGCGATAAAACGTGATTTTGGTAAAAGATTAGTACCACATGATTATTTTGCTCAATTTGGAAGCAAAACAAAAGCGGATACTAGTAGAAGTGATTACAATGAAAGTGAAGAATTTTTTATTGGTACATTAGAACCAATATCTAAATATTTACTGGGGATTAGATTTACACCAGCAAGTGGAACAATAGAAGATTTTAAAATAAGTGAACCAGATTTTTTTTCTACATTTAAAGAAAAATTAGGGAATATACCGTTTTATGATTCCGATTTCACTCAAATACAATTATAGATATGGCAAAAATGTTTTTATTATTAGTATTGTTCATTAGTATGAACAGCTACACACAAACAGTTACAACCAACAACAAATTAATCATCTCTTACGGTGATATCACATTATATCTAACAAAAGATACATGTGCAATGGTTTCTAAACATACTATTTCGTATGGTAATTTTTTGAAGTTAGATAAAGAAAGGGATAATCGTTGGTTTCAAGATACGTACAAAGGAAAATATAAAAAAGATTTATATTTACACACTGGTTACGACTTAGGTCACTTAACCCCATCACATATAACTTCTTATGATAATGTATTAAATCATGAGTCTTTCAGCTTATTTAATCAAGCTCCACAACTAGCAGCCTTTAATAGAGGCAAATGGGCTCAATTAGAGGGAAGTGTTGAAGATTCGATATACAAGTATAAACGTGATACAGTTATCATCACAGGAGTCATTTATGAAGGTCAAAAAAAACAATATTTACCAAAAAGCAAGATTCCAATACCGATTTCATATTTTAAAATCCTATATATTGACAAACGTAGGTATTGTTGGATTGGCTCAAACGTTAATGGTGAGATAATTCCAATAACAATAAAAGACTTAAATGAATTGTTTCAGATAAATAAAATGAACTTAAAAATAAACTAACTATGAAACAGATATTCACTTACTTATTATTATTTATAATGATTCTAATATCATTAACATGTTCTAAAGAACATGTTAATGATATTTATATTCCAAATGAAAATATTGTTTTATCTGAAAGTGATGACACTTTATTTTTAATAATTAATAATTATAGAGTAGACCATGGTTTAAGTGTCTTAAAAATAGATTCGTTAACAACAGAACTAGCTGCTGGTCATGTATTATACATGATAGATAAAGGTGTTCTTTCGCATGATTATTTTAGCATTAGGGCAAACTTAAGCCACGCTGAAAGGGTCGGTGAAATAGTAGCTTATAATTATCAAACTCCATTATCAATGCTTACGGCTTATTTGGGTTCGCCACCACATAAAGCAATATTAGATAACCCTAATTTTACACATATAGGAATTTCAACAATAGAAGATTATAACTGCTGTATTCTGACATCATATTAAATAAAAAAGCCGAAGAATAATCCTCGGCTTTTTTTATTACGTTAACTCTTGTAATTTATTTAGGCTTTTGTACCACAGCTAGAACAGAATTTATCTGTTTTTCCTAACTTAGCACCACAGTTTGTACAATATCTTTTCACGTTGATGTCTTCAGCTGTGTTAATTTTTTGAGATACTGGAAGCATCTTACACTCGATTGTGTGGAAAGCAAAGTATTCAAAATCTTTGTTTGATGTTTTGAATTTTTGGTCAGAATCTGAACCTTGTTCAACTCTACCAGTTTCAATTGATTTTGATTTTTTTGCAGAACGAAGTATTCCACCTTTAGGTGCTGATAATACATCATCAGAAAAAGAACCAAGTGCATCTGTCGTTACGCTTGTTGAAAAGCTGCTACTACAATTAGTTATGTTAGTAGAAGTAGCGTTGTAATACGCTGATGATGATGTTTCAATTAACCCGTTGGTTGAACACACACCATTAGGTATGTTGGTTGATAGTGTTGTATGAGCATATCCACCACCATAACTTGGTCCACCGAAAGAACCACCATAAGAACCACCTACAATTAAATTAGATGGTATAAAACGTACTGGTAATAGTTCTTTAAAGAATTCAACTTTAAAATCACCATTTTTTTCTATGGCTTTTTTAGTTTCTTCAGAATTTGATACTTCATAAGTATCAAATAAGAATTTCTTAGCTACGTCTAGATAACGGTCTAAAAATACTCTTTGGCCAGGTTTTAAAACCAAACCACCTTGAGAAATTGATGTGTTGTTAAGTGAAATTTTTGCTAATACAGTTCCTTGAGTCGGATTGTATAATTCAATTTGGAACTCTTGTCCTTTTTGAAGATAGTAAGTTGGCATGTTGCCATCATTTTCGTAGATTTTAATTCTACTTTTGTTTACAGCAATGTTAGCTGTCGGAACCGCTTTTGACGGTTCAATAATCATTTGTTTTTTCATGTTGTTTAACTTTTAATGTTTGTTATTAGTGTACTAATACCTTTGTTTATCTCTAAACTCTAAACCGTTTTAATGGTCGGGACTAATACGTTGAGTTAACGTAAATATAAATATACGACAAATACTTTATTTGTCAAGTCTTTTTTAAAAATAATTTATTGGAATTCTGGACCCATCTCGCAAAGTGTTGTCTGGATTTGATGCCAGTACGTGTCAGCCTCATCTGGTATTGAATCCCCAGACATATGTGCTGTTTTAACTTCGTCAGTAATTTTACTTTCTTCGTTCTTTAAATTTTCTAAAGGTGCGTGAATTTTTTGCATAACACGTGTTCTAGTTTCTGGGTTAGCACCTTTCAAAGCTCTTTCAACATTTTCCAACGCTTCAGAATAACTATTGATAGTCATTTTGTTACACGCATATTGTGTTCCTTTGTTCATGTTTTGACCATCAATCATTTGTTCTCTAAGCAATCTTTTTATAAAGTTTTTCATAATTTATCTTAGTTCTACTTGGTTTACGATATCAAATTGAATCGCTCTTTTTATTGTTGTCACTTCTAGGTTAGAGGTAACCAATACGTCTAAATAATAAGTATTTGGTACAAGACTAGCAGTATCCAATAAGAAATAGTAGTTATTAATTGCCATTTCAACTGGTTGGAAATCAACTACAGTTAATTCACTAGAACCTTCCGAAACATAAATTCTATATTTTATACCACTAATTGCTTGCGATTGCTCAATAGTATAAGGTATTCTAGCCGAAACCAAAACCTTACGAATATCACCACGTTTAATTCTTTCTTTATTTTGTAATCCAGATATTGATACAGCAACTTTTTTAGGTAATGAATCACCGTTACTTAAATCATAATAACCCATGGAGTCTTTCGTTACAAAATCCATGGAAATATCTGGTCTAATTACACCGTTGATACTAATGTTTGTCCATACGTCATTGTACATAACACCTTCATTTCCAGAAGTTGGTACAAGGATATCGATTGAGTAAACACCTTTTGTTACATGGTTAACTTGTGATGGCGAATAAGTCATAAACATATTACCACTAGCGTCATAAACATCTACACTAGGTATAAAATCCAAATTAGTAGGGTTTCCAGCAAGATTAACGTATAGGTATAACTTGTTAGCTTTATCTAGGAAAAAGTTGTTTCTATCGTCTGTAATGTGGTTAGAATAAATTGTTTCAACAAATGGTTCGTAGAAGGTTTGTGTATTGTTTGTAAAGAACCCAACATATTGAAGACTTGTAGTATTCATTTGTTCAAATGGTCTAGCATATGCAATACCTAAACCATTATTTGTGTTTCCAGTAATAACACCATTTACATAATCTGTGATATCCATTTCAATGTTTTCATTTCCTTTGTCAAAATGTTGTGTTGACACTGTAATACCAGATGGTGAACCAGAATATGTTCCAGTACCGTTAGCCCATTCAATACCTGTTTGAGCGTTTACCCAGTTAGAGACTCCATTACTAAATGCAGCATCACCGTAGGCTAATATTGGTATTTCGTAATCATAACCAACACCATTGTCCCATGGTTGTTGTATTTTAAAAGCTATCAAATCAAATGAAGTAGTTCTTTCTTTTGAACCCATATTTGTGTTTAAAAGTTCTTTGTCAAAAGAACCAGTATTTGTAAGTCTAAGTGTGTGTTTAAGTTTACTTAAATCAGTAAAGGTACCATCATTATACATTGCTTTTAATCTAGTTTCATCGAAATGAAATAGAAATCTGCTATATTGTTGTTGACCGATAGCTCCACCATAAAACAATTCAGTTACTGGGTTTAAACCAGTATTGACGTTTAGGTTACTAACGATTGTGTTGTTCTTGTCGAAATATGTGCGTACTACCATCTTATCTTTTTATATAAATATCTAAAAAGATTAATTAATTCGAATGTTTTTAGATAACATTGATTTTTCTAAATCATCAGCTTTTGCTTTAAAAGCAGCCAATGGTTGTTTGTTGCCAGAAGCGGTTAAATCGGTTGCTGGATTACCACTACCGTTGTGAACGTGTGCGAATAAAGCTTCTTTTAATAGTTTTAAATATTCTATCAATACATCACCAAATGGTAATTGATGGGCTTCATTTAATATTCTATTCATTTCATCGTCAGAGATAAGTGTTTCTTGACCCGTAACGTTAAATCTAGGGGTACCATCTCTATGTGTTATTAAATTGATTTTACTAGCAACAATGTTTGTAATAGTTCCAAAAGCACCGTCTAAATTTGCACCGTCAGAGAAATTTTTCATTAACATATCATCACTGTATATTTTAACATCATTTTGAATTTGAATATACGCCTGTGTTTTGGTGTTGAATTGGAATGGATATGGATTTTGGGATGTCTGTGGAGAAGACTCAAATTTACCAGCTCTAATAACAATTTCATTAACTTTTTGAGTAATGTCTGTGTTATACCTACCTTGAATTGATACGTCAGCTGAGTTTGGGAAAACACCTATAAGTTGTGGTATGTTGGTCATATTAACTTTTGGTGTCACAGGTCCAAATGTGAAACCAGCCAATGCTGATGTTCTACCATCATCATGGTTAAGTTTGTCTAATTGAGAAATTATTGGCCCAATATATAATCTATCAGCATGCTGTCTATTTTTATCAAAAACAAATACCCAAACAGATTCCCCAACCTTTGGAGTTATTGAGATATGTTTTGGAATCATAGGTACACAAAATGGTAATTTATTGTTAGGAACCCCATCATCACCACCAGCTGATTGAGAACCTTTGATTCTAACTTGTATTCTACCTAAGCTATAGTCATCATAAACCGAAACAACTTGACCATATTTTAGATACTGAAAGCTATTTTGTTTTTGATAAGCACCACTACCAGCACCTCTAGTTAATTTATTATTACCGTCTGTGAAATACATATTATTCCCCTTTTAATCTTTTTAATATTATTTTATTAGCTACGTCAAATCTTTTTTCTAATTCAACCATTTTATCGTAGTCTTTAAGCATTTTCATTTTGATTGCTTCATGGTCAGCTTCCATTTGTTTTATTTCAAATAGAATCTCATTGTTTGATTTATCTTCTAAGTCTTCATTCATATTTTCTATTTTTATCTTGGGATACCGTTACCAATACCCATTGTAGTTGTCGCACCCATTGATACAACGGGAGCACCAAGATTACCAGCACCTACAGTTGCCACAGCAATACCAGGCGGAATAACCACATTTACAACCATTTCAGTTAATAAAGAGTTTACTATTTCTTCAACTCTAATCGCTTCCATGGCTTCTTCATTATTTGGTCCATCGGCAAAAACATCACCAACTTGTCGACCAGCTTCTGATTGTCTAGAAATAATTCTAGAAGCAATAGCTTGTGCTGAAATACCAGGTCTTAAATTACTACCAATCATAATCAATGGTGGTGGTAAAGGCAACACTGGAACTTCTGGGATTGCAAAAGCTGATAATATTAAATTCAAAACACCACTAATACTACCTAGGTTAAACCCATTAGTACCGTTGCTACCAACACTACCAGAGCCGCTGGTTGCATTATCATCATTTTTATCTACGTTACAACTATCCATTATCCTAAACCTTTTATTATCCTAAGTGCTTCTGGCGGTACACCAGTAAGACTTAACAATTGTATTATTTTATTTTTTTGCTTATCAATTTCTTTTTTGATTTGAGCTTGACCTACCAATTCAGCTATTCGTTTCAACGCTATTTTTAATAAGTATTGAATTATCATAGTCGTTATTTTTTTTATGATTCTATTGATTAGTTGTTTATTTTTCTTAATGAAATCAACACCGCTTCCGAAATCAGCAGTAGGGCCATAAACAATTTTAAAATTAATCACAAAAATCATAATAACCTTTGGTGACAATATTACACCAACAATTGATTTTATTAAGTTGTTTATTATTTCTTGTATAAAATTTAACTTTATCGCTGGTACATCAATAGGGTTCTTAGCATTTAACGCAGATTTAGTTGACATAAAATTCAAATGTTGAGTCAACGCATCTTTTTTACCTTGAAGTGAACTGGCACCATCCATTGCACTGTTAAATGTTGTTAACATGCCTTGAGGGACTTTTGCGTCAAATTTGGTTGATGTGCTTAGTTTAGTTAAACCTTTTTGTTTATCGTTAGCAGCACTTTGAATCTTAGACAACTCTCCTTTGGCCATTTTGAATGGGTCATTGTTTACTGTGTTACCAGCGTCAGAGCTAATCATCTTACCAACAACGGAATTTATTTGACCTTCAAAATCTAGTTGTTTTACAGTTTTTTTCAAATTTGTAGAAATTGAACCAAATATTGAATCTATTATATTGTTAACCAAGTGTTTAGTGTCAAATAATTTAAGACTGTCAATGTAATTATTGTTTAAGTCGTTTAGCGTTTTTGAGTTATAGTTTGGGTTAGCCAATATCGTCAAAGAATTATTTGGGTTAATACCACTTAAATCCTTAGAAACAAATTTTATATCTAACATACCAACACCATTGTGGTCTTTCCATGTATTAAAATTTCCATCATCTTGGATTACACCAGCTAGAAAAGTATTAAAATCAGTAGAGTTGGTTAATGGTGATGTGATGTTGTTGAATAACAATTTACCAGAATCACTATTTGGGTCTGTTTTCATCAAATCAACAAAATCTATCTTTTTAAGTTCAATAACAATACCAGCACCACTTGGTTGTTTCAAAAAAGAAGGTAAGCTAGGGTCAATACCGCAACTAACTATGCTTTTTAAATCGATTTTAAGGGCTTGTTTTACCGCTACCTCAATATCATCTATCGAATGTGTTAAGATGTCTACAACGCTCTTAATTAAAGCGTCATACCCAATCAAAGATTTGATTAGGTCGGTTAAAAAAGTAATACTGTCTCCAGCATTGTTAATTGATGGGAATGAAGAGCCTAGTTTTAACTTAGGCATGCCTTCGGTTAAAGTTCTAGCAGCAGCTATCTTCCCAAAAATTTGTTTCTTTTTTGATACTATTGACATACTTATTCTTCTTCGCTTTCTATCCCGTTTTGCTTATCGTTTTTTAACATTTCTCTAATTGATTTAAAATCACTAAGAGAAGCTGAACCGTTACTTCTTTGAGTAATAGCAGTTTCAACATCTCCACGGCTTTTAATAATATCGCTTTGAAGTTTAGCTAACTCTAATTTAAGTCTAATAGCAGAATCTTTAATTTTTAAAAGACCACCTTTTTCTTTGGCAATCTTAGTATGTTCGTCCACGTCCACTGGTGTAACACCAGTAGATAATTCATTAATAACTTTTTGAGCATCATTTATTTGTAAACATGCATCATTATAAGTTTCTTGCATAAGTCCTTCTAAGGATTCTGTATTGTTTACTTTTACGTCTTGTTTTCTTTTTCTTGGCATTTTAATAGTTTTTATTAAATGTTATTTACTATAAATACCTATTGATAAGGTTTTATTACAATTTTTCTATAATCCATGTTGTTTTAAAAGCTCATATAGCTCTTTATAACGTTTCATGGCTAATCTAATATCTTTAGTTGATAAGTTAGTGTAATTACGCATGGTTTCTAAGACAGAGTTCTTATTATATTTTGAACCACCATCCATAGATTCGAATGCTGTTTCCCAATTTTCTAAAATTTCAATCAAAGCAAAACCTACTTTTTTCTCATTATCATTTAATCGTTTTTTAGGGATATGATTTTCATCGTTTAATTCTTCTTTGATACCATCTGATAATTTTTTAATGAATTCTTCCATCATAAAACCATCACCATCAATAACATATACTAGGTCATCACGTTCTTCAATACTTTGAGCCATATCCTCATAACAGGCTGTTTGCTTCATGTATTTTTCATCTTTAATTAAAAGACCTAGAATATAATTTTTTGCTATTGTTCCGAAATAGGAATAGGCTTTTTTGCCTCGACCAGTTTCAAATTTATGTACCTTTGTCATCAGAAAAGAAACGGTGTCACCATGAAGTTCTTCAAAAGTTTCACCCTTTCTATATAATTTATATCGTCTGATTATCGATTCTATCATCTTATCTAAGGGGGCTTTGAGCCACTCATTAAAGATTAAGTTTCTTTCAGTTTCATTTTCTGATTCTAAGAATTTTACAACTGCTTCTTCTTCTTCTGGACCAAAATACATATCATTTGTTCTTTTTCGTCCTCGTTTAGCAATCATTTACGCATTCTGTGATTCATACGTTATTTTTCTATCATTTGGAAAATAGTATTCTCTTTTTGCTGTTGCTAACCACCATCTAGCCTCTACAGGGTTAAGTGTTTCTTTGTAGTTTGAGAACAATGAATCTTGTCTTTGATTGACATGTTTATATCCAAATCTAGGAATAACCATAACCTTAACATCTTTGAATGTCATACGTAGTAAAAATTCATAAATGAATGTTAATTTGATACTAGGTTTAAACCCACCAAATTCATCATAAACTGATTTTTTAATTACCATACCATCAATATTAAAGTTTTGATAAGCTAATAATGCTGTGTTGTCTAAGATACCTAATTCGTCAGAGAAACTATTGGCCCAAACTGCTTCGTTTGTGAATCCTATAAAATTTCCAATTGCATCTACATCGATAATGATTGGCATAAACAATTCAACGTTAGCGTGTGCTTTTTTGTATTCAACAGCATTTTTAATCCAAATCTTAGCAAATTCATCATCGAATTCTAAGATACTGAACCATTCTGTTTTGGTAACAGAAACACCATAATTGATTTGTGAAGCAAAATCTGTCTCACCTTCGTTTTCAGCAATAGTGATTGAATCTTTATAGTCACCAAAATCTAAACCTTTGATGTAATTTGCAACTTCACTACCTTTAGGTACAACGATGATTAAAGCATCTGGTCTTACTGATTGTTCTTTGATACTGGTTACAGCGTTATCGAACATTGGTTTTGTTACTTCGTTCAATTCATGAACTGGAAGTATTACTGAAATATTTGTTTTTTCCATTTTGTGTTTTTTTATTGAGCGTTAGTTGTTAGTTTAGATTTTTCTAAAGTATCTAAAGTGTTATTAAGTTCTGCAATTCTATTTGTTAATAAACCACCGTAAACATTAGTCATAGCTTCACGTTGTTTTTCAGAAGTATATAATCCTTGACTTGCTTTGATACCTTCTGTTAAATCTGAAGGAACCGCATCTTCTAACCATACTTTTAAGTAAGTAGCGATTAATTCTGGGATATTCATCGTGGTGTTAGTCCAAACACCGTTATTTTTTATGACCATGTTTCCTTCTTCATCTGATGTTTCCATCCATTCTGGAATAAGATTTGGCATTTTACCGATAACTGCTGTATTTGACTCAATAGCTTCTAATGGGAATGTTCCGAATCCAGCGGTATCATCAATCCAAACAGCGACACATGCTTTACCTAATTGAGTTGCAAAGTCTGGTCTAGACAATCCTCTTAATTCTTTGAACGTAATCCATTTATAAACTGGATACTGTAAATAGAATGATTTAGCAATCTTAGCGGCATCACCAGAATTTCTAGTATGCACTGCAACGATTGGTGTTTTAGGTTTGTCACTATCTTTAAAATAACTTGGAATAGCTACTGGTACGATGTGAGTGTTGATAGATGGGAATAAATTTCTCAAATATGTTGCTTGTTTTTCGCTAGTTGTGATTACATCGTGGAAACCATAATCTGTGTTCCATCTTTTACCAATTGGTAATAATTCCAATAGATAATCATAGCTTTGTGATAATACAATTTTTTTACATGGGAATCCTTTTACTTGGTCCATAATATTAGAGAAAATCTCTGGGATGATAATAAAATCAGCTGGTCCGATATTAAGGGTTTGAGCTTCGATTGAGATGTGTGGTAATAAAGCGTATTCATCACCTAACCAATCGGCAGCACCGTTTCCGTTTTCATCACCTTTGATTTTATATTCGTTTTTTTCGTGAAGGATTGTTGCTCTATACCCTAATTCGTTAAGTACTTTAACATGTTCGTAGATATTAGCAATTCCAGCTGTTGGATTACCTTTCGTATCCAATGTGAAAAAATATAGAGTAAAATCTTTCTTCTCTAAATTTTCGATAACAGACGTAACTTGTTTAATTTGTTCGTCAAGTTGGTTTTTTTGTTCTTCCATTTTGTTTTTTTGTTTTTGGGTTATTATTCTTCTATTTCTTTTAAAATACCATACTGAAGTAAAGTATTAAAGGCTATTTTAAATGATAGCGGAGCAGAGTCTAAAGCTCTGTCAACACCTAACGATTCATCCGCTTCTTCATTTCCATCTAATAAGACTTCAATTAGTGTTCGCATTAAATCATATTTTATACTGTCAATTTCTCTACCTCTTTCACGTACAGTGCTTAAAACTTCACTTGCACTTTCGGCACCATTGGCATCTAAGTAAACCTTAGTTACAGTATCAACAGTTTCTGAAGATGCATTTGTATCATCACTTGATACAGCTTTTGTTAATTTGTCCATGTCTAATACATAGACTGTTCCACCGAATGCTATCATAATTTTTAAATTTCTTCGTAAGTTGTTATGGTTGTTGTTAATATTCTAGTTCTTAATTCTTCATCGTTAATGAAATCTAGTATAGAGTCAATTTCATAATCAGCTGGTGTATCAGTATTGTAAGATGCTTTTACCTTAACACTAATTTTACCAGAAGGTTTGTTTTCTAAAGCAAAAGGGTTGGCAGTAATAAGTACGTCAACACCATCCCATTCTTGTGGGTATTGTTTGACGAATCTAACCTTATCGATTCTGCAACTAGTTTTAGATAAAAAGAAGTAAGTTGATGGGATGCTTTTATCGATTTCACGACTTACAAGTTCAATCTCGTGGTCGCCATCGTCATTCATATCCATGATGAAGTTATTGAAATGGTTCATCAAACCATCTGACATCTGGTCGGCATGGCCGAAAATCTCTAGAGGGGCTTCTAAATAAAGAAACGTGTTAAGTTTGTTGATGTCATCAAACTTAAAGAACTCAATTAAATTAAAATTGGTTACATCTCCTTCAGTGATATCAGTTTCCCCGATATATTTATCGTAAGTGTAAGCCAATTGACCAATAAAATCTCGTAAAACCTCGTTAATACTTATTCCTATTTTCATGACACCAATCTAACGATTAATTTCGAATAAGTAAAGTAAAAATTAGATTTTTAGCTAAATAATTCTAAAAATCTAGTAAAAAAAGATTTTTTGATAATCGGTTCTATTTTTTTAACCCTATCGATATTTGGTTTTTTCTTGTAGTCTTTATGTTCAAAGATTTGAATAAAGTATTTTGTAAGTCTATGTCTAACAACTTCATCTTCAGTAAATTCGACAACATTTACACCTTCTTCTGGGTGTAACTTAGCCATACGAACCAACTCAAATAAACAACTACTTTCTGGTGTTTTTAAATCTACTTGGTTGCTATCACCCAAAGCGATAACTTTAGTATTTTCAGAAAACCTAGTTAAAAGTGTTTTACCATTGTTATCGGTAACGTTTTGGAACTCATCAAATAAAATAATACAGTTAGATAAAGACCTACCACGAATAGAACCAAATACTTCCATTTTGATATAGCCAGCATCTAGTAATCTGTTTGTTGTTTCTTCACCGATTAATTTATAGAAAGCATCAAAGAATGACATCATGATAAATTTCAATTTATCTTTTTCATCACCAGGCAACGTTCCTAAATCTTCGTCTTTAAGTTGAACAATAGATTTTACTAATTTTATTTCATGATATTTGTCTGGATGAGCTTTCAAAAGTAGCAAAGCTTCGGCAACACTAAGAAGTGTTTTACCAGTTCCAGCTGGTCCCGTACAAATTGTTACATCACCAGTTTTAATGGCTTGTGTCAATTTTTTTTGTACTTCGTTTTTATGCTTTAGGTCGATTTTAATCAAGGATAATAAATCAACACTTGGTTTTTGCTGCGATGTGGCAGCCGTAGTTTCTTTCTTAACTCTAGGTGTTCTTACAGCTGGAGTTTTTGTCGTGGTTGAAACTTTTCTAGGCATAGGCTTAATAGGTTTTATTATAAATATAAATATCCTAACGCAAACGCTAGGATATTTTAATTATTTTATGTTAATTTTTCTAACCAACCCTCAATCATATCATCCATCAAGGTTTCAAACGTGTATTCTGGTTTCCAACCTAATGTTTCTCTAATTTTAGTTGAGTCACCTTTCAAATATTTTAATTCTTCAGCTCTAAGAAATTTGGCATCTTGTGAAACATATTGTGTGTAATCTAAGTCTAATTTTTTAAACACATATTCAACCATTTCTCTAACTGAATGTGTGGTCATTGTAGACACAACAAAATCATCTGGGGTATCATGGTTAATAATTAGGTGCATAGCTTTAACATAGTCCTTAGAATGGCCCCAATCTCTGTATGAATCCATATTGCCTAGAACCAATTTATCTGTTAAACCTAATTTGATTTCAACAGCGGTCTTAACAACTTTGTTGGTTACAAAATTTGAAGCTCTTCTTGGTGATTCATGGTTGAATAGGATTCCATTACATGTGTGTAATTTATAAGCATTACGATAGTTTCTAGTAATGTTATATCCAAATACCTTAGAACATCCGTAAGGGCTAACTGGTGTCATTTGCGTTGTTTCTCTTTGGAATCCATCGGCATCTACCGAGTTACCAAACATTTCTGAAGAACTAGCTTGGTAGAATCTAGCTGTTGGGCATGCACGTCTGTACGCTTCGAGAATATTTAGAATACCTATTGCGTTTGTTTGTACCGTAAATTGTGGAATATCAAAGCTAATCCTTACATGGCTTTGAGCAGCTAGGTTATAAATTTCATCTGGTTGGATTTGGTCTAGTAATTTTTCTAAACCACCTTGGTCTAATAAGTCACCATAATGAATGTTAACTTTATTTCTAACTTCATCAGAAAATCTACTTTGCTGAGATTCAACGCTAGAATTTCTTCTTATAATTCCATGTACTTCATAACCTAATTCTAATAAGTATTCGGCTAAATATGAACCATCTTGTCCGTTGATTCCTGTGATAAATGCTTTTTTCATGTTTCTTTTTTTATTTTTTATTTTTTATTAAAAATTTCCATTTTTGTTAAATCTGGCCAATCGGTAACCAACCATTTTTTAGGTGCAGTTTCAATAGCTAATTTTAATTTTTCTAAACCTAACTTTGCGGTTTCTGGTGTCATATAATAATGAAAACCAACAGTGTTGATATTTTGTTCTCTCCATGGTATATTTGGTAATCTTCCATCATAAGACATTTTTTTAAGTGTGATAAAGTCTTCTTCATTATCTAATAAAATAATACCACCTCTACCTAACGAAAGGTGTTTTTGATATTGAAAACTAAGACACATAAAAGTGTTTGGTATGTAGCTATCTTTTTTCCAAAGAACAGCAGCGTCTATTATTCTTTTATCGCCATAGTTAAGCGTATAATAGTCTTCCCATTCTTCATCTCGCCATTCTCTTTCTAAATTCATTTTTTCAGCTAAAAATGGTACTGACAAATAGGTTCTTTTGGGTACACTTATTTTTGTTTCTTTGGTATATCTTAAACATAATTCAATACCATGTGTGCAGCTATCTACTGCCACAGCATAGGGTGAGCCAAAAAATTCAGCTATTGATTTTTCAAATTCAGTAATAATTTCAAATGACATATTTTTTTATTTATTTATTTTGTTATCGATTTCAATAAAGTTCTCATAAATATAATCTTCTGCAACCAATAAATCAATAGCTAATTGTAGATTTTTTTTAACTGATTCAATTTTTGATTCATATAATTCAAAAGATAAGTCTTCAATCTTAAAGTTATCATCTAACGTTATTATACCATCAATATCAAAATAATCACCAATATTTGAAATACCGTAATAAATTGGTATTGTTCCAGTCATCAAACAATCGGTTATCTTTTCAGTAAACATATTTGCGTATGTAGCGTTTTCCATTACAATAGAGAAACAATAATCTTTCAACCCGTCTTCTTTGTTCGCTATTTGTCTGTATCCTCGACCAAAGTGGTCACATTTACTTGAGTACTTTTGAATCATTTCTTGTCTGTAAACGTGTTCAGAACACATAGTTTTATTTGATGCAATCATTGATACCAGTTTTGTTTTTGGATACATTTCACCATGAGCAAAATATGATTTGGCACTACATTGTGTTAGTTGGAATATATCTGATAAGCTGGCTAACTCAACATCATGTGTGAAAACTTTAATAAAATTGTTTTTTAAAGTTTCAATGTTTCTTTGACACCACACATAATGTGATGAAATAATAGTTTTTGATTCACACAACCAACCATAATTTTTAGTGTTTGGATTTATTGGTATGTGAAGTCCGTTATCAATGTGAATCGATATTGGTGCCGAACCATCTTTTACCCATTCGATTAACCTTGGGTTCATATCATTGGTTGACACGCTGTGCTGGAAGCCACCGCCTATCATATTAATTTTTGCTCTATCCATAAATTATTTTTTCTAATCTTTCTTTTATAAAAATTGGGTCTTTTATGTGACAGTTAGTATCTGAATAAGTTGGGTTTAAATATCCTTTATCGTTGGTGTATTTGTTGTAAATATCAAAAAATATGTACCCATATAAATCACAATATTCTTTCAGTTTTTCATTCATATAAAGACTATATTTAACCCTGTCTTCATTGGTTCCTAATGCTGGTAAAACATTTGGATTGTGAGAGTTTTCCTCATCCCATTTGGCTATCCACATATTTTCGGGTAACCCTCTTTCTAATTGTGGTACAACATTATAAACACACGTCTTTACGTTTAAGTTTGACACATTATTTGATATTGCAATAAAATATTCTGAAACCATATTATCAATGGATTTACACCAATTTGGTTCATATTTATTGATGTGGGCTCTGCAATCTATTTCTCCGAAACAAAAACAAATATAATCACCATCATTTATCATGTTATCTTGTACTATTTTGTTTTTATCTCTACCAAAACTGTACATTAACCTAGGTCCAAGCCAATTAACAACAATGTTTACACCATTTATATTTATGTTGGTCCAACTACCATGTTCTGATGCGTGGCTATCGCCATATGTATGAAATTGTATCATATTATATCTGAAAACTCATTTAGTAAAAAGGGTATTGCGTTTATTGACAAATGAATATCGTCAATTACAAATTTATTATTTGTTGAACCGTCATCAGTTAATAAGTTTTTAGAAATATCTTTAAATGCGATATTAAATTCTTCACACTTAATTTTAAGATATTCATTAAACCATAATGTAATATTATTATAGTTTATAGCTTCTTCTTTATTGATTTTAGGTATATTACCACAACCTATTGATGTTGCTGGTGCACCATAAGCACCGATATTAATATTTGGGTATTTTGTTTTTAAATAGTTAAGTGTTTTAATGTATCTATCAACACAAATCTTAACAGTTTCAACAACACCAACATTTGTCGAATTTGGTATTATATGGTTTTGAATATCAATTTGACCAAAACATAAAAAAACATAATCATTATCACCGATATTGTATTCGGATATAATTTGTTCTATTTTGTGTAATTTATTAAATGAATTATATGCTGTATATGAACCAGCTTTTATTGCTAAAAATTCAGACAGTTTTTGTTCGAAAGGGTTAATCAAAGGTTGGAGTTGTCCTTGTGATAATGTATAACAATAACCGAATTCTGGTTGCATATGCATTTGCCCGTCTGATTTGGTATCAACACCCGAAAAGATTGATACATGGCTATCCCCTATTATGTAAATCATATCCTAATTTTTTAGCATTTTCGATTATTTTTGTTGGGTTGATTTTTTTAACCAAGACCGCTGGATTCCCTTTATAAACACCCCATTCTTCGGTATCACCCATTAACAAACTACCAGCTGTTAATAAAACACCTCGTCTAAGTGTTGAACCAGGCAACACAATAGCGTTTGTTCCGATATTAGAAAATTCTTCCATAACTACTGGTTCGATTATTTGAGTGCCTTTTAATTCTTTTGGAATCATGGCCCCAAATAAGCCGCTGTCGTCAAATCTATCAGACCCACACACAATTCTGGCACCAGCCATTATATTGTTAAAACCAGCAGCTTTGAAGCTGCCTTCTTTACCGCCTATAATTGTAACATAAGGTCCAATATGTACATAATCACCAATTGTAGAATTTGTTGTACAATAAAATCCTTTATCTATCGCTACGTGTGAACCATTTATTGTTAATTCTTGTTTTACAACGACATCGTCATCAACGATTATATCGCTACCTAGTGCTTTTATCATATATTATTGTGGGCTTTTATGTAAATCCATTATTGTTGGGTAGGTGGATTTGTCGTCAATTTCAAAATGAGGGTATTGATTTAACGATTCGCCATGGAAATAGTTACCATATTTATTTCCCCATGTTGACAGTTCTCCGAATTTCTCAACCATTTTTTTAGTGGCTTCTTCACCATACATATTGTCTGTAAAGTTAACGTCACCAGTATAACCCCATTGTGATGGGTTTCGATACGGAAATAACCCATATTTTTTACTAACTAGTGTAATTACTGTTTCGTCATGACGGTTCTCAATAAAACCATTATAATTTGGAACACCTAATTCGTTGGGTGAATCCGTTATAATTCTATGGTCGCAGCCATATTCAAGGCATTTACCCATAAATTCTCGACTAAAATCATTCTTCTTTAATAAAAACCAACCACCAACCCTAGCACCAGTATGTGTATATTCTGGTGAGTCAGTATCGGTTAAAATAAAAGCATCTCTTTTGGTCCAAACATAACTTAAATGGTTTTGTCTGAATGTCATAACCGAAAGATTATCTCTTTCAAAAACGCTTATTAATTCATCAATAGAACCAATAAACTTTGAACCAGAGTCTGCGTAGAAAATATAACTATCTTCTGGTATTGATTCGTCATTTAACAATCTCGTAGCAAAATGAAATTTCCATAACCAATAACCAGCACCTCTAGGTTGGTCTAGGATGTTCTTATATTTCAGATAAAACTCTTGGGTTATATCTTCTTTTTTAAAGTCAAATACTTTATCAAAACCACCAATACTTAAACCAGTTTCCGTATTTAATTTTTGTGAGTTATAAAACTTTAAATCTGCGTAATTAAATAAAACTTTCATAATTAATATTATTTACCCCATGATTCCCAAACAAATGGGTAATCAAAATTATTTTTGAATCCATTGGCCATAAAACCTTCTTGAATTTTATTTCGTCTATCGACATCGTTTTCAATACCTAAATGAAATTGAACTTGTATGTTTTTAAATTTGTTTATAGAACCAGTTGATATCATGTGTTCTAATAACGGATATTCATCACCTTCAATGTTAATTTGAATCAAATCAACTTCATTTAAACCCCATTTTTCTAATATTGTATCAATCGTATTAAACTTAACACTAATTGATTCACCATTGGCTAGATTAGATGACGTAGCATCACCACTTATAAAGATAAAACCATCTTTATCTTCGGTTCCAACACCAACGTTTAATAAACGTACTTTGGAGTTATTTTTAAATTTTGAAACCATACCATCATGAAATTTAACCACTGGTTCTAAGATATAAACATTTGGGTTATATTTGTCAATCATCTGTTGAGCCCAAACACCTGTATACCCACCTAAATCCATTATAACCGAATCCTCAGTTAAACTATAGGTTATATTATGAGTATAATCACCGTTATCTCTAAACCATTTTGTTATCCCATCACTATTTGTCATTGCTAATAAATGTTTTGTCCAGTTTTTGACCTTCATAAGGTCCAGTTTTATATTCATAAACAATAGTATCGTCTTCTAATATTTCATAGGTATGACCACCATAAAGTGTAAAGCTAGCATCGCCAGCTTCTAAGGTTGGAGTGGCGATGATTGTGTCATCAATATCGTAAAAGATACACTTAACACTTCCTTTGATTACAACCCATGATTCTTGAGCTATTTGTTCTGGATAGTGTCTATCTTTTGTTATGTGTTTGTGTGGTGGGAATGTTTTTCCTTTTTCCATTTTCAATGTAGCACATTGAATGAAATTATCTTCTGGAACCGCTTCGGTTCTACCTTCTATTTCGCTAAGTCTATTGATTATGTGTAATAGTTTTCCTTCTTCTACTTTTGAGTAAATTTTTTCCATATTAAATTTTAATCCAATCTTCGGGTATTATATCCCCTGTGTTATGTTGTATTGCTGAACCGAACCATATCTTGGGTCCGATAACTATCTTATCTGAATTTTCATTTAACCAAGCTCCCCACCAGCCAAACGATGAATTACAGGTGATGTTGTTGTTACAAATTTTCATCAAATATAGTTCAATATAATCTTTTTCGTTTTCAATGTAAACCGCATTATCTAAATCTAGGTTTACTTTACACCATTCAATATCATCACTAAAGATGACAAATAAATCAGTTTTATCTTTTAACATTTCAACACCTTCCATATAGTATTCTAATGTTTGCGGTGGGTGGTGGTTTGGGTGTCTTAGATAGTCACCACGCCTAACGTGTATTGATGTTGTGTGATTACCCCTAAAGAACCCATATTTTTCATCAATATATTCTTGAGAAATAAAACTAAAATCTAAAAACTCTAAAACTTCTTTTCTATTGTGTTTAAAATACTTTTCACTTTGAAAGAACCCATCAATGTAGGTGTTATATTTTGAAAGTTGAACTTCAACGTATTCAAAAGGAAATTTAATGGTATTCCCATAATCAACAATTCCACATACTTCCAAGTTTTTTAAAAGTTTCATATATTCAGAACTATGTCTTAAAACTGGATTGTACATCATATCAGAATCTAAATAATGTAAATGACTATTTAGATTTGGAAAACAACATTTGTTGTTTGTATCAACAGCCATTGACTTGGCCGCAGCAATCTGAAATAACATATTACCTAGACCACCTTTTAAATTACAACATATCATTGTTTAAAATAATTGTTATAGTTTACTTGTCGATTTTGTATGTCACTAAAATCAATAGTTTGTAGTGCCATATTCGGTGTAAAACCATAGACGTTATATAAGTTTTGTAAATCAGCGTAGTAAACATCTATTTGTTTTTTTCTACCTTCGGTCATTGCAATAATTGTATCGTATAAGGTATCTTTTATAGCAATACAATGTGTTGTATATGTCTTGGTTAATTTTAATATTTTATCATTAACATTTACAGGTGTTGGACCATAGCTATGGTTACCACCTAAGTATATCATATCCCAATTTGTCGGCAACGCTGCCATGTATTCATCTAATTTATCGAATTCAGATGTAAAATACACATCATCTTCAAATATCAAAACACTTTTATAACCTTTTTCTTTGGCTTCTTTGATTAAGTTGATGTGAGTTTCAATCAACCCTAATTCACCAACCAACAAACTAGGGTTGAATTTGATTGTTGACCAGTCAAATTCTTTCCCATCAATTGCTTCGTAGCGTTCAACTTCATCAATACCCAATCGGTTAAATTCTTTACAAACTTTTTCCCATCTATCTGCTCGTCTATTAAGGTTTACACAATATACCTTATCAAAATGATTACTTAAAACACTCATTATTTTTTTTCTTTATTTTCATATTTCTTATCTAACGATTCGACTCTATGTTCTTCTAAGATATCTTTACCATCGATACTTATATCTCCAATAAACTTTATAACATAGTTTCCGTTAAATTCGATTATTTTATCAAATGAAGTTATTTCGTATTCGTATTCCAAATAATCTGAAGCACCCATTGTTTTATAAGTTACAAAGCTAACTTTATCTATCGATAACATATTGGCTTGACTTGGATTCTCCATCGCTTTTTTAATAGCACTTAAAAATAACCTACTAGTTCTGTTGTACTCGTCTGCGTAAATGCTTACACAAAATTCCAATAGTCTTTGTTTTTTATTAATTTTTCTAACATTAAGTTTTGTAGTGTAGTCTTCTATCTTAAAATTTGGTATGTACTCTCTTTCAACAACAATTGGTTTTTCGTTTTTATTTGTTGCAAAATATTCAGTACTTTTAATACTACCATGTGTTGCACTAAGAACACCGCCATCGGCATCTAGGTTAAAAGATACTTCGTCTAGGATACTGATATAATCATTATCCATAGCATCATTGCTACCAGTAGATATTTCACTATTATCAACAACCATTTCTAAAGGAAAATTATCGTTATTATCTAACACAACCTTTTTTAACCCTTTTTTAGAATTTCTTTTTTTAACCTTTGTGATTGGCATACCATCGGCATCATACCCTACTATCTCGGCTGTTAAGCCTTCGCTAGCTCTTAATATTTTATATGTTCGCCATTTTAAATTAAGCACTTCTTGGGTAATTTCCCCATTCACTAATGAATCCGATAATTTACCTTGTGAAAGCCTTTGGTTTTGGTTTATACCAGTACCTAAAGACTCACCTGTTTGTGCCAAAGCACCTTTTTCAACATTGCTAAGAGCGATTGATAATATCGCAAGTTTTCTATTAAACCATTCTTGTATCTTACTCATTATTCTAGTATCAATTTGTATTCTTCAATTATTGTTTTGGTAATATTTGTAGCGTTAAATTTATCAACATCTACTGGAATATCATGTAGTTCTTTTGATTTGATTACACCTGTAGAATCTACGTTATAAATCCAACCTTTTTTACCACATAACCAACCTTCAATTGTTGTTCTACCTAAAAGTATACCAGCAGTTTCATCACATTGATGGATATATTTCTCAATACTTGATGTTGGTTCAAAATACGATACATGGGTTTGTCCATTAATCATATCGTCTAAATAAGTGTCATTCTTTTTACCAACAATCCATAATTCTTGATTATTTTCTCTGGTCGTATTCACCAAGTCTTGAATTGTTTCACGTCTTAAGTAATCGATAGTTCCAACAAAAAGAATTCTTTTTTTATCTCGTTTTTCAGTGTTATTAACTGGTTTGAATTTTTCAGAATCAATCGGATTGTAGATAACACTAACGTTTTCTTCAGTAATTCCAAAAGTATCAACAATATAATCTTTAATCTCTGGTCTAATCGCTATGTATTTTTTAATCAAAGGTGATATTACTGGTTCTTCCAAAGGAATAACTTCAGAATGGATTGAACAGATGATTGGTGTGTTTGGGTATAACCTTAATAAATGTTCTGTAACTGGCTTATGATTCATATGAATGACATCAAAGTTTGTTGGTATCACATTATAAAGTGTGTTCTCTTGTGAAACAACATCACCAGTTGGAGATTTTAATAACCATTTACCATCACCTAATTTAAAACCAGGCGGTTCTTGTAAGTTGTACATCTTAATACCTAACTTGTTTGCCGCTGAAGCTAATGGTTGACCTATGTTTGAACAAATGCTAACATCACAACCTTGTTTGATTAATTGTTTAGCTAACTCAAAAACATATAACTCTGAACCAGTGTAGTTAGCAAAGCTAAGACAACCAATTAGAACATTTAATTTTTCATTTTTACGCAAAACTCTTTTGATGTCAGCTGGTAAATGGGCTTGGTAGGCTTCTGAAAAGTCAGCTCTATTTTTCTCCCATGCTTCGTTGGTCATACCGATAGATTGATGGTTTATTCTGATTGCTGTTGTTACACCAACCTTAACACCTTCCAAATAGTTTTCAAAAGCAAAAGTTACATCATAGAAATGAAAGCCTTCAACGTTTTCATTAAATTCTTTTTTGATTTTAGTCTTATCAACCGCAAACCAAAGACCATCAACGATTACAACTTCTTCTAATTCCTGTCCTAAATCATCACTATATGCTGATAACCAAGACTTACCTTCGTGAGTATGTTGTACACGACCATACATTTTGTTTTTCTTTTCCCACCATTGACCAGATACTGGCATGTGTTTACTACCAGCAACGCCAATGATACCATATTCTGGATTCTTTTGAAACTGTTTAAGCAGCTTAGAACCCCATTGTTTAGTTTCAATGGTTAAATCGTCATGACAAAATATGACAATATCGTTTTTAGCTTGTTTTAAGCCACGATTATATGCTTTGGTTAGTGATTCACCATTATTGATTATTTCAATAACCTCGATGTTATTATGAAGCCCAGAGCTCTTAATCAAATGTTCTTTGTGTGTTGGGTTTGTTTCTCTTGTACAATATACTACTGTTACCATTATTTGTTGTATCTATTAAATGCGTTATCTGTTATTCTTATTGTTTCTGCGTTTCCTATAAATTCCTCTAAGTTATTAGCGTTAGAGTAGCTCATTGATGAACGAAGATAATCTTCAAAGTTATTTACCCATTGATTTAATGAATATTTAACTCTTCTAAATCTAATCACACCTTCCGAACTTGTCAAGGTTATCTTGCCCCACTTTTTTTGTACTTCTTTGGTACTCATACCTCTAAACTTTTTGTAAACTGGTATTTTACATTGATATGCTATCTCAGCTAGGCCTTGCGGTACTCTAATGAATTTCCATAGGTAGTTATCACCACATGAATCCATGGCTTTATTAAAAAGGCTTCCAACCATTACAAAATCAGCACCCAAAGCCAAAGCTTTAATAATATCACTATAGTTTTGCATTCCACCATCGGCAACAATCTTAGCTGGTTTTCCCAACAACTTTGAAGCTAAGTAACATTCTCTAACTAGAGAACCCATTGGATATCCAACACCTGTATGTACTGTTGTACTACAACCACCACCATTTCCGATACCGATTCTAATATAATCAGCACCAGCGTTAGATAAATCAACATAGGTTTCTGGGTTAGCAACGTTACCAACCATAAGTTTTAAGTTTGGGTGTCTTTCCTTGATTGCTCTGGTCATGATTAAAAGTTTTTCCATGTGACCATTGGCTATATCAATAAGATACATACCATTAGGGTCCAAACTATTGAGCAATAGTTTATTATGGATTTCATCTAAAGAATAAGATTCAAAACCTTTAGAGTTATTTTTTTCACCTCTAGGTAAACACGTTACTATATTTGCCCTAGTAAATAGGTTTTCATTTTCATTATCGATTACTGTATCCATTGGTGCTGTTATCAAAGGTAAAAACCCATCGTAAAATGGGTTAATGTCTTGTCTGCTTTCAATGTATGAAACAGCTGCTGGTTTAATTAAAATGTCGTTAAAATCGAATTTATTTATCATTTTGTTTTTCTTTTTGTTCTTTATATTTGTCAGCAAATGCTGTTAAAAATTGTGCTTCACAATCGATAAAATTCACACATGATAAACCATCGATTAAATGTAATTTTTCACTTAGTAAGTGAATAACAGTTATTACCTCAAATTTTAATTCTTCAAAATTGAAGTCCCCTGTTCTATCTCTAAAGATTCTGTGAATGGCTGGAAAAACTAGTGTGTTTAACGAACTATTCATATCATCTAAATCTACCAAATAAACTGCCGCAATTTCAAACGCAATAGCTAGTGTTTTGTTGCCATTTTCTAACATACCAATTTTGGTCCATTTATCAATTAGACCATTATCTTCCATTATTGAATCATATTTTTCGTTAAATTTCATTAGTTCTTTCCAGTACTACCAAAACCACCAGCACCACGTTCGGTATCGTTGCTTATTTCTTCTACCTTTGAAAGGTTTATTGTATTTTTAGCAAATACAGATGCTACAACCGCTTGAGCAATTCTATCGCCATGGTTGATATTGAAAGGTTCGTATCCTAAATTGATTAGGATTATTCGTATTTCACCTCTATAATCGGCATCAATAGTTCCAGGTGTATTCAATACAGTAACACCGTTTTTGGCTGCTAAGCCACTACGAGGTCTAATTTGTATTTCGAAATTTTCTGGTATTTTAAAGAATAACCCAGTAGGTACTATTGCTCGTTGTCCGACTGGAATAGTAATTGGGTTTTCTAGGTTAGCTCTTAAATCAAAACCAGATGACCCAGCAGTTGCGTACTCTGGGTCTTCATTGGTTGATTTATTTGAGAATTGAAATAATAATTTGTAAGCGTTTTCATCAACAGATATAGTACTATTTGTTGAGCTAAATTCCTTATCAAAATCTTCTTGAGTATAAGGATTTTCTGGGTCAGCGATTTCAAATATTTTTTCTCGCATATATTCTAAATCAAACATTACTTTGTAGTTTTGATTTTTTCATTTTTTATTGCGAAAGTATTACCCATTTTTAAGAGTTCACCTAAAGTTGAGTTATGGTATTCAGCCATTTTATCATCA